GCCAAACTTGGACCGTTTATATATAAACAGCAAAGCTGCGGTCCAAGTTTGGCAACTCAAATTCAAAAATGCAAACATTTGATCTGCGAAGGCCACGGCGTACTGTTCCTGTTGGACCCCTTAATCATATACACTCTGCGAAAAGAACGTCCGCGTCGGGGTCGCGAGGGGGGTGGGTGGCGCGAAAACGGAAAGTTTTATATAAACATTTTTAACTTCACACCAAAATGGAATCCGAACAAAAGCTTTTGTCAAAGCAAATTACCTTTCTAGTTGATGGCAAAATTCATAAACTATCCCAGAGATGGTATGAAAGTGGTCAGAAACATTCTGAAGTTAATTTCGTAAACGATAAACTTAATGGGTTATGGCAAAAATGGTATGAAAATGGTCAGAAATCATTTGAAGCTACTTATGTAGATGGTAAAAAAACCGGAGTAACTCAGGAATGGTATGAAAATGGCCAGAAAGAATATGAAGATAACTATGTAGATGGCAAACTTCACGGACTGTGTCAGAGATGGTATTTAAATGGCCAGAAACGTTCTGAAACTAATTATGTATATGGTGCACTTTATGGACTAGCACAGGTATGGTTTGAAAACGGTCAGAAAGCTGATGAAGATAATTATGCAGACGGCAAACTTCACGGCCTATGCCAGAGATGGTATAAAAACGGTCAGAAGAAGTGGGAGATTAATTACGTATGCGGTAAACTTCATGGACAGTGCCGGAGATGGCTTGAAAACGGTCAGATTGAATCTGATCACGAATACCTAAATTGTAATCAGTTAAATTAACTGGTATACAAATGCTATTACAAATGAAAAACGGAAAGTGTTTATAAAAACATTTTTAACTTCACATCAAAATGGAACCCACTAAAAAGCTTATGTCAAAGGAAATTACCTTTCTAGTTGATGGTAAATTACATAAACTATCTCAAAGATGGTATGAAAATGGTCAGAAATCATTTGAAGCTAGTTTTGTAGATAATAAAACAACCGGACTGTGTCAGGGATGGTATGAAAATGGTCAGAAAGAATGGGAAGATAATTATCTAGATAATAAACTTCATGGAATATATCGTAGATGGTATAAAAATGGTCAGAAAGAATTGGAACGTAATTACCTAAATGGTAAACTAGTAGTTTAACTATCTCAGAACTGGCATACAACTAATGTTAAACAAGTTTCAAACCAAAATGGATTTTTAAATTTCAAGAAAGTGAATGTTGACAACACGTACATGACGTAAGAATGACGACCTACAACACGCTGGATCGTTGGATGACGATGACACCGTTCACTCCTCTCAAGGATAACGGTGCGTTGGCTGACCTGTATCCCGAGCTTTATGCGAAGCTCTGGAAGAAGCACGTAGCCGCGGCAATCATCCAGCGCATGGCGCGTGGACATTTGGCCAGGAAGATGGTCAACAACATGAAGACCGAGTCTATGTTTGAGGAACTAGACCCGGTTTGTGAGGATATGCTGGTAGGGTACCAGTATTCCGACTATGAAGAGTGCCCGATTTGCGATTACAACTCGTACTTCAGGGACAACTGGGTGGGCTGCGGTTAAGGAGAACCAAAGACACAAATAAAAACAAAAAACAAAAAAAGAGAGAAAGCTGTGAAAAGCTTTTTCCATTAAAAATGGATTTTTGAATACCAAGAAAGTAGATGTCAAGTTAGGCGTCTGACAGCCTAACCCAATCCTGTTATAGGATTACAAAACTCAAGGGAGACATGATGTGAACATGTTATAAAAATCACCCATAGAAGCAGTTCTATGCTGGTCAGACAGACAGGTTTGGAATACACTGTGCAAAAATATTCAAAAGGTATATCTTACTGGGATACGCCTGCAATTGGTTTGGCTAGCTACCAAATTAGTTGTGCAAGGATTGAGAATGGGAGACTTAATTTTTGCTTTTTGGAAACGGATAGTAGTCTTCAAATGAATTGAATATCAGTTGTAATGGATGAAGTGTTTCCACTTCGACAAGGAGTTGAATATACAAAATTAAAATTAACAGAAGTTGGGGAATACAGTGTAACAAGACGCAGAGATGCGGATCGTATTATTTCAATAATAAAAACAGTTTTAAAAGACACCAAAACGCGATCGATCACTGACGCAACAGGATGTGTTGGTGGTGACACCATACACTTTGCGCTCAACTTTCAAAAAGTGGATTCAATAGAAGTGGATCCATCAAACTTTGAAGTGCTGAAGAACAATGTAAGTGTATATGGATTAACAAATGTTAATTTTCATTTAGGAGATGCAGTAACGCTGTTTAATTGGAAAACAGATGTGCTATACATAGATCCTCCTTGGGGTGGACCTTCGTACAAAGAATCGAAACATCTTGATCTATATATGTCTTCAAAACGCATAGATGAGTGGCTTGAAGAAATATTACTTCGAAAGAATCGTCCAACCTACATTGTACTCAAACTACCTCACAACTTCAACTTCACGAGATTCAATTTTCTCTCAAATGTTGATTTTATAAAACCGTATCGAGTTCGCAGTTATGTTCTCGTGTTTATCACAGTTCATATGCCGAAGAACTAATCGAGACAGAACTCTTCAAAGTCTCGCATGTACATACCATTTTTTCCTTTTAGTGTAATCGTTTGAAGCTTGTGAAGTTCTTTTTGCATCGAAGGGCTTATCTGTTCCTTCTTCTTTTTTACAGGACGAGGTATGAATGAATCTATTACATCAACTACATCACGTGGAAGGATGCTTTGCAAAACAAACGCAGAAGATGGGCTGTTCATCCTTACCTCATGACATCATTTTATCAAAAATGGATTTAAGAGTTGATAAAATGAGAGAGAGTACCTTATATCATGGAGTACGAACAGTTCATTCCGAAGACGACAAAGATGAGTTGCGATTGCAGCGAGTCTATCCTCGGAACATTTGTGATTATGAATGTTGTCTTTGTCGCAATCAACCTTCTAGATTCAATGATCAGTGCATGCTGCTCTGCAAGAAAGGTTCGTCGTGAGAACGAGGACCTGCGCAGAATGATGTTTCGATTTGTTGAACACAGTCTTGAGCGGGCAATCCGACCTGAGAATACCCATGAAGATTAAAAACGGATTCAGAATATGCTGAACTACTTTTTAGTTTAACAAAATGGATAACAGTATGACTGCTATCGTGTCACTGCTTATGATTGGACTTGGATATGTATTTGGAATGGCTATTATGTCACTTTCATGCGATGAAGAAGTTAAGAAGATTCTTGAAAGCCGTGATATTCTACAAGGAGAGTTAGATGAAATGACAGCTAACGCTCGTCGTGAGAGAGCAACTAATCAGGAAATTCGAGTCCGACTTGAAAAAGTTAGCAATATCCTCAAAGATATTGAAAGAACGACAAATCGTTCCAGAAAGGCGCCTTCTCTTCCCCCACCTTCATTCCCTCTAGAAAGATGTGATGAAAACTGTTTTAAGTATTCTACCAAAACCGTTGGCAAGTCAATCCTCAGTATTGTTTAAGTAAGGTAATAAGGGCTAAAAACCAAACCAACTAAAACAACCAAAACAACAATGTCCACTGTACGGACAATTTTTTGATACTTAACTGGAAGAGCGTCGAACTTATCACGATACTCTTGCGGTTTGAAAGGCATTGAAATCCAACCTAAAAAGGTAGGACCAAATCTATCATTGCAATCGTACAGCTTATCATACCACGCCATCAATACATAGGCAGTTGTAGCAAGAACGAATGCCATTACGGTGCGATGTTCAATTGCTTTAAAGTGAGGCATCCAATAGATTGCCAACACAAATGCAGAGAACACCAAACATTTAGGATTTAACTCAAGAGGAGTACCAAACAATCCACCTGCCATTATCTTCTGCGTTTAGTTTTTTTGTTACCAGACTTTGACTTCTTTGTATTTTTACGTTTACCACCTGTATCAGTATCTCCACGGAATGCAACTTTCTCTTCTTGAAGTGCTGAAGACAGAGCAGCCGGATTTCTTGCAAATGAGGATGACGAATACGACGGTCCAAGTGCCTGATCCAATGAAGATGTTTTTGTGCTGAATGCTCCTGTAGCATACGCAGCTCCTAGTGCGACTACCGGTACACCGGCTACAATTCCCCACATCCAAGGTTCCATTTGTTATTTTGTATAGATGATAAATGTTAATGCGTATACTCCAAGCAATCCAATGAATGTAACGATGTCAGTTGTGTAAGAACGAAGATAGTCTGCCAAGAATACAGTACCGCTGATCATAGCAGAGTCTGCCAGAAGTATTTTGTATCCGCCTTCTGCAGAATACTTCTTAAACAAATCAATCATAGAATTCTGACCTTTGGGGATGGGAAGAATCACACCAAGATAGAAAAGAGTGTCGTGGATGATTTGAATGATTACAGATGTGATGGCAAGACCAGTTACAGACGCGTTGGGTGAAATGAATTGAGCCAGCAGGATGCCCAATACAATCACTAAGCAATCAGAAATTACAGCTACAATTCCAAATTCTTTGTACCAAACGTCTAGGGATGTGGTCATCTGGTAAAACTTGGAAATCAGAATAACTAAAAAATCAACCCACACAACTGCGGACGAGATATGAAGTAAGTCCATTTATATTTTACTTACCTTTTCTCCAACGACAATTGGATTTGCTTTTGTTAGTTCTTCAACTGCTTTTTGTTTATAGTCGAAGGTACAAGTGTGATCTTCTGGATATCTGCAAGATAAGCAAAAGTGTTTGCCACATGAGCAATCGTTTAAGATGATTGATTTCTTTTTACAGTTCTCGCACCGAGAGTAGCAACTCTTCGTAGAGTTCTGACTTCTTGACATTTTCCCAGATCTGTTCTTCTAGTTCGATATCTTTTTGTGCTTGAGCGATTTCGTTTTCGAGCATAGAAATTTGCTTTTGAATAGCTTCTAGCTCAGGAGTGATAGGAGTTACCTTACCACGTGCTGAAGGAGGTACATATTTCTTTGTTCCCTTCTTCTGTTCATCTTCAAACGCTTTCTTCTTTGTTTGAAGGGTGTCATACAGTTCTGTATAACGATTGTCAACATCTCCATCGGGACGACTAAGTCCACGAGTAGTTTTGTAAATCTTCCAAGCCTCATCTACCATTGCGTCAAGTGCTTTCTTTTGTGTAATAAAGTGGGCCTCCAGTTCATCCTCTGAAATGTATCTGGCCTTTTGAGTCTTCGAAAGGCGAGGAGGATTGAATGTGTAAAGCAGAACGTTTCGAACACGTTCTGAATAAGAGTCCACAGAACTCATAATCCTGTCAAAGACGTCGTCATAGACATCCCACACAAGATCAATAATGTCGTCATCTTCCACAAACCAATCCCTGCGAAGAAGACTATCAATTTCTGAAAACTCTTGTTCACAGGCTTTCTTTGCCTGTTGCTCTGCCTCCTGGCGTCTCCGTTTCATAGTTTCGATCTTTTGAATCTCTCGCTCTTGTCTGCGAACCTCACGTTCGCGATTGCTGGTAAAGTGCTGCTTGATGAGTGACATTTTACTCATTTTTGATATATAGTTCTTTCTGCGACCATCAATCCATTTTTGATTGTAGCAAAAAGGTAAGAGGATGGTGAATACCACGTACCCAGAATTGCAAGAGACACAGGCCCAGTCTCTTCCTCCTGCGGAGCTCCATATTTTAAAAACGATGAGATCAGAGTTTTGTTCTGATTCGAAAAAGAAAGACTACAAGCTTCAACCTCAGCAAAGATTTTTACGACGTATTCTGAGTCCAGATAGTACGACTCGAAACCTATTAATGGTTCACGGAACTGGAACAGGTAAAACGTGTACTGCCATTCAAATTGCAGAAGAGTATATCATACGACCTGAATTTCAAAACAAAAAGGTTCTTATGCTGGCGAACCCTGCAGTACAGGATAATTTTAAGAATGAAATCTTTAGTGTATCTGACGATAAACTCTATCAAGACCCAGAAGGACTCCTGTTATCTAAACAGTGCACGGGGCGCAGATATCTTGAAATTATTCAAAGAGCACAATCGGAGCCGCTCAGATTAACAGATGCTACTGTTCGTGAAAAAGTGAAACGTATGGCAAACAGTTTGTTGTCTGAGTTTTATGAATTTCAGGGATACGACAGTTTTGCAAATTATGTAAGTCGAGGAATTGAAAACAAGACAGAGAATGATATCAAAAAGTGGATTCACGATACATTTGACGATCGTCTTATAATTGTAGATGAAGCTCACAATTTGAGAGTAACAACAGAAACTACAAGCACCGCCAAGATTTCAGCAAAGGCAATTGAATCAATTGTAAAACAAGCAAAAGGTGTGACGCTGGTATTGCTCACAGCAACTCCTATGTTTGACGACTATGACGAAATCATCTACTACTTTAATCTGTTTTTATGGAATGATCGCCGATTGGATCCGAACAAGGTAATTTCAGTTTCTGAAATTTTTGAGAAGGATGGTACGTTCAGGGTAGGACAAGAAACCAGATTTAGAGGTTGGTGTCAAGACTACATTTCCTACATCAAAGGAGAGAATCCCTTCACATTCCCATTTCGTCTTCCTCCCCCCGATTCGTTAATAGCGCCGAATGATCGCAAAATTTCTCATTTAGGAGAACCTATAGAGAATCCTCGTAAGTATCTTACATTAACCAAATCATTCGTATCGCCTTACCAAGAAAAGATCATCAAAAACTTACCCATTCGAATTGGAGGCAATGGTCCACTAATTTGTGTGTACCCCGAAAACAGAAACTTTGGAGAAGTGTTTGGAAGATCGGGGGATCAATATGAATATCGCAAAGATGTTGAAAAGTTTTTGGCCCCTTCAAAGGTAGCGCTGTACAGTTCTAAATTTGCTTTGATTATAAACACCCTTTCTAGTTCATCGGGTATTACGTTTGTGTATTCCAATTTGGTAGAGAATGGAGCAAATCTGTTCGCGATGTGTCTTGAAGAGCATGGATATGACAATGCGAGCAAGGAGAACTTCTTAAAGAATCCTTCAGGAGAAATTGGAAAAGGAACAAAAGGGAAATATGTAATCTTTACAGGCGAATCGTCTCGTGCTGAAATTGAAAATGCGTTACGACGTTTGAAAGATCGCAAGAATATAGCGGGGGATGACATTCGTGTAATCATTGCGTCTGAGAAAGTATCAGAGGGAGTTGATTTTAAATATGTGCGTCAAGTTCACGTATTGGATCCCTGGTTCAATATGAGTCGAATTGAGCAGGTTTTGGGACGTGGTATGAGAACGTGCTCCCACTCATTGCTTCCATTTGAACAACAAAATTGTACTGTGTATTTGCACATATGTCGATACCCAGAAGGAGACAAGGAAACAGCGGATGAATATATTTATCGTGAATTTGTAGAGAACAAAGCAGTGCGTATTGCGAAACTTAAAAAGGTCATTATGGAATCTGCAATGGATTGTGATCTCCAGCAAGGAATTAACAATCTCCCTGAAGATTGGAGAAATCTTTCCATACCTCAAATTCGATCACAAGATAAGAAAGAGCTCAAATTGTCGTTGCTTCAAATGTCGGCCCCCACATTTGAAGACACAGTAACGGATCTGGTTTGTAGAGTAGAGCCTTCTGCACCCGACAAGGATCACATACGACCTCTCTCTGCAATTCTGGATATTCGCGATGAAGTTTTTGACAAGCTAATAAAACTGTTTTCAAGAAAACCTGTATGGTCGATGAAAGATTTGTTTAATCATTCTTCTATGAAGCAGTACAACAAGGATGTATTAGAATATTTGCTTCAAACTGCAATTGAAAGTCGACTTGAAATTAAAGATGTTCACAATCGAATTGGAGTATTGCAATCGAAAGATGAAGTGATTACACTTGAATTTGGAGAAAACGATACGCTTGTTGAAAAATTAATTCCTGAATCAAAAGGATCTGTTGTAGCTCTTCCAGATCGCATTGAACTTGAAGAAAGAAAAGAAGAAGTAGAAGATGCGGATGTGGCTGCAAAACGTGAAGCGTTTGAGTGGCCCGACTATGCAAAAGGATTTGATACTCAAGTTTTGGATTGGTATATAGTGGACAACGTTCTTACACCTGCAGAGCGTCAGAAGCATCTCTTAAATCTGGATTGGACAAATCCACCTATTTATGGAAAGGATTTGATAGCTCCCATGAAGAATGGAACTGTATTGTATATCTTGGGATCAAAACAAATTTATAACCAAGATAAGAAATTGATAACACCTATCGGTGAAGAGCAAGATGCGTATAGACGTTGGCTTTCAAAGCAGAAGGATACGTTCATAGCAAAGAAAGATGTGCCGTATGTATCTATGAAACTTGACCCGAAATCTATTATTTTTACAATTGATCCGAAATCAACTGAAGTTAAGAAAGCCCCCCGTACAAAAGTAATTACAGGTCGTGCATGTGGATCTTACGTTGAGCCAGTTCTTAATGCATACCTAACGTGGTTAACTGGAGAACCAAAGTTTCCAGCGGCTGTAGATTCAAAGAAAGCAAGATGTATGTATTTGGATTTGGTAGTTCGTCGTGAAGTTCTTCAAGGCAATGAAAAAATGGTTTGGTTGGCTCCCGAAGTTCTTGATATATTTGACAACGAAGATGAGAATCGCAAGGATCTTATTAAGAGACTCAAGTAAAACGGATTTTTTAAATCTAAAGAAATGAATGGTAACAAAATGCCGAGCCTTAACGATCTCAAGACCGCAGTGCGTCGTGGAGATACGGAGGAAGTAGAGAGGTTGGCAAATGAACTGAATGAGAACGGAGTGAACTTTGAATCAGCTCTCACTCTTGCAGAGAACAAGAACCGTGTCACTCGTGGTGAGTGGCAGGATATCGTCGACATCCTCAGCGCTTATTTCAGCTCTGACGATGAGTAAAAAGATCCTTGAAAATGGAAAACTTTTTCACTGTGAAGAAGAGTATCAATATAAAATGGTCAAACGTCAGCGTGAACGCAGTGTTGAGTTTGAAATTCGAGATGGAGTTGTAATTTTGGAGCAATGTGGACGAAAGTACATTTGGACTCCGCCAAAGAATATTACAGTTGATGCATTTCTAAACGAGGATATGTTTGAATACAACATTGACAATTACAATGGTAAAGCAGTATTCAATGTAGAAAATACTCGTAAGAATGTTGAAATTCTACGTCAATCTGTAAGTCCTTTGGAAACGGTCTAAAGAATGTTCCAACCAAGAGAATAACATGGATCCACTTTTTGAACGTCGCACACTTACAAAGAGTGTACACATACATTCCAAGTATATCCAAAAGAACATTCAAGCATCTCTTCTGTCGCAACTACGTATTGCATATGAGGGGAAATGTATTTCGGAAGGGTTTATTCAGCCAAACAGTATTACGATTGTAAATTATACGGTAGGTCGTGCTAATTACATTCGTGGAGGTATTGATTATAGTGTAACGTTTCAGGCAGATATTTGTATGCCTCACGCAGGACAGAGATTTAAGGCTCCTGTGAAGCTTCGCAGCAAAATTGGAATTCACGCAAAGACTCCTCCCATTGAAGTTCTCATTCCTCGCGATCTTCATTTGGGTAACGAAGAATTTGAAACTGTAAAAATTGATGATGAAATTGAGTTTGAAGTTGTGGGTGCACAATACAAGCAGGATGATGATACTATTATTGTTGTAGGTCGTCTGCTTACTAAAGTACCTCTTCCTGTGGAAGCGCCTCTAAACGTGGCCCCCGAAGCTGCCTTCCTTGAAACAACTCAATCCGCAGAGATTCCCAAGAGTACTGAAGGTGAAGAAAAACAAGTCGTAATTGCGGCTTCTGATGAAAAACCCAAGAAGCGTAAACTCAGAAAGAATGGTGGTGCAGACGAAGATACTGTTTTAAACGTCAATGTATAGTAGAAACAAATGAACGGAATCCCTCGTGCGAAGAAAGAGTGGATTAAAGAACATCTGGATACGATGGAGTCTATCCAGCACAACCAGGTATTTTCAATTATCAAAAAGTATACTGATCAGTTTACAAAAACTCAAACGGGTGTACTTGTGTCCACGGACAATCTGACCGACGAATGTATTACTGAAATTGAAAAGTACATTCATTTTTGTCTGGACCAAAAGAAGCGAATTGACGATGATCAAAAGATTCGCAAGACCTACGAGCGTCTTCTAACTCATGATTAAAATTGTACTATTTTCCACTCTTCAAAATTTTTAGTAAATGTATCCAATTTGTCAGAAAACTCTTGCAAACATGGGTATTTGGGTATAACTTCGGGTAGATACTTTTTATAAATCTGTTTCACTTGACGAAAGACTGCTGGGCTGGGAGATTGATAATATCTACGAAAGAGATCAATTTCTTTCTTTAATACATTTGATGCATTGTGAACAATAAAATTAGGAATGTTATAGCTTTTATGATTGAGAGCTTTTAAGCTGTGGCGCCTAATGTTGTTGTACAGGGGGCCATTCAAAAATGCTTCATCCATGCCGTAGGGAAATTTGGGGTTTGGTTGTTTGCGTTCGTTTGTATCGTTCAGCAATTGAATAAACTCGTCCAAATCTCCATTGATAACCTTAGTAAGATAATGAGTTAATACCTGTTTGGGAAATGTTACTGTTGAAATAAATCTGTACCCAACAATGGGTGTATCTACATTTGCAAACGGTTTGCGTTCATAGCAAATAAGACTGTCAATAAATAGATCACATTTATTCTTTTTTAGCAATGTTACTAAATCCGGATTTAAGAACCCATCCACAATGTCAATGTCCGAGATCCATACAGTTTCCAAACCTTTTTCAAACAAAGGCAGAAAGCGTACAATTGTTCCAAATGTACCCGTATGTCCATCTCCTTCACGAAAATAAGGACAATCGTACTGAAGAACAGTTACGTCTTCTTTATCTTTGACCAATTCCAATACAAAGTCTTTGCCTGTATTGTCTGTATAAATACGAGTTTCAAACCCTGAAAGAGATGTTCGTTTGTCTACAAAAGATTTCAAATTTTGTTTGTAAACGTCCACTTTCCTGTACGCTCCGGACATCGTAAAAAAACAAGTAGAAAGTACATGACTTGATTGCCTACCTTGTTTCAAAACTTTTATCTCAATTTGAGACATATTATATTACTCAGGATAAAAACGGACAAGGTTTATTCCAAATAAAAAGATAATAGAAATGGAGGCTTTCGTTACTCCGGAGGTGATTGAACAGATCACCGATTTTATCGAGACTTCAAAGAAGGACTCGAAAGCAGAGGTGGAGTGTAAATTGCTCGTAAACAAAATCCAAACGAAAGATATTGCCGATCGCATTCTAAAATCGATTCAGACACTGTCGGTTGGAGGAGTTGTAGAACAAACAAGCCTAACGTTGTCGTATCCCGATAATGTTCGCGTAAATGTTGTAACTCCTCCCCACGTTCACAAAGTATGTACTCAAGGTTCGTTCAAAGATGTCCCGCTTATGGTGGAGATCAAGAAGCCTTATTATGAAAAGGGAAGTGGAAAGAAAGATGTACTTGATGTTCCAGAAGCGAATGTGCGATTCAGTCTTCGCAGTGAAAAGGAAGTACGCAGAGATTGGGATGGTTCACCGAACGATCCGAAAACTCATTTGCGAATCCTAAATCGCAAATCATTCAAGACATCAAGTGATCTCTTTCGCATTGACTTCTCAATGGTCAAGACTCGTCGTATGAATTCAAAGCAATCAATCAAGGATGCTCTCAAACAGCAACCGAGTTATGAACTTGAAATTGAGTTTACCAATAAAAAGACAACTCTTGAGAATCCCGTAATTGTAAAAGAGTATTTCAAAATTATTACAACTATTCTTCAGGCCTACTATCAATCACCATTCTTGCTTTCAAATTCTGACATTCAACGATATGTTCAGGAATTCAAGATGTCTTCGAATATCTTCTATGATTTGAAAACTCTTGAGCGCAGACATCTAAATTCAGAGAATCCTCACAACATTCTTCAGGGATATACGGTGACAATCAAAGCAGACGGAGATCGCTGTGGATTGTATGTAGCTCGCGATAGGAAAGTTCTCAAGATCCCCAAAAATCCTGAACAACTTGTGTGGACTGGAATTACGGCCAAAGACAACAGTCATATTGGAGATTTCGTAGATGGTGAGTACATCGCAGATAAGAATCTCTTCTGTATCTTTGATGTATTTCGATTCCGCAATCGAGATACGAAAAGTTTGCCTCTTCTAACTTCTGATGAAGATTTGGTAAAGAATCCTCTTAAAAGCAGATTGGGATGTGCAAAGCTGTTTGTAGAAGATTTGAAAACTGAGTTTGTGATGCATGCATCCGCTAGTCCGCTTCGTGTAGAAACCAAACTCTTCTTAGCAGGAGATGGAATTGCTATGCAAGAAGCTATTAATACTCTTCTTACTACTCAAGTTGAATATGAGCGCGATGGTCTGATCTTTACACCGAGATCAACAGGAGTTGCTCCTTCTGAAGATCGTCGTGGAAAGACTTGGTTGCGCGTGTACAAGTGGAAACCTCCCCATCAGAACAGTATTGACTTCCTAGTCAAACTCTTCCCCGAAGATGCAATTGATCCTGCAACTGGAGAGAAAGCAAAGAGAGGTGAGTTGTATGTGAGTCGTACACCGGACAGTGACTTCATTTACCCTCGCGAAATGATGAATGGTGAATATGTGCCTAAAAAGCTCCCTGAAGATTTGCAGAAGGTTGCAGATATGAATACTCGTATTCCATCAATCTTTCAGCCCTCTGTTCCTCGTGATCCGGATGCCTATAAAATCTTCATTCCTGTAGATTCGAAAGGAGTCCCTGTTGATGAAGGAAAGAACAGAATTGAAGACAACACAATCATCGAATGCTACTTTGATGTAGAAAACCATCGCTGGGTTCCAATGAGAACTCGTTATGACAAAACGTATCAATACAGAGTTCTTCAGCAACCCATGTATGGTAACGATATTGCAACAGCGGAAAATGTTTGGACATCAATCCACGTACCAATCACCGAAGCAATGTTGTCTGTATTTGTTACCAATCCACCGGATACAACGTATGAAGATGATATGTATTATCGTGATGATTTGAATCGTTCGAGTCGTGAATTTGCAGACGTGTATGGGTTTCACAATATGGTAAAAGAGGATCTGTACAAATCAAATTTGAAGCACGACGAAACTCTTCTGGAAATCGCATCTGGAAGAGCTGGTGATTTGTACAAGTGGAAGCGTTCGCGTGTATCAAAGGTGGTTGCTGTTGATTATTCGTTGGCAAATATCATTTCACCCAAGCAGGGGGCAGCAACTCGTTATCTGCTGGAGAAAGAGCGCAATCCACACGATTATATGCCTAAGGTTCTCTTCGTGCAAGGTGATATGACATACTACCCTCTCTTTGAGCAAGAGGATAAGTATATGCCTATTCTAACTGGAAAGGAAACTGCGCCTACCGAATATCTCTCTCAATTTGAAGGACTCACAAAGTTTGATGCAATCTCGTGCCAATTTGCGCTTCACTATGCCTGTCAATCTGAAGAAACCTTTCATGCATTTGCTAAGAATATTGAAAAGTACGGGAAATCAATCTTCTTTGGAACTTGTTCAGATGGTCAATCAATCTATTCTCTACTTCTTGGAAAGAAGACGCACCTGTTTCACAACAACAAGCAACTTGTAGGAGAATACACTAAGCAATATATGGACAAGGATACATGGACTGAAGAATTTGGAATGCCTGTAAAAGTTATGCTTGAAAGCTTTGAAAAACCTGCAATTGAATATTTAGTTCCATTTGGTCGTGTTACAGATATCATGAAGGAACACGGGTATGAACTTGTGGATACCAAGCTCTTTAGTGAATTGTATACTCAGCAAACGGCTCGCACACTGACCCCCGAGCAACAGGCATTCTCGTTTCTCAATCGTACATTTGTGTTTCGCCGTATGACTCGTTCAGAGAAGAAGGAACTCGAAGAACAGAAGGAACAAGAACCTGAACTACAGGAAGCCGAAGAGAAGAATGAGACAGCAGAAGAAAACTTGAAGAAGCCCGAAGAAGAGGAGAAGAAGGTTGACGAGACCGAGAAGAAGGTTGACGAGACCGAGAAGAAGGTTGAAGTAACCGAAAAGCCAAAGCGCCGTAAGCTACGCAAGGAACCTGAACCCGAACCGATTCTATTCTACGGGGCAGATGAAAGCAAAGGATCGTACCGTAATTTCAGCAATATGTCTCAGCATCCGATCGATATGGATGGTGAAAAGTTTCCGACAGTTGAGCACTACTTCCAAGCTATGAAGGCCAAAGAGTTTAAGGACGATGAGATCTACAACAAGATTGTAATTGCGAAGACTCCCAAAGCAGCCAAGGCTCTTGGAAAGAAAGTGAAAAACTTTGTAACTGAACTGTGGGAAGCAAAGCGCGATGAAGTTATGGAAAGGGCAATGCGTGCCAAGTTTGTACAGCATCCAGAACTTCGCAAGGAACTCATGGCAACTGGCGATAAGATTATTGGAGAAGCCAATCCTCGTGATACCTATTGGGGAATCGGAACTGGAATTGAAAGTGAAAAATCCAAGTCACCTTCCAAGTGGCGTGGACAGAACAAATTAGGAAAGATTCTTATGGCGCTTCGTAACACATTTGCAAGTGAATCATCCTAAAATGGATTTAGTACCCTATAAACCTTTTTAACTGTAATAATGCAGCAATTGCTTCATACAGTTCTTCTACGAAGTCCTCTAAATTTATTTGATGAATTTTGCAAAGAATGTCAAAAATGGTATGAGCAACCTGCTCATACGTTTACCGAAATGAGAACGAGAGATAATAAGAAAATTCGAGGAGATATATTTGAAGATTTCACGGTTTTATTTCTCAAACACGCCAGAAACTTTGATGAAGTTTGGCGTCTTGGAGACACACCCGAAGATATATTAGACAAACTCGGATTAAAGCGTACACAAGATATGGGAATTGACATTGTTGCAATCAAAGATGGGAAATATTATGCAGTTCAATGCAAGTATAAGAAACACACAAGTATAAAAAAGAACATTCTTACGTGGAAACAACTGTCCACGTTCTATGCTTTATGTTTACGTACGGGTCCTTGGGAGAAGTATATTGTAGTTACAAACTGCGAATATACTCGCCATGCAGGAAAGAAAACACCAAAAGACGTATCCATTTGTTTGAAGACATTGCAAGGAATCACAAAGGAGCAATGGACTCGTATGTGTGAACTTGAAGGGAATACACTTACTCAGGTTTCGGCTCCGAAGAATCTTGAAGAGCTGCGGGCTGCCCGACTTGCGCGGTTTGCTCAAACTGACGGTAATACTCTTCATACGTCATCTGGCTAGGAATAGGAGTGTTATTAACAACGGGAGCAACATATTGATCAAACAGAAGCTGACCCACAATTTTAGATGCTTCATCTTCCGTAATTTCTCCTTTTTCAACTTGACGACGAAGTTTGAGCATATTGAAAAACTTCTCATCAAGTTTGCCTTCAAAGTGCATTTCAAAGATTGTAGGAAACTCATCAAAGAGGCGCTGATTTTCTTCAGATACCTTTTTACGGTATTCGTGTTGGTTCGTACGTTTCAGTCCCTTGTGACGGCGCATGCTCTCATCCATACCACGAACAAGTGCTTGAATTTGAATAGATGTGAGACTAGACATTTCTCTTATTTCTGCTCAATAGATTAAGATGACAAGTCTACCGAATACGGTTGGACCGAACGGACAAATTATTATAACTTCAGGTCCTCCTCTTCATACTGGATTTATTCAACACATGCAGGGAGGTCCTATAGATGCAGCAGCAGCAAAGACATTAGCAGCGCAGCAATCACAAGTTGCAGCGGCAAAATCATTAGGAGCTGGACAGAAAGGATCTAGTCGCAGGCGTAGAAAGATTCGTGGAGGTGTGAACCTGAATGCGAATATCCCGTCACTTCCAGAGGCCCATTCAATTCCCGGAGTTTCTCATGCACAAAATCATATTAACGCAATCAACAACTTAAACCAAATTCGTCATGATCAGGTTTACGATGGGTTGATAAATGCAACTCCTATGAAGATGGGAGGATTCCGTTTGCGAGATGCAGAGGAACTGTATCCTGGAAGCGGAACACAAGAAGATACAAAACATCGTCGTAGAACAAAGAAAAAGCATGGAAGCCGTCACAAACGGACTCATAGGCGGGTCAGTCGTAAGTCTACTGCTCGTCATAGCAGGAAGCGTCGCACTCACAAGTAATTTGTGGGAATTTTATTACACTCCTAAAATAGCATTTGCATGGATTATACTTTTAACAGCTCTTACAGTCGGACAGCTGTATTTGACGTATACACTGGTGTCTGCTTTTTCGGCAGCACCTGTTCAAACAACACAAGGAGTTGTGTCATAAATTCACGACAATCTTCTTCACATGTAATTCCAGTCAGAATGATTTTTCCAGTTCGAAAGACTTTAGCAGTCCATTTGTTGGTGCCAACGTGAATCTTTACACCAGGATATACGTCGGGATCATAGTACGACATGATATTTTCAAGCTTTGAAGTACGAATTGAATTGTGAAGAGCTTCGCGAGCCACAGTATCGTTTGAAGTCAGTTTCGTTGTATAATTCATCAGAACAACTCTACGATTTAGAATATCTGCAGTTTCAACAGGTTCGCGATACGAATCTTTGCAAGTTGTATGAAGAATTTGAAGGAGTTGAGACATAGTTGATCGATCATATCGTTCATCTAGAACTCCGGTAAGATGAAAGACGCCATTTTGGAAAATCTTTACAGTAATCTCTTTTTTAGTAAGAGCTCCATTTCCGTCATTCATCATTACAAGTGTAATTGAGTTATGACCAAATCCAGTATTGTTTGTAACCTTTTTCTCTTTCTTGGATCTATGTTTGATTCTATCACGACTGCTTTCTCCTTTTAGAACAAGACCTTTCTTTTCAACTTTAATAATTACATCGCTAATAGGAATGCATTCAGCAAGCTTTGTGGTATCAAACTTAAGATTGGTCGTGTACAGGACTACCATTGTGGAAAGCGTTGGGTTCTCCATGTTTGTTTAAATCCTTAAACGTGTAGACGATATCAATTTCGTTTTTCCAGGAGTACGGCAAACTGTCGACAAATTGCAAAACAAGTCCAACTGGAAACTTGCGAATCAACTTTCGAAGTCTTGTTTGATGAGGAGGTTCCAGCATCCACCCGGGTTCCAGGTATCCTAGGAAAATACAGCATTCTTTGTGGTGATGCACGATGGCATCGCATTCTTCGGCAAGTGAGTCGGGTGAAATTTTTGAAAGATCGATACAGCGAACCGATTCATTCCTTTTTTGAAATAAGTCCAAAAAGGATTGAAATTTTGTAATATCGGTACACACATACAACATTTGTTTCAATAGGAAACTATCGTTTAAGCAACAGGATAATGAGCAGGTTCGTTAATCTTTAAGTGAGCAGGAGAACCAGCGGGAATTTGGTATCTCCCCGGAACTCTACGAGGATTGACGAGCAAATCATTACCATGCTTCTTTTCAACATAAGGGATCTTACGAGGATTGTGATCACCAACCTTACGAGCATCGTCTGCAGTAGCAACTGTATATACGGGAATACCGCCTCTGCCCTTCAGGGGACGTGCTTGGTACTGATTGTGAGGAACGTCTGCAGGATGAGTGTGAATTGCCTGACCAATATCGTTATTACCAACACAGCAAGATGATAGGTGTTTGAGACGAATGGTATCGTCTACAAAAAGCGGTCCACCAAGTTCATTTTGAGTATGGGGTTCAGTAGAGGGTTGCCAGCAATTTCTCTTCTCCATCGTGATTTGGCTCGCAGTCTTGGGAGCAACAGGAGCAGTAATAGGTACACATACACTGAGACTCCCCGCATCGTTCGAATTCATGACATAGCGCTGGGGAGTTTGAAAAATACCACCATCGCTGTTAATCGCATCACCGCCCATAAACGAAGTGAATGTACTTGCATCGGGAATGCGACCACCTGAAACCTTTGTGGTTACAGTAGGAGCCTTTAATAGACTGGAAGTTCCAGTTCCTGACGGATCGGAAACGTTGGTAATAACTCCTTGACGCGTTGATGTAAAAAACTCTCTGTTGGCTTGAAGGCGTCTACGCATGGTGATAGTTGACGCGTCTGAACGAACTGTAGTATCAATGATCTTGGGAGCAGCAGCTGCCTTTCTACGAAGGAATTCCGTATAGGACATTTGTGTCATACATGGATTTTAATTATATAAGATCTACATGGGATAGCATCATTCGACGACAGCACATTTTGGTAATGCCAACGTCATCAAGTGCCTTTCCTTCTGCAGTCTTTACAGTATTTGCAGTCAGGTATTCCATTTCGCTGTTCTCGGGCTTTCCCTCCTTCTTTCTGTGCTCTTTAACTTTTTCAACGTACATCAACCATCGGCTTGAAATCCAAGGATTGTTACAACTGAAGCAACGTACAGGAATGATCATTTCTTGTTTTTATTCCGCTACTTGTTTGTAGATTCGTTTTCTGCGAAAGAAATAAGAATGAGCAACGATACTACTTATGCACTAATTTTACTCGGATTGTTTATTGGAGTTATTTCGATGAAAGGGTTCTCGGGAGGTCTTCTTGAACTTTTACTTTCACTAACTCGTCCAGGGTCAACTGTTCTTCTCCTTGGAGCTGTTGTGTATGCATATTCTCGAGGGCTTGAATACACTGCTCTTGCCGGAGCTGTTGTATCGGTATATCTTCTCAAAGATGTTTGGACAACTTGGGTATCTTCTGATGCTCGCAGACTTCATATTGACGTCGGATTAGATCAGGAACGATTCAATCCGAATACAAGTGTTGATCTACAGTGGGCGAATCGCGCAGTTACTCACGACAGCCCCAATATGTTACACAAGGACAGTGATGCAAATCCTTTACTGTTATTCCCTCCTTCATCTGACACTCTTCGTGCCATGTCTGGATAATTACCAAATAATGTTTAGTTCAGTCGCAGACCAGTATTCTGATGCTCCAGTTGGAAATCTGCGATGAACAATGAACGGCAGCTTCTTTTCCTTGATTTCGCGATCTGCAACATCCCAAACAAATCGAGGAGACGATGTAAGAATACCATCAAGAGAAATAAGTGGCTTAGCTCCATCTGCAAGTTGCTGAGCGCGTGTTCCCATCAGTGTAGTGTATTCATACTTCGTAAAGTATGGCATCGTAATGCGTGGATTTTTAAATGATTCCATAATTTCCTCCCGAGATACAGGCTGTACTTCAGGATGAATGAGTTGAGAATCAAATCGGACCTGCTCCATTTATGTAGAACAAAGGTTGCTTTCTGTAGATTCATTTTTTAACAATGTATTCATTTTAACCGTGGAAACGTTATAGAAATAAATGTGGAAGGCGCGTGATAACATTGGCAGTGTTGAACTGCTTACCAGCATGGGTGATGATTTGATGGTAGTAAATGCTGCACGAGTTTCCTTTCACAAAGAATCGAAGCAAATGACATCTGGTGATGCCAAGCTAATCAAATATCTTGCTGATCACGATCACGTATCTCCTTTCTTTCACCCCCAAGTTCAATTTCGTATTAAGATGCCCATCTTTGTAGCACGTGAGTGGTATCGTCATCAAATTGGGTTTAGTCGCAATGAAGTCAGTCGTCGATATGTAGACACAACTCCTGAATATTGGACACCCTATCCGGCTGATCTTCGTGAACGTGATCCAAAGCTAAAGCAGGGAAGCAAAGAGACTCCTGTTGCAAATGCAGAAGATATGTATGGACAGATCGAAGAGTGTTCGAAACGATGTGTCCACCTCTATGAGACTCTTCTTGCGAATGGAGTTGCCCCCGAAATTGCAAGAACAATTCTTCCTCAATCAATGTATACTGAATTCATTGAAACGGGGAGCCTGGCTGCGTATGCTCGTTTGTATAATCTTCGTACATCTCCGGATGCTCAGCGCGAAATTCAGGGATACGCACGAGCAATTGGAAATCTTCTTGCTGAAAAATTCCCATTCTCCTGGGCTGCTCTCACTTCTTCTTCTGAGTAAAAAGTTTAGGCTTCGCACCTCTGCATTTAATTGATTTGATTGTCCTCTTTTGAGGCCAAAGAATGCTTCGTGTACAAATAGCAATTGCCGCACCTTCTTTGGAGGGCGCCAATCGTTTGCGAAGTTTTACTTTTTGAGTCACATTTTTGACACAGTCACACATACGCTGAGCTTGTGTACGCCCCATTTACTTTAGTGCCGCATTCTGTTTCCAAGTCGTATCACAGTTCACACATTGATACATCCATACAAGTTGCTTCTCATTAATTTCAACTGCAACTACGTCAGGTTGAGCAGACCCAGTTCGAGAAGGACATTCTTTGTTGGGACACACAATGTTTGAGAAGTGATCCAGTGTGGGGTCATTTTTCATGTAAGGGTTCATAACGAGACGAACTGACTTATCTTCGCGAAGAGAGTGTTCATAAATGATGGGATTCTCTCGACTGATCGGTTCCTTGTATTCACAAGTACGACAAGCGCGAACCGCAGTTTTTGTTCCGTCAACCACGTCCTCCTCAATACCGTACAACATGTTACGACAAGCAGGGCAAAACTTCATCTTTGCTTATATTCTGGTATTCATTGTAAATTCCATTTTGTCTATTCGTTCAAAATGGATGGTTGCCAAAATAATTGTCTTGGGTCAACACACTCATGGAATCCAAGCGACGTCTACAGACTTTTCTCGACAACCATCGTGGTGACGGTGTAATCAGCCATACATCGATGGACAAGGGGAAATACTTTATCCCTGAAGACGAAGTTGCGGAGTTTTATGATCTGTATGTGAAAGCGGTGCTTGACGACAATCGCCTGTACCTTACAGAAAAGCCTCGTGAAATTGGTCCACTTCGTATTGATTTGGATTTCATTTATGAGCAAAAAACTGAAAGGCATCTTCACACACAAGACCAAGTTGTAGCGTTTGCGAAGGCATACATGGATTCTATGAAAGAATTCCTAAACCTTCCAGATGTTACGAATGTATATGTTATGGAAAAACGCAGACCTACATTTGATTCAAAGAAACAGAGATTCAAGTCGGGGATTCACATTGTGGTCCCAGACATTTGTACTCACAAGTACATTGAACAAAATGTTCGCAGAAGTCTCCTGAAACGCATGGAAGAATTCTTTCCGAATCTTCCACTCAAGGATCCGTGGGACAAGGTGTATGACGAGCAAGTTCTCAATCGCTCTCAGCAGTGGACCCTGTATGGATCACGCAAGAATGATGAGGACTCTCTTCCGTACAAGATTTCATACATTCTCAAGTATACGGGCCAAGACATTCAAGTAGATACAGCTGTTCCAGATATCACAGTTGATCTTATGAAATATCTGTCTCTGCGAGATGAGAAGCCTGAAACTGGAATGACTGAAGCAGGAAAGGCTCTATATGGAAACACTCGATCATCAACTAAAGATGATGTGCGTATTTCAGGTGGAAAGCCGAGAGCAGGACGACCTGCTCAGCGATCGGAAAAGCCGAATTCACGTGCATCGTCTCCAAATGGTCGTATCTTTATTCAGCTTGATCCTGAAAAGCGTGAGTATCTAAAATCTCACATTCTAAATTTGGATCCCAAGCGTGCCGACGATTACAATACATGGGTTCAAGTAGCTATTTGTCTTCACAACATCCACCCTGATTTGCTGGATGTATTTCTAGATTTCAGTTCACAGGATGAAAAGAAGTACAACGAAGCTGATTGTATCCAAAAGTGGAACTCTCTAACATTTCGTAACGATGGTGATCGTCTGGGAGAAGGAACCCTGCGATTCTGGTCGCGTGAAGATGATCGTGAAGGATATGATGAAATTGAAAAGAACAATGTGGATCGTCTTGTGAATTCCGCAAGAAGCTGTACGGAGCACGATGTTGCGGCAGTTATTTATGCGAGATTTCGTGATAACTACAAGTGTTCTGATTTCAAGAACAATATTTGGTATCGCTGGACGGGTCACATTTGGAGAGAGACTGACTCCGGTGTTGATCTTCTCATGAAACTTTCTAAGCAAGTAGCGGATATCTTCTTTAAGAAAACGGCTACACTCATGCAGGAAATGAGTCAGAGAGAACTTACGGAATGTACTGGAGAAAAGGAAGGAAAGAAAGATTGTGGTGTTTGCGATTATTGCAAACTAAACACTGAAAAGGACGATTATCTTCATGTATTCAATCAGCTGAAGAGGACTGCGTTCAAGTCTAACGTTATGAAAGAATGCCGTGAGCTCTTCTTCGATGAAGAATTCACAAAGAAAGTAGATTCAAACAAAGACCTGATCGCGTTCAACAATGGTGTTCTAGACATGACAACTCCTGAATTTGTTTTCAGAGATGGCAAGCCAGAAGACTATATCTCATTTAGTACTGGAATTGATTATGATCAGAATCGTCCGTATTACGAATATCCTGCATGGCCTGAAGTTGAAATGTTTATTAAAAAGGTTCTTCCGGACAAGGAAGTTCGCGAGTATTTCCTAAAGCATTTGGCTACAAACATTCTTGGTGGTAATACTGCACAGAAATTCCACATTCTAACTGGATCTGGTTCAAATGGTAAGTCGATGATTATGAACCTTCTTTCGAAAGCTCTTGGAGATTATGCTTGTACTGTACCGATTTCACTCTTTACCCAAAAGAGAAAAAGTTCAGGTTCAGCAGCTCCAGAAGTTGCACGACTCAAGGGTCGTCGATTTGTAACCATGCAGGAACCTGATGAATCAATTGCTCTGAATACTGGACTTATGAAGGAAATCACATCGTGTGAAAAAGTGTATGCTCGTGATCTCTTCAAGTCTGGTTCAGAGTTTGAAATTCAGGCAAAGTTCCATCTTGCATGCAATGAGAAGCCGAAGATTAATACGACGGATGGGGGTACCTGGAGACGTCTTGTTGTAATCAACTTTACGTCAAAGTTCGTACCCACACCTGTAGCTGCCAATGAATTTCCTCTCGACGAATCAATTCAGTTTAGTGTGAATACTATTGAATGGGCAACGCCATTCCTAGCGTACCTTGTTCAACTTCTCAAAGAAGGAAAGGGTCTACGCAAACTCCCAGCTCCTCCCAAAGTTTTGGAGTATACCTCGGAGTACCGCAATGAGAATGACGGTATTGCGAAGTTTATGAGTGAGAAGATTCTACCACTTGAAGAAGGTGATGAAATTGTACAAATTGATAAAGCAACTCTTCGTCGCGTGTTCAAGCAATGGAGAGATGAAAATGATCAGCGTACACTCCAAGTCGCAGAACTGGAAAAGCGAATGGAATCACAATTTGGAAAACTACCTAGAGGAGGATGGACAAACTTTAAAATTGATGTTTAATGTTTACGACGGCGCTGAGTTTTCTTAGATTTTTTACCGCGACGAGTCTTACGAGCACCGCGCTTTCCACCTGTAGTTGTCGTGCCGGGAGTTTCTGAAGCAACCCCAGGAGGGTTTACATTGCTTAATCCAGTTGCATCAACAGCCTGCTGAGCAGGACCCTGAATAGCAGCCTTTGCATTTTCATAAGCTTGCTTCGCTCCCTCTCCAATAGAGTTTAGGAAGTCCATCTTTGTTAGAATAAACTATTTTACTTGCGCATACCTCCCATCGGGGCATATTCACGAATGTAAGGAAGAGTGAGATATACCGCAAGATATGCAATGACAAGGTTGATAGTAGCACCAATTACGTCACCAATGTTGAGCTTTACGGGGCCAATTTGGATAGTAATCTTTTCAACAGACTGCTGAGCCGTAGGGAAAAGTGCACCAATGAAAGGTGCAATCAGATCGCGAGAGATAGACCCAAAGAAATCCTTGAGAGCGGAACCAATATAGAACGCAACGGCGAACTGTGTGATAACTCCAGTGGTAGACATTTTATACTGCGATTAGATTCTTTTTGGGTATAAATGTAATGGACACCAGATTCTGGGGGCCCAGTGGATGGCAACTCATCCACTTAATCGCATTTCGATCTCCGCATCCACAGGAGTTTCTTTTGATGGTCAAAGACATTTTACCGTGTCGCTTTTGTCGTGAAAGCACTACTCAATTTACGAAAGAACTCCCTATGATGAAAGATACTGGACGATGGAGTTATGAACTTCATAACAAAGTGAATCACAAATTGCGAACTCAGTGCAAAGACGATCCTGCTGTAATTAATCCAGGAGAGAATCCGAGTTTTGAGGAAGTGAAGCAAAAATACATGTCTCTAAAACCAACTTCTGTACCTGGTCGTGATTTTTTGTTCTCTATTGCAGTAAACTATCCTGACAAACCTGATGAAACTCAAATGGCAACTCAGCGTACGTTTATTCACAAATTAGCAGAAGTCTATCCGTTTGAGAATATGCGATCCAAGTTTCAGGAATATTTGGAAAACAACGAAGTTGCTCTTCAATCACAAAAATCCTACATGCGATGGATGTATGGATTGCTGAATGAGTTAGCAAGTGTAATCAAGGCGCAAATGCCGACATATCGCGGATATGTTAATCGAGTAATGTATTTCAAATCAGGGTGTCAAAAAAAGACGTATCGTGGAAAGACGTGTAGACGGTTACCAAACGGAGCCAGAACAAAAAATCGCGATCATCGCAGAACGTTCCGAATAACTAGAGAAACGCTTCTTTAATTTTCAGTTTTAGCAAAGCTGGATATCACCTAAAAACAATTCGCGATATGCATTTTCATTGCGAACACAGTCTTTCCGAACAGGAGCAATTTGCCTGTACTTACATTCATAAAGCCGAACACCGTCTTCTGTAACAATCGTGGGTTTATCTGTAGAACCAACTAATTCAAATGAAGTAATTGTTGCACAATTAACGATATCAAGTGAATACGGTGATTTTGTAATACTATCATCATGCCTAATATAATTATGGGTTGTATGTCCAACAACCAAATACTTGCGTCTTTCGACACCTAATTTATCAGCAAGCCAATCTTCTAGAGGTGTTAAAATGTTACAGTTAATGCACATTTATAGTAAAAATCCATTCACTGTATAAACGATATTACTCATCGGTGTACGCAAACAAAGCAAGTGAGAATATTGAGAACAGAACTGCTAACCAGCGAAGACCTTTAATAGATTCTTTAAAATAAAAAACACCAACTAATGTGACAAGTACGTCAGAAGTCAAATCCCAAATTAAGTTCATAGCTGTCAACGATTCATAATTCAATGACTTAAAAAAGATATACGGTTCAAATGCGTACAGTCCAGTTGCCAGAGGTAACGCAGTTCCATACGATATTTTACCTTTGATAGATAGCTTTCCGAGGCTCATCATAAATACGTCAAAGATTGCCATACAAACACCGAAAACAATTGGAAGGAACGAAAAATGTCCTACCTTCCAATTTATAGATCCAATTAGTGTATCTACAAAATCTTTCATTGTTTAGTTCTCTGTTTTTCTTTCAGAGCTTCTACAGAACGAATGTGTTTTTGAGAATACTTTCCATTCAATCCTTGTCCTTTTTCTTTTTGGTCTTTCTTTTTCTCACGACGAGTAGAAGGTTCCATGTATTACAATGTAAAAAGTATCTTTCTTCTTAAATTCGTTTTATCGGCACGTGAACGTTACGACTGCTCCACTCTCGTGGACAGCAGTGCTTCCGGGACATCCTTCCCACAGACCATCTGCGAGACTATCTTTGAACAACTTAAACTCTTCAAGATACATTTCTCGTGTACAATTGTCAGGGATAGACTCCTCTGGAATTGTAAATGATGCAGTAAATCCATACTTGTCATCTTGTACAATCTTGATTCCATCAACGAATTGTTGAGTTCTAGCAGGATTGTGTGAAATGTACTGTCCGGCATAAAAGCCGTACTCAAGAATGTCTTGAATGTACTTGATATACCGATTGTGATCTTCAAATTTTCCTTTCATAAATTCACGCAATGTTTGAGTCGACAAATATTCATTTCTGTCTTGAAGCATTTCATAAATTTCCCGAATGTCTGCACAACTGATCGTCTTATAAGCCTTTTCCACAATCAAATCGTGTGCAAGCTCATCAAGATGGTTGTCATTCATCGCTTCATAGGCCCTATCCTTGTGCCACCGAAACGTGATTTCAAAGGATAGAGCCATTTTATTGAAACGGACCAACTCGTCTACTTTTAAATCCATTTTTATTCACAGCAAACAATGGAACCCTGGTATCCGTATGTAATTGGGACAATTATCTTTTTATACATTCAATCATTCAATCGAATCGCAAAGATTCATTTGGACACAGATAGATCACTTGTGTGGAAAGATTTTTTCACAAAGGTAATCCCTTTAGGAGAATGGTAGATGTGGGAGTCGAACCCACCATAGAATTAACTAGACGATCTTAAGTCGCCCGCCTTAACCGCTCGGCCAATCTACCGGTATTAGTTAACAGTAGCTATGTAAATCATTAAAGGTTAAAGCGTTTCTTAAAGTCTGTTACAGAAGCTCGGAAGGACGGCTTGTTCCAGAGAACCCATTTGCTTAATGCACCAGGAGTATCGGGTTTATTCCAGTGTTCACCCATTCCAGAATGACGTTTTAAATAACGTTGCTTTCGCGTAGCGTCTTTGTGTTTGGTATAATCAGACATCCCGCGTGCTCCAAACGGAACTACTTTTGTGTGTCCATCTGCATACTCAAACGTTGCATCCCATTTCTTCTCTTTCTTATGAGAAGGCTTAATAGACTTAAGTTTTAAACGTCTTGTTTTCATCTTAGTTTCTATTAATGGAAGCGTGGTATAAAAAAGTGAGACTTCTAAAAGATGAAAGTGAAACACCCTTTATAACTGAATCTCTTACTCATAAAATATTTTATGATTTGAAAAGATCGAAGATTCGTGAGAAGGGAAAGTTTAAGAATCGCATGGGTCCTGAATTTGAAAATTGGGTTGTAACGTTACAGGATCGATTTGCACCTGAATTGGTAAACGCAGTTATATCAGACGACGAATTTTGGGAAGCCACCCTTAAGTTAACGCTCGGTATTTGAAAATGGAACAATATAGAGACAATACATAGAGTATAAATAATGGGAGATACTATTATCGGCGTACAGTTCGGTATTGCGAACCCAGATGAAATCCTAAAAAGAAGCGTCGTGGAAGTAATTACTGACAAGACCTATCAAGGAAATCAGCCGGTCCCCGGAGGTGTCTTTGATGCTCGTTTTGGTGTAATTGAAAATGGCAAAACGTGCCCGACTTGTAAGCAAACGAATCTTCTTTGCCCGGGTCATTTTGGACACATCACCCTTGCGAGACCTGTATATCTCTACCAGTTTCTTGAATACATTCAAAAGATTCTTCAAATTGTATGCCTGAATTGCTCAAACCCCTATCTTCCGGAAGAAGAACTCGAGCGTCTCGAGAAACTCTTCAGCGGAATCGATCGATTTGATGCGGTTCGTGAGCGTACAAAGGATTACAAAACGAAAGATCTCAAAGAGTCATCTGCATGCCCTCACTGTGCATCTCCTGCAATCAAGAAGGTTGACCGTCAAGAGGCAACCGTAACTATCACACCGCTCGCTCTCGAAGCAAAGACGTATGATGATACTGCGGATCCTATTCCTCTGCAACCGGAAATGGTCCTTCGTTGCTTTCAGCGTATGACGGATCGCCACATTGAACTTATCGGATTCAACCCTAAATTCAGTCGTCCTGATTGGATGATTTGTACCGTTCTTGCAGTTCCTCCTCTCTCTGTTCGCCCTTCAGTTATGGAGGACAATCAGCGTATGGAAGATGACTTGACTCACAAGCTAATCGACATCGTTCGTGATAACCAAAGACTTCGTGATCGCATTGATAAGGGCGATTCCCGTGATATCATTGACAAGTACACTGGTCTTGTTCAGTTTCACGTGGCAACCTATGTGGATAACGATATCAAAGGACTTCCTCCTTCAGCTCAGCGTTCTGGGCGTCCACTCAAGACTCTCAAGTCTCGTTTGGGTGCAAAGACTGGGCGTGTTCGTGGAAATCTTATGGGTAAGCGTGTTGATTTCTCAGCACGCTCTGTTATCACACCGGATCCCAACATTGAACTTGATGAACTCGGTGTTCCTGAAGAAATTGCAAGCAATCTTACGTTTCCCGAAATTGTAACAGCATACAATCGTGATCGTCTTATGTCGTATGTCCGAAATGGTCCTGGAAAACATCCGGGTGCTAAGTCAGTGTATCTCAAAGATGATAAACGCACGCTAAGTCTCAAGTATGTAAATGTTGATCGCATCGATCTAAAAGAGGGAGATATTGTTCATCGTCATTTGATTGATGGAGATGTCGTTCTCTTCAATCGTCAACCGTCACTTCACAAGGGTTCGATGGAATGCCACAGAGTCAAGGTTTTGCCTTACTCAACGTTCCGTCTTAACGTTTCAGCTACGAAACCCTACAACGCGGACTTCGATGGAGACGAAATGAACATGCACGTTCCCCAATCAATTACCGCAGCAACTGAAATTAAGTATCTTGCATCTGTGCTTCGCCAAATCATTTCACCCCGCAAGAATTCACCTATTATTGAAATCGTGCAAGATACGATGACTGGTGCATTCCTAATTTCAGATCCAAATGTAGTTGTACCGGAGCATATTGGAATGAATCTTCTAGTGAGAACCAAGAAGCCACTTGCGGCATTCAAGCGTCGCAACAAGGTGTTTACTGGTCCGGAACTCATCTCCAGTACATTCCCTCTTGTAAACCATGAAAGCAACATCAGTGTTAAAAATGGTCAACTCGTGAAAGGTCGTATGAACAAGGGAGCGTTCAGCTCTACTTCAAAGGGTATGATTCATATGATTTATAACGAGTTTGGCCCCGATCGCTGTGGCCAATTCATTAACGAAATTCAAAATGTTGTTACCAAATTCAATCTCTTTCAGGGATTTTCAGTAGGATCATCCGATCTACTTGCGGATTTGGAAACTCAGGCATTTATTCGTGAAACAATTGAGAAGGGAAAGAAGGAAGTTGCAGAGCTTCTCTCAAGCGTGCACGCTGGAACCTTCCTGAACAATTCAGGACGTCTAGATGGTGAGGAGCTTGAAAACAAGATCACAATTGCACTCAATCAAATTGTAAACACTGTTTCAACTCGTATCCTTGACAGCCTTCCTAAGAACAATCGAATTGTCCAAATGAATGGTGATGGAGGTTCTGGTGCAAAGGGTGATAAGCTTAACATTTCACAGATGATTGCCCTACTTGGTCAGCAGATGGTTGCTGGTAAGCGTGTCCAGTACACTCTGCAAGATCGTACGCTTCCTCACTTTGCTAAGTACGATCACGGTATTGAATCTCGCGGATTTGTTGAGAACAGTTTTATCCAGGGATTGAAACCTGCAGAGTTCTTCTTTCACGCCATGGGTGGACGTGAAGGCCTGATTGATACTGCAGTTAAAACGTCCGATTCAGGATACATTCAGCGTAAACTTGTGAAGAACATGGAAGATTTGCACGTTGAATACGATGGTACTGTTCGCAATGTAAATGGAAGTATTATTCAATTCAATTATGGTGGAGATAACGTTGACAGCATTTATGTTGAACATCAACCTTGTGATTTGGCACTCATGAGTTTGGAGGATGTCTACAAGAATTATGCAGCATCTGCAGATATGTATGGTCCCGTTTGCTCAGAAAACGTAGGAGACAATCCTCCTGATATGCTGGATGAAATTCTCAACGATCGTCACATTCTCGTAAAAGACGTGTTTCGATATGTAAAGAATGATGTAGTGTATGCTCCCGTTCACCTACAACGCCTTGTTGAAAAATATCGTAATCCCTATGCAACAAAGACTGATTTGACTCCTCAGCATGTTGTAGATGAACTTACGAAGATGACTACTGAGCCTCTCTTTGCAACCAACAAAGTGTTTCACATTCTACTTCGTTACTATCTTGCTCCCAAGAAGTCAATCATTGATCTCAGACTTTCGAAAGAAATGTTCAATGAAGTTCTTCAAGAGATTCGTTTCAAGTACATCAAGTCACGAGTCCATCCGGGAGAAATGGTAGGAACACTTGCAGCACAATCCATTGGTGAGCCCACAACTCAGCTTACACTGAATACTTTCCACTCAGCAGGTACAACGAAGGCTAATGCAACTCAGGGAGTTCCTCGCATGGGTGAACTTCTATCCGCCACTCACAATCCCAAGAATCCTCTGAATTTCATTTATCTGAAGGAAAACATCGCAACATCCTATGATACTGCGATTCTTATGATGAAAGAAATCCAAAAGACAACTCTCCGTGATCTTACTAAGTCGGTTCGTATCTACTACGATCCGGATCCGCTGTCTTCCAATACAGCAGTTCAAGAAGATGCTGAAATTCTCAAATCATATGAGAAGTTCTCAGTTACAAACGGTCAGGCGTGTGCGTCTCCTTGGATTCTTCGACTTGAGCTGGACAACTTGAAAGTAGCAGCTCTCCCCAGCATGATTGATATGTCGATTATTGCAACCAAGATTCAGAACAACAAGGTCCTTCGCGCCTTTGAATGCATTCCCAGCGATATCAATACGAGAGACAAGCTAATTATGCGTGTAATCTTCAGCCCAGACGTTGCAAAGAACGCTCTATCTCTGCGATTCATTGAAGACAAGCTTCTGGATACAATTATTACAGGTGTTGATGGAATTGGGCGTGTATTCCCTACGGAGCTCAACAAGGAAGTGTTCTATGATGAGAAAGTAGGTGGGTATGTTCCTGTGAAGCAGCACATGCTTACAGTAGAAGGTACCAATTTGATGGACATTGCAATGAATCAGAACACAGACCCGTACAAGTCTTTCAGCAATGATATTCATGAAATTAATGAAATCTTTGGAATTGAAGCAGCTCGCATTTCGCTGTACGAAGAGTTCATGGAAGTCTTTACTCGTGAATTTGTGAATTATCACCACATGATTATGCTCATCGATTCAATGACTGCACCAGGATACATCCTTTCTGCAGATCGTGCTGGAGTGAACAAGAATGATGAAATGGGCGTTCTTGCAAAGTCTTCCTTCGAAGAAACTGCAAAGCACCTGTTCAACGCTGCAATTTCAGCAGAGTATGACAACATGAAAGGTGTATCTGCAAACATCATGTTTGGTCAGAAGCCTCCTTGTGGTACTGGGTTTGTAGACATCCTTGTTGATGAAACCAAGCTTCCTGAAGGAGCAGACGAAGAAGCATCGGTCTTTGATGCAGATCTTCAAGCTGCGAATTTGAGAGTTGAAGAAGGTGAGAAGGCAGAAGGGAATATCAAGATGGAAGAAATTGTGATGGATTGGTAAAAACGGATTTCAAACTTTAACAATAACTATTTTTTACCTAAAATGTCAGTAGTAGCACTCGAGTATCGCAAGACGAAGAGTGAGATGGACGATATCCTCCGCAATGTTGGAGACAGCGTTACTCCGGAAATTCTACTTATGCTCGACTTTGCATATCACAACACTGAGCCTACATATGAAGACGGACTTAGTTTTCTAGATCGTCTTCACGCAAAGCTGTCTATGTATCACGAAATTCAGTGGAATGTACAGCATCTAAAGGCTTGGGTTCGAAACTCGCAGAATCCTCAAGTAGCATTTGTGGACATTCTCAACGAACTTCTCACCGACAGTATGATTGCATCGTATGGTGTTTAAACTTAGACATTAAAAACATATGATTTTTTACTTGTGCTTCAATCGGTTACCACTTGCACTTATTAGTTCTTCATCCGTTACATATCCAGTACGACCGTCTCGGATTGATTCATATGCTACTTGGAGACAAGAATCACATTTGGATTTGATAGGACGTTTAAAAATTTGTTCTAATTTTTCTTTGCAATAATCGTTGTATGTAGCATGTGTTGTGTTCAATCTCTTTTTTTCTTCGTCCCACCATTTTTCATATTTTGTTTTTTTAGGTGGACTTACTTTAGCTAATCCGGCTTTCAAGGATCCTTTTGGCATTGTTGTTTAACAATTTTAACGTTTAAACCCAGACTTCATTCTTAAACTAAAATGGACAGCATTGTTACTGCAGTTGTTGAAAAGTTCAAACAGCGTTCTGAATTTGGCCAACAGAAATATGGCACAAATTTAGATCGTACAGATCTTTCTTTTTTGGATTGGGTTCAGCACATGCAAGAAGAGCTTATGGATGCTATTCTCTATCTTGAAAAGATGAAAAAGGTTTCAGATGAAAGTGCAAAACGCAAATGTACTGCATGTCATGAAACGGGAGTTGACATGTTTGATCCCGAGCAGGATTGTAGAATTTGTCATGGAAAAAAGTATGTTGATTAGCTGCTATAGGCAAGACCAGCCATGCCACTCATGATGCGGAGGATGTTGTAGTTGACTGCATACACGCGGACATCGTACGTCTTATCCTGGGACTCATCCATTACCACTGCACCGTTGATGTTCATCACAATTGTAGCCGTATCGATACGTGAAAAATTGCACGTGCCGCTAGGCTGGTGTTCTTCAGGACGGAGAGCAAAGGAATACATGTAGAGACCTTTCTGAGTATAAGTGTTGTTATACCATCCAGCTGATCCTCCCGTGTGGTGCTGATATACCTGTACTTTACGGAAATAATCGCCATAACGACGATCCATGCGATCTTGGCCATTGATTTGGAGCCACTGTTCATAAACAGCTTCTACCTGATTTCCATCTTTATCATACCCACCATACGTAAATGGTTTTAGCAAATACTGTCCGAATTTCTTAGAAATAGCGCAGTTTGTGTGTGAATTGGGCTGCACAACCCAAACGAGTTCCTTCACAGGGTGGTTGAACGTAAGATCGATGCGATTGTTGTAAGACGTGATACCCTTATCTTCGTTGAACTGAGTCTGCTCGATCAGATACTCGTGAGACTGCTGGGCCATACGACGACGCTCTTCAACATCAAGATAGATGTAGTCAATGTACACTGCCGCCTGAAGAGGAGCAGGTAATGAACTTGCTTGGTTAAAATCAGCAGCTACAGTTTTTGCTTCATTCCACTGGATGTTGATTTTTACTTCGTGATACTGGAGAGCAATGAGAGGTAGTGCGGCACCAGGGTTCTTCGTGTAGAAGAAATAGAGAGGGATATAAAACACAGTAGGGTTAGAAGGTCTTCCACTACCAACATTACATTGAGTTTGAGCAGGAATTGCTGCACTCGAACCTGCCCCTATTCCACCATTAACCATGTCCCATGTCTTTACCGATGTTGTGTAATTGCTTGTTAGAGAATCCCAGAGGAAGAGCCACTCGCCATAAAGGCGATCAATGATTTGACCACCAATGTCAAGTTCAACGTACTTAAGCATATTATACCCAGCGCGTCCACCCGTGCAATTAATTTGGGAACCATCGGGCATTATAACTTCAAGATAAGTCGAATAGAGAAGATCGGCGTGACGGCCAATGATCGCAGAATGCTTTACACCCCAGCCAGCCTGACCAGTTGTATTAATACGAAACGATTCCATCGCAAAGTTTGTGTGGCGCTTGTACAAGCCTTTCCAAAACGTGATTTGGGGGTTGCCACAGATGTATGCGTCCTGAGCACCATAAGCTACGAGTTGTAATAAACCACCTCCCATTTGTCTTTATATGTTAGTAATACTCAATTTTTTAACGGCGTCCGTGGCGACGAACTTTCTTCGTCTTCGACCCGCTCCACGACTTCTTCGCTTCCATGATCACTTTCTTCAGCCCATCCCCCTTCTTGTAGGTCCCCTTCGACTTCATGTGCTTCATCGTCTTCTTCACGTGTGTCAGCCAAGCATTCGCCATTTTTATGTTCTATAGGTGAGATTTTATCATCAATCACAGGTAAGTCCACACTTTGAACGACATCTTCTACCGCAGGAGGAATCGAAATAGTTAAAACAGGCTCGGGTTCTTGAACAGGAACAGCTACGGGTACTACAACCTGTTGAACGGGAATATGAGCAACCTTTTTCGACCACGGGAACGGCATTTATATAGTAACGTCATAAATTGGTGTTGATTTTCTCATAGGTTGAAAGGATACATTTGGATCCGGAAGTGTCGGTTGTTTATACTTCTTAGGCTTGAGTGGACGCAGAGGTGCCGGTTTCAGGACTAAACTATTTTCTTGAAATTCTCCAATGTACAATTCCATCATGCTATCAAGAGACCCATAATTCATCATAACCCATTGACAACCATACGACAATACAATTTGAGGATTAAAATTTGTAAGATCATCTCCAATATCGGGGACAACCATTGTGATGTGTGAGCGATTGAAATTAATCAGCTCATCAGGATCGTGAGGTTGAGATGCCTGTGTATACGTCATACGACGCAGATTAGAAGTTGACCACGATAGATTAATGAGTTCTTCCATATGAGTTCCTTTTACTTGACCACCTCCTGAAACAATGATGATCTTGCGCTGAAGATTGCAGACAGGTTCTATGGCTAAGTTCTTACGCTGATACCCATACGATTCATCCAACAAATGAGCTCTACAAGTTGTTTTTATGATTTCAGAAGCAGCGTTCAATACATTTGCATTGTCTGTATGAAACACCAAACTGAGAACAAATGGATCACTTGAAACTGGAGATGAAACACTGTTAAATGCAGTATTTGCAATGCTGACACAACATGCTTCCAGAGGAACTGTATTGTAAGCATAATCAGTTCCCAATTTTTGATTCTTTAATCCTACAACTGGCTTCTCCTTTTCATCTGCATACACATCTAATTCTACAAGTCGAGCACCTGCCTTAATTAACATCGGAAGAATCTGATCAGATATGTAGTCGTAAATGTCAACACCTGGAAACAATGAATAAGATGAAGAAGCCATATAATAGTCACACAACTTGAAATCTCCAGTTGTAGGACAACCTAAAGGTGCTAATTTGGTAACTTGTTCATACGCTTGAAATTTAGGCTTTGCTTTTAAAACAGCCTGTGTACTTGAAGGAGTCAAAGACCAAAATAGGAGGTATCCAATTGCTACAACGAGTAGTGCTAAACCACCATATTGAGCCCAAGGAGGAATACTTGTTGTATCCATTATTTCTTACCAACACGAAATAACATACCGCGTAACCCTCTTACAACGGCATCAGGAATGCGTTCTTCCATTGGAATTCCCAGCAGGCAGCAAAGGTGAAAGTACAAGCAATACATTCCACATTCAGAAAATTCATACTGATGGCGAGTTTTGTTGTAGGTAAGTTTCATAGGCTGTGAATGAACACCTGCTTCCATCCACTGATCTCTCCATCGTCTCATTAAGACTTGAATCTCCTTTTCAGGTTTATGAGAATAGGAATCAAAGTATGTGATTCGGGGGTACTCAAATTCAGGACCAATATCGCAAAAGACTCCAACCCAATGTTTGCCAGGACCAGTGCTTACATCTGTATTAAAAATTATACCAATTTGAGTAAAGCCATTCTTATAAAGACGTTTTAAATCGAGAGAGCAAAGTGAGCTAACTAAGCATTTGCCTGTTTCACTTTTTTTATCAAAATCAATCGGGAATGTACCCAAATAGTAGTATTTTGAAAACAGTTTTGTGAATTGACCTTCAACGTTTTCAATATCATCACTTGATAACCATTCTTCGGGATTTACAACCCACGAAGAAGGAGCTTTGGGTTTGGATAACATAGATGTAAGAATACATTCTGCTGATCCACTTTTGCAATGCGAATGAAATCGACGCTTCAATTCATTCCATACAACACTCATCTCTCCTTGCGGAATAGGTGTTTCCGTTGAATACTCTTTGTTATACACTTGTCGCAAATGTTCTACTTCGTCTTTGTCGAAGTACATCTCTTATTAGAAAAACGGATTATGTTTGAAGATTGTTACTTCTTGGAAAAACATGGACTCTCTTAAGAATGAACTCAAAGAATGTCTCAAGCGCTATCGTGATCTAGATGATCAGGTTCGTGGAGTAAATAAAGTAGTCTACGATCTTCGTGAAAAGCGAAAGACGGTAGAATTTGAGATGGCAGACATTCTTAAAAATCCTGCAATGACACAGGTTGGAGTTCTTCGACTTGAAAATGATAATTCATACATTCGAGTTCAACGACCGGGTAGTTATGCAAAGTCGTGGTCTCTTTCAAAGCGAGACCTTCAAAATTATCTAGATCACTATTTTGAAAATGCGCGTCAAGCGGCAAATTCAAAGGATTGTTTCGATTTCATTGTACAGCAGCAGAAAGCAAATGCTGTTGAAACTGATTTCAAGTTTACTCGAACGCTTCCAAACGAAAATCTGGAGAATGAATAATGGCATCTCTGCTCAGTGGATTGAAGACACAGGCTATGGCTATGTTGCCTCAGCTTGTACAAACGGCTGAACCTCAAATTGAATCACAATTACGCCAGACTCTGCGTACGATTAAAGCAACGAAGCCCAAAGAGTCTCAACTTTTTTTAACGAATTGGAAGAAACTTGATAAGGCGGTTCAAGAAGAGTTAGCAGTTGTACCTGCAGAACCAGTTGCTCCTGCTGTTGGAGGTAAGAGACGTAAGCGTGGGGGAAAGACTCAGCGTGTAAAGAAACATAAAAAACGGACATAAGTTTTACACAGAATTTTGAGTTTACAAAGTATGGAACAACAGGTATACAATCCGTATAATCCAAGAAATCGCTTGTTTACCAAATCGGATATCCAAGCGATTTTGAACAATACAAAGCATGCTATAAATCATGTAGATCTCTTCCAAACAGCAATGGTACATTCGTCATATGTAAAAAGATCAGAGTACACATCGCCAGCAGGAGAAGAAGTACAATTAGCAGATCGCCCGACGAATTGCCTTGAGCTCTTTGATCAATCGTACGAGAGGCTAGAGCATTTAGGTGATTCGGTATTGGGTGTCGTCGTTTCATCTTACTTAGAAAAACGTTTCCCTGGTGAAAATGAGGGATTCCTTACAAATTTGAAGAAAGAACTGGTGTGCAATGAAACACTGGGGCTGCTTTCACAAAAAATCGGGATTGATAAATTTTACATCATTTCAAAACACAATGAAGATGCTTGCAACGGAAGAACAAACCTAAAGAAACTAGGTGATATTTTGGAAGCATTTATTGGTGCGCTTTGGCTAGATAGTGATTACAATTTTCAAGTTGTTTACAAGTTCATTATTGGATTGGTTGAAAAGTATATCAACATTCCAAAAATTTTAATGAACAATCGAAATTATAAAGAACAACTTCAAAAAGTGTATCAGTCAAAGTTCCACATTACTCCTACCTACAAGATATTGGCATCGTCCCCGAATTCGTATACGATGGCAGCTGTAGATAAAAATGGAGTTCATTTGGGTGTAGGCAGTGCGCCTACCAAGAAACAAGCTGAGCAACTGGCAGCCAAAGAAGCTTTACGCCAATTTACTGTATAGATGCTCTACAAGCTTATCAATGTTATACCCATTTTTTGACGAAATGTCAAAATAGGCCATTTTGTGAGTTCTGTGATATCGAGTATTTCCGTAATTCATTTTTCTGTCATCAATATCACACTTGTTTCCAACTACGATGATTGGATTGCTGGGATCAAGCACTTTGCCGCACCAGAATCCCAAATTTTCATAACTCCTTTTGTTTGTTACGTCGAACATCAAAATCGTTGCATCGGCAGGCAGAACAAATGCGTTATGGCTTTGTCCAGCTGTATCACGCAGAATAAATGTTTCATCAAATGAAGAAGTTACCATACACTCGTTTGGTTCGTATTTCGGATTAAAATCAATGCCTCGCAAGTAATTTGTGAGCGCTGTCTTTCCGACACCACCATCACCGAGGATATTGATCGTCTTCATTTTATTGCTTTAAATATTCGTAGTTGTATGCAACTCCGTTTTTTACAAATCGATCGTCGTGAATCGGAATGCTGTGTTCTCTTCTCAATGCATCATTTTTAAATATTTTGCATACGTTCATCTTGATAAGGAATGCCGAATTCTTTACGATATTCATTTCCAGTGACAAAATAACCACTGTTGAGTGAAACATCATATACTACAAACTTATCAAGAAATTCTATGTAATATACATCATAGTTAATTATCTCTGAGTTATTGCTTAGCAAAAATCTCCCATGAGTCTTAATAGATTCGATATCATTCAAATTGAGATCTGATTGAAATCCAGTATACTCTGCATCGTCATTTACTGCAAATGCATCATTGATCGGCTTGAACTCTTCTTTGAAGTACTTATGACGCAAGTTTTCAACCGTATACTGACTCGAAACTACAGAGAAGTGTCCAGAATCCGTAACCAATGCAAATAGATCTCTGGACTCCAAGTAATACAGTTTGCAGAGAACTTTGTCTTCTTGGTGTCTGTAAAGCCCATTATCATACTTGTCGTCGATCAGGGTTCCGTTTGCTTCAATTTCCTCCATGGTAATATCTGGGGTCCAAGCATCACTGAGCTCCATGTTTATACTACTACTGAGTACTTCTTATAAATAGCTTTTCCGTTCACAGTATGAATGCTTCTTCAGGAATAGCATGATGTCTGTCATCCTGAAACGGAATACCATATGTCCTGCGTAACTGTATATCTTGAAGTCCATAATGTTGACGTGATGATCCGTATACAGTGTTGCAAGTTATAAAGATATCAAGTGCCGGAACATAATAAAGTTCACTCCAACTTTCACTTTTTTGCAAAAGTCGTCCAATACTTTTAATAGTTTCAATGTGATGTGTTTCACCTAATTCAGATTCAAAGGGGGCATAATTAGAATCATCAAACTCTGAAAAGGTATAATCCTTTATTTCGTATCCTTTCGATTTTTTATATTTTTCCATATATTCATTGTGATCGTCTGCGCTATTAACAAACGTGTATTTTCCATCATCGTAAATAAATACAAACGTAGGAACTGGGTTTGCATAAAAGTATAAACTACGTTCATGGACTTCATCAAATACGGTATATGTAAATTTTTCTAAGAACTCTCCGTTCTCTTTTATATCATCCAGCGTTCTCAAATGAGCTGCCATTTTTACATTATCATAGTCTTCTTCTCTCTAGGTAGTCTACGTACAAGAAGTTCACGCGCAGTTCCACCTACACTCATATCTTCTGCACCTTCAGGAATTCCTTCTATAGAACGCAAAATTTCAGCAGCTCTAGTAGGTTCATCTGCAAGATGCATCAAAATTTGAGTACGAATTAGATTACGACGAAGTGGAGGACGTGATGTACGAACAGTACGACTAATGGTTCCCACTCCATTCCCTTCAAGCGCAAAATTGTCCACTTCGTTGTCCTTCATGAATGTCAGGATGTTGGATGAAATAGTTGCCTTCTGGTCACGAATCGTTTTAATTTGAGCACGAAGTTGACGTTCTTGATCATCAAGAGTGATCCACTCCTTCAGACTTTCGCGGACTTGTTCCGTCTTGTCTTCTGCCATTTGTTGTAGTATGTTCCTGGGTTGAAAATCGGTTATCTGCAGCAGGTTGATTTGTTTTAACTTGCAAATCTTTTTGTTTCATGCCTTCACTCCATTTGGCAAGTTCTTCTGCGGACATCCACCTTTCATCGTGATATACAAACGGTTCGTTAGCAATCCATTTATTCAAAAATTCAATAATTTTTTCCGCACGGTCCTTCTCCATTTGTTATACTTATGTCTTTGAGTTGAAAATCGGTTGCCCGCAACAAGTGTCTTTGATCCCACATAATCATTCACAAATGGAATGTATGAAGCAATGCTTGGATGAGTTTCTAATGTCTTTACCATATGTTCAGTTTGTGTCATGCCTTTGCCAAGAGCAGAACCAAAGAGTGGAACAACATTGACCATATGAGCAACGGCTTGTCCGGTATCCTGTTCTAACATTGCAACTGCAGACGCAGCAGCTCCTGCTAATGCTACAAAAGGAGTCGCTATAGCTGCACCAATAGGTCCACCTACAGCTTCTGCCGCATCGGCCGCTGTTGTCACTCCCGTCTCGGTTGCCCCATGTATCGCATCCAGAGCTAAATCCGCTAATGGTACATTTTCCTTGAATGTTAATACAGGAGTTGTAAGCAGACTATAAATGTTTCGAACAGGGTATTCCAGTGAATCTGGCAAATACGAAACTAATGAAGATATATTGTTCTTCACAGTAAAATCAACAAACGGATATTTGCTTTCCGATCCACCTTTCTTTTTTAATCCACGAAACACCTGTTTGGCAGTTTTTTCTGTAAAAATAGGGTTTGTTTTTGCTTTATCGCGATATGCAGATTTTTGAATTTCAGTTGGAGATTTGAACGATTGTTTTCTCAAAAAAGCTGTCAAACTAATCAGCTTTACAGTTTCTTTGGCAAGATCAAAATCTTTAAAGCGTTTCTTGAGAACGTTGTACGCACGTTCTTCTTGCTTTGTAAATGGACTATCATAAATCCACACCATTACTTAAGTTCAACTGTTATTTTTTTAATACGATCTGTTAAATCTTCTTTATCTAAAATTTTAAATTGAACATTCTTAAATCCAGATTTAGGATTGCGCTTGTCGGCAGCAACGTTTTCCCATTTTTCCATATTTTTCCATTCAGTTTTTGTGCGCGAGTCAACGTGACTCAATTCACGAAAGCCTTCTCCTCTCATTGTAGGCTGAAAAACATCGATCTTATTTGCTTTCAATCTGTTTCGAAGAGCATCATCTTCTCCACCCCACCCCCAAAAATTATTAGGGAATCCATTAACCTTTTGAACATCTTCAATTCGCATCGAAAGAACACCTCCAAGAAAATCGGGGGAATCATATTTTGATGTCCAAACTTTTGCAATATGAATAGGCTTTTCGGGGATCGCCGTATAATAGGGTACCAGCGCTCTTAACGGAATTAAGTCTACATCATGGAAAATTACGTAGGAAAACCCATTTTGTTTTGCAATTCGAGCACCAATGTTTAACAAGGCTCCACGATTAAACTTTTCGCCATCTTGAGATTGTTCAATGATCAACACAACCCAATCAGGATGGTATCGATTCATATGACTTACAAACTTCTTTAATTGTTGAGACCTTTCCTGTTCTGCATTGTCTCGAAATGGAATAAGTATTGTTGGAGTTCCTTGTGGGAACTGTTTAACATCCGATACCTCTAACGGTATATACATTTTGCTCATTATTTTAAATCCATAGAATAAGATGAAACCGTTCATACACACGTATGACGATGCTTTCACACGAGCAAGTCCATATACTCAACAAACAGAAGAATTAAAAACTACTTTACAATATATTTTTGACCAGCGTTATTCTTGCTATCTACTTTGTGTGAAGGATAAAGAATATACCCTTTTTAAGATTGAAAGTAAAGGTGGTGATCCAATTTTGGATAAACAAATCAATAAAACTCTCAAACGCAAAAAGATTAAATCATCCACCAAAACTTGGAGACGTATGGGATGTATTATAAAACCATTTAAGAAAGAATCTACTTTTGCCAAAGAGTGGATTCCGTTGCTCGATTCTGTGAAAGAGAAGCTGCCCAATGGTGTTTTTGTACTAAGTTTGTCGGATTCAGTTTTACTTCCTTCTACTGCAAGTGGAAACTTTTTACCTGTCTATGCCTATTCTGGTAAACAGGGGTACAAAGATATCCCCATTCCAACATACGATGATTTATTTGATTCAGACATTGGGCCTGTTGAAACAAATTGGAGTCAAAAGAAAGATGTAGCTGTATTTCGAGGATCATCAACCGGATGTGGATATACAAAAGATACAAATCAAAGACTTCATCTTGCGTCAATGAAGTCTGAGGATTTGGATGTTGGAATTACGCAATACACATCTCACTTAAAGATCAATTCGGCCACCGATATTGGTCAAGCTGAAAGGGTAGCTCCCGTTGCATCCAAGCTGTCTTGGAAAGATCAAAGTGAATACAAATATTTGTTACACGTGGATGGAAATGTTGTGGCGTATCGACTTCTGAAATCTATGTTGACCAAGTCAGTTGTACTGCGTGTTAAAAGTGATTTTGTTCACTGGGCTGACAAATATTTAGAACCGAACAAACACTATATTGAAATCAAAGCTGATCTTTCAGATTTGAAAGAAAAGGTCGATTGGTGCAAGTCTAATGATATAGAATGTAAAAAGATAGCAAAAGCAGGATATACTCTTGCAACCAAATTGTTAGCTTCAGCTAAATCTGATTTTGTGAAGATTCTTTCAAAGTAGGAGTTTAATAAACTCACTAACTTCTGTAAGTTCGGCTTGAATCTTTTGTAGCTTTTTATCAATTTCTTCTTTAGAAGGAAGAGGCTTTTCTGCAAGGATAGTCGTATTCCAATCTGCATTATCCGGCCAAGGTGATTTTGGGAGAGACGTCCATCCCCAGATAGACCAAGTCGTTCCACGTTTACTTCCTGAAGACGGACCCATACATATATATTCCGTGTCGCGGTTGCGGCTCTTTACAAACGCTCGAAGAGTTGGAGGAAGAATATCAAATGAATAAATATAATCAGTTCCATTTGGCATTCGTTCTTTGAATCGTGTATTGAGTGACTGTAGCCAATTTACCTCTGATTCGGGAATTACGTTGCTCATTAAGAATGATAGTTCATCTGTATTTAAACTAAAACTTCCACTGCTTGTCGCATTCCAGACAAGTAACGAACGTTGTCATAGGTTCATCAGCAGAACGCGTTTGCATTTGATAGTAATCGCATTTGGACTTCTTCTTGCATCCGGAGCACCACATGAAGATAGATGCTGCATCACTCTTAGAATACAACTTCTTTTCTGTTTCAATGATCTTTTCAATAGTTGCTTTCCAACGTGAAGGGCACATGTCAAACGCATTCATTTCAACAAACTGAGTGATTGTGAGATCTTTGTTTTTCAATTTTTCAAGCCAGTTTTCTTTGTTTTCAACATAACTGCTCATTCCTTTCAAATTTTCATAGAGAGAAATGGCTTTGTTCCTGTACATGTTCCAGAACACTCGATTCCCCCAATCAACTTCAACTCCTTCTTTAATCGCAATTGTATTTGTAGATTGAAGCATCTCTCGTTCGAACTCTTTTGCGAAGTCTTCATTCTCAAAGAGTTCGGTGAAGTTTTCAATTACCTTATCGCGAATTGCACAGTTTACAAAGATATCTTTGGTCTTTACTTGAACTGGTTTTACGACATGGGTTACTTGCTTTACATGAGGAACTTCTACATCTTCAAGTTCATCAACTTCAATTTCTACATCTTCAATTTCATCATCTTCGATGCCTTCTACATCCACTTCATCTTCTTCATCTTCTTCGATATCAAATGTCCACTCTGCATACAAAGTTTCATATTCATCGTGCTTTAAATTCACATATGCAGATGCAGAACGTTCGTAATCATCCTGATCTTCGGATTCAGTTGCTAGGATCACAATTGTTCCACCATACGTTTCTTCATCGAATGGACTCGGTAGCATATGCTGGTTAACAGTTTCTTCATCGTCAGAAATACTTGCAAATACAGTTAGCCATCGTGTATCCTTTGTGGGATCTTGTAGTTTTCCCTGATACTGAATAGTTGTAGTTTTATACTTCTTGCGAATCCATTCAAGCACATCGGCAGTCTTTACAGGAATTGTAATATCGCTTACAACGCCTGAATGTGAAATTGCGACTCCGTTTACCATTTTAGAAGATACAGACATACCGCTTATTAGTTTCGTTTTTAAACGATGAAAACGGATTATTGGTTCTTTTTGAAAGAACTAGTACACAAAATGAGTTCAAGCAAGTACGTTCCTCCCCAGATGAGAAACAAGAAGGAGACTGTCGAGGAAAAGCCCAGACCGTCCTTTCGTCGTACGTATCAAAAGTCTCAGTGGGAACTTGAAAAGGAAGAAACTGAACGTAAGCAAGTACTTGAACAACAGGAACTTGAAAAGAAGAGGGAATTTACAGATGAAAACTTTCCCTCTATCAGTTCGAATGCTCCACGTGATTCAGCGTGGGGTGGAAAGAAGACGTTTGCTGCACTCGCTGTTGAGTGGGATGCAAAGGCAAAGGAAGACGAAATTAAACAAAAACAACAAGAGAAGGAGGAACAGGTCACGCAGTTTCAAAGACGTGCAAATGTCCCTCTACCCCAATTTCATAATATTCACAGGTTCGTAGAGCCTGAAGATGAAACGGAACAGCAAGATGAGAGTCCTGTAAAGGCAACTGATCCTGCTGAAGAAGGTTGGGTTACAGTTGATCGTAGAAAGTATCGTCGTCAAAAGACGATTGAAGAGAAGCTTAACCGCCCGCCTACTCCGGAACCCGGAGATAGTGTTTGGAATGGAGATAGTCGCGAAGAAACCGACGCAACGTGTTGGGATGAACATCATTAAATAGCAAGTGCAGCTGGACGAATAAACAAATTACGGATCCAACCTGCTATATCTTGAGCTTTCCGCATAAGATATGTTCCATACAGTCTATACTCAAGTTTTTTACCATAATAAAATCCCAGTGCTAATGAAACGATAAGAAGAACAACATCTACAAATGATAAGATGCCATTTGTAGCGATTTGGTCTGATACAAATTTACCCACTTTATGAGTTACTGTATTTGTATCGTTTTCAGAAGCCTTTCCTTTTACATCAGGTTTCTCTACAGCCTTTGTACCTCCCATAAGTCCTCCACCCGATGTTTTCTTACCAGCTCTCTTACATCTCATATATGTCTTATTATCGTGCGGCATTGGGGCACCGGGTAACTGCTCAACATCATTGAAATACACCAGTCGATCACCAAGAGGTTGAATAGGACGTGAACCGGGGGACACGTTTTTAACTAGTAAAGCAAAATCAGTAGGATCGATGTTGATCATTGACTTGAATACTACCCATTTCACAGATTGGCAAGGGGGAACAACCATAGATCCGTCGTAGACAAAATAGGCCCCGTTCGGGGGCACCATCATATTGAGACTCCAATTTTCTCCAAGATTTACCTGAGTGTATTGTTGAGTAGGGTTGGCATACCCTACAAATGAATTGAAAAAGTGAGTTGCAGACGTTTGAGATGAATTGACACGAACAAGAGAGCTTACACACAAATATCCACCAGTCGGGTTTGTAAAGATAGCAATAACTTCTGCATCTGCTTGAATGTTTTCAATTGTGTGATGGCTGGGGTGATTGACTAAAATCATCGTGCAAGTATAGCCCTCTCCGTTATACTTACAGGTGCCCAGACCAGCCGTACTTTGCAGAATAAGGCCTTCATCCGAAACAACTACATTCGCTTGAGGGATCATAACATTGTCCATCACAAGCTCACATAAAAGATCACATGGTTTTGCAGATGATTGTGATAGGTTTATAGGACTTTGGTTGCTCGTAGGACAAGCCCATGAGGTAGTCGAGCTATACACGCTCATTTGTAGTCTCGCAGTATTTTGTATCTTGTCAATTAAGCAATAGCAAATGGTAGATATTAGTCCAGGAGCTGCTGCTGGAATAGGTATTGGAGCTGGCGTTGGAACCGTAATTCTCCTAGCCTTTTTAGGCGGTGTATTTAAAATTCCCACTGCGTATGCTGAAGGCGCACCACTGTACGAAACTTCTCAATATTTTTCTCTCATAAATTGGTTTCGTATATTGTACTACTTCTTGCCATATGGACTGTTCTTATTTGGAGTGATTTACGATGGCCTTGTTCGTAAGATCAAATTCTTCCCTGCTGGATTTATTGGACTCGTAGCCGTCTACCTGAATTCGCTGATCAGCTACTTTGTGAATGGAAGAGTTCCGGTAATCGACAGTGATTCGTGTGGAATCCCCGGGATGTCTAAATCTGGATCTGTTATTGCTCCTCAAAACATTCTTTTTACAACAACTGTTCTAAGTTACATTGCATCCTACATCACGAACACTCAAAGTGATTCAGCATACTCGGGTGCTGCGTGGGGTGGTGTTGGTATTTCAGCACTGATTGGTGGAGCAATGTATTATCGTAACAACTGTTATGGAGATGGTACGAAGTGGACATTATCGTTCTTAGGATCTGTAACACCTATTTTGTACGCAGTAATGGGGGGTATGCTGATAGGTGGAATTTCTGGATGGCAAATTTCAAGCGCAATCGGAGATGGTGGAGGAATTGGTCTATCTTCAGAGCAAAAACAATCACTGTCAACTGGAAAGCCTGCAATGGCTCCTACTTCTGGAACATCCGGTGCAGGTAAGTGTTCACCTACCGACAGCGATGATCAATTTGTGTGTGAAGCATATAAAAATGGGGAATTAGTTACATCTACTATTGTTGAATAAGCTTAAGGCCATTTCTCAAAATACGGTAATACCCAGAATGATTTGTACCCGATGTCTTCTCGGACGATACAAGTTTTAGCGAATCATCATAAATCGCAACAACAAGTGTAGGAACAACTTGAACACCAAATGTATCTTTATAATTATTCGGATCATCATGAGTATTCACAGAAACCCATGTATACTGTGGAAACTCTTCCTTCAAATCTTCAATAACAGGCTTCACAATTTTGCAGGGACCACACGTAGGTGACCAGAAATGAAATACAATTCCTTTCATGTTTCTTTTACTATAGTAGCTCCTTCAGCTATTAAATTGTTAGCCAGAAGTCTGTAGACCGCCGATTTGTGAAGGCGCTGTTTTTCAAGCATAAATCCTCGTTTTTTTAGCGTTTTCGTAAGAACTGCAAGAAGAGCTGTATTGACTTCTTCTTTATCAAGTGAATCCAAATGGTCACGACACCAGTCTGTCAGAATACGACCTGAAACAGGGGGGCCCATTAAATCAATTGGAAGACCTTCAATGGGTTTCTCTTGATTTGTATGAACAATTTTGACTTCCAACACTTCCGGATTCAGGACAGCTACTGCCATACGGTCTACGATTTCATTGTTTCTACTTAACTCATCATCTTTACCTGTGTGTGCGGGAACATATGAAATGCAATATGATTTGAATTTAGGTAGACGATTTACTGCATCCTCAATTAAATCACGGTGCTTTACAGGTTCACCAGCGCCTGTTTTCCAATTGTTCGATTGCCAACCAAGAACCCATTGAGTTAAACAATTTTTAGAGTACATGGAATCTGTATAGATTGTAAGTTCAATTTCATCGCAAGGAAAGTTACTTTCTGCAACTCGAATTGCTTCATAAATTCCCATAAGTTCTCCACGCTGATTGGTTTGAGGTTGATCTTCGGGGACTCGTCCTGATTTAGAAAGCTCTTTATGCTCTGGAAACCAACATGCATAAGAAGCTTTTGCTCCTACTTTACCATTGCTCGAACAAGCACCATCTGTAAAGGCTCGAATTTTCATTTTATTGGTTATTTCGTTCAAAGAGAAGGATTCGTTTTAAATTTACTCAAGAGTTGGAGAATGAAAAAAATTAGGCATATTTTTTACAATGCATCGACTTACAATTGCAGGTTGAATTGTAGATGGATCTTCGATGTGAAACCAAACTCTACATTTAAAAGATCGCTGTTCCAAAGAGCGTCTCAGCATTTGTTGGCATGAATAGGTCAAGAATTCAGAGTGTAAAATCAGCAATACACGAAACCGTGTTTTTTGAGAGGATGGAACACGTGTGATCCAATTTTCAAACCAGGGTGAAAAAGTATCAACAGAGTTCATTTCAGCTGCATCAATTTCGTCATACTCACAATCGGGATGTAGCTCTTTGTATGAGTTCCACATCTTGATTGTTTCAACATCATTCAGGGGTTCAAAAAATAAGTAATGAGGAGGCGGATATTGCATTATATTCTTCTCAGGCAGACGCTGTAGATGACATAATTTTGCGAATTGGGATTTCAGTAGATACGATGTACAGACTGTTTTCAGTTGCGATAATGTAACAAGTTTCGCACTTAAACACGTTCTGAATTGTCGACGTGTATTCACTGTCGGACTTCACAAGATACTTAGTACCGTCTTGGACTCCGATGCAGCATTTCTTCTCAACACTGTCAGTGTAATAGTCAAGATAAATAGGCTTGTCCTCGTCAACGGACAACTGAGCCGCGCGCAAAAGAACACTCGCACTCGGGATCATTTGTGTACTCCTAGTCTTTCTTCTCAAGAAGTTTCAACGCGTCCTCAAGTTTAAACTTGCTTCTCATGTTCAAACTGGGCAATTCCGTTTTAGGGAGCTTCAGAAGATTTTGAACCACACTTTTGAGATACTCCTTAAATTCACCCTTTGCAGTCTTTGAACACTCGAAGATAAATTCAACAAATTGAGTGGTATTTTCAATAGTGCGTTCGGAGGACGGATATCTTGCAATATCATTCAACTCCTTGACAACCTGATCGAATGCAACACGAACCATTGACTCTGGAATCAAATCCTTTGCAAACAGTTCCATCATAAACTTCGCATACCCACGACGCTTGTCCTTCTGCTTCATCCATGCAATAACCTTTTCTTCAAATCCTTCCTCTGTTGACTCTGGAAATGTAACAGTATCCGAAACATCATAAAGCTTAGGAAACATCTGAATTTGAGTTTGAAGATCCTCTGAAATTTCAGGAACAACTGTATTCAGACGATATGCGCATTCTGCCATTACAGACGAATACGATCCTTGAGTGATTGCTTTGTCAAAGAGAAGAGTTGAAACTCGAAGACGAAACTGTTCATCTCGCTTTTGAATGAGTTCAATTGCATCGTGTGATAGTTTATCCAAACTCGATAGAGTAATCTTATTAAAGATACTAAAGATATCTGAATACTCAGGATCCTCACGCTCACGAACACGACGAACAATGTCTACGAGAGCCTTCTCTCTCCAATTTTCTGACATAGCCGTAACATTTCTATGACGAGGTGCACCATTTCGTACAAACGTTCGAACCGGCTTGTACGCAACAGGTGTAATTCGCAATCTTCCGATGTTATCTTGCACAACTCTGGGAAGCGGTAGCTTCTCTCCAAACCGAACACTGTAGATATCTACAACTGAAAGAACCATCTTACTTATTTCTTAGAAACCTCTGTGAAAAACGAATCCGTTTCACATTTACGGAACCTGTGTTTATAACTAAAAATGGGATCGCCTTTAGAAACCACAAAATTCCAATATTCTTGGATTCTGTGGTATCATGATCCAGAAAACAAGGATTACTCATTAGAAAGCTATGTAAAGATTGCAGATATGAGTACTCCCCAACAATTCTGGACTGTAATTGATAGTATCTCCAAGGAAGCTTGGGAATCAGGCATGTTCTTCTTTATGCGTCGTGGCTTTCGTCCTCTCTGGGACGCTCCCGAAAACGAAGCAGGAGGTGCATGGTCAAAGAAGATGGAAGCAATTGAAGCCTATTCTGTGTTTGTCGATTTGATGGTACACTGTATTGCAGGTGAACTTATGAGCTCAAGAAAGGAAACTCTCGTTGGAATTACAATTTCTCCCAAAGGGCCGTTCTCGATCATCAAGATTTGGAACACCACAACAACTGTATCCGACAATGCATATCTCAACCAAACAATTCATCAGTTCAAAGTTTCAGAAGATGTTACGTACACTGCGCATAAAGCAAGACCGAAGTAAATATAATGAAAGTAGTCCTAGAATTCAATCCAGGAGTTATGATGAATAAATTTGTTTTTATGATTCATACCTTTTTGAGTTGGTTTTTAGTAAAAGGTGAAATTTTAGGCTACATTTTAGCCGTATTTCATTTTATTATTTCAGCAGGTCTCATAACTCTTCTCATCATTTCACACACGATTTATCCAAACGTGTGGTTAAAAGTATTTGTATTCACTTGCTTATTGTTAATTTGGTTGCAACATGTTGTTCTTGATGTATGTATAGTTTCTGTTTGGGAAAAACAATTAACAAGTGGAGGAATTACACCATTCCATCGAATTGTCAAGGATATTTTTGAGATGTTCAACTTAACACTTGCTGAATACGACACTTATTTGATTATCACCGAAAGCGTAGCAGTTGGCTGTTTTGCTTTGGAACTTATTTCGCATTTGTGTGTATATCTTATTGAGAGCAGGGCATCAAGCATAGTTTGATGTCGCCCAAATTCGCAACAACATAGCGAATCATAAGGAACCAATCATTCTTCATATGAATTTCAAGATTGTTGCACAAGTTTGTGCATTTGGTGAATAGAACAAGGTGGGGGAGTGAAAAATTACCTGTCACAATCTCATCTGTAGTTCTCTTATTGATACTGAACTCATTTTCGGAATCTCCCATCATCGTAGTGCGTGATGCGAAATGTCCTTTGCAAGAGAATGTAAGAGATGATGCAACATTTTTGATTTCAACAGTCTTTGCACCAAGAAGTGTCATATCGCGACAGATCTTTTGGAAATCCATTGAAGGCATCGTAATGTGAGTTGAAAATTCAGTTTCAGGAAGCTGAATGTCTGGTTCATCACGGTCAAGCAGATTGAGTTTGTAGCGAGTTACCTGCTTCTTCTCACCATCTTCAAGAAGAATACCAAGAGTATTCGGATCACTTTCTTCTACATAAAAAGTGATCGTATCATCGTTTGTGGCTGTACGAACAATACGGTAAAGGTGATCGGTGTTTACTCCGATAATAAACTTAGAAGACGAATGTTTGTACGCATACTTTTCAAACTTATCGGCATAAAGACGCAGATGGACAAGTACCGTACGAGTGTTGTCCATAGCTACCATACGGATTCCTTCTGAATCAAAAATAAGGCTCATTTCAACCAAAATACATTTGAGAGCCTCCTTTAACGTTCGAATTGCCCCTGTTTGTACAGTTTTCGCTTCAACGATATACTCGGGCATTTTTTGAAAGTACGAGTTATTTGTGTAAACCATCTTTACCAGCTTACTCCAAAGACGTGTCTATTTACAAGCCTTTCTCGAGCACCATAAGCTCGAAATGTTTCTACATCATCGGTCAAATTAATCCATCTTGCGATGATACAGCTTTTCAATCCGTGTGAGACGTTTTCATCAATGATTTTCATAAGTCTGTCAACATCTTCAGCCGTAACGGTGTGGACATTGATAAATGTATTGAAAATATGTACAAGTTTTGGATGAATTTGTGGACTCACCGGACACATGTCTTTTCGAGAGACAAATCTAGTTTCGCGCTGAATTTTCTGTAGATAGGTTGTAAATTCGTCATTCTTTACCATCAGTTATCAACGTGAAAAATTGATTAACTTTTAAATCCATTTTTAGGTAGATGTATTGCGCTGTTTCATAGTCTTGTGTTTCGCAGCAGAAACGATTCGACCACGTTCATTCTTCATTAACTGCTCTTTACGCAGACCACCTGTTGTACGCTCGGCACTTCCATTGAAAACTTGACGACGAGATCCATACTTTGAGACTTTACGAGTTCTTCCACCCTTCTGTTCAACGGGTTTTTGCGGAGTGGATGAGGTCTCTCCAGTAGGAGAGGGTGAGTCGTTCGAGCCTAAAAGTTCTTTCACGAAATTCATTTATCTTACATTTCATATTCTCTTCTGTGACATCTGACCACGATTGGACAATCCAAACGGGCAATCCTTCAAACAGGGGATCCAATCCCGATGTTTTGACAATCGGAATACAACCTAAGCAAAGAGCTTCCCATGTACGATGACAGTCTAATCCATTTCCTTGCGGTGAAAGCACAAACGCATACTCAATCATATTTTGCCAGCAAACAATTCGAGTACATTTGGAAGGTTCATAAAATACCAAATCCTTTGGAACGGTTTCATACGCATCCACTCGGTCTACTTTTCCATATCGGGTTGTCATTAAAAATTGAAAGTTGGCATACGCTTTTACCTCTCGATTCCAAAATGGAGTGCTCTGGCTTTGTAGCAAACAAAGTTGTTGCTCCTGTTCAGCTGGATAATGTTTGATACCCCACGGATGTTTTTCAGGAGGCGACCAAACAAAAGCCTGTTTGCGGCTGGGTGTTAATGTATGATAATCTAATCCAATTGGAATACGTGTTACCTTTGAATGATCAACAATGCAGTTTTGAGCAAACCAATGTGTGAGATACACCGATTTCAAAATCGTATCAAATTCATCTTGAACATCATCTGGAATTGTCCAATCTGAATTATTTGTGAGAAGAATGAAAGGTCGATTAATTGTAGGTAATACTTTTGATACAAAATTCTTCAGTGCTTGAGGACACACCTGAAGAATTTGATTGTCTTCTGTAAGGCTATTGTAAACAGCCGGATTTAATCCATCAAAATCTGGAACCGGTATTGGTGGTTTTCTATCACAAAGATTCACCAATGCACGAGATCCAACGTATCTACATGACTCGAACATTTGTTAGTCAATTACACTTATAAATCGCGAATATATACGCCATCAAGCGTTTTGATATCACTATCAAATGACGTAGAAAACTTACCACCTGATTGAATATGTTTTCTTAAATCAGTAAGATTGTAGTTGTTTCCTTCTGTCCAACTTTTATTACGAATTAACATATCGAGTATAAGATGAGAAACATCATATTTTGCTGAAGGAACCCATCTTGCAGGAATTTGATATTTTACCATACTATTTTTGTACATTTCTTCGCTCATAACAGGATCGCGACGTAAAAACACATTTCCCTGATCAGCTAAATTTTCTGATTCATAAAACACAACTTTTTTACTGTAATAAATAGGAACTGATAACTTTTCAACACGCATCGCATAATGGTAATCTTCACCTGCAATACTGTTACAAATTTCATCATATCCATTCACTGAAAGAAATACAGATAAAGGAGAACCAGAATATCCGAACAATTGTGATCCTCCAATTCGTCTAAAATCAGCTCCTTGATTCCAGCGTGAATCCAATCCTGATGGTTCTTCTCGTTTGTGTATAATTACTCCATTCTCAACTTCAAGATCCCAAACCTTTTTATATCCAAATGCAACAACGATTTTTTGACTTGCATACTCGATCATATGTTTAAAAGAACCAGGTTGTAAGACACACAAATCATCGATAAAATAGATATAATCATTCGTCGCATAACAAACACCTGTATTTCTGGCAAGAGATGCTGAGAAACAATCACGAGATGGTAACCTATATTTTCCTTGCCACGGTGAAGGCATTGGCTCAACATGTTTAAACTTAAATCTGTCTTTTACAATTTCCTTTATAGCATCGCGTCTACTTTCGTCATATTGCAATTCAAAATCAACAACAATAATTTCAATTTTTGAAGCGTCGAACTTTTCTTCAACGACCTGATTGTAAAGTGAATCTAAAAACCATTCAAATTTCGGAACTTTTCTGCAAGTTGTGTATACAAACGTTAACATTCTATTATTATTGAATATAAGAATTAAACAAGTCTAATTTTTCTGTAGGACATAAAAATATATCACATGAACTATGATATGGAAATTCTTGTTTAACAAACTCACTTGATCGGATGTGACCATCTATGCTAATAAAAGTGTATTTATTTGACTCTACAAATTGTAAAAAATCGTCTACTGAACTACCCTTTATCATATCATAATAGTAACTTAACTCAATAAAAATAACTGGTCTACATCTAGAAATAAGTTTTTGTGATCCCTTTAATACTTTATAATCATAACCATCTACATCAATTTTCATATAATCAATCTGTTCTTCTGAATCTTTAAAATAATTATCAATTGTGTCTAACGGAACATCAAATAAATCATATCCTTCTATATCACAGGCTCCAGGAGATACTGGTAATTTGATTTCATCGGGATTTCCAAGAACCCATGCATTTAGATAGGTTACATTTTTAAGAAGTCCTATTTCATCGGACAGTCCAGTTTGAATAATTGATACTCTTGGATCGTCATCAAACTTTTCATGCATTACTTCACAAAGCCTTTTTCCAGGTTCAAAACAGTATACTTTTATTGCTCCATGATCTAACATTGAAGCTGTCAGTCTACCTTCATTTGCACCAATATCTAAACAAATAGCATCCTTGCAAAAACTAAAAATATTAAATGTCGGAGTTACTGTAAGTTTTGTGGACATTTGTATTTTAACATTAAGATAATTATAGATACAAATGTTACCATCAAATTATGATAGTATTCATGGATGGTGTACAAAGGAGAAAGCTCTCACTCTCATGAATTTGGTTTATCAAATTAGACCTAATCTATCTGTAGAATTAGGTGTATTTGGAGGTAAAAGTCTTCTACCAATTGGTATTGCGTCTAGCTCAGTAAAGCAAACTTCCAAAGTTATTGGAATTGATGCATGGGAAAGTACTGCTTCTCTAGAAGGAACCAATAGCAAAGAAAACGATGAGTGGTGGGCAAACATTAATTATAATGAAATGTTTGAATACACTCAAGCTCTTATGAAAACAAACAAAGTTGATTCAGTTATTGAACTTTGGAAGTGCAAAAGTAGCGATGCTGTAGTAAAGTTTACAGATGAATCTATTGATCTTCTTCATCAGGATAGTAATCACAGTGAAGAGATCTCGTGTGAAGAAGTTGAGATGTATTGGAATAAAGTAAGACACGGTGGATATTGGGTATTTGATGATACCAATTGGGAAACCACTAAAAAAGCACAGCAACTTCTTCTTTCAAAGGGGTATCAAGAGGTGTATGTATCTTCAAATAATGAATGGAAAGTGTTTAAGAGAGAGTAGTTACATTCAAATGAGTTAAATGCTTTTCAAATGGTTTCCAAAGAATTTCTTCTCGTTTTACTTTGAGATGTCCAATGCAGTAATCGTTGATACCCATACTAATTACAAAATCATTTCCTACACAAACAGCTCCACAAGGAAATACTACATTTGTTTGATAAGACATTCCTTGACGAAGTGGACTTGGTGTTCCAAAAAAGATAGGGAATTTTGTAATTTGATAAATATGAAATGGGTATTCTTTAGATGTAATGTATGCGCCTATAAAGTATATTTTTGAATTTTGTATAGATATATTATGATATACTTCTTTTGAAGAATGAAAAAACCAAATTAGACTATCTCGGTCATATTCGATAGGAGGACATCCTCCTCGAATTGCACCGTAATGCCACATCACAACATAATTTAGTTTATTGTATTTATTAAGTTGAAGATGAGTTCCTGCGTCAACACACCGAATAAATGTTCTAGGTGTATCTGAATATAAAATATAAAGAGCATTGTTTGAAACAACAGGTATCCAATTTTTTTCACGACCATCAAATTGTTTAGATAATAAATTTGAAGTTGGTACTGGTAAAAAATGAGAGTAAATTACATCACATGTATCATAATCTAACTTTGCAACTGCCATAGTCATACCATCTGTATAGAGCATATACCAGTGTCCTTGAAATTCAATTACACGAGGATCTTCTACATGTTGTCCATCTTTATAAATAAAACTCTTGACTTCTTTCGTTTCGTGATAATAATATCGTATATGTCTATCTAACGAATCGGGTCCTGCATCTCTACTTGCTTGCCAGTTTGAAAACACATTTACGTATTTATTTGTGTTCGGAACTACTTTGAAATCTTTAGTTAACAAACAAGTTGCAATACGATCTTCGCATGTCTTTGGATTTTTGCCACAACGGTAAAAAAGACGATATTTATCATTGTAAACACAAACACATGAGTTATAATAGTAGCAATTTATAGTTGGTTCTATTAGTGTTTGTGGATCCATATACATCATATCAAGAACATCGGCAGTAAAAGTTAATGTACCTTCGTCTGGCAATGTATAACCATTTGTAGGCAACTCTTCTGATTTTTCAATTACAGCAACTTTTAACATTTCATTTTTTCGATGCTTTTCTTGTTCTAGAAGCCTATTTGCGGTTTTATTTATAAACCCCAGCATGTTATCTTTAACTTACAAACGAAAACTCAGTTTAGAATCGCACACCGAGATACGTTAAGACCATCGAGATAACGGCGGGGCCAACTACAGAAACTGCAGCACCAGTTACCTTGTACTTGCGATAGAATACGTACGCAACAGCAGCAACAATTGCCCAGTCAACGGTGGGATTCATGGACGTAGGTCCGACCACAGTGGCCAGAACATAGTGGACTACAACACCTCCAACAAAATACGCAACAACTGCCTGCATTAGGGAAGAAGTGTTAAGAACGGCGACATGGGCGACAGCGACACTCGCGAGAGCATTGACAATTGTTGAGGTGTTCATTTTATTCTTACTTTAGTTTTTTTACAATGAGTTGAAAAACTGTGTTACAACCTAGTATTTCGAGTTTGTCCGAATACTCTTGTACAAATTGATCAACACCTTGTTTGGTTTGGGGCCATACTTTTCCGTTGGGATCATAATCGTCAAAGACAATGTACGCACCAATTTTTGCTTTTTGAAGAGCCATTACACCATCTCTGTATACAAAATCAGTTTCATGATTCCCATCCACAAGAATAAGATCAAAAAAGTTATCGTCAAATGTAGGTACTACATTATCTGAAACCCCGCGATGAACTACAAATTTATGAGCATGTCCTGAATTTGTCACATTCAAGTTAAACGTTTTCCAAGCTTTGTCCTGTTGTCCTCTGTATTCATCATATTCATCATAATCCATCCACGGATCAACGCAATACACTTTTGAATCGGGATGATTACAATAAGAATTAGCTACATGAATCGCGTTTCCACCATCTGCAACTCCAATTTCTAAATATCGAATGGGTCTATCACTCATAGGAATGTATGGTTTCCAAACTTTACCAGCATTTTTCTGATAGAATCGACCAACAAATCCGTCAGGTCTACCATCTAAGCGTTCTTTAATGTGTTTTGACCAGACAAACGTGTTCATTTATATTTCTTTACAAATGAAATCATGTTTATGACCTCATTTGTAAATTTTTATTTAAAATCGTATAACCACTACTAACCAAACTCTACGTTTAGTTGGAGTAGGCAAGACCACCCATGCCTGACATCACACGGAGCACGTTGTAGTTGAGCGCGTAGACGCGGACCTGAGCAGTGCGAGAGCCCGTAACCGTGTTGAGGGACACAGTGAGCTGGAGGGTCGCCTTGTCGATACGCGAGAAGTTGCACGTGCCGGACGGCTGGTGCTCCTCGGGGCGGAGAGCAAAGGAGTACACGTTGATACCCGTGGACGGGGTGCGGCAGTGGTGCTGGTAAGGCTGGACGCGGTCGAAGTAAGAGCCCTCGCGCTCAGTGAAGCGGTCCTGACCGTTGAGCTGGAGCTTGGCAACCTCAACAGGGTTCTTGCCTTCGCAGCGAACGCCGGAGTCGAGGATAACCTTCGCGAGGAGGTAGTTGACACCAGACTCGAACTCACCAACACCCGCAAGATCAACGGAGTCAGCGCCGATGGCGGAGGAGCCAGCCGTGTTACCCTGGCCGAGGAGAGCAGTGGCCTGAGACGCATACTGGGTGTTCATGCCAACAGTGGTACCAGAGCCACCTTGGGTGAGGAGGGAGGTGATGATACCGTCCGTGCTGAAGTCATCGGAGTAGTTGAACGGCTGGGCACCGCCAACAGACGCGAGCCACGCGGAGGTGGAGCAGTCGACGAAGGAATCGCGCTGAACGACCCAGAAGAGCTCCTTCACGGGGTGGTTAAAGTTGAGCTGAACCTTGTTGGAGGACGAGGTGATGGATTCAGCGCCAGTGTACTGCACCTGCTCGATGAGGTACTCGTGGCTCTGCTGGGCGAAGCGGCGGCGCTCCTCAGTGTCGAGGTAGACGTAGTCAACATAGAGGGAAGCGGCAGCGAGAGACTGGGCAGTGGCACCAACGGGGACACCAACGGAAGACTCCGCGTACTGGCAGTTCTGCCAAGTCTCAAAGTCAACATTGACGCGAACCTCGTGGTACTGGAGGGCGATGAGCGGGATGGCAAGACCAGGGTTGCGGCAGAACCAGAACTGGAGGGGGATGTAGAGGGTCTTGGCGGGGGTACCCTGACGAGGGACGCAGGAGATCGTGGTCTCAGACGCAGAGCAAGTGGCATCGAGAGCGATACCAGTACCGCGCTTCATGAGGACGAGGTCGTGGGTGTTACCGATGAGCGAGTCGAGGGCCTTGACGGTACCGGCCTCCGTGGAGAGCTGGGTCCAGATCTGCATCCAGTCACCGTACTGACGATCAATGCGCTGGCCGCCGATTTCAACCTCAACCTGCTTGATGAGGCGGTGGCCGATGTAGTTGAGCCAGCGGAAGCCCTTGGCTCCGTTAGAACCGCTGATAACGCTGGTGTTGCCAGCAGACACGTCGATCTGCGGGAGAACAACCTGCACGTAGGTCTTGTACATAAGATCAGCGTTACGGTTGATGACGGCCGTCACACGCTTGTTAAAGTCGGCCTGACCGTTGAAGGTAACCTCAATGGACTCAACCGCGAAGTTAGTGTGGCGCTTGTAGAGAATCTTCCAGAAGGTGATCTGGGGGTTGCCAGAGATATAAATATCCTGAGCACCGTATGAAACAAGTTGCATTAAACCACCGCCCATTTTGTGTTTATGCTCTATGTCAAGAAAAAAATTTTGTTATGACAAATGAACGTCTGGCTCATTCCGACCTCGAACCCAATGTGGAATACTCTCATTCGTTCAATCATCATGATTGTAATTCTCATTTTTGGGTTTGGAGTTTCCTTTTACAATGCATACTGGGTCGCCATCGTCCACGATGCTATCAGTCTTATTTTAATCCGTCCACTTGTCTAAGCATATGTTACTGTGTATTCTTTTGCAATACGATTGAATTTTTCACGATCCGTGATATACACAGTTGCAATATCAGGCACAAGTGGATTGTCCAAATTTGGAAGTGAAAGAAGTCCACTAAGTGATAGTAGGATCTTTCCCGTTGTGATTCCAGGAAACCAATCATCTTTTAAAAGCGACAAACAAATTTCGCCTGCTTCGTTGATATTTGGGTGATATACCTTTGTCATAAACCGAACCTTAGGTGGCTTGAAAGGATAATCCGTAGGATAACTGATTTGCAAATTGAACACTCCACCTTCATACGGTGTTTCGCTGGGACCAACAATTGTTGCTTGCCATAGAAATACGTTATTTTCGTCTACAGGTCCAGCTGTACAATTTTCAACTGGATTTGCTGTAAGGTCATTTAGTTCGCGAAGAATACGCTTTGCGGACATTTTGTTAGATTCAAAAAGGAATGTTCGTATGAAAATTCGTTTTTGAGTGCCCCAAATGGGAATCGAACCCACGACCTACAGTTTACAAAACTGGTGCTCTACCACTGAGCTATTAGGGCACTTTTAGTAAGAAGTGGGTGTGTAAATCTTAAACAATAAGAGCAACCTTTTTTTTCGTAACTCCATCAAACGTAATTAATCTGACAGTAACATATCCTATATCCATAATACCATCTGCATTTTCAAGAAGAATTTGAATATTACCATGCTCTTTGACAATATCCTGTAGTTGTTGAATAAGATCTGTGACTGTTTCCATTATACTTGAAATAGATCAAGTATAAATTGAAAAATTCGTTTTACTCGATAATAGCAATGTCTACCTCCTCGGTTTTATCGTATTTTGATGTAAATTTTTGGACAGTTACACTACCTTGAAGCTCTTCAAGTGAAAATAACCCCTCTGCACGAAATACGGGAAGATCACCAAATTTTTCCAGAATTTCTTGGAGTTTTTGAATAAGTTGTGAAACCTTAATCGTGTCCTCCATTGTATACCAATGACTTGATACACCTAAATTAAACCCGTTTTTACTCAAGGAGTACAATCGTTCTCTTTTCAGAATCATGAAATCGCATTACTTTGATACGATCAACATGTATATCATATAAATAATCGATATCACCCTCTGCAACATGATACACTTTAAGATCCCCGTGATTTTTTAGTACATCTTGGAGTTTCTTAATAAGTTCAGAAACACTCAACGGTTCTGGCATTTGCTTACTGAACTATTTGCGAATACATATAAATCCATTTTAATTACCAGTGCTTCCAAATCCACCATCTCCACGATTGTCCGGAGCAGGGGGGAGATCTTCTTCGCGATCTACGATATACACATTTGTCCAAGGCATCCAATTGTGCTGAACAATTTGAAAGAGACGACGCCCCTTTTCAACAGTATACTCTGCCATTTCAGGGGTGCCAAACATGTCGACTCTCGCAATAAGTTCTCCACGATATCCCATATCGGCTAGACCAATTTGATTTGACATACGTAGAGGAGTCAGAGAAGTAGATGATCTAGCTAGAAGAAGATACGGTGCAGGTCCAGTAGGTGTCATTGCCCCACACTTGATTCCAAGCTTCATTTCAATTCCAAAGCCAGATGCAACAGAAAACTTAAACTCAGGATTCAAAATATCAACTCCAGAATCAGTAACACGTCTCTTTGCAAGATGGTCACGATACATCTGACGAAGTTCAGGATCAATTACATAAATGTATAGGCTCATTCTTATCTATTATAGGTCTCAGTCTATGTAAGTCTTTATCGGTTTTAACAGCAAAATTGCGCCAGTTGCTCCTAAAAATTGAGCTATTAAATTGTATGTAATATCTTCCATAGTTCCACGATTTAGCATATATGCTGCCATAGGACCAAACGGACTAAAAAATCCAGTTGTAATATCCCTTGACATCCAGTACACTGAAAAATATACAACTCCCATAACAGCGGGTTGTGCTTCAGTTGTTAACTTGGCAATCAGAATCACTAATGTGCCAAGAAATTCAATAATATATTTCTTGTCCATTTATTGCTTAATCTCTTAAATGTTTTAGGCAAACTGACTCATACTTTTCAGACCCACCTACATCAATCAAGGTGTCATCGTTAGTAATCTTTCTTGTAAACGGAGCAAGTGTTCCATCTCTGCATCGTGAGCAAAATGCACACAACTTTGTTACTTTGGTTGCCCAAGGAATACAATCTAGAAGGCATCCAAATCGTAGCTGACGAGCATCTCCATCAAGTCCTACAAGCAGAATATCCTTTTTGTAAGCTTGAAGTACATATGACACAAAGGTAACGAGTCCAGACATGAACTGAGCCTCTTCAATCACAATACAATCTGCATTTCGAATTTCTGGGATTGCTGGATTAAGATCTAAATGCATATCCCAAAGCATACACGGAGTTTGTTCTTTATCATGTGTGATTAGAACGCTTTCATCGCTATACCGTTTGTCAATATTTGGTTTTATTACAATCACACTCTTACCAATCGCATGTTGTCTACGAACGTAAGAAAGTGCATATCCCGATTTGCTCGAAAACATAGGTCCAAGAACAATTTCAAGTGACATTTTTTAAGATGAATAAGAATTTATACAAGAACATCCATTTTACTAGAAATGACGGAGTCCGACGATATCCTGCAAGGTCTTTTCATTGGTGGATTTCTGTTTGTTGGACTAAATGCAGTTGTCTATTACATGCGAACTAGATGTAGAAAATCAGAAATGAAAAAATCCCCTTCTTGTGAAGAGTTGAGTTCTGTATCTACAGAAGATCCTCAAATTTGAAATGCATCGCGATAATCAACATGTTTATTTTCAATATTACTATATCCGGGTTTTTGATAGACCATACAAGGATTTGATACAATATACCAATTATCAACTCGTTGTAGCTGTTTCCAATGTTGATCTAATGCAAATTGAGTATAATTGTTTGTTTCATACAGCTGACGATATCCTTCTTTGAAATTTTCAATAAGTCTTGGATAATAATGGCCATTAACTAGATAGGCTGTAGCTGTTTGAGATGAAATTACTTTATCAGTTTCATCTTTTTGAACACAAACTCCTCCTAGTAGAATAACGTCATACGGACGAGTTGCCAATTCTTCAAGACGCTTGTAGTTGGTATCAAATTGATTCCATTCAGCATCATCTTCTAAAATAAGGACATTCTTCCATCCATGAGACATTGCTAACATAACAGCACGAACATGGCTTTGGCTGCATCCAAGATATCCGGGAGTTCGCTGAACTCCATCTAGACGAGTTACTTTATCACCAAAAATCTTAGTGAACTCTTTCATATGATCATTACGATCAGTGCGCGACGGGATGTTGATGTAAACAACTTTATCTACGAATTCCCACATTATACATCTAATTTGGTCACACCATTAAAATAATATCCATTCGTATAAATATTTGGATCAGTAAACCATTTGGATGGCATTACAAGTTTGCGATTCGTATTTAAAAATGCACCCCACCATGAGAAACTTGAATTTGCACAAATTCCACCCAATCCGCATTGTGACATTAAATACAAACTGTTTACTTCGTTTTCAATAACAAACGAATGAGAAATAGAACTTAAAAAGGGTTTTGAATTTGCGTACTCAATATCGTTTGTGAATACATAAAAGTGAGTTTCTGGAGAAAATTCTTGAATTGCTTTTTCATAATACGAATCAAGTTTCAAATCGTGAAGCCAGTGATTTTTATAATCTCCTCCACGAATGTGTAAAAATGCAGATTGAGATATATTTTTATACTTTGATGTAATTGATGTGTCAAATGATAATCTATTTATAAAATCATCCGATACATACATCCAATTTTGAAAATAACCATCCAGTGAAATAATTGGAAATTGGAGATGCGGTAACCAATCGATGTATTCAAAATTTGGTTCTGTGAATACAACACTTTGAATAGGATTGTACAGATGTTTCCAGTTTTTAAAAATAGAATCAAAATAGAATTCGTTTGAGTGAGCAGATGTTGGCTGTATGTTTTCTATGTAATACGTTCTTTGTGTGTTTTTAGCAATCGTTTCTCCTGCTGCAATTTGAAACAACTGGTTTCCTAAACCACCTTTTAATTTGGTTGTCAGCATTTTACTTTAACAATTTTCATATCTCTTAAACAGTTATTACGCGCATTTAATAATACTTGAAGAGCAGTTCGATTTGTGCCTTGTTCTTTAACAAATTTGTACCCATCAACTTGCTTTTGAAGTCGTTCAATTGGATGTGTTAAATAATACTCCATTTGAGCTTCAATATCACATACAGTATTTGCATAGACAGCAATACCATTTGTTTGAACAACAGCTGGTTTGCTATTTGTAATTACAATACACCCATACGCCATTCCTTCATAAATTCGTTGAGATACATGTTGTGATTGAACATTTTCATCCGATTGTAATCCTAGAGCAAATATTGATTTCAAATAAAAGTTTCGTCTTTCATCATATGATAAATATTTTGATGAATCAGTTATTCCATTGTAAACTCCACTGTACCGAGTAGGAATTAAATGCTCTTGAATTTTCCAACCTGAGAAAAAGTACGTAATTTCATCAGTTCTGGGATAGGTTGCAATTTTATCCGGATGTTCAGATGCTCTCAGTAAAAGCGGACAATGATTTGGCTTTGAATAATTTCGTACAACATAATCAGTTGGATTTTTCATATTTTCATAAATGTTAATGAAATTAGGTAGACTTGAAGTATCGATGTCTTGCCAATACCATCCAAAGTAAACTGAAGTAGGCGATTGAGCAAGTAATACCTCAGATGGATTGTTGCAACGAATTGTATTTCCTAAAAATACAATTGAATTGGATTGAATTGATTGAATTGAATGAATTGTTTCTACAGAATAACCCAATTCATTAAATGCGGTACAAAGTTCTTCGTACACTTTTAAAAGAACGTCAGGACATCCTATTTCATGACAATTTAAAATAGAAACCCTGTTCATTAATTAATAAAACGCTTGTTCTTTAAAAGTATATCTCCTCCATAATCGTATACAAGTTCCCAATCACTACCAACTAAATTTAAAATTGATTGTTTGTTTAATTGATTCTCATACAGTTGATGATCAGAATATTCAGTATACAAATATTTCGTTCTCTGTAACGTTTCTTTTGCCCCAGAAAACACTAAATCTTCTGCACCCTGTACATCGACCCACATAAAATCAATAACGGTATCGTGTAAGCTTTCAATATCATCAAGGCGTCTTGTTTCAACAGTTACCTGATTTGCAAATGTGATCCACGGATGCATGTACAAATGTCCAGTTGGTTTTTTTAAAGAAGATGAACAGGACCAATCATTTTGGTAAAGAATCTGTTCTGAAACTCGTCCACGACTATCGCCGGATGATAAATAAAAACTAGAAGTTCCATTTGTATCCGAAAGAGCAACCGGATGTAGTTCACAAATTGTATCAATTTTACGATCTTTGAGCATAGCTACATTTCTAGGATCTGGTTCAAAGCAAACTAGTCTTGCACCTGGATGTGCTTTATGAAAAAATTCAGTATCTGTTCCAAAATGACATCCTATTTCAACAAATACAGAAATAGGTAATTGTTTTATAAATTCTTTAATATCCATTTGTTCTTACACACTTTGATGATGTAAATAAGTTAATGTTCAAACACAAGACGAGGCACAATGTGCATTGCTTCTAGTTCTTGTGCCCAAAGCTTTACCGCATATGGAATTGTCTTTTCGATACAATTTGTCTTGGTACCACAACTACCGCACGAGTAGACTTCTTCTTTCGAATTCATGATTGCAAGAGTACCACAAGTCTTGCAAAATCCAGTCTTGAATGGATCTGAAACATCCATGAGTCGTTCCTTTGTGAAGGAAGCAGCGCCGTGAGAGAGCATACAATCACGCTCCATTTCTCCAACACGCAGACCACCATCGCGAGAACGACCCTCACAAGGTTGGCGAGTAAGAGATACAATTGGACCACGTGCACGTGAATGTTTCTTATCAATAACCATGTGCTTCAATCTTTGGTAGAATGTAGGGCCCATAAAGATTTCAGCTTGAATCATTTCTCCAGTTTGGCCGTTGTAAAGAAGTTCATTGCCACACGGATGCATTCCAAGTTCCTTAAGTTGTTTGCAAAGTTCCTGAACCGAAAGGTGTGAATATGGCGTTCCATCTCCAAGGGTTCCTTTCATCGAACAAATCTTTCCAAACATACATTCCATAAGTTGGGCAATTGTCATTCGTGAAGGAACTGCGTGAGGATTCATAATTAGATCAGGACGAAGACCCGATGCCGTGAATGGCATATCTTCTTCACTAAGCATGATACCACAAGTACCTTTCTGTCCGTGACGAGAACTAAACTTGTCTCCAATTTCGGGGACACGCTCAGAAACTACACGACACTTGATAAACGGATATCCATCTGAGTTCTTATCTTGCCACACTCCATCAATTCTACAAGTTTCAGAGTTTTTGTGAGTCGTTGAGGAATCACGATATTGGTATCCATTCGGATCATTCTTAATGCTTGTAACTTTTCCAATTACAACATCATTTTCCTTGATTTCCGAATTGAGCATAGGAACACCCGAATCTTGAATTGCATGATAGGATGATGTTTTGAATCCACGAGTGTTTTCACGACGAGGACGAGTAAATTTTTCTTCCTTACCGGAAGCTACATTTCGATGCTCTTCATCCTTGTAGATGGTGTAATAGAGAGTTCGAAAGAGTCCACGATTTACAGAAGCTTTGTTGAGAATTACGGAATCCTCCTGATTGTACCCACCATACATTGCAATGGCTACAATGATGTTATCACCGGAAGGCATATCTTGAGTGCGCAAAATGTTCATAGGACGAGTTTCTACAAAAGGTCTCATGGGAGAACAGAGAATATACCCATTCTTGTCCAATCTCTTTGCATAATTTCTCGCAAAGATACCCATTGCCTGCTTTCCCATAGCAGATTGATAAGTATTTCTGGGAGACTGATTGTGATCTGAAAGAGGAATCGTTCCAGCCATGTGTCCAAGGATTAGACTAGGATGGATTTCACAGTGAGTGTGGTTGGGAGTAATTTCAGCGGGGGTCATCGCAACACGAGTTACTTCTGTCTCTGAAGGATCAATGTATTCAATAGTATTTCGAATCCATTCATTCCAATCATCTACATTTGCAGGAGGTGTTGCAATCTTTCCGCCAATCACTCGAAATAGAGGTCTTACGAAACGTCCACCATCCGATTCAATTGTGATTGAGTTTTGGAGAACGTTCCATGCGATTCCCGTATGCGGATGAAGACGGAACTGCTTCTTTGATTCACGAAGAATCTTGTATGTTTTAACAGGATCAGTAGTATAGGCTACAATAACTCCATTTACAACAATACTTGTGCCCTTATAAACTTCAGCCACACTTCGAATCCATACAAGTGTATCAAGTTCTTTTAGAAGATTGATAGTTACACTGGACGGTGTGTGCTGGCTAATTGCTGTAAGAAGCGATAGAGCCTTTACGATGCCAACGCTGTGACCCTCCGGAGTCTCTACAGGACATACATATCCCCACGATGTACCGTGAAGTTTGCGAGGGGCGAGAAGTTTACCAGACTTTTCAACAGGAGTTTGAATTCTGCGCACATGGCTGATTGTAGCAGAATAGGATAGACGATTTAGAACTTGAGATACACCTACCTTTGTAGCGTTTGAAATTGAACTGGCACCTGAACTTCCAAGTCCTTGAACTGTGAAATTTCCCGTTGCAAGCGCTTGCTTGAGTTTTCCTTCAATTGTGGACACTTTCAAAATCTTGTAGAGATTGTTTACATTCAGAACTTCAAGTGGACGAGGAGTTTCCCCCTTCTTCCAAACATCGTTGTTCACTTCATGTACGAACTTGCTACGAATGTCCTTACAGACTTTCTGAAAGAGTTGACGGAAGAGATGAGTTAGAAGCGCACCAGTTGTCACAATACGCTTGTTAGGATACGCATCACGATCATCAATTGGAATTAGTCCGCGTTCAGTAAGCAGAAGACGGCGAACCATCCACGCAGTAAGAATACACTTTCTTGCTTCGAGTGTTTTCGTATCGCTATCATCTCCTCCAAACTTTACGTGAGGAAGATACTCTGTTTCGAGAATGCTGCGAACATATGCTTTCTTATCATCGTTCGTCGTTCCATACTGAAGATGATGAGTTAGAAACTCAATAGCATCTTCGCGAGTATAGACCTTGATATCTGCACATTCCTTGAAGGAAGCAGCAAGACTCTCAAGAAGATCTTCATTTCCATCCGCACAAATCATGTTTGCGATATCTTGATCATTTTCAATCCCAAGCGCTCGAAACATAACAATCAGAGGAATATCTTCACGGAAACGAGGGACACACGCAGTAAGCGGGTATCCGAATCCGTTGAATTTACTCGTAAAGCGAATTTCAAGCTTCTTGGGAGGAGTTGTGAACGATTCATGGAGTGATTTCATCTCAACAGAATACGTGTATTTTGAGGCGGTCTTCTTGTTGTAGAAGACCATGATACGGTTGTCTGCAACTTTCTCTTGACAGAGAATAGTACGTTCAGAACCGTGAATGATGAAATACCCAAATGGATCATACGGGCATTCTCCAATCTCTTCTTTGGTTAGCGGGTAATCTTTCATGATACAAAGAGATGATCCAAGCATAACGGGGATCTTGCCAAGCGATACACCTTCAAAGATTTTAACTTGCTCATCGTATTCGCCAGTAGACTTATACGTTCTTGCTACAAATCGAACGTCCGAAAACATTTGAGCTGAGTAAGTAAAGTTTCGCATACGTGCTTCTTGAGGAAACATGGGCTTGATACGTCCAGTTGCTTCTTGAATACGAGGCTTCATATAGGTAATGTTTTCAAAACTTAGGCGAAATTCATACTTGTACTTCTTCGTAGTTTCATCTTGTTCATGCCAAACCACGATCGGGGCAGTAGAGCACACGATAAGAGGTAGTTTGTTACGAATGAAATCTTCAAACGACTCAACTTGATGTTCAACAAGCTTCGGAATACCTTGAGTTGCGAAATACGAAGAGACTGCTTTCCATTCCATCGTGTCTATTTAAAAAAGGTTATCCGTAAATGTATTCTGATTCGTTTTTTAACTACCACATACGATTCTCGATCATATTCACGTTTTTCATCGAATGTTTATTCGAAGGAGTTACGCTGTGATAAAATTGGTCGTATGCGTCTTTCGTCAAATCGAGAAATTCATTTGGTACAGCTTGATTGTCTAGCATGAAATACGTGTTCTTTTTTCCAATTAGATATGGATACGGAACTCCACTTGGTCCCATTGGAGAATAATACTTAACAGCCTTATCTCCATCGTCTAGTTCAAATGAATAAATCTCAGATCCAATATAGACAAATTTCTTTGCCGAGATTTTAAGAAGAATTGAATTTCCTTCATAACTCTTCTCCCAAGTTTCTCCCATTCCATCAGTAAAGTTCTTTGGATCCTTACCAATATAGATAGCCTTATACAAAATCTTTTTAAGGTTTATATAATCATCCAACGTCAACTCAGAGTCGTCCTCTGTATCAGACCTGAATTGCTGCTTCAAAATTTGAACCGATTTTTCATTATTATTTACAGTAACAATAAACGGGATCGCACCATTGTCGATGATTTGATAGGACTTCATTTTTTTGTAAGTGACAAACCGTTGCTTCATAAATCCATTTTGGTACATATGTAGTAATAAGGGATGGCATCAAAAATCATCACAATCAAAAAATTGGATCAATTGGCAGAAAAACCAGTTGTTGAAGAATCGAAACCTGTTGTAAAACCAACAGCTGGTAAGCATGGAAAGACTATGAAAACATTCCCTCGAGGAGTTTTGAAAACTATGAAACACAAGGTAAAAGGTGTAAGTGATCCTGCTAAACCCCCTCCTCTTAAAAAGACGATGAAGAAGCATGTAATTCAACTTATGACTGAAAAGGGTGTTCGGCGTCATCGCAAAACTCTGAAGAAGCAGATTTCCAAGTTATCCAATGAAAAAGTGAAAGAACTTGTGATGAAAAATGGGTTATTAAAGAACCCAAACACACCACCTTCAATTATGCGTGAAATGCTGGAAGGCGGTGCTATTGCAGGATTCGTTTCCCTAAACTAAATAACGATGGCGACAAAGTTTTGGGGTCCATTAGGGTGGATGACTCTCCATTCAGTCTCTGCAATTTATCCTGAAAATCCTACACCAGAAGAACGCGCGATTCTCGAAAAGTTTGTTGAATGCTTTCGAGAAACAATATCATGCATTCACTGCAAGGGTCATTTTACAGGTATGCTGAATATGTATCGCAAAATTCATCCAGAGTGGAGTTCAAGCAGATACAACTTTTTCTTATTCGTCTGCCGTGCTCACAACACTGTTAACAAACGCCTTGATAAACCTATTATTGGCTCCTTAAATGATTCTATTGAAACATTGAAAAATGCTACAAAAGTAACCACACCTGCTCAATATCGTACTGCATATATTAATTATTTGATAACAAATTGGTCACGTGAGCAAACTGGTGAAGGGTTTATTAATATTGGGTATGCGAAGCAAATGAAAAAGATTAACGAAGAGTATTTTACTCCTCGTGACAAAGGATATGAGTCTATTTACTTTTTTGAGAATGGGAGTGTCACTGAATTTATCAGCGAAGATCCTCGAAATTATCATGTAGGACCAAATCTTCCAAATGCTGTATCGCTTCCTCACGCAAAGATTGGATTTGTAAACGGACGTCTGCGATTGCGTTAAATAGGCTCCACATGAGTCAATTCAAATTGGGGGTTCCATGGAAGTGAAATTCTGGGCTTTGTTTCCCAATCATATCGTTTCATCCAGGGAGCTCTTGTTTCAGTATACATTTCATCAGGAAACATTAGTTTGCGACGAGTCTTTTTAAGTGAGACTTCTGGCAGAATAAAACACAACTGATTTCGAAGAGTGTATTTACAAGTTCCAGCCTTTGGAGCAACCGATTCTTCGTATTCCACAATATCTTTGATAAGCGGGGCTTCAGAATACGGATACACCCATGTCCAATTCAGAGGCGTGCCTTTCATAAAATAGTGCAGCGTCCAATGGAACGTTTTCCAAAATGCATCCACAACAAATCCAATGTCCTGAACCCCATCCAAATAATGAAGTGCAAATTTCTTTGACACAAGTGAAGAATCTTTTCCAAAAATAGCCTTTTCTTCTGGACGTCTACGAAGCTGTACACGTTCACGCAAAAGTTGAAGCTCTTTGGATGCTGCGTATTCCAAAAATTTAGATCTTCCTTCTGGAGTTAGCAAGTCAGGTTTCCCCGACAATTCGTACATATGAATTGCACGACTGTATCCATCTTCACGAAGCGAAAACAATCCCAAACTTGGCATAAAGTCGTTTCCAAAGCAGAGAACTGAAAGAGCTGTATATTGCAAAATATCCATAGGAAGTTGAGATAGAAGTTTCCAAATAGACAACTTCCCGAATTCTGCTTCAGCTAGTTTGGGATCATTAAACTCTCCACTTTCACGAAGAAGATGAAGACCGCCAGGAGCAGTAACAGAATGGTGAATTAAACTAATTAGAATTAAATCGGCATCCAATCCATAAATACATACAGTTCGTCTTTGCTCTTCTGGAAGCTTTTTGAGTTCTAGAAATAGCTTATGTTCTCCTTCACCCGGCTCTTGAGTAGAACTAAGAATTACAAATGGAAATCGAGCTTTCAGTGCTTGTTCAAGCTCTCTCATAAATGGAGTATCAGGAGAAATTTGGTTTCGATCAAAAAGTTCAGATCCTTCTTTAACTTTCATACGACGATAGCGTTGATTCACAATTTTTGCATATGGAACAAGACCATCGAGAGCTACATAAACTTGTTTTGCTTTGCAAACAGTTTGAAGAATGTGATCAAATGCGTCAAGGACTGACTTCACTGGATCACTCTCGTTCAGATATCGGTGAATAAAACAGTTAAAATCCACTCCAAACACATCAACTTCAAGAGGCATATCCTTTTTAATAGTTTCTACAATTCCAGGATGTGAGCGAAGAAGTGATGCGAAATAAAATGGGATTCCCATCTGTATATGGTAAGTTCGTTATGTTAAAACTCTAAGTAGAGTACAAAATGTGGATGCTTGCATTGACTCTGTTAGCAGCTGTTGTGTTTTACGCATATTCAATTCGTGGCCAAATTAAAGTAGCATCTGCTGCTGCTGGTTGCTCTTCTTGCCCTCAGAATCGAGAGCATGAGAAACTTGATTGAGCTTCATGAGATATCGGCCATTAAATAATTCTTTCGTTTGAAACCCATGTCGTGAATACAATCCAGAAGCAGGATTATCTTGTTGAACACGCAGCCAAATTGGTAATTCTGTATTTTCAAGAACATATCGTAACATTTGTCCACCGCATCCAAACCCCTGATACGATGGATGAACAACAAACGACGACAGTTCATAATATGTTCGATGACGATCAAGTCGCATCAGTCCCATTAATGTTTCATTTTGTGTGGCAAACAATATACCTCCCGTTCCTTTCCATTCGCTCAGACCATCTTGAAGTGTAAATGTTGTTTTCCTGTATTCACTCAACAACGTCGGTACCGAAGAACGTAAATACTCATGCGTGCTCATAGCGCGTGAGATTGTTTTGAACGGAGTCCATAGAAGTTTTGCCAGCGTGATAATGTTTACGTATGAGAAGTTATTTTTTGTGAAAACAGTTTCCAAGTTTAGGTTTATTTAAATATATAGAGACGATCGTAACAACTGACGGGACAATTACGATAAGTCGCAATGGATAAAATGGAATCGATCCACCGAAGTCTTTTTTATTTTACTTAAATGGCACACGGGCCAGATACTGAAGAACTCCTACAGAGGATTGCAAACGCCACAACTCAGGTGGATGTTTCTAGATTGAATATCACATCTCTCCCTGACCTTCCTGATGGAGTTCAGAAGTTATACTGTACTGAAACACAACTCACATCTCTCCCGAAACTTCCTGCTGGACTTCGGGAGTTGTGGTGTTCTAATACACACATCACATCTCTCCCAGCACTTCCTGATGGACTTCAGGAGTTAAGTTGTTGGAATACACCCATTACATCTCTTCCAGATCTTCCTGCTGGACTTCAGATGCTCTATAGCTCCCATACACACATCACATCTCTCCCAGCACTTCCTGTTGGACTTCATTTGCTATCGTGCTGGAATACACACATTACATCTCTCCCTACTCTCCCTGCTGGACTTCGGTGGTTGTTTTGTCAATTTACACAAATTAAATCTCTCCCTGACCTTCCTGCTGGACTTCGGGAATTAGATTGTTCTAATACATCCATCACATCTCTTCCAGATCTTCCTGTTGGACTTCAGGATCTAGATTGTTCAAATACACCTCTTATTCTCCAACGGAACGACAATGAGTCTGTTCCAGACTACAATCTCCGCTGGAAACTTTGGAGAGAAGAACAAGAAGAGCTAGCGTCCAAGCAACGAATTCAAGCAACCACTCGACTCCTGAAGGAGGACATCATTGCCTCTGCTTGGCATCCAGATCGATTTCAGGAATGGTGTCTTGACGAAGATGAAAAACGAGAAAACGAAATGTTATTCGATTAATCCAAACTTTTTCATTCAAATGGCACACGGGCCAGATACTGAACGTATGATGAAAAAACTTAGTGATTGTGAAACTAATAAGTACATTACGCTGTTTCTGGATCGTATGCATGTTGATTCAATACCTTACATACCGAAACATGTTAAAACATTAGAATGTGAATGTCTCGATATAACATGTTTACCTCCTCTTCCAGATTGTTTGGAGGATCTTATTTGCAATAACACTAAAGTTGAAAGCCTACCAGAACTGCCTAATACATTAACATATCTATCAGTAATAAAAGCACCAATTAAAGTTATTCCAAGACTTCCAAAAAAGCTAAGGTATTTAGCATTAAGCTATACTCTTATTGAGGAATGTCTAAATTTGGAAGATAATACTCAATTGGAAACATTGTATTTCAATAAAAGTATTGCTGTGGTGCCTCCAAAACTTCCAAAGACGTTGAAATATCTTATTTGTATAGGTGTTTCATGGAAATCTATGCCTGAGCTTCCCGAATCATTGATTCTCTTGCTTGTAAGTGGAAATACATTGAATGTTCCTCGAAGAAAAGATAACGAATCTCACACAAACTATATCGTACGAATTAGAGAATGGGATTCTAAGAATAGAATTCAAGCAAGAAATCGTTTGCTGTTCGAAGAAATTGTAATGGAAGCATGGCATCCTCGCAAAGTTGACCGCTGGTTGCAATTGGGAGCTGAATTTGAAGATTTATAAAACGGATTTTAAGAATGATTAAGTATAGAAGTATGACAAAATGAGAAACGTTGACAATGCTCTATCCACTGTTGTAACTAATTACAAAAATAATTCTATTCATTATGAAATTATTGAATCAGACAGAGATCTTTGGGTTGTAAACGTTTATAATCGCGATGCACCCGGATCTCTTCTTCAAATTGAAATTATTGATGATGATGGAATTCCTAAATGCTGCGTTATGAAGAAATTGAATGTAGGTAGATCCTCTATGGTAAAGTTTATGAACCGTCTTATGGATCAATTGGATGACAATCAAGAGGTATAAACAACAAACACCTATATTTTTTAATGGATCCAGCTGGAATTGGAGCACTTATTGGTGTTGGAATAATGGCATTTTGTGCAGTCACAGTTTGCATTTACGATCGTTGTAAAAAGCCATCCAAGCAAACTGTTGCGGTAACTAATCCACTTCTTATGAAAAAGAGATCTTTTAAAGTAAAAAATTTATTTAGTCACGTCGAGATTTAAATCTTTCTTTTTCATAAAAATGTCAATGCCAGTATCAACTTGTGGCGGTTCTCGCGTTCCGTTAGCACCTTCTCCTGCTACAGGAGGACGTCGTATTACTCGTAAGGCCCACTGGCGCTACATTCGTGGAATGAAGATTCGTATGCCCGCTCGTAAAATTCGTGATGTGGGTGCTCCTGGAAAGTGGACTGCCAAACACGGTCCTGGTATTGGCGAGTTAAAGCCTGGAGGTCTCAAAGGCTATTCTCCGTCACAATCTAAGACGGCTCGCCACACCAAGCTTCGTAAAGTTGTTAAGAGCAAGGGTGCTCTTTCCACATTTCGTAAGCTAAATGCATTAGCCACGTATACCAAGCGCACTGCTAAAAGCAAGAGCCGAGTTGCCAAGACCGATCGTAATTGGGTAAAGAAAACCTTTATGAAATAATAAATGTGGGCCAAACTTCTTGTAAAAGCTGCTCTGTTCGTTGCGTTCGTCCCCGGGGTCCTTGTGACGCTCCCGTCTCCCAGCAGTGATCGCTGGACGATTCTGGCCGTTCACGCCGTACTGTACGTTATTGTCAGTATGTATGCGTGGAAGTTCATGAAGAAGATGTAAAAAGTCATATCTAAATATAAATGGAGTTTGTAAGTCTTATTCTTTCTGCCCTTCTTTTTGCGGCATTTGTTCCTGGTGTTCTTATAACTTTCCCCAAGGGTGAGTCAAAAGCGACTGTCCTTGTGGTTCATGCGGTATTATTCGCAGTTGTGTCCAGTCTTGTTATGATGTGGTATTGGGGTATGCGCGAGCACATGGGAAATTATGGTGTTAAGTGCCCCAACGGATATATGATGGCTGCTGACCAGACGTGTGTGCCGGTTGGTCATGCAACATATGAAGGAAAAACTGCGTAAGGTATAAATGTGGGTAAATATTCTACTAAAAGCAATTTTATTCATGCTCCTTGTCCCGGGTGTTCATTTAAGCATTCCTCCCGGTGCATCTCTCCGTGAACAAGCCCTAATTCATGGTGTTGTATTTGCAGTAGTGAATTACTATGTGTATTTATACGTTCGTCCTATGCTAGAGAGGTTTGATAATCCGGACACACGTGTTCTTCCTCCGTGCCCTCCTGGATCGGATCGCCATGGCAAGGATTGTAGAATGAAGGGTGAAGGAGAAGCTCCGTAATAGAATAAATGGCAGTTACTCCTAAAAAGACAAGGTCCTCAATGGCTCGTACAGCACAGACAGGATTAACTGAAGGTCTCGATTATGTTGGTAAGCAATACATCACTCCTAAGAAAAGTGACAAGGAAGAAGATTATGATGAGGAAAATGTAGTCTCTGTAGATGTTCCCACGCCTACCAAAGAAGAAACTGAAATTGCTTCTCGTCAAGAAAAGTTTGAAAAAGCAATCAAGACGGCGAAGGGTGGTAAGAAGAGACGACATGTTCCTCTACGAAAGACCAAAAAAGTCATTCGCCGTAGAAAACAAAAATAGAGTCATGAATTCTATTTTTGCGCATCCAATATGTTTGCAAGACATATTGTATACTCAGTTTTGTAAAACTTTAAACACTTTGTATCCCAAGTTAGGAAGTTAGATAACGCTCTATCTTGCGATCAATTCAACCCCACTTTCTCGTATCATTGATTCTCTAGACCTTTTTGTCTAGCCCCCGCGTGCTCGTACTTACTGCCACACCTCAGCTGTTAACGCCCCTCCTTCGCGCTTCATCGTGATTCTCTTCAGAATCTCCTCCTATAGCAACCCGATCTGGGTTGCATAATCTCATCTACGAGTGAGTTCCTCGATGTAATGCCCCTCCTTCCGCATTACACAATGTTTCACATGATAAATTACCCTTACGCAATTTGTACTGAAACTCCTTATACTCTGTTAAGGCAGAGTATCCAGGTTTTTATTTTCCGAAATTCTCATCAAACATCTTCCTCTGTTGTTTTTCCAAACATACTGAAGTTGGTTAGTTTTTTGAGTAGTTCTTTCCATAAATCCCTACTCTCTACAATTTTGATATGAATAAATCCATTTTAAAGAGCTTATAAAATGGAATTGGTTCTTCCAAGTATAGAGATTGTCAACAAAAGTATACATCGAGCAAGATGAAGACATCGTGTGCCCACTGTGGACATGAGACGGAAGAGGATGATGGAGTATGGGCCTACGTTGGTGGGTTTCTCCGCGAATGGTTCTGGTTTTGCGGAAAGGGATGTGTGGAAGATGCTAAGAACTCGCAGTGAGTTTTTGCTTTTAGAAAATGGATAGTATCTATTCTTTTTCAATTCCAAGTAGAAAGTATGTTATCGATACACGGATATCGAGTAGCAAAAAAAGATATTGAAAATCTTCAGCAACTTAAAAATAGGTTAACTGTACGCCCGTATGTTCCATCCGTCTTTGTGGATGCTCGATTTGTTCCAAAGTATCCAGTCTTCAAAGAAACAGAAGAATATTTGTACATCCCAAAGCAATTTGGAATTGGAGAATTTGGTCCTCCCAAATCATCAAGTCGAGACGTTCGTCAAACGGATGATGCATTTTGGAAATTTACAGGTAGTCTTCGTGAAACACAATTTGATGTAGTCAATTCATTCCTGAAACCTGAACCGCACGATGGGCTGATTTGTTTGCAAACGGGGGGCGGAAAAACTGTTTGTGGACTGTACATTGCTTCACAACTGAAACTTCCAACACTCGTTCTGGTTCATAATACATTTCTACGAGATCAGTGGGTTGAACGAATTAGTCAGTTTCTTCCAAATGCACGGATTGGGCTCTTTCAAGGAGAAACTAAACAAGTTGAAGACCGAGACATTGTAGTTGGAATGCTGCAAACCATTTCTATGAAAGAACTCCCCGTAGATACATTTAAGAACATTGGACTTGTAATTGTAGACGAATGTCACCACATTGCATCAGAAGCCTTCTCTCAGGCTGTTCCTAAACTTACATCCAAATATATGCTGGGTCTTTCTGCGACTCCCGAACGAAAGGATAGACTTATGCATGTAATTAATTGGTTTCTGGGTCCACTCTTATACAAATCAGATACATCGGATAAAGTAGATCCGGGTGTATTTGTAGAAGTCTTTGAATTTGAAGAAGGAGATGAAAAATTCAATGAAATTATCTACAACAAGCAAGGTGTAATGTTTACGTCTTTAATGGTGAACAAACTAGTTGATTTTGAACCTCGTAATAAAATGTTAGTAGAACTTCTTACAGATGTTTACGATGATTCTGAAAGACAAATTTTAGTGCTCACAGATCGTGTTGAGCATACAAAGATTCTATACGAAATGCTACCAACCAACATTAAAGAACAAAGTTGTATTCTTTCACGAAGCGTAGATTCAAAAACACGTTCAGAATGGTGTGAAACAAAACGAATTTTGTTAGCTACATATCAGATGTGTAAAGAAGGCTTTGATGTCGCAACTCTCAATACGCTCGTTATTGCCACCCCTAGGCCAGATGTTGATCAGATTGTTGGAAGAATCTTACGAGTGGAAAAAACAAAAAGAAAAGTATCTCCGCTCATCCTCGACATTGTCGACCCAGCATTTCGTCGTCAATTTCAAGAGCGGTTATCCCTTTACAACAAACGAAACTATAAAGTTGAAAAAATGAAACTTACTTAGTTTCACTTTAGATCATCACCAAACTTTTTGAAATAAGCATCCGACATATAAATTTTGGTCGAATACATATTTTGGCTGTGACACGGTCTGTAGCTGATTGCATACTTGAATGCCTCTGGCATCCCAAACATGTAAATTTCAATTTCAGCACTCTCGTCTTTGCGATTGATATGTACTAGAAGTGAACTATGAGCGTTTTCAATAAGTTGATTTCGATACATACTGTCGAGAACTCGGTCTTTATGAGACTTCTCTGCATACGAATTGAAGATTGGCTCACCATTTACCACGACAGCCCAGCAATCTGCACCCACAAGTTCCTCAACTAACTTGACCAAGTCTTGATAATTTTCATCAACGACATATTTAACTTGATCGACCTTGCTGGGAATACTGCAATCTGGAAGTTTGCACATTTTTTTATTTAGAACTGATTTGTACCGTAACCAAATCCATTTTTAAACGTACGCGTAAAACTCTGAAAAAGCTTAGCCATGATATTTTCTAAATATGGCAAGCGTAGAAGATCTACAAGCAAAGATGAATGAATTAGATAAACAAAAAGAAGAAATTGCTGAACAAATTCGTCGTCTCAAGCCCATTACCAAAGGTGAACTCGATGATGCTCTTAAAGAGTTTCAAGATACACTCCGGAAAGAAGGTGAACTCATGCTGGAGAAGTTTGCCAATCTTGATACGCAAATAACGGCCAAACTGCAGGCGCTTGATACACAGGGTGGCAGCAATGTATTTAATTGCTCACGCTTATCCTATTCCAGCTTTACGCCCGAGCCAAAGCCGCCTTGTTTAAAGGAAGCTTACACAGATCCCAAAAACACAAAACCGAACGATAAAGCCCCGCCCTATCGCGACTTGCGCAGAGATGCTCCTCTTAAAGAATAAAACGGATTTGCTTCTGTTTATTCATCCTATTTTTAACAAAAATGACAACATATACCCCAGAAGATGTCATTGATTTGGTATCCGAAGCTGTTACGCTATTAGGGGGTACCGACCAACACATTACTATGACTACGATCGATCCGGATGGAAACGATGGTAAGCAAATTGAAATCAATCTTGCAGATTATGTTGTATGGTCAGTTGTAAGCAGACTTATTGACAATGGCGGAGACATTGATGAAGCTAAGATCAAAGCGAAACTCAAACGAAATTTGGAGAACCACTTTGAAGAAATAGACAGTGGTTTGATGCCTTCTGGATTCTACTACTTTACGGTGCTCAATCCTGCGCGCGTAAAAGATGGTAAAAATAACTCCAAGTAAAGAGTGGAGCTATAGTCAAGTGGTTACGACGTGGGATTCTGACTCCCGAAGCCCCGGTTCGATTCCGGGTAGCTCCTTTTACAAATCAATGTCCATCGCATAATCATCAACTACTTCTTCAATTTCCATGGGACCGTACGAAAGCTTTTTTCCATATCGAATGTTCATAGCTTGTTCGATTGTCCACATGAATCCAATATAAGGTCTGCACATGGGTTCAAACCATTTTTCAACTTTCCATGTATAATCGTTCATACGAACTAATACATGAATAGTTTTACGTTCTCCAATTGAAAACACTCGGCCTACACGACCGTCGCACTGAATTTGATCGTTGTACTTGTACATTTATTATTCTCCGTAGCCTTCATCAAAATCGGCATCACCCACAACATTTGCCCAATCATCGTACGGTCGTACATATCTATCTCCATATCCACCATTATCAACTTCCATTTCTTCGCCAAATACATTTAGCGGTCTCATACCATCTTCGCCATAATCGAGTGTATCGTTGTATCCATCTTCGGGGCGCTGTTCATCTTGCTGAAGAACGAGTTCCTTGTATTCTTCTTCCGGATCAGGATAATTGTATTCACGAGCAAAGATTTCACGATCATCATTTGTAATCACATACGCCGCAACACCAATATCGAGTAACATCTTTGTAATTTCACGCTGCGTATCATTCATCGATCTCATAATCTGCTTGAATCTTTCGCGCTCTTTTGTTCTGGATGCATCTGCAATACGTTTGGCTTCTTCATTGGTGTATAAAAGCATATTCATTACAACGTCTTTGAGAAGCGCATCATCAATCGCCTTTCCTAAGTTTACTTTGTTCTTGTCCTTCGCAATATCATGACTCAGTTCGTACAACAATCCTTTTGCAATATCTCGAAGCAATGATGAGTTCTTTTTTGTGTCCAAATTGGATATTGCTTCTCTGTATCGTGTAAGAGTTTCTAAGTTGAAATTTTGAAGAGATAATACATCTAAAATACGATTCATCAAAGTTAAAATAGATACTGCATCAATTTCATCACGAGCTAAAAACTTTTCAATTTTATCACCTTTCGTTATCTTTGCAAGTTTCATAGCAAGACGTGCTCGAATTTCTTTTTCAGTAAATGTGATTTTTACAACTTCCAATTTGGGGGGATAGATGTAGGTTGCCTGAGACGAAACTGTTATGTTTTTGGCAAGTTCAATTTTGTTTTGAACTACTTTAGGAGGAAGTTTAGTTGTCATGATCGATAAAGGTCGTGCAACTCCACATTTCATCATGAGTTCTTCTGTTCCGATCTTTTCATTCGGAGAATATTCAAGTTTTTCAAATTTGAGAATGGGCAGAGACAGACGAGCTACTTCTTCTTCTGCAGTAGGAGCCACATATCGTTCTTTGGCTGCTTCAAATTGAGGTTTGAATTCAATAGCTGCTTGACCTAAAAAGCGAATTGTTTCATCGCGGATTTTCTTGGGGGTTGCAAGAATTCCACGGAACAGAGATACTACAGATCCAGAAAACGTGTTTGGGAATTCTTCAAATGTGGCACGAAGAACGTACAACAAATTATCAAGCACAGGTGAATCAGACGTGTCTGTTGTATCACGAGGGTATCCACTGAGTTTGAAAACTCGGCCACTAATGGATCGACGAGGAATTAAGAATGGGTTGTGTGTTTGAAGCAACACTACTGCTCCTACTAATCCCGTAATTCCTTCAACTCGTTCACGAGCTGTTTTTTCAATCTTCTTGTTGGATCGAACAACTCCGGCAAGTTTACGGATGTACTGCAAGACTGGTAATACTGCTCCTTCTGTTGGCAATACTTGTAAGAGTGAGAGAAGCAAGTACAGTGTAGATTCTCCTGCGTTTTCAAGTTGGAACAGTTTCCCGAGTTCTCGAATTGAGTTTGCGAACGATGAAATATTGTGGTCGCCATGAAAGACTTGTGTTTGAAGCGATTCGTAGTTAATAGACACATTTCCATTGCTGTCAAATTCGTCCTGCGCAACCAGAACATTAGTGTTAATTTGTTGACCACAAAATTTACAGACTCGAGCACCTTCTTCGATTGTTGACCATTTTGAATAAAATGCTTGGTTGTCTTCTTCCAAATCTCCACGGAGCTCTGCTAATGTGTGATTGCATACAATAAACGATTCATCTTTGTCCAAATAAAGTTCATTTACAGGCATAATCATATTGACAATCGTTTGAATATCAGCAGCCTTGTCTTCCGGAGTTCGATTTGGGTCGTTTAAGATCGTAACAACATCTTTGTAAAGTTCAGATTCAGGACGACTACTGTACTTCTCATATTTGGGTTCAATAACTTTTTGAGGTTCAACTTGAAACTTACGAAGTAACTTTATATACTCTTCAAGAAGCTCAGTACCACTGCTTTCTCTCCACGCAACTTTACCAGAAGAAGTTAATCCTACAATTTCTTGTTGAATGTTATCAACCGTTATACAAATTCCAGCAGGAATAGGCTTTCCCTTTTCAGCTGCTTCACTTATACTTTTCGTGGAAGGAGAACGATAAATGCCTGAATTTAAGAAGGTATCAAAATTGTCAGTAACTAAACATTCTTCCGGTGTAGAAGGTGTTTGAGAAGGTACAAGTTTTTCACCTTGAATTTCAGGAGGAACCAATCCAGATTGTCCTACTTTAGACAGATACATCTTTGCAGTTAAAAGGCCCCCATCTTCCTGACTCATCAGCCATTGACGAGGAAATACACCGGGTAACCACGGTTTCACATATTGCTTGCGAATGTTATCTGAGGGAGCAATAATGTCGCCTCCATCTGGAAATGAAATAGATAAGACATCTGCCTTTGCACTAATTTGATCAACGGGAGGAAATCGTTCCTTCCACAACTTCCAAGGAATTTGATTTAATTTTACATCATACACTTTTAAATACTCAAGTCCTTCTCCATATGGATCGGTTGTAGTTTTTACTCCATGATTTAAGATTGCCTGAATAGATGGAAATATATCCAACAGCGGTTCATTTGAAATAAGTGCTGAAGGATTGTTTGAAGCTAAAAATGGGTGATCTTTTAGAGGATTGGGAATTTCAACAGATCGCTTGCCCAAATAGTACCCCTTGACTTTAATATCGTCACTTGTGTTCGAAATCGGGAGAGGTATAACGTCAAATGTGCCATCTTCATGAATAACTCCCTTTGTTCGAATGTATGTTGTCAATGCTTGAATTGGTTTTTGTCCTTCTTCGTTTACAAGAGTGTCTTTTTCAGTAAGAGGTCTGCCAGTTGAATCTGTTGTTTTAAAAGGCTTTGGAAGGGCTACAAGCAAACGATTGTAATAATTGGGATTGTTTACTTGCGTTCTATCCATTAGGGGCATCCAATTTTCCTTGTATGAGTAAGGTGTATACTCAAAGCTGGAATAGATAGGAGTAACCCAGGGAACATTAATAGTCTTGCGTTCCGTGTCTACAACGTATCCGCTTTCCATATCTCCGAACATGATCAACTGGTTGTAAATATCTCGAAATCGAGACACTTCGTTGTAGATCTTTTTAATTTCAAACTTAGTGACCTTTTTCTTCCCAGACAGTACCTTAGATTGATAGTCTAGCAACTGTTCATCTAAAGTAAAAAATCGAAGTTCTTCCGGTCGTTGAACTTCTTCTTCAAAATCAGGTATAGTTTCCAAAATTTCAAACTCACTTGCAGGATCAAATGTGAGAATGTCTGCCATTATTTTATAGTACCTTTTCTACTACAGCACAATATTCCTTAATTGTATCAAATGCAACTTTCAAAGTTGACTCTGGTGATTTCTTTGTAAGGAATCGAAGAACCATGGTGTTTCGAAGAGGGTGAGGAATGTCGTACCCAACAAAATCAATATTTTCGTCGCTGTACAGTACTTCCTGAAGAAGCGCGCCCAAAGTATGTCCACCTTGTTCAAGTGTTACATTGTAACTTCCAGGTTCCTTTTCACGGTTAATCTTTTCAACGGCTTCTTTCATATAGGCTTCAAGCTGAGCCTTCAAAATTCCTACAGCATATTTGAGAATGTCCTTGCATTGCAGAACACCTACGCTTTCAATGCTCATGTCGATCCAATCGGGACGATTCTGCTCATTTCGAGAAAAGGAGTGCTGAATGTAGAAGTTGTCAAATGCTACAGGATCTCCGCCCTTTTCTACATATACCTTTTTATCCTCCTTTGCTCTCTCAGGATCAATGTGCCACTTTGTAGAGCAACCACAAACTTGAGATGCGTTTTTACTATCTACTCCAAGACGAGCTTTCAAATGAACAGTTTCACCTGGGCGAACTCGCAGAAAGAGAATAGGTTTATCAAAGTCGCGGTCTTTCAGTAGAATCTTTCCACGATTAGACTCGACTACAAAATCATCCGTTGTAATAACTCTTACTTTGTCAGTTTCCTTATCTGGAAGAACTCGAAGTTCAATTTTTGAATCGCGAATTGTACTTGCATCATCAGGACTTACATTAACAGGCAGCATCTCTACACGGTGCTTCATCATCTCGTGCGGTAGCTGAGTTGTATTTTCAAGAATTTGAACATCTTGAATAACTACAGTTGGAACACCTGAAAGAACAAGTCTGCGAAGGGCATTTACAAATGTAACTGGGAAGTTACGAAATTCACATGAGAGCTCAAACCCTTTGTTTGCCGTTCGAAGATTTTCTACAGATACCATCGTTGTAGTCTCACTCATTCTCGTTAACCTTTATTCCGTTTTTTTCGTCAAAACTCATAACTAAGATGGCCTCTACTCAACCGTATTTGTTTTATAGTGAAAGATGTCCTCACTCAAAGCAGATTATTGAGACATTAAAAGGTCTCAACAAGGCTGGGCTTTATAAATTTATTCTAGTCGAATCGATCCCCCGAAATCAAATTCCCGGATTTTTAAAGAAAGTACCTACTCTCTACATTCCTGAAACCAAGGATGTGTTTATAGGTCAAGACATTTATGGATTTATAGCAAAACCCACAAATTCTCGTAAAGATCTTCCTACGAAGGAAGCCGTTGCGTCAGGTGGTGCGAGTCAGCAAATTATTGGAGATATTTCGGCCTGGGGATTTGAAGGAACAAAAACATTAACTGAGACGTATTCGTCCTGGGACGCTCCTCAAAATTTTACAACGCAAGGTGGAAGTATGTACACCTTTTTAAATGAGCCTATAACTACTGTTGCAGGCGGTGATCTCCCTAAGTCGGGCGGAGTAAACAGTGAAAATACTATTAAAACAAAAACTGGATCAAACGATGATGTAGCCGCGCGGATGGCAATGATGGAAGAACAGCGTAAAAAAGAGTTTGGTGGAATCACTAGAAAGTAACCTATCTACGTCTGCGTTTCCCTCCTAACAAGGCTTCATATGCACTTGTCTGCTGAAGACCCAAAACTTCAGTTTCATGCAGAGAGTAGACTATGCTAATTGTTGTGATCACTAAGCTTGATGCTATGATGAGAATGTGTGATGCGAGTTCCTGATCCTCTTCGGGAATATATGTAGGAACCCACCATACAAGACCTGATAAAACGACAGAACCAACTGCTAAAATTATAAATATGTTAAGGACATCTTTTACAGATACCATTGTCAGGACTAAAAATACAGCAGAGAAAGACGCCAGTACCCAATGTTCAATTGTTTCCTTTTGAGAAGGAGGAGCGAACTTTGGAACAACTAAATACATGATAATGAGAAGTGTAATGTGCAATACACTTGCTGCAAGTCCAATCCAGTTCATTTCTATTATAACTTACATATATAAAACTATTACCTACTAATGGCATCAAAAATTACCCTGATGAATGCAGTATTTGATCAGTTTACTTCATTTGTAACTGAACTTATTCAGATGTATCCGGATGATCCTGATTTTTCAATGTTTCTAACAAGCATTAAACTTTTGAGATCGACAAATCCTTCTCTTGTTATCAAATATATCTACGAAAACACGCAACAATTTGATCAACAAATTTTGTCGAAAGATGAAAAATTCTTTCTAGATTATTCTTTCTCCGAATATTCAAGTGATGTTGATCTTAATATCTTTTCAAAGCTAAAACAGTACATTACTACAATGTCACCTGTTACGAAGGAAAATGTTTGGAAATATATCCAAAATATTTATCGTCTTTCTAAAGCAATTTCTACTCTGTAGAATCACACATGCTCATAGATGTTTGAAGCTGGCTTGAAATTTCTCTGTAAAATGTAGTTTCTTCAGTTTCATTTGAATTTACAAAATTTACAATTTTGAATACTTTCGGTCTAACTTCATCATAGCAATCTTTCATAATCTTGAACATAATATCTGTCGATTTATTGAGTCTAAAGACTGTTAAATCGATTTGATTTGCTGCAAGAAATCGTACCTCTGTACGAAGATCTGTTTTAGTTCCTTGAGGATAATCATCGCCAACTTTGTTGTCGTGATATAGAAGTCCGTGATTTGGAGCATCTCCAATGTGAAATACTGCTTTTACATCAGCATTATTCCAGTCAAGATTTACAGTGTGCTTATAAGCACCTGCAACATCTTCAGCTTCATCTCCTCCACCCAATGCATGAATTCTCATGATAGTATCATGAAGTTGCATATAGTTTTCTAGAGAGTTTTCTGTAAAATTAACATGATACCACTGTTCTCCAAAATCTCTGTAGCCAATAAATGCGGCATAGATTTTAAAGTTTTTATGCGATTCTTCAAGATCTTCTAGAAGATCAAGACATTTGTTTTTAGCTGCATGAATCCAAGGTGTCATAGATGCTGTACAATCAAGTACAAAGCATACTTTGAGCATTTTATCACGTGTATCTTCCTCTTTCATTCTGTTGCTGCATTTGCAAATTGTTCATAACTTAATCCATTTTCGAGTTGTTCAAATCCGTACAAATCTTTGGGACTCAATGTTTTCAGTTCCTCAATTGCTTCACTGGGTTTGTCAAAATTTCGGAACAAGATTTGATTTACTTCAGCGGGTGTCCATTTGTAATCCATCGATTCATCGGCCCATTCATCAAATTCTTGATCATAAAAGTTGTTTACCATTTCTTGAATAATGTCTCGGTTGCATTTCTTAAAGTGAACAATCATATCAATGCGGCCCGGGCGAATAAGTGCCTTATCAATTCGCTCTGGGAAATTGCTTGAAACGCAAAGAATGCGACCAGAAGCTTCAAGAGTACCATCAAGAAGATTGAGCAAAAATGAGAGATCAATCGGATCTTTATCATCGTCTTCACGTTGTTCTGCCCAAGGATCTCCAATCTTCTTCTTCTCCTCCTTAGGCTCTTCAGGTTTCTTCCACTTTCTTTCAAGAACAGCATCCCCCATTGCATCGATATCTTCAATTAGATACAGGCGTTCGTGGATCGGAATCGTGTAACGCTCAGTATTTGTTCCATTAAACACATGAATTTCATCATTAAAGAAAAGATGACGAAGTTGTGCTTTCGTTTTGATTTCAGATAGTTGAAGGTTAATTACGTGACGTCTCGCAGTATTTGCAATCGCTTTGACGGTACTAGTTTTGCCGCACCCAGGATCACCATGAAACATAAATCCAAGAGTGTACGGGATTCCCTTCTTCTCATACCAATCTCTGCGAGTCAGGAAGAATTCAACATGCTTCTTTACCTTCTTGCGCTGTTCGAAGAACACATTGTCGAAACTACGAGTTGTATGGAACTTGTGCTGAGTATACATGATGTGAGTTGTCGGAAGAGGATTTTGAATACTTCGTTTGCTCTTCGTTGATGTCATCATATCGAAAAAGTACAAATCTGTTCCAAGTTTATTCTTCATACGACGCTCATATGCAGCATTGCACTTGTCTACGAACGATTGCAAGTATTGTACTTCATGTTCGTAGCAGAAAAGCTTAAACTTGAGTTGTTCAACTTGACCATCGCTGTGTTTCAAATCAAGCAACTGGAAGTAAATGTCGGGTTCAATCATGATCGGCTCAAATTCGTTGGGTAGATAATCGTGCTGAGTCATACACAGCAAGTTTCGAATCACTGGAATGGTAGTTACATAATTGATAACCGAATCCATACGATTCAAGCTTGATGTTTGATTCTGTTGTCCTTTGGCGTTTGTTGTCTGCATGATGCGTTCACAAAGAATCGTACACTTCACTTCTTTGTTCGCAGGAGGAGGAGGTGATGCAGGTTGATGTCTTTGACGTCTGCAGCAAAATCCTTTAACAACAGGAAACCATGTAGGAAATGTAGCAACTACCTTTTCGTATAAATTCAAAAGAATCATATTTTTCAAAGGACTGCTTCCAGTACCCCCGCCCAACGACAACATCATTTGTGTCTTCATAAGGTCTTGAAAGAAGTTTGGTTGTGTATTCATTAACTAAAAATACTCTTTAGTGTGAAAACTCAAGTGCGTAAAACTCATCGCGTTTAAAAACTAAATGGGCGAAAACAATAGTATGGAAATTTCTCCAACTATTACTTGGACAAGTCGGTTAGAAGGATATTTTGCGTCAACAGGTGAAAAGGCAAGCGGATTAGCTTGGTCACATAAGAGATCTGAAGCAATGTATAGTAACCGAAGGACCTATATTGATTTACCGGTTATTATAGGAAGCGGTGTAATTGCATTTTTGAATGCAGGCTCTTCAAATTTGTTTGAAGATCCTAAAATTTCGTCTGTGGCGTTAGGTGTTGGATCTCTTTTTATGGGAATTTTAAACAGCATTGGAACTTATTTTGGATGGGCAAAGAGAGCTGAAGGCCATCGTATTTCTGCAATTCATTATGCAAAGCTGTTTCGTTTCATTACAGTGGAACTCAGTTTACCTCGCCATGAACGTATGAGCCCTCATGATTTACTCAAGTATGTGAAAGATCAATACGATAGACTGGCTGAAATAAGCCCTATGCTTCCTGACGTTGTCATTTATGAATTCCAGCGCAAGTTCAAGAATCAGACGGATATCAGCAAACCTGAAGAAACGAATGGTCTCCACAAGATTGATATTTATAAAGAAATGGAAGATGAAGACACGTTTACCCAGTTTCCTGAAATGAAAAGCCCTATCGTACGACGAACAACTTCATTTGAAGAGCTTAAAAATCCCAAAGAACTTCCAAAAATGGTGGTTCGCGTACCGGAAGTCACACGTCCTCAACCTAAAAAGGCAGAAGAAGTCAAGCCAGAAGTCAAGCCAGAAGTCGTTACTACATCTGACATAACTATAGAAATTCCTCCTACTCCTCCGAAATCACATTCCCCGCACGAAGACTAACGGTTCTTTCCAATACACATATCTAATGTAGGAATGTTAACGTTCACAGGTTTACTACGCTTGAGACGTAATTGTTCTGATGCTTTCTCAATTGCCTCAGTAGATAGTGATACATACTTTTTAATGTCTCTCAAGGGCGCCTGAACATTCATTGACGGAAAGAGAAGTCGAATTGGATGAATTTCAGAAAGAACAATGTTGTTTTCGCCGTAAGTGTATTCGCGATACTGCTCGATGTCCAGCGGTCCTCCAAACATTCTCAATAGAGTTCTTGGAGGGGCAGGTGATAGAGTACGATCCTTGTAAAGTTCTGCATACAAATTACGGAGCAGACTATGACGAGTCCATTTGGAAGACTCAGAAAGTCGATTGTCTGAATAAATATGAGCTAGTGCACATTCAGGTGAGCAAAAATGACCTTCACACGTGTAAATATTCTTGTAAGCATCGTATGAAATGGGAATCACAACAGAAGCCCATGAAAATTTATGACAACACCAAAAGCAACAGGTTTGCTGGTTATAGCGGTCTGCTACAACTTTATCCAAAATAGACTTTAAAAGATCAGTGTTGAATGTATTTGAAATTTTAGAAAGTTCTACTGAACTCAGGATATCCGAGTAGGTATTCAAGTTTTCTCCTACAGGAATGATTTCTGTAGCAGCATCCTCCTCGGTAACTTTAAGCGAGAAGACTACAGGAGTTTCTGCAACTATAACTTCCTTTGTAACAGTCTGTTTTGCTTTACGAGGCATTTAGAATAACTAAGTTGAAAATGTCAAAATCAAAAGTTGAAATTGTGTAAATGCGAATTGTCTGTATGACAAACGAAGGACAACTTTCAATGATGAAAAATATGCTTCGTTTTGCTATGGATGCTGGGTTTGATATGTCAATGTTTCATTGTTACATATTACGTGATCAAAAGGAAGCTGCAACATACAACACTGGAGCGTTCAAGTCTTTGACAACTCGGAAGTTAGAAATTATTCTTGAAAACATGATGACAGACCCAGAAGTGCTCTGGATCGACAACGATATTGTTCTCTTTGAAAACTGTATTAACAACGTTCGTTCCTATCGAGGATCGTTCGTTATGCAGGATGACTTGTGGTCTCCGTGTACCGGATTTTTCTTTGTGCGATCAAGCTTGGCCTCGTTGCGTACAATTCGGAAATGCATTGAATGGTTAAATCAGAATAGCCACGTTCCCACTATCAATGACCAGCACGCATTCAATTATGTTTATAAACGAATTGTTGGATTAACCGTGACTCTTCTGCCTCAAGAAGAGTATCCGAATGGAGCTGTCTATTTTCAGCAAAGAAAAACATCCAAGGCAAAAATGGTTCATTGCAACTATTTGCAAACAACTCTAGAAAAGCAGGAACGTTTAAAAGAATACGGGTTTTGGAAACCTACAGAAACAGCATTTGATCTAGCAAACAAATATTATATTTAAAGCTCTTCAAATTTATATATATGACTAGTTCTTCCAAAGAGATCAGACTTTTCAATTCTCATAACATTTCCCGAGTCTAACTTTTTTAATATATCGTCCAATGAAATAAACTTTATACCAATTAAGTCTTTGACTTCTGAACTTACAACTTCACCTCCTTTCTTGATATCAATTTTATAAACTTCCATACTACCACCTTTCTTTGCTTCTTGGGTAGCGCCAAGAATACCTTTAGCAACAGCCTCTTCGTGCATCTTCTTCACCTTTTTCGAAACACGACGAGTTTTGCGCTTATTGTCCTCAATCATTTGTATATAGAAAACGAATTTACAGGTACCTCCGCCTAAGTTCAAGTACAGAAATGTCAGACCTTGGAAAGCAATATCGCAAACACACTCATCGTGAACATATTCTCAGTCTTCCCGACACTTATATCGGTAGTATTGAGAACTCGATCGAAGAGCTCTTCGTTGTAGACGGAGAGAGTTTTAAGGAACGCGCAATCAGTCCATTTAATCCTGGATTTTACAAACTCTTTGATGAGCTTCTTGTGAATGCACACGATCACGTCGTGCGTCTTCGTCAGCGAAACTCAGAGAATCCAGTAAAGAAGATTGATATCGAAGTTGAAAATGATACGCTTACTATTCGAAATGACGGAGAATCAATTGATGTAGAAAAGCACCCCGAATATGGAGTGTATATTCCTCAAATGATCTTTGGCGAACTTCTAACGTCTACAAATTATGATAAGAATGAAAAGAAGCTTGTTGGTGGCAAGAATGGCTATGGAGTCAAACTTGTCAACATCTTTGCAAAGAAGCTTGTTGTTACAGTCGTAGATGGAAAGAGAAACCTAAAATACACTCAAACATTTGAAGATAACATGTCCAAGATTCATGAACCTGTGATCAAAGCAAGCAAAGTAAAGCCGTATGTAGAAGTCGCTTGGACCCCTGATTTTGCTCGATTTGGTTGGAAAAATAATACGATTCCTACTGATCTACTCGAGGTCATGAAGCGTCGTGTGTTTGACACGGCAATGACAGTTGGAAAGGACGTTAAGGTCACATGGTGCGGCACACCAATCAAGTTTCGAGATCTTGCAAGTTACGCTTCCTGGTATCTGCCTAGCGATACATCCTGTATCACAGATACTCCTCAAGTGGGGTGGCAACTTGCAGTCGCCGACAACCCGTTTGACAAGGCGTTCAGTGTTAGCTTTGTGAACGGCATTTGGACCCGTTCGGGTAAACACGTAGATGAAATTACGTCTCAATTGGTTACTCATATTTGTAGTTACTTGGAGTCTAAGAAGAAAATCAAAGTTAAGCCTTCTCTAGTCAAAGACTCTCTTGCAGTTTTCATCAATTGCGAAGTTGAAAATCCTTCCTTTAGTTCTCAAACGAAAGAAGTGATGACTACCAAAGTGAACTGCAAACTGAGCGACGCATTCCTCAAGAAAGTGATTTCCAAACTCAACGTTGTGACAAAGGTGCTGGAGCAGCAGAATGTGAAAGATACTAAGGAGAACGCCAAAACTGATGGAAAGAAATCCAGTAAGGTCACAGGAATTCCCAAACTTGATGATGCAGTGTATGCTGGTACATCAAAGAGTCACGAATGTAGTCTAATTCTTACAGAGGGAGACTCAGCCAAAGCTATGGCTCTATCTGGTCTCTCCCAAGAACAACGAAATTATTACGGAGTATATCCTCTTCGAGGTAAACTGCTGAATGTCAAAGACACTGGAGCCAAGAAGGTAGAACAAACTGAAGAAATCGCAAATTTGAAAAAGATTATGGGACTTGAATCTGGAAAAGAATACAAAGATATCAAACAGCTTCGTTATGGTAAGATTCTAATCATGACGGATCAAGATTATGATGGATCTCACATTCGTGGTCTTCTTATCAATGTATTCCACGAATTGTGGCATACTCTCTTTGCAATTTCCGGATTTATCACCTATATGGCAACTCCAATTGTGAAGGCGACCAAAGGAACTAAAACTCTTGCATTCTATACTCAGTTCGATTACGAAGAATGGCGTAAGAAGCCTGAGTCGCACGGATGGAATGTGAAGTATTACAAGGGATTGGGTACTTCGACTCGCGATGAATCCAAAGAATATTTCAAAAATATGAATGTAGTCGGGTATTCGTATACCGGAAAGGAAAGTGATAAATCGATCGAACTGGCATTCAACAAGCAACAGGCCGATGATCGCAAGGAATGGCTTAAAACTTATTCCCGCGAAAACATCATTAACGTCGCTCCTGGAAGTCTTCTTTCGTATCAAGAATTTGTAGATAAAGATTTGATTCACTTCTCAAATTACAATTTGGAGCGCAGCATTCCAAATGTGATGGATGGCCTGAAAACGTCGCAGAGAAAGATCCTGTTCTCTGCGTTTAAGAGAAACTTGAAGTCTGAAATTCGAGTGGCTCAATTTGCAGGATATGTTTCAGAGCATTCGGGATACCATCACGGTGAAGCGTCCCTGAACGAAGCTATTGTTGGAATGGCTCAAGATTTTGTAGGATCAAACAATATCCCGTGGCTTGTACCCCAGGGACAATTTGGTACTCGTCTTACGGGTGGAAAGGATGCTGCTGGCCCCCGATATATTCACACGTATCTCCAACCTAACGTTCATCGACTTGTTCCGAGCGATGATTTCGATTGTCTCACATATCGTGATGATGATGGACTTCCTGTAGAACCTGAGTGGTACGCTCCAATTCTACCTATGCTTCTAATCAATGGCTGCCGGGGTATTGGAACTGGTTATTCTACCTTTATCCCTCAGTTTAATCCTGCTGATCTTAAGAAGATGTTGCTCCAATGGCTCCAGTCCGGAACAGGACTTGACGCCGAACTCACTCCCTACTACAAGGGATTCAAGGGGACTATCAATAAAGATTCCAAAGGAGACTACATTGTGAAGGGCGTTTGGAAAACTGAGAAGAATGAAATGACGATTACTGAACTCGCAGTCGGAACTTGGACGTCCGACTTCCGCGAATGGTTGGATAAGCTTGTAACTGATGGTCTTATCAAAGATTATTCCGACACGTCTACGGATACAGATGTACACATCAAAGTCAAACTTGGTGAATCTGCAGAACCTGTTGAGAAACTTCTTGTGGACAAGCTGAAGCTGACGAACATGCACGCATTCAACTCGAAATGTGTGATTCACAAGTATGCGTCTCCCAACGAAATTCTTCACGAGTTCGCACATGTACGACTTGAACTGTATGTGAAGCGTCGTGACTTTCTACTTAAGACTCTTCGCGAAAAACTGCCGTATCATGAAAATGTAGTTCGATTTATCAAACAACAGTGTGAGCCTACGCCTCGTCCGGATCTGCGTCGCAGGACGCCGGAAGAATGTGAAAAGCTTCTGACTGCTGAAAAGTTTGCCAAGATTAAGGATGGATATGATTATCTACTCGATCTCCCAATCAAGTCTCTGACTCTCAAAAACGCACAAAAGCATGAGAATGATCTTGAAGAGCTAAAGAAGAAGATTGCTGAAATTGAAAAGACTAGTCCGAAGGAAATGTGGGTAAAGGAGCTTACGCAATTTTAACGATTGATAATGACGTGGAATAGAATGATATATTTGAATAGTCTCCAGCTTGAGGAGCAATTCTTACAAGAACACCTATTTTATCTCCGGCAGATAAGCTATAAATATTGTTTGAAACTAAAGGATATTCAGCACCGGCTGCTCCTGCAGCAGTATTAGGAGGCAGAACAGCACCTACAGATCCAACTCCATTAATAAGTGATCCATTTAATCCTGCAGCTACAGATGCTATTACGTAAGTAGATGTAGTAGTACTTGCTATAGCAACAGTACTTTTTGCTATTATTTGATACATTCCTCTTGATGCTATCGTACCAACATAAGATCCTCCGCTACCAGCATCTGTGGCATATGTAATTCCACTTGAAATTCCAGATGCAGTTACTAAAGCATACTTTGCTTCAGGAGAACTACCGAATGTTATGAATGAACTATCACCGGTTAAATATAAATAATCGGCTCCAAATCCACTAGCACCGCTTGGTCCACTTGGGCCTGTACCGCCAGAAGTTCCAGGCAAACCTGATGGACCGCTAGGGCCAGTGAGTCCAGTAGCTCCAGAAGAACCTGTATTTCCAGTTGGGCCTGTAAGACCTGTAGGACCCGGAGGACCTGATGGACCAGTGGGTCCAGCACAAGCTATTAACTTACTTTGAGATAACCATTCACTTGCTGATAGCATTTACTAAATACTTTCATATTTTTGAATAATGGAGCAACTTAGTTATCATCAATTATTAGCAGAAGCATATGAAGATACTGCTCGAAATCTCCTTGTTCATCCAACTGAGTACGAGGATGATGATCAAGTAGAAGACCATGAGCAACATGAATATGAAAATCATGAACTTGAAAATCCCGAAGAATTCCAAAAATTTCACGGTGATCGCGGAACTGACAAAATAGTTGCCAAACCGAGTAATCCATTTGATGACAAAAGCAAAATCAGTATTCGATATGATAAGGATATCAAGAGTCACGTTTTAAACATTGATTCAAGATTTCGGTCTTACACGTCTAGCACTGTATCCAATCCGTATGCTGAATCACGTTCTTCCAATTTTGTGTTTAGACCTCAGCGAACTTATAAAAATATAGTTTCAATTCGGTTATCCTCTCTTGAATTTCCAAATGTGTTTTATACATTCACAGCTGCTCGTGAAAATATAATTATTGGAATTCGAATTGCTCCTGCTACAACCTATACAAATGTAACCATTACACCTGGGAACTATTCATCCCCTTCTGCACTTGCATCCGAAGTTCAAACAAAATTACAAGCAGCTTTTCCCGCCGAAACCTTTACAGTATCGTATATTGCAATTACAAACAAGATTACAATTTCAAATGGAAATGCATTTGATATGGACTTTACACCTTCAACTGTAACAACTCCATTCGACAATGGTCTTGGACATTATTTGGGATATCGTAATTTGACATATACAAGCGGTACATCCTATACAGCTGAATCGTTTCCGGATATATTTGGAGATACATACGTCTACCTTTCAATTAACGATTACAGCGTGATTGAGCACCAAGATTTTAACAACACAAGTTTCGGAGCCTTTGCAAAGATTCAATTGAACGTAGCAAAAAATACGATGGTGTACGATCAGCTAAATACAATGACGAAAGAATACTTCTTTCAACAGCCTTCGAATGTAGGTGTGTTTAACTTAAAATTGATCGATGCATACGGTCGAGAACTTGATCTTCAAGGAATGAACTTTTCAGTAACGCTTGAATTGAAAGAAGCGCTCAACATTTCACTCTACGAAAAAATGCGCGAAATATAAAACTTCTACCAACGTATAATAAGAGATGTATTCGGGTGAAAAATCAGTTCTCGAGAAGATTCAGGACCCTCATGTAGAAAATCGTTACAATATGACGTCTACAAGCACACAGTTCCCTGCTCCCAAGCACAGCGGATATGTACCCTCAATGAGCGATCCTTCTCTTTCATCGTATGCGGCTACTCCCTACAAACTTTACACAGGTGATAAGCGTATCTTCGGCGATGATCGCACAGATCTTGTTGGTCACATTCACAAGCCGAGTCCTTTAAATACGGTTTTCTTTAGTGAAGCTAACATTGATCACATCCAAACTCAAATTATTGCTCAAGTGTCCCTTATGAGTGCTGGAAAGTACCAAATTGGACGCCAAAGCGACGATGATGTAAAAATTGTGATGCGAAGCTATTACCTTATGTTTGGAAAGAATGATCCGAACAAGGTCTCTGAAGAACTTCAGGATCTTAACAGCCGTGTAGTTGGATACTGTGCTGCAAAGGTTTATTCTGAAGTTGACTTCCACATGTTTTATCGCAAGGATATCGAGGACTTCGCTCCTGCGATTGCGAACCCTATGAATCCTCATGTGTACGGCACACGTACAGGAGAGCTTAAATCATTTTTCTAAACTAAATAATGGAACTCTGTACATTTCATAATCAGATTTATGGAAAAAGAAATAAACAGTTATTTGTATTTGAATCATTATGGGACTCATTCCGTCCAATCGAAAAAGTTGCATGGAATGGGGAGTCGTACACTATCGTAGATTCTGCTTATAAATCTGATTTGTTTGATAACAATTATGGGTATGGGTCATTGGGTATGAAAGCTCTTTGTAGAGAGCTGACTCAAACTGTAGAATTGAACGATGCAAAAGAAATTGGGGATCCGCTTGTATTTTGGAAATGGTGTGAAGAATCAGATGTAAAATGGTGGTTTGATCGCGTTTGTGTATTTGCAGATCCTTGTGTAGCAAAGGATCTGCCGAAGTGGAAATCGTACATCAAATATCTTCAAACAAAACCAAAAACATTGCGTCGTCCACTTAAGGGTAGACTTACAAGGCGTTTACTGCCAAAGTGATTTCATTCATTCAAATGAAAGTAAACATTATTGCGAATTTCCAGAAAAATACTGGACTTATGCAAGACAGTGCGATTCTTCGAGGTATCCTAACGGCCACATTTGGAGACTCTATTCAAATCTTTCGAGTCCCACATGTATTTCCTCAGTGTGAAGAATCAGATGTGAATTTCTTTTTGGAAGTTATTAATCCGTCACTCTTTTCGTATGCTCGTAAGAACATTTGGATTCCGAACCCCGAATGGACATACAAGACGTGGGTCCCATATCTTCACATGGTAGATGAAATTTGGGTCAAGACAACTGAAGCACTTCACATTTTTAATGAAGCCGTTGAACACAAGAAGCCTGTTAAACTAATCAATTGGACATCAATTGATAAATCATTTGATCATGCAACGGATAAAAAGAACTATTCCAAGGCAATTCTTCCTGTAGGCAAAAACGTGTATCGTAATCCGAAACCTGTCTTTCAAGCGTACATGAGAATCAAGGAACAAGATCCGGCTCTCTATGCAAAACTTCCTGTTCTCAATCTAGTCTATTCTCCTGCACATCTAGTTATTACGGTCCCCTCTGAAATTGAAAACAAAGTAATTGTACACGCAACTGTTCTAAAGGAGTCTGAATACGATGATCTTCTTAAGGAATGTGGACTCTGTATTTGTACATCTGCATCTGAAGGATTTGGACATGCAGTAAATGAGGCCATGTCTGCAGGGTGTAATCTTATCCTGTCTCCGATTGCACCATTCAGGGAAGATCTTGTAGGAGAAGTTCAAGTTGGAACTTTTTATGGAGAGGTGCTTGACAAGGTTTCTCAACCTGATTGTCTTGGAGTTCTTGTAGATACAACTGTGGAATCTATTATGATTGCTCTAAAGGAATATTGTGGACTAACCTTTTATGAAAAGAAGGAAGGTTCTCTTATTTCTAGAAAGGTGTACGAGCACAGACATGACAAATGGGTACAAGATATGAAAGCTGTCCTAACTGAGTCACTTCCGACCGATGGACCTAGCTATTCACTCAAAGATGTATTCCCGAAAGAAGAAGATCTTCCAGACGTATCCATTCTCTGCATCACGAAAGATCGCAGACCGTTTATGCCGATCCTCAAGTATTCTTACATGGTCCAATCCTATCCCGAAGATAAGATGGAACTTGTGATTGTAGATGATGGTGATGATCCTATTGAAGATACACTCATTGGTGTTCCAAATGTAAAATATGTGCGCTGTGATCCTGGAATGACGATTTCCCAAAAGAGAAATATGGCTGTTGAAAATGCAATGTATGACGTTCTTGTGAACATGGATGATGATGATGTGTACCCCAATAATTCAGTTCTTCATCGTGTAGCAATGCTTCTCAAGGAACCTGCAAAGCAGTGTGGGTTCTGTACTACCATTCCCTGCTACGATATCACGAAGTACTCTTCGTTCATGAATGTTCCACCGATTACACTTGAAATGAGTGAGCGTGTATCTGAAGCGACTCTTGTGTTTACTCGTAAGTTCTGGGAAGAGAACAAGTTTGATGATTCAGTTCATATTGGAGAAGGGAACGCATTTATCCGTGGTCGCGAACAAATGTGTAGAGAGTTATCTCCTCAAGACGTAATTGTAAGTTTGATTCATCCTAAAAACACATCATCACGTAAACTTCCAGATATTCGTGAATCGAACGGTTGCCATTGGGGATTTAATGAGAACCTATTTGCAATGGTTACTCAAATTGGTGAAGAGCTTAGTAAGTCAGTAAAAACTGAGTAACTTAATACTTGAGGCCGAAGAGGGAGCGACGGCTGTGGCGGCCACGGCGCTGGGTCTTGCCGCGACGCTTTCCGCCCATCTCGGGCTTCTCTTCAACGACGGCCGCAACTTCGTTGGGCTCACCACCACGCATCTTGCGGCCCATCTTCTTGAGGAGCTTACGCGCCTGCTTGCGGGTCACGAGCTTGAGCTTGTGACGACGACCGCCAGTGACGGGGGCAGAGTTACCGGCAGAACCGTTGAGGGGGATAAAAGCTTCAGGGGCAGCAGGAGCAGACATTCTGTTTTATATACTCTTGAAGAGAAATTCTTAGACTACGAGGGGGTGAACGCAGTTAAAAAAGTTTTTTATGAAAATTTTACTTTACGCAGAACACGATTTACATTCCGGTTCTACCGTAAACTTCTGGGCACTTGCTACAGCTTTCGTGCGCAGATAGTAGCACCCCGTTTTCAATCCCTTTTTCCAAGCATACACATGCATAGATGAAATCTTAGCATATGTGGGTTCAGAAAGGAAGAGATTGAGAGATTGAGATTGACAGATAAAGGGAGCTCTATCCGCAGCCATATCAATTAGCGTCTTCTGAGGAATTTCCCAGCCAGTCTTATACAGATCTCGTAGCTCTTGAGGAATCTCCTTGATATCCTGTACACTTCCATTGTTTGCAATGATTTGAGTACGAACATCAGAATTCCAATACTTGATTCGAATAAGATCTTCAATGAGATACTTGTTGATTACCATAAAGTCCCCTGCGAGTACACGACGAGTGTACAAATTGGACGTAAAGGGTTCAAAGCATTCATTGTTTCCAAGAATTTGTGACGTAGAAGCAGTAGGCATAGGTGCAATCAATAGAGAATTTCGCATACCATACAGCGACAAAGATTGCTTTAGACTATCCCATTTAAGGTAAGGAGTTTCACGAGGTTGTTCTCCCCAAAGATCAAATTGTAGCTTCCCTTGCGATGCAGGAGAACCTTTGTAGGATGAATAATGTCCCAGTTCAGTCACAATTCCTCTCCATTCAATTTTATCCATTGCGAAATCAATAGAGCATTCAATTGAAGCTGCTACTGCTGCAAAATAGATGTTCTCAAAGATTTCACGATTTAGCTTTTTCGCAGACTCGGATGTCCAGGGCATACGAAGCATTGCAAATACATCTGCTAGTCCTTGAATGCCAATTCCAATCGGTCTGTGACGCATATTGGAATTTTTACATTCTTGTGTCGGGTAGAAGTTCAAATCAATTACCTTGTTGAGATTTCGGGTAAGGATCTTCGTGTATTCTCTGAGCTTTTCGAAGTTGAAGAACCATGAACCTTTAACGTCTTCTTGCTCGACGAACCGAGGAAGAGCGAGCGAACCAAGGTTACATACAGCCGTCTCATCTTTCGACGTATACTCCATGATTTCTGTGCAGAGGTTGGAGCTTTTGATGGTTCCAAGGTTTTGCTGGTTACTCGTCCGATTGGCGGCATCCTTATAACATAGATACGGGGTTCCCGTTTGAATCTGTGCGTCCAGGATCATTTGCCAAAGTTTCTGAGCCGATACCTTTCTACGCCCCTTTCCCTCTGACTCATATTTCGTATAGAGTGCCTCAAATTCATCACCCCAGCATTCAGACAATCCAGGGCATTCGTTGGGACACATTAGAGTCCAATCTTCATTTGCTACCATACGCTTCATAAAGAGGTCGGGGATCCAAAGACCATAGAAGAGATCGCGAGCACGATCTTCCTCTGCACCCTGATTGAGTTTAAGTTTTAGAAATTCCTCAATATCAGCATGCCAAGGTTCCAAATAGATCGCAAAAGACCCATTTCGTTTACCTCCTTGGTTTACATATTTTGCAGTATCGTTGAATACTTTTAGCATAGGAACTAGACCCGTAGATTCTCCATTCGTACCATGAATCTTAGATCCACGTGCACGAATGTTGTGAACTGCTAGGCCAATTCCACCAGCCCATTTACTAATTTGAGCACAATCTCCTAGAGTCTTATAAATTCCTTGAATAGAATCGTCAGACATCGTAAGAAGAAAGCAAGAGCTCAGTTGAGGATGATTGGTTCCGGCATTGAAGAGAGTAGGAGTTGCATGAATGAAATACCCCTGCGAGAGAGCATCATAAGTTTCCTTTACTTTCTTCTTATCTTCACCGTGAAGTTGAATAGCCACACGCATCCAAAGATGCTGAGGACGTTCCCAAATACGACCATCACGACGACGAAGTAGATATCCTCTTTCAAGAGTTTTGAATCCAAAGTAGTCGAACATAAAGTCGCGAGAATAGTCGATAAATTCTTCATAATCAGGTCGCATTGCAGTACGATGATAGTCTTCATTCACAACTCCTTCATCAAAGAGAACAAATGCCGAATCTACGAGACGAGACGGAGTATTCTTGTGGTGATTGTCAATAACAATACGAGCCGCAAGTTTCCCGTAATTCGGGTGGAATCGGGCCTGCATCATAGCACAAATTTCAGCTGCAAAGTTATCAAGCTCTGAAGTTTTGATACCATCTGTGAGCTGATTGCAAACCTTTTGAGCAACTAGATCAGGATTTACGTGATCTAGACCCGCTGACAGCTTACGAATGCGCTGAAGAATTTCATCAAAGGAGACGGGAACACGAGTTCCGTCGCGCTTAATAACATACAGGTGATCCTCCATTTTGTGCATTCTATATGATGTCTACAACAAAATCCGTTTCAAAGGAATAATATGGCAGGAACAGAACCAGGTTTTCGACGAGCATCAGATACAAGAGCTATTCCGGAAATACCAAAGGCATCTATTGAGAGTTTGCGGAAAATAACTGGACCGTTGGCGGCTCCCTCTAAAAAATACGGTCCTTACATTGGACCAACACGTAACCTTCCATTAACTACTGCACAAGCATCTCAAATCTTAGATGCTTCAGGATTTCCTCGTGGATTAGAGCCGTATAGAAAAATATTTATTACAGAAATTGTTAACGAGTCTGCAAAACTACCAGACACTGAACGTCGTAGATTTGACATCTTACTTGATCGTGCTGCTCACCCTTGTTCAAAAGAACCATTAACTCGAAATGAACGTCCACTTGGGGCATATCCTGCACTTCAAGAGCGTATTGGTCAATTAGTTGAAATGGAAAAGGAAAGCAAGCAAAATGGACAAACGCCTGTTACAACTGTTGCAGAGTTTATACCTTTAAAAGCTCAGGGAATTGCAAAACAATTAGTGGATGGATTCGATGTAGTTAGCCAAAATCATTTTATTTTTGATAAAGATGGACGTGTAGTTGATCTAACACCTGCAGAAAAAGGAAGATATTCGGGTATCTGTTCTGCTCATTTACTTCGCCAATCTCAACAGTCTCAATTTACTCAGTTTTTAAAAGAGCAGTCAGATCCATTTAAAGGATCACAACAAGGGTATGGAAAAACTCGAAAACAGAAAAAGAAGGCTAGAAAAACTTTACGCAGACGCAAGGTACGTCGAAATATGCATTGATTCGATCTCGTTTAGCATAAGACGTGTAGCATAGGGAACATCTACCTTTACAGTAGGATAATTGGGATTTGCATCATATTTGCCAATTGCAGGCTGGAATAATGCAGGTTCCTTGTCTGATCGTTCCATAACACTTTCATTCCAGAACTTTGAAATCCCGTGAGCTAGCAATACATCACGTTCCATTTCACCAATCTTCAATCCACCATCATTGGCTCGTCCTTCGAGCGGCTGATGCGTGAGAAGCTTACGAGGACCTGTAGCACGGTAATTGATCTTATCTTCAACCATCTGTTTGAGTCGAATGTAGTATGCAATTCCAGTAAATACTTCAACTTGAATCATTTCACCGTTCATACCGTTGTAGAGTATGTCGTGACCCTGCGATTGAAATCCAAGTTTCTTAAGCAAATCAATTGATTCTTCAAGACGGTTTTGACTTGAGAAAGGAGTTGCATCTGTGAGAGATCCTACATGAATTCCAGCCTTTGTCATCATCATTTCAATAATTTGTCCTGTAGCCATTCGAGATGGAAATGCGTGAGGATTAAAAACCATATCGGGAATGAGACCATTGGATGTATACGGCATATCAATTTCAGGAATACGAGTTCCACAAGTTCCCTTTGGTCCGTGACGCACAGAGAACTTGTCCCCCGTTTCAGGCTCACGGTTTTCAGAAATACGAATCTTTACACAACGAAGCCCCGCTGCATTTTCATAAATGTATACATCATCTATAATTCCACGCTGACCTCTCTTAGGTTTCTTTGAAGCATCTGTATATCCTACAACTTGTCCATTTGAAAGTTTAGGAGTCACAACTCCAACTAAAATGGTTTTATCAGTTACAAGAGATCCCTTACGAATAATTCCATTGGCATCCAGCAAACTATAATCGTAATCGGGTTCGCGCGATACAGTTTCGCGGAAACGAGGATCTGTTGCTACATTTGCAAATTCAGTCTTGTTTTGAACCATAGTTGCTTTTTCAGATGGATCATAAACTGATGTTAACGATTCTTCTTCGAAATCGTAGCTGTGATAATATGTGATCGTAAACAGACCACGTTTTAGAGCTCCATCATTAAATATGATTGAATCTTCCTGATTGTATCCAGTGTATGTCGCAATTGCGATCATTAAATTTTTCCCGTACGGCATACAACCATCCTTGCCCAGTACAGCATTCATAGTCCATGTTTGAGCCAATGGACGTTGAGCATAATTTAACCACGTTGCCATAGTATCATATCGCTTATTGAATGCAGTATTAAACCATGCACAAGCTTGTTTGGTTTGCTGACAACTAAACATGTTACGAACACCAGCGTTGTGATCAGAATACGGGATTACACTTGCAGATGCGGATAATAAGGCTAATCCGTGGATTTCAGATAATTTGGTAGGAGAGAAAGGCTCCATACTGATTCGCAAACATTCAGTCTCTTGGGCATCAACATAATCCAACAGATTCTTTACCATATCATCCCACTTCTTAGTTCTCTTTACTTGCTCAGGTTTTACTCCTTCACGATACAACGGACGTGTAGGTCTTCCAGCATCTGTATAAATAATGTATTCGTTGTCAAGTCGATTCCAGCAAAGAGACACATATTTGCTTATTTCTCCTTTGCGTCTCATAGACAACAGTGTATCATGAAGAGTATCTGTATCCGTTTCAATTACGCCTGCTAAATCTGAATTTAAGAACACGCGTGTCCAGCGAGGATCCCAAGTGCTAGGATGAATTGAAGAAAGCAATCTGAAGTTCGGATAACTTTCAAGTAGTTCTAAAATCTGGTTTGATGGAGATTGAGTAGACAACGAAGAAAGCAATGTCATAGACTTAATGAGACCGATATTGTGACCATCCGGATTATCTGAAGGGCACATGAGACCCCAGCTACTTCCGTGAATACGACGAGGTTCCACAATTTTGGTATCCTTATCCATTTGAACATTCACTCTGCGAAGGTGTGCAATGCTTCCTAAATACGAAAGACGTCCAAGAATTTGAGCAATACCATCTTTGCCTCCCCATTTTCCTTTGAAGGATTTCTCAATTTGATTCATGAATTCATACGATGTCCAATAAAATGCAATGTTTTCAATTTGAACAAGTTCTGCAATCTTAGATCCTTCATACGTTTGTCTTTGAAACTCAATGCGACGATCAAGTTGGAGCGTCATATTCTTGGAAACTTCATTATAAATACGACGAAACTCTTGGAACACCAAATCTCCTGAAGCATCAAGTCTCTTGAAACGATAATGTTCACGATCTGTCTTAGGCTTAATATCCAAGGCAACATCCATAGCCATACGAGTTAACATTCCTAACAAATACGACTTTCTGCGATAAAAGGAAGCTGCAGATTCATCTTTGCGAAGTTCGCAGTGGGGAAAGAGCTCATTGTACAAATTAAAGTAAACACCAGCCTTGGTTCTGCTTCGTGTTTGACGATAGAGAACTAACATATTTGGATCCTCGGTTTGATCCTCTTCTTTGGCCATCATTTGAGCTAGAAACTTCTCATGACTAAGAACCAACTCAATAAACAGCTCATCATACTGCTGACGTTCACTTTCAGGGATACCTGCAAGAATTGTATCATAAATATCTTGATCGCTTGTTAATCCGAGTGCATAGAAGATGCTCACAAGAGGAACAGGTTGAGTAAATCCAGGGAGAGTAATTAATGCCAACCGGTTCGTAGAGAAATCTCCAAAATCAGTTGTTTTTGCAACTACTTTCGGGTCATCCGGTTTTATGTTGGGAGGAGGAATGATAAGGAAGTGAGAATAAGGACCCTTTGTTCCATCTTCAGACGCAGAACGAACTCCAGCTACATATTCGTACTTATCTGCCTTTGTTGCTTTTTCAAGTCCTAGCGATTTTTCCTTTTCTACTAGAGTTCGAGTTTCACTATCACTTGGAGGCGGTGCTCTCTTTGAAGCATAAAACATATTTTCACCAAGACGTTCTTGTGTGAGAAGAACATACTCTTGACCACCAACGATAAAGTACCCGCCAAGTTCAAACTTACATTCTCCTGCATCATAAAGTGCGTCAGAAGTCATGTTCGAAAGATAACACAATGAGCTTTTAGTCATGAGAGGAATTTTAGCAAGTGTAATGTCATCAAATACTTTTGTAGTTGTCTGGTTTTCAACAATGTATTCAATTTCAAACTTTGCTTTAATTGTTAGCGTATACGTCTTGTTTTCTAAACGGCACTGATGGGGTAGAATAGCGGTTCCAAAATCATCTGTGGGCGGAAGATACTTGATGTCCTTGCCGTCTTTACCACCGATGTAGATGTTGATACGACGACCATCTCCCAGTTCTAATGAAACTGGATTCTTCCCTGCAATAAAATTGGGGATTTTGGTATTCAGCAAATATGCATACGAATCTAAATGATGACGCACAAGGACATTTGTGACATCTGAAAAATAGGTGTCAAATACATGGCGAGCAACTTCCATTCTCCTTTCCTTGTAAAGAAGAAAGAATGGAGTATATCATTACTGCCGTACTTTCAATTATCTTTACAGTATTGTTTGTTGTGATTTATAAATTTGGTATAAACCCACAATACGTACCTACAGCTACAGCTATGGCACAATGTCCTGATCGTTGGAATTACAATTCATCAACTCAGCAGTGTGAACCCGGATATTCAACTCACTGTTTGCCATTTAATCCGTCTGTCAGCACATTATCAACTATGACTTCGAAATGTAACTTGGCAAGAAGCTGTGGAACATCTTGGTCTGGAATGTGTGGATAAAAAACGGATTTCATTATTTGTGCTGATAATCATTGCATACAAAATGAACTTCTCTCAAGAGGCTTACATCGATCTTATCAAGACGTTTTCAACTGAAATGGATCGTCTTGTTGAACTTTCAGATTCAAAGATGAAGCAGGAGGTGTTTGTTTCAAATCTTATGATCTTTAATAAATTTACTAATCTTCTTCGTGTACTCAACCGCAATGGCTGGGACAAGGTCGTTGAAGATGCACGAGCCAGTCCCCTGGAACCCTCATGTCCTTGTCGCAAGGCAAAGGGGTATTCGAAGGGCTGGTGTGGAGTTACTAAAGCGGGATATAACACTTGCGACCAGTGAGTTGAAATAAAAAGACACTAAATTTTTAGATGTAAAATGGACTTTTTTCACTAAAGAAATAGAATTGTAAATACTCTAGAATGACTTCAATCAATTTCTCTGAGGCAGCTCTTGTTGAGCTTGTCAAGGTAATTGCTGATGAAATGCCTCAACTGATTGACAACGTCAAGCCAGATATGAAGCGCGATGCTCTGATTGCAAATAACAAAATTGCGTCAAAGCTACTGGAGCTTGAAACTGCTCTCAACCGATATGGTTGGGAAAAGAAGGTTGATGCACCAGTTAATCGCATGCTATCGGCGTGTGCATGTCGTAAGGCAAAGGGTTATTCAAAGGGATGGTGTGAAATTGCCGGAGGAGGAGTTCCTGCTTGCGACCACTGAGTCGAAGTAAAAATGGACTTTTTTCATTCAAGAACAGAAATAGGGACACAACAGCTCACAGCACCGTACACGATGGAGAACGCAAAGCGGATCGAGGAGCTGGAAAATGAGATCCAAGCCATGGAGGCGTGCTTTGAGCACATCGGATCAGCTCTTGGGGCAATTGTAACCTACGAGCAGCAGCTTGATGAGATGAAGGGATTCCTCCGCGATATTCGCGAGATGATCGCCAAGACCATCTCTAGGAAGCCGAAGAAGAAGATCCTCAACCCTGAAGATGAGGAGTAAGGGAGGACTTTTTCACTTAAAATGGAAAAAATCAGTTTAACTCCAAAACGAGCAGACAAAATGCAGGAAGCTGTCCTATTTGATATTGTGAGGCTCAAGCAAGAGAACGAGCGACTCAGAGAGAAGATTGAAGAGAATGAACGTACAATTCGCTCTCTTCAAAAGTTTCTACCGAACGAACCGATGCCTCCTGCTATTCCGGTTCTAGAACCAGTTTGTGGACGTGAACCTAAACCTGAAGGAGAAGACATTGTTCCTGCGATTACATTCAGGAGCAAAGATGGAACTCTTCACATGGGTCTCTGTAGATCAAGCTCAGCATACACCTATGTCCCAGTTGCGGATGGGTGGGCGAAGGTTGTACCAACAGATGACGAATGAAGAGTTTATGACAAAAAACTTTTTGATTAAATGCTCCAGGTGGGGATCGAACCCACGACGCCCGCCTTATAAGAGCGGTGCTCTACCTACTGAGCTACTGGAGCACTTTTAATTATCCTAAAATATGTAAATGGTAAGACGTGGTGGTGCAATTATAGATTGGTTTCAAACTTCAAATCCGATTACCGGAACTTCAACTATGACAACTTTGTCCAAATTTTTAGTTTTCATTCTTCTTGCTGGAATTATTCTGGCAATTGTACTTCCACTTGTGTTGACTAAAAAGGATGCTCCCGCGTCTCAGCCTACAGGAAGCGGTGGATCTGTTGCTCCTCCTATAGACACTCTCCCAGGTCGTATTACAATTGCTGAAGTTGCACAAGCACCTTCCGCTGGTCAGGCAATCGTTTACTTTAGCCAAGCTTCCAGTGCAACGTGTGAATCCTGTATTGCGTCGTTCGATATTAATACGACATACACAGGGGGATCTCCTTCTCAACATCCTTCATTTAAAACGCTGACATCTCCTTCTAACAGTGGAACATTAACATTTGAATACGGAGCATCTCAAGGACCGTTTGATCCTATAACTCCTGGTGGAAACAATACAACTCCTCCTACAAGTGTAACTGTTCAAATCACAGCTCGCTCTACAAATCCTCAAACTGGAGCTATAAGTTCTCCTACGTCATATACCAAAACAATTCCTTATGTCGCTTAAACTAACATAAAGTTATAGAGTAATGTATTCAGAAGCACACAGACCTGTATATTTAGATGATGTAATTGGTCACACAGATGCTAAAAATGCTCTGAAGAAATATTTGACTTCAGGCCATTTTGAAAAATCAATTTTACTTACAGGATCTCCTGGAATTGGAAAGACAACCTTAGCGCTAGCTGCTGCTAGAACTCTTGGGTTTGATCCTCTTGAAATTAATGCAAGTAAAGCGATTCGCAGTTTTGAAGATGTGGAAAAAATTAAAGATTCCTGTAAAAGTGCAGTAAGTATTTCTGCATTTATTCGTGGAGATATTCATTCCAAGACGTGTGTGATTTTAGATGAAATTGATGGAAGTGATCCTCACGCACAAACAAAAGTTGTCCAATGGATTAAAGATAAATCTCGCAAAGTCCCTATTTTGTGTACAAGCAATGAAGTGCCAACTATTTTTAAACGAAATGCAGACGATATTGAAATTATTCGCTGCTTTCCACCGAAACCATCTGAAATAGAGCATCTATTTCCAGATGATGATGTGAATGATTTAGTAAAAGAATGTCATTATGATATTCGTCGCATGTTTCATCGTGTTCAATATGGGAAATCAGATATGCTTCCAAAGTATTCATTTCCACCTACCGGACTTCCAATTGAAAAAACATTTATTCTTCGTCAGACTGCGTTTGGCCTTCCTCATCCTGTTCTCGAATATCGTGACGACAAACAGGACAACGGACATTCATCCCAAACCAAGTCGAAATGCAAGAACGATGATACACATGACCACACTGGCGAATCCGGCAAGCGCCGGAAACGATCGAATCCTGACAAATCGCACAGTTTGAATTCGTAGAATCAATTGATTCCAGGGAATTTTCAATTTGTTCTTCAGTTGGGAGAACTGGAACAGGATCATTAAAATTTGCAGGAACAGTAAATGTTACAACTGCAGATTGACTTCTTCGGTGTGCTTGATAAATTCGATTTATCATTTCAAGATAACAAACTTCATTAAGCATGAAGCGAGATAGCATAGCACCACGTTGCTGATGAGGTGTAAGTTGCATTGTTCGTACGAAAAAATCGTTACGTCCTTCGATAAGAGATTCCATTACATCTAGAAGCTGTTCCTCCATTGTATGGAATTGACATGTTCTTCGTAAATAGAAAAACCGAATCTATCGGTTTTACTCGTCATCTGTATCGTAGGTCGGGTGTTCGAGCGATTGTGTCCACTCGAACCATGCCGACGCGATGAGCTCAGCGAGAGTCTTGTTGTCTCCATAATCGTCGTTGTCTTCCTTGACGGCCAAGAAATCCACCTCGCCGAGTTCCAAGAACGCGATGAGATAACTTGCCTTGTTCTCCGCCCAGTCGCTGAGTTCTTCCCCGTTCATCCCCTCTGGGATCTTGAACTGGACGTGTCCCTTCTCCAGGTTCCACGTTGTCTCTCCAAATCCGTTCAGCTCCGCCTTCACGATCTTCACTGTCTTCTCCTGGAAGATCGAGTGTTGCTTGTTCGGGGTCACGCGGATCTGGTCAAGAACATCGCTGTCCTTTGCCTTCCGCACATATCCCCACTCCATCTTGCTGCGAATTTGGCCGAGCATTCTGTCATTGTAAAAATTAGGTATTTAGATTAGAAAATTCCATTTTACTTTCGCTTTAGGAAAGCATCCATAGGACCACGTTTGTGTTTGTTCAAATACTGAGCTCCAAGAAACAGAATATTTTCAAGTTCCTTTTCTTTTTGCCTCAACGTGTACAAAATCGCTTCTTCTTCATCTCCGTCATATTTTTCAAGTGAGTCTTGGTAGACTCTCTCATAGTAACGATCTTTATTTCGATCGTACCCTTCAATTTCTTGAATTTTCAAAGCAAACAACTGAGAAAGGGGAGTTTGAATTTGATTTGTAATATAAAATTCTACGTCAGGTTTCAGTTTGTGTTCTTTCACATAGTCGTAGTGTTCAATTCGATCACCCTGTTTTTTCTCATCACGGCGAGCAGCAACGTAAATGTAAGGAATGCGATCTCCAACTTGAGGTTTGTTGCCGGGGTCTCTTTCAGACATGCGATCCGCGAGAACACGATGTGCGATTTGCTGAGGATTTTTGTAATCATCGCGCAACTGTTTAGTCACTACATATTTATCAAGTGGAATTTCATTTTTGATAACTTGCACTAACATAGTTTTTACAAATTGCTGAGCTGCTTTGATATCTCGTTTTTCCATCAGAATATCTAGAGCACCACCAAACACATCTTTAACGATAGGAGCATTGTCTCTGCGTTTGAGGGCAATACCCATGCTCTTACGTTTGCATTTGGTTGGATCGTCTTCATACATCATTCCTACATATCGTTTTCTACAAAAGAGAATGAATGGGTAAAACGTCTTCTCATATTCAATTTTGTATGGCTTACGATCAATCCATGATGTAATTCGTTCTGCTGCTTGTTGTCCAAGTTTCATAGATTCTTCAAGATTTGTAGTTGGAAATTTGATAAAGATAGAATCTGTATCTCCATAAATAACTTCTCCACCAAATTCGGTTTCTACAATTCGTTTGGCATCTTGAATACGATCACGGCCCGCAGCAGTAGTAGATGCGGCTACTTCCAAGCTTCGAATAGGAGATGTTCTAGAACCACACTGACCATACACTGAATTCGCAACAACCTTGTAGGCTAATTGAAGACCATTGAGAACCGACTTTTGAGCATCATCTTCTGTGGTTTCCATAAGCTTACGCGTTTCCTTGCGTTTCTTCAGAAGAATGTCCAACGTAAGAGGAAGCAGGCCAACCGTTCGAGGGTCTTCTTTCTTTGGCTGAACAAATCCACAGATAGTCCGTACTTTTTGCTCTCCAACTGTTTCATCGAATTTAATTTCATCCACAACATAGCCTGGGAAATCTTTCTTATCTCGCGTTTCTCCATTTACCAGTTTTCCATTCTCGTTGTATCGTTTCACGTAAAGCAAAGTATCAGGTGACAAGTTGTATGCAATCATATTCGAAGGATATAGTGAGTTAAAATCCAAAACAGGGATAGGCTGATCTAGATACATATCGATCTTGGGGGGAAGAACGATAGCACCTTCATATGAAATATCTCCATCTACGGATTCCTGTGTCATAATAATTTGATTTCGTTTAGATGCGTTATAAACGACCGCTGAATAGATCTTAATCCCCTGCCCACGCAGAAAGATATACTGAATAGGCACCCTACAGACATCAGCCATACCACGAGCATTTACTAGTGTATCTAGCTTTGCCATCAGAGTAAGAACAAGATCGCAATCCTGAATACAGTATTTTGCTACTTCAGCGCGCTGAGCCGGTGTTCCTCGATGAGAATCAAACATATCCATTGCGGTCACATCATCTTTACAGAATGACCACTCAATTTTCTTCATATCTTCTGGAGTGAGTTCGTCAAATAGATATGTGTCTGCAGGCAATTCAATACTGAACTTTTTCGGATAAACTTCTTTTACTTGAAATTTAACTCCTTCTCTGTATGGATTTACAGTATTTGTAATAATGTCGAAGCGTACAAGATTCCCTGCAAACAAGCCGCGTGTACTTTTTGTATGAATTTCATAAATTTGATTTTTTTGTTCAGTACTTTTGACAACGTTTATAACTTTATCTCGCAGAAACGTAGAAGCTACATTATCAAGTTTGTACGAATCAAGATTCTGTTCGCGACGTACACTTAACATAAGATCTACAGGAAGTCGACCCGGCATGTAGAAATATCTAACTGCGAAAGTTCCAGATGCTAGTTCAAATTTCTTCTTTTCTGTTTCAAGGTAGTCTCTGTACGTATCTCTGTCATCTTTCCAAGCATTTGGATCGACTCTTCCAAGACGCATAGCAAGATGATGACGCTGTGCTCGTTCGGCAATGTACCCATCATCAAAACCAAACGTATTGTATCCACAAATACCATCCGGATTTTCAGAATGAATGATTTCCTGAAACTTAATTAGAAGATCTCGCTCATTCAAACAAGGAATAAAATCAACAGATGGATCGTTGGATGGATCACAACCTTTGTTCACCAACACAAGCCGTCTATAAGGAGTCAGCATATCATCCGAATATCGAAAGCTCATACCAATCTGAATAATTTCATCCTTTTCATTGGTTGCAACTGGAAAGTTACCTGAATCGGAATAAACTTCAATATCATACGATAGAAGATACAATCCAACTTTTTGAGTTGGAGATGATGATACTTTGTTGTAACGAGTTGTGTAGCATAAATCAACATTAACTTCTTCAGGAACTGGTTCTGTATCTCCTTCAAATGAAATCGGAGATGCTGGAAAGATATCTAGTTCGTGAAAGAGACGAATGTAAGGAGGAAGATCAGTTTCGTATGTCGTGAAAGATTTTTCTGCTGCTTTAGATGCTGCTTTATAAAGTTTCAATGATGGGCATGTTACTTTCCAAACCTTAATAGATGTTAGTCCATTAAATCCTGTCATAGCATCAAGCTTCTCTTCTTCAGTAACTTTGAGCGTAAAGAAGAGTACTTGACGATTGTTTCCGTACTTGCTGTTTGTTGTATTTGCAGTTTCTTCTAGTTTCTTTAGAAGACCACCAGCTGTATAATTGGGATCATACTTTACATAGAAATATGGAGAAAATCCAGTAAGTCGTACTCTTGCAACGTCATCGTCAGTTGTACGTCCAAATACATCTACAACATATTTGAATTGAACGTCAGATTCCTGCCAATCACAAGGCTGAAGCACAACCATTTAATTACTTGTAACTTGATATGCGAAGACTTGTTCCATTTTCGACTAAAAAATATAGGACTTGACTATAATATGGATAACTCTGGATTTTTAACCTTTTTCCAGCCAACTCGTCAAGGCGAAGCGGCTCGCGATCCTCAACATCTTCATGGAACGGTAACACAGCAGACAAGTGGTGGTGGATGTGGAAATGCGTGGGCCCTTCAAAATGTAGCTGGAAACCCTGGAATCATTCCTCGCGGAAATTTTGGTAATTCTCCGGAAGGAGGATGTGGAATTGATACTCAAACAGATCTTTTATGGGGAGCTCCGGGAACAGCTCGTACGAAGGGACCGAAGCAAATCTTTGCACGCCCGTTTGCAACTACGCCGTTCCTTGGTCTTGGCACGATTGAAGGCATTGACGATCAGAACAAGGTGATGTTTGGACATTCAACTGCGAATCGCAAGAGCATTCAAACTGTGACGGACAAGCAGTTTCCTGTTTTCCAGCCCCTGATTGCAGAGAAGGCAGCTGACATTCCTGAGAACAATTATTTTGTAGAACCATTTCTGAGGGGCGGGCAAGCATCTCGACTGATCCCTCGTGTCCGTGTTGACCTAACGAAGTAGACATGTTGTTATCAAATTCTTTGAGAACAGCACGAATTGGCGCAATTATCTTTTCTTCTTCGGTTACTTCACGTTTTCTCTTTTTTGATTGAATGTATTTATCAGCAGCAGATTGTCTTTTTTCCAAAAGTCTATCTACCGCTTCAACCAGATCATTCGTTTCCTCATAAACACGTTTTGCATCTTCGATTGAGCAACCAGTAAGAGTTTGAATAGTTTCCAGAGGGTCTGCCATTTTTTATTGTTTCAAATGTAAATAACCTGAAGATGCGTTTCATTGATGTACTTTGTCCTCCTGCTCTTCTCTACCTTATTTATGTGACTGTCCAAATTGGACTTGATGTGTCACTTGGTCTTTGGGCTACTGCGATCATGAAGCTTGTTGGTGGTGTCGCAGGCACTATCATCTTAGACACGCTCTGTGGCGTTGAACTCGGTATTGTTTCATGGGCAATTGTTGCTATGCCGTTTATCATAACTGCTGTTGCAACATCGATCTCTCTCGGTCTTGGAATTGACCGTATGGCTGCTAAGTTTGTTCAGGAAAACTTCACTCCTCTTACAGCAGACAATAAGAAGAATCGCGACCTCTATGTGACTCAGCTCAAGAATCAGGATGCGCTTCCACTTTCATCAAGTTCTATGTATTAAAAGGTAAATGAACTCTTGCTATATGGTGGTATACTGGTCCTACCGAGCAATCTTTTGCTGTTCAAGACGGTTTAAGCAACTTTGCTCTATAGAAGAACCCGTTGACTTCAAATACAACAGTGTTCATCCTTCAAAAACTCCATGGATGTGGATTGGAGCAGAAATGAAAAATGGTAAGATTATTACAGTAACTGATGAAGTTAATAAACATATTGTGTATGGAGATCTTGTGGATGAAACATATTTAAAATGCGTGACTCTACTGAAGAAAGATGTTGTTCGTTGGTTGTATTTGGATCCGATAACGTTAAATGAACAAGAATTCCCTCCTGAAGGATTATTAATACAGGATGATTCCATCGAATGCTGAAATTCTTAGACGAACAACTCCTGAACTCTGTTATGAAGTGCTGATGAATCCAAAAAATTATTTTTCAATGGCAGATGAATATGTATCTCTTCAAAAGATATTTTTAAGAGATACACTTTTAGGAAAATTGGAGCTCTGGTTTGAAATGATAATTTCACCCATAATTATGATTGGAATGAGTTTGTGGGAACAAAAAAGTCCAGATATGTTTCAGATGATGTCAACACAAAAATGTTTTCAACTTTGGAAAGATTGGTTTCGAATGAGAGAACTCCGTGAACAAATTCATATGTGGATTCGAGTGATTCGAAAACTTGGCGGACCATTCATTTCTTCAAACGATGCACAATATCACGTATTTGTATATGCAGATGCTATGCAGAGATTAATGGACTCACTTCTGCTCCCCAAAGAACGTGCTAAACGTCTGTAGGAGTTCAGCACCCTGTTCAATCGCAGGCTTCATCTCTGCTAGGGATCCCATAAGTTCCTTTTGGAGTTCAAGGAGTTCACGAGTATCGCGTCTCATTCCACCAATCTGTTCAGGAGTTAAATTACGATAGGCGTGTAAGATAGTAGTCCCTACATCAACGTGGGGGTCACTGGTTTTGGGAGGAGCCGGAGAAGGAGACTTATCCTTGCTCTTCTTTTCTTCTTCAGGAACCTCATCTTCAAATCCTTCCCATGTCTTCGCAGTAAGCATGGAAATGATCCAAAGAACAACAATGCCAAATACAACAGACATTAAATGACCCATGTTAAGTCCGTACGATGCAAACACAACTCCTAGTCCTAGCCAAATTAAAACAGATCCAAGTCTTCGTTTCAGAAGATGGGCAACTACCAGTGATAATAATACACCGGCGAGTACAGTTTCTAGTTTCATCTTATTCTTTACTTGTAGATGAAATTTAGGCAGTCTTCACAAAACTAGAAAAACCAGAGCCCGGTTGAGCACCAAAGTTGTTAAACGCACCCTGAGCAGCCGCGCCAGAACCGTCACGAGTTACGATAGGCTTGAAGTCCGCGATACCACGAGATCCAGTTCCTTGAAAGGAAGCAGAAACTCCTCCGAAGCGACCGCCACCACGATGCTTGCGACGCTGGGTAACCTTCTTGCCACGAATCTTACGACGACCAGAACCATACATGGTATTTCCACCGCGAGAGCTTACCGCCCAATGTCCCATTTCAGATCCACGACCCCATTCCATCGCGCCAGGAGCAATGGCTCCCTTTGCACCATAAAAGCCACCACGGTGCTTACGACGAGTCATACGATGTTTCTTAGAGTGTCCCTTTTTCTGCATTTACTTTATCTCGGGAATGTTTTCTACAACCTCCCAAAATTCATCATCGTGCGGAATACATTTGCAAGTAAACAGGTCTCCCTTTGAACGCAGATAAACAGATGTTTTCAAATCGGGGACTCTCAAATACCCCTTTCCAATAACTTCATAGCAATCAGGGATTGAAAGTTTTGAAACTTCAACGACTACACTGTCATCTTTTTCTACAAAATATCCTGGTTTTCCAATTTCTTCCAAATGCTCTTCGTATCCTCGAATTTTGTGAGTTGAATCCGATTTATGAATAAATTTGGGAAACCCATCTTGCTGTGGAAGAACAAGAGGAAGCCATTTTTTAAGCCATTCATATCGCTGCGAAAACGTAGAACATGCGAATACACAGTTTGAATTGTACATCCAAATGTCGGCAACCACAAATTCAGTATCGTTAATCTTTTCAACTCGAAGAAAGGTGTCTCCACAAATACGCTCATCAACAATAGTTTGAATCTGTTTACATTCGTGTGTATTCATCCAGTAACACACAGGAATGTTGTTATCATATGTAAATACTACCCACCCTAAAGTCCCAACTGTTTGAGGAACTTGAACTGTTTTAAGTCCCGTCGGGACGGGTTTCTTGAAGACCAAGCGGTAATTCGGGGTCCACTCGTAATGACGTTGAAGTTGGCTTTCTGGGCTCATACTCAGGTAATTGTACCTCTTGTTGCTGTTGCGTGAAAGTAGGTCCGTTTTGAGTGGGCGGTTGCATAGGAGGGAACGCAGGTGGAGGAGGCATTAGAGGAGGAGGTGGAGGAGCTTGTTGCATTACAGGAACATCTCTATAGATAATCTTTGGCTCAGGGGGATAGAGCATTCGAGTAACTACAAATGTTGAAAGTTGTAAAATAACCATTACAGCTATAGTAGCGAGTGCTACATACAAAATTTCTGATACAATCATTTATTCCACAGAAAGGTTTCTTGACTCCCAACAAGGACGCAATGGCAGAAGCCTCTGTTGAAAGTGTAAAGAAAGATGAAATTCTTGAAGCTGCAGTTGTTCAGCTTGAAGACAAGAAGGACGAAATTGAAAAGAAGGTGGATGAGGTTGCAGACAAAGCAGAGGATGTGATTGAAAAGGTTGCTGAGGAAGTAGGTAAAAAAGTAGAAGACGCTGTAATGTCTGTCATCGACAAATTGGACGACAATCCTCAAGTCGCAAAGGTTCTTGACGTTGTTGAGGATGCTGTCATCAAGCAACTTGATGGTCGTGAAGTTACTTGCTCTTGCTTTGGATGGCTGGTTGCTCTACGTATAACTCGGAAAATCCGGGCGTCTCCTCCATCCAAATCCGAGGATGTCCAACCGAAAACAGTGACTGCTTCACCTTCTCAAGATTCAAAGGCTGAGGAATTACCCCAAGCCAAGGCTCCTCAACAAGAGTCAGTATAGAAACATCGGGTTGAATGTAAAATCGTTGACGTTTGTGTAGTTCTGGAATATAACACCATCCATCTTTTGCCCAAATGAATGTAACAACTCGTACTTCATTTGGGTTAGTCAAATCGAAAGGATAAGACTCTGGATCCATTCGTTTCACGTTCATGTTTAGTTGAATCGGCGATTGCTTTTGTTGGCAAATTCATTTTTAATCGAAGCTCATCACAGGATTGAATTATTTCTGTAAGAATTTGAACATCGTACATCGAACTATGCAACGATTCTTTGTTTGGTTGACGCTTAAATACATATTCATACAGCTCACTCAATTTAGGAGACTTGTATGATCCGTATGCGGTTCGAAGTTTACAAATATTTCGAGAAAGCTCCATAGTACAAACCAATTTCTTGTACAGGGATCCAAACGGCAGTTCCAAATCCCAATGAATTGCATTATGAAGAACGTTGTAGTCAAACTCAATATTGTGCGCTACAAGAACATCAGCACTTTCTCCAAGAAATTCTCCAATAACTTTTGCCAAGTCCGCTCCTTCTTTCGTGGCTCGTTCTTGAGTGATTCCATGAATACGAACAGAATCTTCCGGAATGGTCCATCCAAGAGGCTTCACTATATAGCTATTCTTCTTTTCAATCGTATTCGTATCAACATTTAAAATAACCCAAGAGATGGACACGATGTGTGGCCAATTTTTGGGTCCTTTCGCAGAAGGTTCTCTAGATCGTGGTAACCCAGTTGTTTCAGTATCAAAAATTAGAAGTTTCATTTATAGTGTAAACTGTAAGTGGTCTGTAATTCGTTTTAGAAACCACCCATGAGGTGATAGCTCACAAGTCCGAAGACAGCGGCGTGGACGAGGAGACCGTAGTTGGTGGGGCAACCAGCTTCAGCGATCTTGAAGAGAGACGTGAACTGGGGAACAACCGCACCAATCACACCACCGACAACCTGATCGACTAGGCGATAGGTAAACGGGGACGAGATAACGTAGAAGAGAAGAGCGGCAGTAAGCGCGGCCTGCATTTTGCGAGAAAGCATCATTTTGTATATTTATCCAACATTATTTATGAGAACGTCTTTTGAGTTTGAACAATAGCTGAAATCCAAGAAGGAATATTTTCAATCAACGAATGAACGGCAACAATGTCGTGGGGAACTGAATAATGAACGTCAAGCGTAGTGCTTTCGCAAATAAACAGAATTGCTGTATTCAAAAAACAGATACGCTGTTTCATATTTGTGGGTGACCAGCGCAAGCAGTGAAACTTGAACAGAGAATCCATATAAGGCTTTAATGTCCCAGATTGAGGTGAATGATGACTAGCGTCTTGAACACACTCCCAAATCATCCAAATCACTAAACTCGCATATTTTTCATCAACAAACGGATTGGGCCTATACGAGCATGGTAAGTCTGTTTTGTTTTGCTTTTTAAACTGGCTTGCGTACTTCAGCATCCACGCTACCCAATACATTGCTCTACTCACATCTCGAGTTTCAGGACGAAGACAATACGCAAGCTCGTTGTAGGGAACGTACAACTCAATTGGATCATGTTCTTTCATCAGGTGTTTCGCATAATTTGCAGAAGGAGCTTTCAAATTTTCTGTTATCGTAACTTGAAGGAAATCATGTTCAGGTTTAATTTTTGGAAGAGGAGGTAATTTATTTTTGCGACACATTGCGATGGAAGCGGCGACTTCACAAATTAGAGTTCGCACATCGGGGTTGTTGCGTATTTCAGTCATATTCATAATTGAATATTGACCTTCGTAGGGAGCAAACTTTTCATACAGTTTGACCAAATATAAAAATGCATTTGGTGCTGCTCGATTAATGTGCTTTGCAGTTGATTCAAACAGTGTTTGCCACATTGAATGGATTAATCCAGAACAGACAAGTTCAAGTGTCCAATAACAAGCATAATCTGCATGACCAAGCTTGATATTCTCATCTAAAACTTTGTATACATGTTGTCTTAAGTGACCTGAAAATGTGAACTTTTGAAAGTCCACAACCGTTCGCTGGTCATAAATGTTCATTACACTTTTCAAATAAACATTAAGTTGTATAATTTCCGAGTTGACCAACTAAATTCTTGATTATATCATCATACAAATCTCGCAGATTAAACGGTATAAACTTTAATCCAACTCCGACAAAGAATGCTAATTCAATTGAAATAATGCAAACAAATAAAACCAAATTTAATGTTACTATATGATTTATGTCTAATTGACCTTGCTGTATAATCGATAAAGTTGCCCAAAGACTTATAGTAATTGAAAGACCAGCTAATAACCACAGCGATACAATTGTTGATTGATTTAATGATTGTAAATATCCAGGGTCTTGGTCTATAAGTTTATATCCAGCATTTTTACTATAATTTGGCAAAACTGTAGGTGTTTGTAACCCATTCAGTGCATTGCAGATGTCTTGTTTCATAACTGCAGATGCAACCGGTTGTGCTAAAAATGTAATGAACGGAGTCCAAAATCCCCAAAGTGACATGGATCCTATAAGTCCATTTACAACCGCATATGCTACTGGCTGATTTCTCAGCCAAAAATTGGTATTATCCATTAATCAATGGAAGTGATGTTTTTTGCAGAGGTATTATCTCATATATCGTTTTTTATTGTTTTTTTAACCATATTTTACGTTACATATGTTGGATACATTCAACAACAATCAATGATCAATGAATTTACTGGATTAATAAAAGAATCGTTTCAGTTTTTAGTTGTTCTATTTCCTCCTCAATTGCTACAGTTTTTTCAAGATATTTTATATGCATCTACGGGTTTTGTAGACCCCGCACTCGATAAACTTGTAAAGCAAGAAACAGGAGCAAATACTCAAGTTTTAACCCCTGTCTATACAGGTGTATTCACTGCAGCATCGTTAGGTATATTTATTTCATGTTTGATTACATACTTTGCTGGTCACAGCATAGTTGAATTAATATATACAAATTTAATAAGCTTATCGTTTGTTGCTCTAACTGATTTTATAATTGTTGCATTGTATGGACAATTTAGATTAATTGATACGCAATATCTTGCAGGAGCATTTAGTGTAAAAGCTGCTGGAGGACAGTTAAATTGCAATGTAGTTGAAAATACTTTATTTTCAATATTCCCATTTCCCTGGATTCAAAATTTAATTGGTGGGTTTTTAAAGTCAGAAGGCATGTAATTATTTCGTAAAATAGCAAATATATTGGTATTCTTTACCGACGTTCAGCATCGGCACTGCTTCTACAAATGTAAATCCAGAAGTTTTGAAAATGTCAATCATACGTTCCTTTGAAGGCATTACCCAGTGATGTTTGTTTTCACGATATTTCTTACCACCGTTATCGTCTTTGTCGTAATATGTGAAGACTTCATTGTATTCCGCATCGTCTTCATCGCGCTTCTTAACGAGCTTTCCAGTATACTTGAACTTATCAAAGTAGATATTTGAGTCAGTTTGACGTTCTAACGAATATTTCTGGAGTGAGAAAGCGGCGAAAGGTGTTGCCAAATCATGAAGAGGATCATAATTATCTGGATCAACCAAATGAACCACAAAGAATCCTCCGGGTTGCAGCCACTGATATGCATTGTCTGATACTAGCTTGGGATTTTCAAATTGGTAAGCTGAAAAATTTAGAAGAAGACAGTGACTTGCTGATTTCGGAGAAAACAGGTGACTCTGAGTAACGTCTCCTTTCTGAAACTTTGCACCTGCACATTCCTTTCGGGCCTTCTGCATCATCGCCTCCGAAGTATCTATTCCAATGTACTCCACTCCCAAATTCTTAAACCAGCACGCGTGAGGAGCTGTTCCCGAACATAAGTCCAGCACCTTTACAGAATCCTTTGGCCAGTCGGCCAGTGAAATGTCCTGCATAGAAACTTGTTCAAATTGCAGCTTCTCATTGGAATGCCACAGCATGTTGTAAATGGCAGCATATTCCGAATCGTAAATTTCTTCAGGTGTTTCATACGTCACTCCTTCTTCGTTTTCAAAATTTTCTATACTCGACACCCAAGTTGTCACCGAGTATAGTAAAAAAATTAAAAATGCAATAATCATGTACTCCACCGGCATCTTGTTGTTTAATGAGAAGCTCTTTTTCCTCCTACAGGCACATTCATAGATGAATACCCGAAATACCCTTTGATAACATCGAACTTTTTATAGAGTAAATAGAGGACAACAAGACCTAAGACAGCTAAAACCACATCTAAGAGAATAGGCATATAATTTGTAGGAGTTTCCTGAGTGGACGGAACTCCGAGAACTGACAACCTATTGAGTACACTAGCCTTGTCCTTCTCAGATTGAAGTTGCTTTTTTAAGTAGTCCAAATCTTGTTCATCACTAACTTCCTGTGTTTTCAAAGCATTCATTAAATTTACAAATACTTTTTGAGACGATTGTTGTTTTTTCAAGTCTTCGTATTGAGTTGTGTACGATGTGATCTTGGGAGAGATTTCATTCTTTGCAATTTTAGATTTTTCTTGTGCCAGCCATCCGTCTCCATTCAATGCAGTGTAATATGCGATTCGAGCTTGTTCATATCCTTCCGGATCTTGATCTCGAGTTTGTTCTTTTTGATCTAACGTTGTTTTCAAACCTGATAACAATTTTTGACGCTGACAATCCGCATCACAAACAGGAGGAAGTGGAGGAGCTTGTTGCGGCGGCGCTTGTGGCGTAGGGACAGATGGTTGATTCCCCATTCTTATCAATTAGCCTGAAGAATAAATGATATATCCTAGACCACCTACAAGAATTACAAGAGCAATTGTGTGAAGTATGCTGCCCAAGAAAGATCCAAACATATACAGCACAATTACAACACCTACCAGCATAAGTAGCTTTTGAAGAAGAGGTTCGGTTGACGCGATTGTATCGAGCTGAGATTGATTGCTTATAATTTTATCACGATATGCAGAAATATCGGACGTATCCTGTTGTACACTCTGTTTGTCAAACTTGAAAAACTTGGTAAAGAATCCCACAACTTCATTAATTTGTTTGTTTGCAATCATAAGATTGGTTTGCTTGTTGTATTCATCTGTCACATTGGAAACAACTTTGTCTCGAGTTTGATCAAACGGATTCACATTGTTCATGATCGTAGTATAATCGGGCTTATCGAGACGATTAAAAATGTTTCCAACATTACCAGCTGTTGTACCTGTCATCCAAATACTTTTTCCAGAAGGATCGGCTGTCATGTTCAGGGGAGCATACCCACCTGTATCTAGCGGATCCACTTCCTGCGGTGTACTGCAATCTCCTTCACAACGATATGCTTTGGATGATGTATCAACTCCATAGAGAGCAGTAGAATCTGCCTGACCAATTACAGATAACAACTTTAAACCTGAAAGACCACTAACACTAGTCCATCCAGACTGAATGTTTTCATCTGTCTTCATAGCATTTCCAGATGCATCAACTCCATACAGAGAACTATCACTTGATGATGTGATTTTTACCTTATTTTCAGGGCTTGCAATCCAATTTGACATAGTACACGGCTTGGGGCACTTTTGTTTGTTGTTTGATCCATCTTGTGCCCAAATGTATGTGTGAGTAGAAAATACCTGAGTAGCAGGGAATGGTACAGGGACCATGTTCCAAGATCCGGTATTTGACGCTGAATTGCTGTATAAAACTGTTTTTCCAGCTGTTGTCGAAACAAGAACATAAACATTCGTAGAATCAGTTGTTAAGTCGAGAACAGACGACAATCCCCACTGACTCGTATCGATCATAGTCCAATTTCCAGTGCAAGGTAGTTGACATACAAAAATACCACTGCTAGAATTGTACCCCCAAAGATACCCAGCAGCAGAAGAAGACGATTTTACCAGAGATCCTGGGATGTTTGACCATTGTAAAGAAGATGATAACTGTGTCGTTACAATGCCATTAATTCCACCCGTAGCTGTATCGTATTCATTCTGAAAGTCCATACTCCTATTATAAAGTGTTTAGAACTTGTATCTGCTCAAGTAAAGCGGACGAGCTAAATAATAAAATTCAACCGCTCCAGTTCCTCCATTAGGAGTTGTACCCGCATTTAAGTGACCTTCGCGGAGGAAGGGCTTAACGGATTGATCTCCTTTAGTAGACTTCGCATTCTGACTCGCAACAGACAGAGTTCTACGCTTCATCTCAAGAAGCATAGAGTAATCTGTCGCCGGACCCTTTTGGACGCCATTCTTCTGATTCAATTCAACTTTCGGCATTTATTCTATCTACACAAAATGTAATGGAAATCAAACAGTTTCAAGACTCTCGCAACGCGAAGGTAGCGGAGTTTCAAAAAGAATACAATTTCTTGAAGACAGAATATTCTACAAATTTATTAGCTGCGATTCAAGAACCAGATCCCGCTGCTCAACAAAAACTAATTTCAACCGTTCTGCAATTAAATACAGAATTGTCAAATCAGGTGCGAGGGATTCTGACAGATCTCAACCAAGGGTCAGATTCATTTGATCCCAAAACCCTTGAAGACTTAACGAATGATTTAATTGAATATCAAAAACAGTATCGTGAAATTCAGGACAACAAAGATAAACTTCAAACTTTGAAACTTATTTATAGTTCAAGCAAATCTAAGCTTCAAGAAACTCAAACAATGTATACAGTCTATTTGGGGGCACTTATTCTTTTGACGTTCATAGTTATTTATTTAGTGTTTCGTACTCCTGGAACTTCCATTGTAGATACGGTTACATCTACTGTAACACAAGTAGCAGGACGGCGATGGCGCTAAGCACACCAATTGAAATTGTATACGATTGAGGAATTTGAACACCCGGAGTTGTTGTGGCTGTATTCATTCTCATAGAAGCCCCAATTGCTCGATCACGATCTTTTACAATGTTCTTCTGGGTAGACCGAATACCTCCTTGAAGATCACGTAGTTTACCTTCAACATCTGTATTGTAAAAATCAGAAATTTGTTGATTTTGTGAATTTACTTGATCTTGGAGACTCGACAATATGGTTTGAATCCCTTGCTCTGCACTCATATATGAGTTTTGATAACTAGCATTTCCAGTTACTTTGTATTGCAAATAGTTATCGTGATAACTACTTGTCAATGTCGTGAATTGTTTGTCCATTTACTTTACACTTCATAAACATTTGGAACGCAATAACGATATCGTCTATTTTCAGCAGATGCTACACAGAGTCCGGAAATTTCTACAACATCTCCAGGTCTAGCACCAATCCAACGAGCCATTGCATCCTGTGAATCGATTTTGGGGAGTCTTTTCAAATCTTGAATGTTGTACTGTTTCATCATTTTTGTTTTCTCATCTTCGGTCAGAAGCCTATGCTTAGGAACCTTTCGATGTTTGGAAATATCGAAGTTTAGATGAGAAATATAAAACATTTGAACAAGTGTATTTTCGGGAGCTGCCAAATAATGACGAAGAAGTTCTACAACTGATTCTGAGGGTTTCGTAAGCGTCACAATAATTGTTCCAGCAGTATGGTTGTTCTCAGTTGCATACGCCAGAATGTTTTTGAATTCACTTGCAGTAAGACGAGTCTTTTCGCTAAAGACAATTAGAACTCCTCCAAACGTATACATCCTCGTTTCATCAAGAGGATTTCCAACAGGTTCAAACTTTTCTGATTTAATTCCACGAGCTGTAAGCATTGATTGTAAAGTTTCAAGAGCACGGTCCTCCATGGTTCTGTTATCAATAGAATGTGAAAAAGGTATTCCATTTTTCACATGCTAAATGTAAATGAATTGGACAACTTTTTACGGAGGTTTAGGTCCTTCTCTGATAATACTGGTTGCAATTGGTGTAATTGTATGGTTTATTCTTCCTAACAAGGAACACTTTGTTCCTGAATTTTTAGACCAAGGAAATGTGAAGAGAACTATGGAAACAGCAACGTCATCGTATGCTCAGGAAACAAACCACTTTAAGTTAACACCTCCTGCTCCTGAACCCATCGATGGATCTCAAACTCCTTTCCGTGTGAATATGTTTAATTCCTATACCGTATAAGAGTATTTAAATGGTGATTGCGAAGTGTAAACAAATGAGATTTCACGCATTTGGTTTGCCCCACACAATTACGCGAAAAGATTATTCGGCTTGTGCATTTACTCAAAAAGTTTTAAAATGGTGTAAGATGATGACCCGCAGAGGTCACACTGTATATCATTATGGTCACAAAGACTCCGAAGTTGAATGTACTGAGCACGTTCCTGTAACGTATGATGAAGATTTGAAGATTGCATACGGAGATCTTGATTGGCGTAAGAACTTTTTCCAACACAACACTTCTGATCATGCTCATCAAATCTTTGTTCAACGAGCAATTGCTGAAGTTGGAAAGAGAAAGCAGAAGGGCGATTTCGCGCTCTGCTTTTGGGGATATGCACATCGCCCAATCTTTCAATCACACCCCGAACTCATCCCGGTAGAACCTGGAATCGGATGTACGAATGAACCCTGCTGTCCTCAAAACGTTTACGAATCATACTCTGTTATGAACCAAATTTATGGACAATACAAGCGGTCACCTCACTGGTATGATGCGGTCATTCCTAACTACTTTGATCCAGAAGATTTTGAGTTCAACGATAAGCCGAAAGATTACTTTTTGTTCGTAGGACGTATTATTGCTGCGAAAGGTATTGGAATTGCAGTAGATGTAACTCGACGAATCGGTGCTAAGCTTCTTGTAGCAGGACAAGGTGATCTTCAAAGTATTCTGGGATACAAGCCTGATCACGTTGAAATAATTGGATATGTCGAACCCAAACAGCGCTGTGAACTTATGAAAAATGCAAAAGCTGTTCTAACTCCAACTCATTACAATGAACCGTTTGGCGGTGTAATGGTAGAGGCTCTTTTTTGCGGTACCCCCGTAATTTCAACAGATTGGGGAGCGTTTGCCGAAAACAATCTTCATGGAGTTACTGGATACAGATGCCGTACTATGGAACAATTTGAATGGGCTGCTCGAAATATCCACAAGATTGATCGTAAAACGTGTCATGAATGGGCAATGAAAAACTTTAGTCTTGAGCGTGTAGGACTTATGTATGAAGAGTATTTCGAAACTCTTACAAAAGTTCACAACGGAGACGGTGGGTTTTACGCTGAAAATCCTGGAAGAACCAACCTTGATTGGATGATGCGCTATTATCCCGAAGGAGTGCTCAAAGCACAAGCGTCATCTTCTCTTTCGGAGATTGAGGAATCGTTCCAGTCTTGCGATATTCAAGAACTTCAGACCAAACTTGAGTCAGTGAAGGTAGATTCACAACCAACCAGTTCGGCTGATGCTTCACAGTAACTGCTCTCCAGTTGTTTAGCATCCAAAACGTAGTTGTGTATTGTTCCCATTTGTCACCAATCATTTTTTCCTTCCATGCAATGTATTCACTTTCTTCACTGAAATCTTTGTATAGCACATTTCCGGTTTCTTTGTGAACTGCAAAATATGATTTGATAGGAGCTGTACAGTTCACAAACTCTGTATAATTTAGCTCCTTAAATTGAACTTCAATGTATTCACATTCATCAATTCCAGTACACTCCATTTGGAGCTGCATTTGATGAAAGTACGCCGGAGGAATTGGTGTGTGCTCGGTAAACTCTCTTGAAATAGGGCATTTGAATTCTACAAGTCTTCCATATCGTTTGTCCGACGTGTCCTTCGTTAGAATAATCCCATCGGGGGATGCTCCTAGAAATTCAACCTTTGGATGAGGGATACACGGCAGATCCACAATTTCAATGTTGTATTGAAAGGATTCATAAATTCGTTTAGCAATGGGCTCAAATTGAGTACCCCAAACTAGAGCGCGTGGACCTGTTCCTGGAGCCGTATATTCTCGAGGAATAAGTTTTCCCAAAATAAGTTCATGTCGTTGCGTTGGAGTAGCATCTGGAAGTCCTTTGTAAATTTCTGATGCAGTTAGCATTTGACCACGTTTAGTATGCCATGCATCTGTACGCTGATCACTCTGTCCATAGGTTTCAAGAAGATACTTAACTTGTTCAACTCTTGACATGTTTTGGACTTATTCCTAATCGTTATTATAAAACCGTTTTACATGTTTCAACCTAAAATGAAGCAAATGGAAATCCAATCACAAGAACAATGGGTATTATTTCGTCTCGAGAAATTCTATGGAAATGCAGCCAATGTTCAAAAAGTAAAAGATATCCTAGAAGGAAAGTCTATCCTTTCTCTGCGTCTAGTCGATTGGTTCGTAACCAATTACGCAAAGAAGTTCAACACGTCGTTCGTCACAAAATCAGGGAAGCACGTAATAGTTTATCTCTCATACAAGTCTCATCTAAAGGCGTACAGCAAAAAGATGTTTGACCCGTTTTGTCGTTCGAAGCGAATCAAATTTATGGATTTTGATACTACTGTAGGTCAACTTAACTTTTTTGAATGGGCGATTACAGATGACATTCTGGATTATCTTGAAACAAACCATGACCAAGTTCATCAAGACATGGAAACTCGTCTGAAGGAAGTTGATACAGAACCTCATCGCAAACGTCATGAACTTTCTAAATCAGCTACAAATTCTATGAAATATCACGATGTTAAGGTGACTGTAAAATTTGATTAATAATTTCAAATCCACGATCATACAACTCTAGAACTTTATGTCTATATGAAAATTTAAATCCAAACATGTGCTCTTCGTCATCGGTACCGATACCAAAAGCACTTGTTAATTCTAAATTCGGAGATATATCCTTATTGCTTACCAAATTGGACATGTCATACGATTTTATGCAATGTACTGGAATTTGAATTAGATCATCTTTGTATCGAATGAGCAGATATGTACCATCTCGTAGTAATTCAAAGTTATCTGGAGTGCAATCGTAATAAATAGTTCTTTCAAGTCCCATTTTGATTCGTGTGGACTCTAATAGAAGTGTTTCCATTTTGCGGAAGTTTCTACAAAACATTAAATTTAGTAAAAAACAAGTTTATCGTTATATCATATATCTATTAAGGTTTATTGACAAACTCTTTGGTTTTTACATAAATGCTAAAGATATCCTGTTCACAACTTGATGGACAATAAATTGTAATTTTATCTCCAAAGCATAGTCCAATATCATTTTTTCTTCCGGCGATTACTTCATTTTCGTACCTCGTACGAAGATGAATAGCGTAATCAGTTTGTAATTCTTGTTTTGTCAACATTACCATCCCGCTTTTGCACTTTAGAGTAATTGATTGTGCTCCATATGGCATCGTAAATCTACCAATACTTGAAAGATCGGTGATATACAGTTCCAATTTATCATCTTCACAAACAGAAAGATTATAACAGGGCATTTTAGTTGGATTCGTTAGAGTACATTACTTTCAAATCCATTTTGGAAGCAAGATGTTTTCCCTTCTTCGCAAAGGGTTGGTATACAAAGATATTTCTCCCGATATTGTTGAACATGACCAAGATATTGATGCAGATCAGTGGGTATATGACGATCGTGAAGTCTATCGTGGACGATTCGATCCTCGATACACTGAATATAATTTGAATGTATATTGGTTGTACGATGATAACCTAAATCGAGTTGGCCTTGCAGAACACGATGCTGACAATCAAGCAGACTACAAGGCTCTCTGGTTTTACAAAAACCCGTTTGCTACTCTGTATCAAGACGAGTCTTGGGAGACCAAAGATAAAACAGTTTGGTCTTTAATGAGCAATGAAGCATATCAGGATTGTTTAGAAGATGATTTTAAAACTGTATTTGATCGCTGTTTATCAAGCAAATACAGGCTGGTAACTCCTGAGTTTTTAATCACTCCGCCTACTGTGTACGAATGTACAAAGTGTGGTAAGAAGTCTTTGCAAAAATTGAAAAATTGTACGAGTGTTATCGAAACACCCTATTTTTCTACTTCAAATTTATTGTTTATTGATGAATCGTTTGTTCTTTACGAACGATCTACACAGCACCAGCCGCAGCTCGCTTCTTACGAGCCGGAGCAGACGGTGCAACTACAGGAGGAGGGGCAGGAGTCGGTGACTCATACCCATCCTGAGCAACTTCATCTTCCTTCTCAGGCTCAGCAGCCTGAGATTCAGTTTGAGGCGCATCAGTCTCCTCTTCAGTTCCAAACAGATCAACAGCACGGACTCGAGAGCTCGGGAATAGCTGGGCAGCACGAAGCTTCCAAGTAACACCGAGACCACCACCGGCCATTGTATAAGTGCTGCAAATCACAGCAAGCTTTGCTTGAACATTGTTAGAGAACACAGTTTGAAGAGTATCGGGAGTAACATACACGGGATTTCCGCGATGATCCACAATTCCCTCCTTATCAATGCTGACCTTGTCGTCGTAGACAGGAATCTTGATTAGTAGACTAGGCGGGTACTTTCCATTCGGAACCTGCTCGCCATCGATCTTGTCGTGTGAGATACGAACGATCTTTTTGAAGCTCTCACGAATACCTTCCTCGCTACGCTTCTTGCCAAACCACTTGGCACTGTTTTCAACAGCTGCCTTCACAACCATCTCCTCTAGATCGAGGAGTGAGTTATAAAGCTTACCGATGTCACTGTTATCATCACTGCGCTCACGACCATAATTGTCGCAGCCAGCAAATGAATATCCTAGACTATAACTGATCTTCCCAGTCTTCTGATCCTTAAGCGTTACCAGTCGAACCGGTGCTTGAGGGAATAGAATTTGGAAGAAGCTCTTCTCATCACCATACTTCATATTAATGGGGGGAGTGCGTCCAGTTTTTGCGATTCCAAGTGCAAAGCTAACCTTACTAGGATTGAAATTGCGGGCAGTTACGGAAACGTTTGAGGCCATCTGTTCTTTTTTTGTATATGTATAGTACCCCAGTTAGCCGTAAATCCGTTTTTCATGTAACATTTCTAGTTTCATTAACAATGGCGTTATGCGCTTCGTGTAAGAATAGAATGTCGAATGAAAGATGCACAAATACTGCATTAAATGGGTTAACTTTGTGTGGAAAACATGCAAAGGTTAAGTTTCCAAGGCTATGGCATGTAGTCAACAATGTTGGATTAAAAACTAATTTAATTTCCAAACTCTGGAAAGGCTTTTCTGTTCGAAAGCGTCTTCAATTAGCAGGTCCAGGTGTGTTGAAACGAAAAGTTTGTGTCAACACAGATGAGCTTGTGTCATTAGAACCTATAGCAAGTGTAGATGTATTTAATTATTTTGGATTTGAAGAGAATGGAAAAGTGTATGGATTTGATATTCGTACAATTTTAGATTCACTTAACAGAAGCATAGCTCCCACAAATCCATATACTCGTCAACCTTTAAAAATTGAAGACAGAAAACGGCTGAGAGAGTTGTATGCATATAGAATACGTAACAAGTTAGAAAACACATATGAAAACAACGTTCTCAAAACAGCAGAATCTATCTTGCAAAATCGATGGATGCAAGTTTGTCAAATTATTGAAGAGAATGGGTTTTTTAACACAAATCCAAATCTATTTTTACAACTAGGCAAAGGTAGATTATTTGTACTGCTTTCTCTAATTCACAATGATTTGCAAACTTGGGCTGCAGAGCATAAACCACCTCATTCAAAACGTTTTTTGTATGTGTTCTGGACAAGCAATGTGTTGAAAAAAATAGCAACAGCTCAATCAACAATAGAGTACTCTTTCTTCGTGTCCAGCATACTTCTTTCAATTTTGTATGATTCTGTAGAACCTTATAATGTCTGTTTTATAATTATGAGCGCCCTGTACCGTTTGTGATTTAAACAGGTCAGGGTAATACAGAGTATAACCCGCGTTAGAAATGGCCCCTTCTAAGTCTACTAGTAATTCAAACATGCCCGCTGAAAAGAAGACCAAGACCGCTGCCCCCGCTCCTGCTGAGACTGCTGCCCCTGCCCCTGCCCCCAAGGGTCGCAAGGCTGCCGCGAAGGCCGAGGTGACCGTCCCTGTGTCTGCTCCTGCCCCCGCCACTGCACCTGTTGTCGATGCCGCCCCTGTTGAAGTCCGTACCGCTGATGCTATCCTCACTGCCCTCCAGGAGACCCTCAAGGCTCTCGGCTCTGAGGTCACCACTCGTGTTCGCGCCGCTGTTCATGAGGCCGTTGAGGCGACCAAGGCCCTCAAGCGTGAGGCCCGTGATTCCAAGCGTCGTCGCCGCCCTGATCCCTCCACGATGACCCCGGAGGAGAAGAAGGCTTGGGAGGCTCGTCGTGCGAACAATGCGTTCCTCAAGCTCCGCCCGATCTCCGATGAGCTCGCTACCTTCATGGGTCTCCCCGCGAAGTCCCAGCGCAGCCAGACGGATGTCACCAAGTTCGTCTCCACCTACGTGAAGACCCACAACTGCTTTGACCCGAACTTCAAGCGCCGCATCATCCCCGATGCCAAGCTCGCGAAGCTCCTCCGTGTCAAGGATGGTCAGGAAGTCACCTACCTCAACCTCCAGAGCTTCCTCAAGGTTCACTTCATCAAGCCCACCGCGTGAATTGATCTTCCGCGCAAAGAGTGGATGAAAATGTCGCCTGCTGAAATTGGTGAACGAAGAGCAGAATTGGAGGCCCGATTTTCGATTCTTAATAAATGGCCAAAGTTTCCAGTTTCTTAAAAACTGGTGGTGGACGGTATTATGCCCCCAAATTATAAAAATCAACTCGGAAACCCGAAGTGATTTTTATGGAAACTGAATAACTACAAAAATGACTACTATACCATTATTCTATCGTGTAGTTATATCGTATGACATTCAGCCTGAAATATGGCCTTCAATAAGTTTACATTGCTCAAGGTTTGATGCGTATGAGTATTATAACAAAATTATTGAAATTGTAAAATCTCATCCGAACTGTTTGTATAATGAAGTGCCTGTTCACAATATTCGTCTAGATGCACCTTATATACATAAAACTGTTATATTAGAGCAGTTTGTTGCAAGAATGTATTTGCAGAGTAAAAAGTTTTCCACGTTCATTCAAAAATTAGTGGTAGATGAGCCACTACTTTTTAGAAATCAAGAATGATTTTTACTTCAAACTTTGTGAGCAGTAGTAAATTCATCACTAAAATTTACTACTTTTACAGTGGTAGCGGCAACCCTTTCTTTCATAAGAACTTCTTCTCGCTTCAGTTTGATGAATATGATTGCGATGGCCACAACTACGATTGCAACTGGGGCTCCGATAACAAGCCCCCAATCAGTTGAACTTGCACTAGTTTCTTCTTCAGTATACGCTTTGCATGTAACAAACATTGTTTCATTAATAGTCAGCATTTTTGTATAAAACCCATCTGGACAATACACTGGTCTGCTTAGTTTTCCATTACCCATTTGCGTTATAACCCAAATTACATTTAAGCCTATTATGACAACAATAAAATATGACAAACGCTGCAGCAGGATTAATGATGTTGAATGATTGTATGAAGATTGCTGGAAATATTATAATACCTCGGCGAGATGAAACGTGGAGAGAAGTGAGGTGTTATACACATGCATGTCGCCGTCAGTTCTTACAAACTGATTTTCAATTTGTAGACGTGATTCGATGTGGACGATGCGATGAACTTGTGAAAAATCCATGGAAGGATAAATCGGTGCCCAAAGAAATTACGCTACCTCCTAAACCCAAACCAGTTCTTAAACAAAGAAACTTTGTACAAGAAAAAATCATTTTTGAAAGGGACCCGCCCGAAATCAGGTTACCTCCTATAGCAAAACCGATACAGCCAGTAGTGGTACCGCCCAAACCCGTAATTAAAGAAGTAGAACTACCGCCCATAAAACCAGCAGAACCTGTAAATACTCAACGCGACATTCTGCTTGATAACTTCCCTGGAAAAAAGCCTACAACCATAACAGAGAAAATCTCAAACCTTTTCTTTGGAAGTGGAGATACTTCATTCTTTCCAGTTGTAGTTGATTGGGACAAGGGATACAAGCGAATGAAGATAGAATAATTCTTAAAAAACGGATTTATTGACCAAAAAGACGATACTTTCAACACAGAGCAGAATGTCCGACAAGCCCAAGCGTATTATTACGGAGGAGCAGAAGGAGAAGATGCAGGCAGCAGCCAAGATTGCGCGGGACAAGCGCAAGGCAGAGGAGGAGGCAAATCCAGCGCTTCGAGAGGAGCGACTGGCCAAGGCCAAGGCAAAGCGTGAGGCCAAGAAGAAGGGAGACGAGAAGTCTACTGATGGAAGTGAAAGCGCAGATTCATCTGCCGCTCCTGCAAAGGATAAGCCTAAGAAGGAGCGTAAGAAGCTTTCCCCTGAGGCTCAAGCTGCAGCCACTGCCAAGAGAAAGGCAACGCTTGCCGCCAAGAAGGCAGCTGCGTCAGTTCCTGCCACCGTAAAGGAGGAGGATGAGACCGATGAGACCGATGAGTCGGATTAACAAAAACGGATTTATTCCACTTTTTGACTTTACACTTCAACTAAAATGGCAGACGACGAGAACAAGAAAGTTCGTAAGTGCGGATTCTGCGGGTATAATGGTCATGATCAGAGAACGTGCGAATTAAAAAAACTTAAGAAAATTCGTAAGTGTGGAATTTGCGGCAAGGACGATCATGATAAGAGAAAGTGCCCTGACAATGTAAAAAAGGTTGAAGTTAAGCCTGAAACGAATACTCAACTTCAAACTGTGTACGGTGTTCTCGTCAAAGAAGATAATGGCGATGATGTACATGAATGGTTTCGACTGTTCTCTACCGTAAAAGGCAGTATGACTATGATTGCTAATGTTATTGAATCATTCAATACAGAGCATGGAGATAGTGATGTTGAAATTGCTGAAAACAAGGCACCAACTTCAACGTATTACAAAAATCTGTTTTATTACAACGATGATGAATTGTTCAATACAATTCCAGTCCCTACCGAAGAGTTTGTGACAGAACTACTAAAAAATACACGCGAATGTGTTAAACTTCTGATCAAAATCGGAGATAGAATTGGTGGAGCACAAGCGTTTGGATGCGAAATTTCAGTATTCAAGAAGGAGATCAACGTGTAAAAATGGATTTAAGAACATGACACTTTTTACATTATAACAAAATGCCGCCTCAGAAGAATTCAGGTAACAAGAAGGGAAAGAAGGGAGAGAACAACACATCGATTAAAAACCGTAAGTTTGTGAATCAACTTATTGCTGACCTCCGCCAAGATAAAGCTGTCGAAGACATCTATCTTGGCCGAGTAACTCGTAAGCTCGGCAATGGCCGAATGGAAGTATTCTATGTGGCAAAGGAGAAGGAGAATACATTTGACAAGGAAGGCAACGACATTGTCAAGGAAGTTTATCGTCCTTATGAAAAGCAAGCATCAATTAAGGGAAGTTTCCGCGGAAGAGGAAAGCATTCTGTATGGATTGATGTTGGAACTGCGGTTGCAATCGCAGACAGTGGGTTGGGAATGTTTACAATTATGGCAGTTCTCACTCGTGAACAACTAAAAGACATTTCAAATGAAGTATACGTAGATGAGCGCGTGATGAATGGAGTTGTAGATGGATCTGAAAATGCTCAGGATCAAATTGAATTTGATGAAGACACAGACCTATCAGACGGAGATATTGACAATATCTAAATCCGTCACAATCAATTCATGCGGAAGAGAAATATATAAAACAGTGCTAAAAAAAGGACTGGTTCTACCGTCTAAAATCATACTTCTGATTTTTGAATTTTCAAGAAGAGTTGATAAGACTCTGTGAAACAATTGTTCTTTGCGAACTACGGGTTTTACTTCAATGTTGCATGTTTTTGTTTGCGAGTTCCATGCACACAAGTTTCCAGAACAACTATCTTTAGATTTAAATTGTCCACAAGGAGTTCTAACTTTGGATAAAAATTCAATCGGCGTATCCAATTTCGCATACTCAACTTTTCGTTCAAACCATTCTTGCAAGAGTGGCTCAACTTTCTTGCGATTTGGAAATGCTTCTTGTAAACTGAATCTCAATTCTTTGAACTTTTCTTTCAAATCGTGAGTGAGTTCAAATAATAAAAATTCATAAATTTCAGACATATAATTTAATCGTTTGTAATCTCGAATTAGTTCTTCCGATTCATCACCAAATACTAATTTTGATTCTGCAATTTCATTTGTAGTTTCAATAATTTCTAGGGGTTCTTTTGCATCTACACTTTCTGGAACTACCGGTATTCTCAAACCACTTTTAAGCAGTACCTCAACTCGCTCCCCCGAGCTATTCCCCAAATCCTCTACCCACTTGTACCCCTCTGTGTACTTCCCCGCAATGTCGAGGTATTTTAAAACAGTTTTATGAGTTGGTAATTGATCTATCGGAATTTCACTAAACCCTATAATCTTTGTTTGAGAAACATCTTGCAAAGGTACAGGATTAAACGGTAGAATCATTGTGCTTGGAATATACAGCGCTTGTCCACGTCCAAATGGATCCAGCACAATTTGAAAATTATCCTTGCCACTTTGAATTAGAACTTCTTTAATAACGGTTAGAGCATCTGTATAAGAAGGAACAGATGTTACACAGGATTGATTCCTTGCTTTCTCTACGATCAAATGAGTCTCATTTTTAAATGGAGTTTCAAAGATATTTGATTTGTATTGAAATCCTCGAGAGCTTCGAGTTACGTGTGCCAGAATATCTATAGTACGATCATTTTGGAGGATAATAATGCCACGAGATCTAGGTCTGACTAGCGGAGAATAAAAGATGCATCCAACTGTATTTGCTGGTGTAAATACACGAAACAGATCACATTGAAGGAAGATAGCAGAATATTCAAGTTCTTCTAGCATTGAAAGTTCTTTCTTGTGAAACGCTTCATCAATACCAGATATGATCTTTGCCAAATGTGTTCTTACATATTCGTCTTTATCATACGGAGGAATCTTACGCAAAGAAGATTCAATGGATTCCAAATGAGAATCTCCAAGTTTTTTGAACGATCTGAAAAAGGAGCATTTCAGTACAGTATCTACAGATTGGCGTGGACTTTCTACTTTTGTTTTTAATCCCAGGAAGTCAGGAAGAGTTTCAGAAGGTCTCCCAAGACCTACACGAAAGAACCCAGACATACCATTTGAAATGCGTTTCAATTTTCTCAAAATATCGTATTTCTCATTGATTTGAAGAAGATCTAACAATTGCTGAGGCAAGAATGCTAATTGAGATTCTTTAATGCTTACTTTATCTTCACGATTGATGTAATATTTATTGTCTTCACTCTTTTCAGCTTTCTTCTTTTGAGAAGTTTTAAAACAACACGGCATATTCTTTCCAGTCTTTTGAAACTTCTCTTTTTTGAATCCGGGATACGTATATCCTTCTTCACGTTTGATTACAGTGTATTCACGAGGATCATCTGATTCAGATGTTCGCAGTTTCTTTCCACAAATTGGGCAACGAACTTCTCCATCCTCTTTTTCAAGTTGATCTTCTGTTAATGGAATTTCATCTTTCATACACCAATATTCAGGGCAAATAACCAACCCATCTGGATCTGCAGTAGACTCCATCTTTTCGTCTTCCAAGTACGTACGGGGATCAAACGGAGTATTGTCCCAAATATCCAAATTCGATTGACTTAAAATAATCGGTTGATAATTCTGTTCACAAACCTTTGCATACGAAGGTGTTTGTTTGCTCGTAAAACTATCGGGATCAAACTTTTCAAGACGCTGTTTAAAATATCCGTATTTTGAAAATTGTTTATGTTTCGTAACAGCTTTCTTCTCTTTGGGTTGTTCAGTTTCCACAGGAGCAGTTTCCTCAGCTTCATCTGCTTCTAAGTATCCAAATAGATCAGCATATTGTTCTTCTACATCTGGATCTATTTCTACAGTTTCTACAGGTGCAATTCCAGTATCAACTTTTACAGTTTCCATTCGTTTCGGGCAAATTGCATCCAAACTTTTTGATTCGGGGAATCCAACAATATAGCGAAGAATACTGGCATACTTTAAAATACGATCTACTTCACTTACAGAAGACACTTTTATTTCAGTGTCTTTAAGCTGATCCCCCGCTAATTCAATAACAGGGTATCTACGGAAAATACGATCTACAATTGTAGGATCTTCATTAATCAAATCATTCACTTGTTGAATAAGACGATTTGCTTCATCTACAGTTGTATTCAGGTCTTTTGCTACGTCCGAAGGTCTTATTACGCCTTCATTTCGAAGTTGAATAATTTTAATTTGAAGAGCATTTATTCCATAATTTTCACGATCAGTTCGTAGCAATGCAAACTTATCCTCATCGTTCGTCTTGCTAAAAATTGAACTCACACAATTAAATCGAAGAAACTCAATTTGTTCCAGCGATCTAGAATACGTTGCATACAGTTCTATATCTTGTACGTCCCAACGATCATTCTCTAAATCATCTTTGTCTACAAACGTCATGATTGCATCAAACGTTTTTACCCATTTGAGGACCTTCTTTTTCATACTTTCAACAGTTTCATCATTTGATTTGTTGCGATAAAGTGTAATTGTAATATCGCTGGCCGTAACGGATATACGATCATAACTATCTTTTGTGTCTCCGCGGAACAACAGCAGAGTTGGAATGTTTCGCTGAGGAGGTCTAGAAACCCAGCTGTTCCATTTGTTCATATCTACATATGGCTTCTTAGTTTTTGGATCTTCAACATAAAACTTGTGTCGTGCAACTTCATTGCGTCCTGTAAAATATTGAATGTATGGAACTTCTGGGGATACGGTTAATCCATAAAAGATCTGTTCAAATCGTGTTCGAACTGCAGAACCGAAATCACTTGTCACAAACTTTGCATAGAATCGTACACGTGTAATTGAAACGGATGTCGGTTCAAATACTTTCAAATTTAAAAGATCATTCAATAATTTTGAATTTTTAGTAAGAAGGTTTACTTCTTCATCTGTTACACGAGGAGGAGTTGTTGATCGCAGGAAAGGAAAATAAACAGACGCTGCAGAATCCGCAGAAGAATCGTATGGAATTGCTAAGAATCCTTCAATTTGAGATGGTTTGTACAAAGTTGAAATAAGTGTGCTCACTAAAGGTAGTGGGAATTTAGCAGCTGGAATGCGAGATGCCAATACGCTATTAAATTGAAGTGGCAGAATGTATGATTGAGATTCTTCAACTCCAAAAATACGATATTCGGTAAATGTTTGAGTAGGTGTGTGAATTTCTTCTAAGTCTTCCGGTTTCTCCATCCAATCAGTTTTATCAACTTCTGCGGCTCTCATAGAAATAGCAGGAGTTCTATAGTTTGTCACATATTCTTGAAGAGCTACATCTGTAATCGGTTGTTGATTGTACGACAGCCGATTAAACAAAGCTTCCCATCGTCGGGGATCCTTTTGATAATAATCGTGATCAAGCTTTACCGAAACCAAAATGAAAAGCCTATCGGGATGAGTATTTAGCGCAATTGCAATCTGTTGACGAACTACATTAATCGTGTCGTCTTCAAAATATGAAATTGGAACGGTTTGCTTTGTTGCAAAGTCTGTCACCGTAGACTTTAACATCTTATTCCTCTACGTATAAAAACGAATTTAAGATTAACCATTTGTTCTTACTTCAAAATACAATGGGTTGTTTCGATTACGAATGTGCATGCTGCGGAAAGTCGTGCGAGCACGTAGGTGGACAACACCAACCATCTAAAGTTTACATCGAAGTTCCTCTCAACGATGGAACTACTGTATATCTTGTGGGTAATTACGAAGAGTATGGATACGTTGTTGTAAATTTACAAACTCCAAAGGGAGTTCACTACAAATTCTATTTGAAGGAATTTGAAGAATTCTTTGATGGGTGGTTCGATGATGAATCGGAGCTTGAACTCAGAAAGACATTTCTTGCAAACAAAGCATGGACCAAGTCTGAACTAACAACTGTTATTGACGAGTATGGTTATGGTACCCGAGGATGTATGGTGGAACGCGGATGCTTCCACAATACAGACAAAAAGGAGGTATCACCATTCACTATGGATATGCTTGGAAAGTGTATTCGTGCAGATAGTCTTTGTCCGGATAGGCAGAAGAAACGCATTGAATCTCTAAAAAGACAAGTTCAAGCTCTTCAAACTGAGCTTGGAAGAACAAATCGCCCTTAAAGAGGTGTGTCGGTAATCGTCATGCCACAATACAATTTTGGAGTATGGGCATAATTTTCAGGGGTGTAAATCCCAATTTTTGACCCATCATTTAATAGAATACGAAAGTTGGCCCAAAATTCAGGAGTATGCCCAACAGTTGTTGTCATCAAATGCGCCATCTCATGCAGGATAACAAACATAACTGTATTTGTGTCTACAAATGGATTCCCCGGACGTTTGTCACGAATACAGACAACTATTTTTTCACCCTTGTTTTCTGAATAAGATGTAGTGCTTTCATCAATATCATTTTCAAACATGTTTTCAGGATGAAACCGTTCAACCATTACCTTGATTCGAGGATCGCCTATTGACGCAGGATCCTGTTTGTAGTGATCAATGAGTTTATCAAGATTCCCACGAATTTCTGCTAGTTTATCAGCAGCTTCTTCTTTATCGGGAAGATTTTGTACATTGTACAAATTTCCATCACGTCTGCTTCGAACTTGGACTAAATTTTTAGGTCCACGTTGGGATGCGAAAGCTAAAGCTCCCCCAGCTGCTAAAAGGGCAATAGGCCACATTATTACTTGCAGTGAAAATGGATTCGCAAAAACTAAGTTTATGAAGAGTAGCTCTTTGAGATGTCTTTGCGGAAGCTAATGCCGACATTTCTAACACCGAGCTGGGATAGGTTCGCACTGCGCCTTGAGAAAAAGTGTACAGTATTAATTCCGGGAGACAACCCGTGACACAAACCCAATAGATTTTTTGGTTTTAAAATGGATTTATTCATTTCAAGAAGATACCTTTCGATGAGAAGAAGATGCCTACCAAAGTACAGCAGCTGAAGAACGCCTACGAGGAGATGGTCGCGGTTCATGAGAAGAACGCGGCTGTCATCGAGTATTACCGCAAGGAATATACCGATGATACATTCCTTGAGGAGGTTGAAATGGCTGTGAACGGGGTGGGAGTTAATCGCAAGAAGGTGCAGCGCATCATTGAGGCCTACAACACGCATTGTGCGGAGGTTGATACGGCTATCAAGACCTATCACTCCCAGGCCTGGGAGAGGATGACAGAGTCAGAGCTCGCGATGATGTACGCGAGAAATGCCTATCTTCAGGCGATGATTGAAGGAACAAATTAAGATCCAGGAGGGGTCTTTTTTACTTTAAGCATCAAGGCCACGCTTGAAGGGATTCGGCTCAATAGTGGTCTGGAGGAAGGGACCAACCTTGGCCTGAGGATTGGGGGGCTCAGAGCGGACATCCCAAGTCGCATTGCGGTTCGTTTGAGAAACACCAGCAATGGCCGTATTGGTGTGGTAACCGGCATCAAGGAAGTTCTGGCCCTTCAGGTCACCCATAGAAGAGGGATTTACCGCAGCCCAGGAGGCACCGAGGCCACCCTTAGGGAGGAGTTCGCCGGCGCTCAGCGTAGTGTCAGAATAGGTGGACTGGGATGCAGGGTGACGGCCCTGAACAGACTCAACCGGCTGGGCATTGCCGCCAACACTGGCAGTAGGCTTGCCGTGGGGACCAGAATCAGAAAGAGGACCCTGTACACCGAGAGCACCCTTTACCTGCTCGAGGCCTTCGCCTACAGAACCCTTGCCGCTGGAATAATTGCTGAGGAGGTAGGCCACGAGAACAACGCCGCCAAGAACAAGTGCTAAACGAGTCTGCGAACTTTTCATTGTTATGTTTATATCCAAACGTAGACAAAAAACAGTATGAAAAAACACCCTCTAGCAGATCCGGTTTCCTTTTTTTCATCTCCCGAATTCCAACTTTATTTTGAACTTAATATACTTCGACCTATTTTGGCCAAAGTATTTCACTATTTATATCCTTACCTACTCGCTTTCACCGTACTTTGGGTCATCATGTTTCTTTGCATGATCGTTATCCTTGTTGTTTTGCTGAGAGCGAGGGTACAGTAAATCGAGTAAGTCTGCTTTCTTGAGTTTCCAAATATTTTTGTGTCCTTTTTCGATCGCTTCTTTACGAAGTTCTGCAATTGTCTTTTTTTCAAGTACATACGTTTGAGGCAGTTCTTTCATACTAAGAAGTTTGATTAACTCAAGTCTTGATTTAATGTAGTATTGTTTAATAGGCGGTTTATGATCACGTGCAGCTTGTTTAAGCTCCACAAGTGACATTCTGTGATAATCCATTGTAATGTACGAAAAAACGAACGTACTTTCGTCAAATCCGTTTTGAGATACATAAAGTAATGGACACGGTCATATTCATTACGGCCACAGTTGTTGCTATTTTAACAAGTTTGTACTTATTTGCACAATCTCAAGTTGAATTTCTAAAGAAAAACTGGGTTGAATATCGCTGTAACCCCATGTACATGCCAGTAGCAGGATTGGTAGGTGACGATGTTATGTCAAACTTTACAAAATGCACGATGAAGGGATTCCACGATTATGCTGGATTTGTGATGGATCCTATTATGGCCGAGTTTTCAGTTATTAACGATACAGTCACTGAAATTGGGGGTGCAATGAATTCGTTCAGAAGTATGTTTAGCAGTGTACGTGGAGGTATGCTTGGAGTTGTAGGAAGTGTCTTTGGAAAGATTCATAATGTTATGGCTCAAACTCAATACATTGTAATTCGTATGCGTACAATTTTAGCCCGTGTAGTTGGAGTTATGTATAGCTTTGTATACATCTTTTACAGCGGAATGCAAGCAGGAGAATCTACTGTGAATGGTCCCGTTGGAAAAGTAATGTCATTCCTCTGCTTTGATGAGAATACTCAAATTTCCACGTTCCAGGGAATTAAAGCAATGAAGGATGTCAAAATTGGTGACAGATTGCTTGAAAACTTTGCAATTGTTACATCGACTTATAAACTTGATGGTACCGGTATCCAAATGTATAACTTAAATGGAATTTTGGTTACCGGAAGCCACAAAGTAAATTATAAAAACAAATTCATTCGTGTCGATGCACACCCCAATGCAAAGAAGGTAACAAAACCTTCTAAGAATTTGGTTTGTTTGAATACGAACACTCACCGACTTTCAATTCGCAATCATGAATTCTTGGATTTTGTAGAAACGAGTGATTACGTTGTACTTGACTTCAAGCACAGATACATTGAAATGCTGTACAACGGTCGTGGTTCAAAGAAGTTTTATTCAGAGAAAACTGGCGTCACACACGATACAGTTGTTAATCTTCGTGGAGGCATTGTAAGTTCTATTTCTGACATTGCAGTTGGAGATGTCCTACAAAATGGAGACGTTGTGAAAGGTATTTGTGTCCACAAAGTTGAAGGCAATCACTCCTGTATCGTAAATGGAGTTGAAATGTCGCCGAATACATGGGTCTACAAAGATAACAAAATTTATAAGGCAGTTGATATCGGTGAAACCATATACAATGATCACCCTGTATATGTATATCAACTTATCACAGAGTCATCGATGTTCCCCGTGACGTCCGAGGAGTCGCAAGTCTATTTGCTCGATGAACTTGAAACAACCGAACCTTATTATCACGTTATGAAAGATTCGATTATTACATCAGGAAGGTTTCGTGGTAAATTAATAGTAGTATGATGTATGCATTCTTCGGGCTCCCGATACTCATTATTCTTGCGATGTTAGCAATTCATGCTAGCGAATCACTGGAAAAAATGAAACTGAATTGGAATGAATACAGATGTAACCCCATCTATATACCGTTTGCGGGGTCTATTCGCCCAGATGTAACCACTCAGGAGAATTTCCTATTTTGCATTAATCAATTTAGTCATGAAATTCTCAAGGTGCCTCTAGATGGAATTCACGCTCTCCTGGGAACAGTTACGGGGTCATTGGGCGAGTTTATAAAACCACTTTCTACATTTCGCAGTATGTTTTCTATGATTCGCAATGTGATTCTGAAGTTTGCAGCATCTACTTTTTCAAAGATCGCATCTTCATCAAGCGTTTTTGTTCATTATTTAATTAAGATTCGAGATGTATTAGATCGATTTGTGGGTCAGGGGTATATTGCGTCTTACCTTGTGTATGTGTTGGTATCTTTCATGGAAGCATTCGTAAAACTGTTTATAAGCATTGTCAAGGCATTTGTAATTGCTATGCTGGCAATCTCATTTGTATTAGCTTTATTTCAGCCTGAACTTCTTGCGATTACATTAGTGCTGGCATCCACATTGGCAGCAGCTGGCGCATAAAAAATCATGCTCTACTTCATAATAAAGATGGTCGACAAGACAACACTTATCGTAGCAGTTTTTGTTGCGGCTGTATTAGCCGGACTCTTTGTTCAGTATGGAATGCCTGCCCCCAAGCCCGCCACAAAGGAAGATTTCATGCAGCAGGAAGCCGGTATGCCTCTCAATGCAGAAGGAATCGGTCCGTACGATGGTGCTGCTGTAGGTGGATGGTCAGCCACGGAGGCCCTCCCTGTTGGAAGCTCTCCTGCTAACACTCACATGGATACTAACAAACTCATGTTACTCGTAGGCAACAAGACGTCTCCCGATTGCTGCCCTTCTGCGTTTAACACCGATACTGGTTGCGTCTGCCTTTCAGAGCCCGATAAGAAGCTCTTCGCGTCTCGTGGTGGAAACAGAGCTTAAAAACGAACTTACTTGAATCATAAACTTTTAACTAGTAAACAACATGGATTTCCAAACCCAAGCAGCGTTGAAAATTCAGCATGCTTGGAAAACATATTGGATTTGTTGGCATTGCAATAGATATCGGTGCGGTGGAATTTATAGTGAATTCAGCTGTCCAATTGAATGGCCACCTGGAGAACTTGCAAAGCTAGATGCTTATTTAGATCGTAGATGCGGAAATTGGTAATGGATGAAGATCAAATTTTAGCTAGTGTGGCAGTAAGTTTTTTGATCTTTATAGGATGTGGATGTGTTGCTCGATTGGCGTATGCAATGTACCATCCTCCAGAAGAGGATTTGATGTACTACGATACAGTTTAAATAGTATTTTAAACCATAAACGTAAATGGAAACGAAACAACTCTTTGATGCGTTTTACAAAGATATTCAAACTACATTTTTTGAGAATTTGCCCGATTCGGATGAAGATGTAGATACAACTGTAAAGCACATTGAAACTACGTATTACCCTCACCTGCTTAAGATTCTTAAACGCGATGAAACCTTCTTTGATTCTCCCATTTCTTTCCGAGCCATCAATATTTCAACCCTCTGGAAAGAGAATGAAGCAAACCGTGATGCAATTTGGAAGCATGTTTTTATGTGTGTTTTGGGATCCTTCTTTCATGGCGATTTTAAAGATAAAATTGGATCCCTGTTTTCGGTTGTGAAGGGAATGTGGACTGGTTCTGGACAAGAAAACGATGAAGTCAGTCGTATTTTGGAAGACGAAAAGAGCGAAGATTATTTCAAGGAAATTCTTGAATACATTCAGGAAACTCGAATTGCAAAGATCTTTCTAAAACTGATCGAAGAAATTGATGTATCTGAATTTGAAATTGGGTTTGAAAATCCTCAGGAGCTTGTGGAGACTCTTCGCAATCCTGAGAACCCGAAGATGAAGAAAGTCATTTCCAAGATTCAGGGAATGATTCAGCAGAAGATGGAGCGAGGAGAATTTACTCAGCAACAAATTGTATCTGAAATTGAAGGAATCAAAGCGAAAGTTCAAAGTCTATTTGGAAACGTGTTTAACGATATGCTGGGAGGAACTCGTGCCGAAGTTCCTGCTCATGTTCTTATGGGAAATTCTCCGGAAGCTCGTCGTCAAAGAATGTTAGCTCGTCTACAGAAGAAACAGCGTGAGAAAAACTCACGCTAAAAATAAGATGCCAGAACAAATTTGGTTCAAAGATCCAGCTATTTTATTTACGTCTACCTCGTGGAGCAAGTTTGTTCCGCTCCAGGGAATGACAACGGCTGAAAGTTTAAATTCGGTTGTCCGATTCGCAGTGTACTTTGCAGTATTCCTATTTTTGGCAACTGGGATCACTGTGTATCTTCTCACAATTCCAATTGTGATGATGTTCACTGTTGTGCTGTTCAATTTGTTTCCCAATGGAAAAACACTTGAACCGTTCACAGGAGGTGCAACTCACAAGAAGGGAAATTACACAATGCCTTCTCAGAGCAATCCCTTTATGAATGTCATGCTTACTGAAATTGTAGATGACCCGAATCGTGAAGATGCTGCTCCTACAAATCGCAGAGATGTGAAGGCTGAAATTTATAAGAATTTCCAGAAGACAACTGATATGTACATGGATACAACAGATCTCTTTGATCAGACTCAGGCTATGAGAACATTCCACACACTCCAATCTTCTCAAGTCCCCAACGATTTGGATGGATTTAAGAAATGGATATCAAAGGGAATGGATGAGCCCGATTATTCGTCTGCTGCCCCTGCTCGTCATGGAAAGATCCTGAGTGAAGGACATTTAGTGGCGAAGGGTTCTGTGCGCGACCTTCCGAACACGACGACGAAGCCTACGGGTACGAGCCCTTCTGCGGCGTCCTCCGTTAGCAAACGCAAGACCAACGCCTGAACCACCAAATAACTTTTCTTTGAGATCTTTTTGTGACATTTCACCGCTTGTAGTTTTTACGACGGACCCATTCTTTACAAGTACAAAATGCGGATATCCCATAATTCCGAACTCGGATGGAATATTTGCACTCTCCATCTTGTAGAACGCAGTCTTACCCTGATCCTCTTCTTCTAAATTCTTCCAAGGAGTGTGCATGACTTTGCAGTGTCCACACGTTGCAGAATAATAAAAAATAGCTACAGGTTCTTCTGAACGCATGAGCTTTTTAATTTCACCCGTTTCCGTCACTTCCTTCATTTACTCAATATCCGATACTTAAGATAAATGGGATTCTTAAGAGGAGCTATTACTTGTTTAGCTGCGAGTGTAACACTTAAAGATTGTGGGAATCCGACCACAGACCAAGCAAGTATTACCGGATTTGGATTTACTCCTTCAAATCCAGTTGGAGGAGATGCTACCGAACTTTGGGTTGCGTATGATTTGAAAAGCAACCTTACTGGAGGAAATGCCAAATATTCTGTAACTTTAAATGGTCTTCCGTTTACGCCTACAGTTGATGATCTTTGTACGCAAACAAGTTGTCCAAAGGCTATTGGAGTTTACAACGAAACGAGCAAATCTACATTTCCGTCTGGAGTCTCTGGAAAAATCATATCCAAAATTCAGTGGGAAAATCAGGACAGTCAACCCGTGTGGTGTTTGGAATCAACTTTTAAGATTTAATAGAATAAATGGAACAACACTGGTCTGGATATTTGGCCGCTCTGGGAAATCAAAAAATCCCTGTAACGTCTATGCCTACGGCAGCACCGTATGAAACATCTAGCAATCAAGCGGGTGTTTCTGGATTTATGGATTTGGTACCCAGGCAACCGGCAATTCAAGCACGATACGATGCTATGCAGGGAACATGGGAAGGTCCAACGGCTGCTGACAAAGCAATTTCAAAGGGTCTTTTCAAGACAGAAGCTATGCCAATTCAACAAAAACATCCGTACAGTAAATAAATAATGTCGGCTGAAATAGTTCATTTAATGATGACCCTGCGTGATCAAATCAAACTGTATCACTGGCAGACCATGAATTATCCACGCCACATCGCAACAAACGATTTGGTTACAAAGTTGGATACGAATATTGACCAATTTGTAGAGGTCTATATTGGTAGATATGGTCGTCCTAAGTTAGGAGGAAAGACAGCTTCTATTCATTTGCGCAATCATTCGGACAAGGAAGCTGAAAAAATGTTACGTGAGGCAATCGATTGGCTGGAAAACGACCTGCCTCGCAAGCTGAAGAGAACTGATACGGAACTTCTCAACATTCGTGATACGATTCTTCAAGATTTGAATCAGACCTTGTATTTGTTCACTCTGAATTAATAGATGCCAATAGCGATACATATATTTGTTCCTGCTGTCAAATTTCCACCTGATATATTACAGCTTGCTTGAAAATAATCAGTAGTTTCAAACGTTGTTGCAAAGTTATTGATAACTACATTTTGTGTTGAACTATTTAATGTTGCAGATTTGAACGATGTACCGAGAACATTTGGTGTAGCCGATTTATATAAATTTACAGTAACAGTAACTCCTACAGGAATTGCTACTGTTGATGAAATTACACCATCAAACACGATAACACGTTGTGCAAATGGAATACCTACAACTAAACTAGCAAAATTTGCAACACTTGTTCCAGGTGATAGGTAGTATGTTCCTGCTGGAGTTGGTACAAGACTTCCAGCTCCTGTGTAATCAACAGTTGGACCCAGCACGAACAAAAGGTGGGATGGTTCTATTGAAGTGGAAAACCCATTTCCATTTGCATTATTGTTCACTAAATCTGTTGCTCCAAGTTGAATAACCCCAGATGTTTGGTTAACATCATATAGTGTTCCTGAAATAGAAGATGTCTTGCAATCAAAAAATGCATTTGCATTTGTTGTTTCAACCCCTACAATATTACTACCTGTTCCACGAGCGTAGACAACAATATCTCGTACAGCAAATCGATTTGCTCCACTTACTAAAATACCGCGAGTTGTTCCAGTACTTGCAGAAATTACATTGATCGTAGAACGCTGAATTGCATTTGGACTTGTAAATGTACTCGTAGGAGCTGTGCTGGTAAACGGAGATGCTACTCCAAGGATTGTATTGGCTCCAGCATTTGTCGATGTAATTGTCCAAATTGAATTTCGGAGTTTGGCATTTGTAGTTGTTCCATCTTGAAACAGTACACCCGTTAAATTCACAGCTGCAGACGATGATAAATTAAATGTAAAATTTTCAACACGAGTGTTCGTATTCATAGTAAGCAATATTGTGTTCGAAACAGCGTTGAGTTGTTGAACGATAACGGCTTGAGCACCTGCTCCATTTAACGATACACCCGATGGAATTGTTAATGTTTCATTGTATGTTCCGGGGCGAACAAATACAAGTTCGCCGGAAGACGCAGCTGATAGTGCAGCAGAAATTGTTAAGAAAGGAAGCTTGTATTTGTCGGCAGCCGCAGTTGTATCATTACCGTTCACTGAATCTACAGTTAATGTCTTTCCTTGAGGAAGAAGGGGACCAGTTGGACCGGTAGCGCCAGTAGGACCTGTTGGACCTGTTGGGCCAGAAAGACCTGAAGAACCAATAAGACCCGAAGGACCAGTAGGACCAGTAGTTCCCGAAGGACCCGTAGGACCTGTAACTCCAGAAGGACCAGTAGGGCCTGAAACACCTGTAGGACCAGTAGTTCCTTGGGCCCCTGAAGGCCCTGTAACTCCAGAAGGACCAGTAGGACCTGAAACACCTGTGGGACCAGTAGTTCCTTGGGCCCCTGAAGGCCCTGTAACTCCAGAAGGACCAGTAGATCCCGTAGCCCCAACAGCTACTGCAGTTCCAGGGATTCCTTGGGCTCCCGAAGGGCCTGTAGGACCAATTGGACCCGGAGGACCGGGATTTTTATACTGAACGCCTAAGTTACACTGATTTCCTCCAGGAGTGTATCGTATAAGTGTAGACATCTTATGTATTTCTTAGGCAATTTTGTGCCACGCATTATCGCTGTTCACAGGAGCTCCAATTTTAGAACCAAACGATGAATCGGGGGGAGTTAAGGCTTGAGAATCAGCCCCGCCTTTCTTAGTACGTCTGGGGATACGACGAAGTGTGCGACGTCTGTGCGACTTTTTGGAATGTTTACGAGTTTTTCCAGGCATTTCTTTGCTTTGAGTAAAGAGAAGAATGATGCTTCTGCTGGTTGCACTTGCTCTGCTGATATTTTTAATGTCGATGACGACATATGAACACATGACCAACAAAGATCTTATGAGTGCGCTCCAAAAGTATGGAACGAACGATAAGACAAAAGATAAGAAAAAGACTGATGCGCCTACTCAAGCTCCTATTTATGGACCTAAAGTAGCACCTGTTGAACACCCTGCACCTACCAAGCCGTCTTCAAAGACAGATTCTACTAGCACATATCCTGATATTTATGGACCCGATGTTGTAGCTGTTCCGGGTGAAAAGATAAAATCTGCAAAACATGAGTCAGATAAAGTTGAAGATGAAACGTACGATTACAACCCTGATCTTCAAAAAGCATTTCCTACAAGCGGTCCTCCTCAACCTTTCTTAACGGACTTTTCTAAGTTTCAGCGTTGAGCGTCTCTTTTTCTGTTTACGAGTCATGGGACGACGCCGTCCTCCTTTTTTCACAAACCCTTCAGGAACTTCTTGATCTGCACGAAGTAAAATGATTTCCCCCGTTTTCGGATTTGTATATGTTGGGCCATCTGGCTCTGCATATTTGGATTTTTCCTTGTAGTCCATTTGTCTTTTTCACGCATTTTTCTAAAGATGGGCAAGAGAAAAGAGATGTTCGGATTACAAAATTTTAATGGAAGTTGTTGGGTCAATGCCTGTCTTCAAGCTGTATTTCGATTCCCAGAAGTTCAAGAACGATATTCAAACAATCAGGCAGACAAAGCAAATCCAATTGATGTTTGCTTAGAGAACATTTGGATCTCCAGAGGAAAACTTGGATTGAAAGATTTCTTTGACGTTGTTCGTACTGAAAAAATGCCAGCAGGTCATGGAATTGGAGATTCACACGAATTACTTCATTATTTATGCGATAAACTTCCCTACCTAGATCAACTTTGCAGATTTAAAGTAGCAGATACCACAGAATGTGTAAGTTGTAAGGAAAAGCAAGTAAATGAAGAGAGTGTGATTGAATACACAATTTCAACAGAAGGAAACCATGTACCTATCTCGCAGTGTATTATGAACACTGTAATTCCCAATACAGTCCCTGATTGGAAATGCGATAAATGTCAAAAGAAAGGATGTACTCGTCAGCACTTGATTGGAACGTTTCCTAAAATTATGATGTTTTATATGAATTCTACAGCTGGTTCAATTGATTATTCGAGTATCTTAGTTTTGAATGGCAAAAAGTATGCTCTAAATAGTATTCTCTGTTACAACGGGTTTCACTGGTGGACACGGGCCAGAAATATGCCTCCGGGGTCGTCTTGGTTTACGTTTGATGACCAAAGTATTACCGAACATGGGGCTAAACAGTTCCCAGTTTCAAATATGATGAGAATTCTGATTTATTATCGCCTAGAAGATTAACAAGATGGTTTCCTATCCAATGGTCATTGGTATCTCCATAATCGGAGTCCTATTTTTTAGTGTAATCGTATTTGGTGCAACTGGTAGTTTGTCGTCAGTCTTTGTGGTATTTACAATGGCTGCTATCCTCGGATACGTTCTGTATCAACTTGGATATTTTAAGGTATCTTCAGACACGTCTGGAGTAGACATTCAATTTCACGAGCGTGCACCTGCACCTGCACCCACAGCAAAGATCGTCCCTACTGCTGACTTCGTAAAGAAGGAAGTCTTCTACGTAAGCGGAAATGAATATACGTATGACGATGCCCCCGCTGTTTGTGCAGCGTATGGTGCTGACTTGGCATCCTACGATCAACTTATGGAAGCATATGCATCTGGTGCTGAATGGTGTGGATACGGATGGTCTAAAGGCGGTATGGCTTTATTCCCCACTCAAGACTCAACTTGGACAATGCTCCAAGCAGAAGCGGATACCTCTAAGCGTACTGGATGTGGTCGCCCTGGAGTAAATGGTGGATATTTTGATCCCAATACGAAGTTCGGAGTGAATTGCTATGGAACAAAGCCTGGAAACAAGGATACCAAGTTTCCCCTTCCTCTTCCTGGCTCTGACCCGTCTGAATTTAATAAGGAAGTGAACAAGTTTAAGTCTATGCTGAATAAGATGGTTGTCTCGCCCTTTAATCGTGTTGGGTGGTCCGAGTGGAATGTATCTACTCATACATAAATGAGCAATTATGCTCTTGATAGTCCCATTAACCGAAAGGTTTACGTCCCCGAACGAGACGAAGTACCATTTGCCCCAGTCGAACAACCGAAACCCACACAAGACCAAGATCAAACTCACCGAAATTTACAGTGGCTTTTTCACAAGCCTCAAAATCATGCAATCTTTCCTGTTCAATCACAAGCTGTCAAAATAGAGAAGAAAAAGTAAGCACGAAATACAAATGATTGAGTTAGCACTTTTAGCAGGCCTTGGTGCCGTTGGGTATATGTTAGCTTCTCAACAGCCTCAACGTGGAGATGATCCTTTAACCCTAGTTCAAGAGCAATTTACTTCAGCCCCCCGTCCTACAACTGCTCACACGGACCAGGTAGTCCATTCTCAGGAAGCAAAGGGACACAACAATGAGGTTCCATTCTTTGGAGCCCGTGTAACGCAAAGTATGTATTCTGGTGGTACCGACAGTATATTAGACCACCACACTGGAGCAGGAAAGGAGTACTTCCAAAAGCGTGAAGTAAAGTCATTCTTTGACGCCAAGCCCGCAACTGGAAATCCTTTTGGAAATCAAGATGAATCTGATTTTTATCAATCTCGTATGGTGAGCGGTCAACAAATGCGCAACGTGTTCCCCGTTGAACAAGTTCGTGTTGGTCCGGGTGCAAATGATGGATACACCAATTTGGGCAAGGGCGGGTTCCAGCAAGATCAGCTTCGCGAATACGAACTTCCGAAGACTACTGATGAACTCCGTGTTGCAACAAAGCCTAAATTATCGTATGAGCCTCCTATGATTCAGGGTGCAAACCAAATTACTCTCCCTGGTATTCAGGCTGATGTGAAGAAGAACAAGCCCGATCGTTTCCAAATCCTCGGTATGGATCGTGTGAACACTGCAGTTGGTGCTCAAACTGCTCCTCACATCTACCCCGAGCAGCCGATGAAGCTGCAGGCTCGTGAGTCTACAAGTGTAGCCTACAATGGTCAGGCAGGTGGTAATTCTATCTTTGCATCCTACATCCGTGCATTCACGGAACCGTATCAGGAGTTCATGAAGCTGACCGCCGAGGGCCGCCCGGGTCCTGCTGGAGCACAAGGTACTGGATTCTCAATTGGTGCTGATCAGTATGCGACTCAAACCAAGAGAGATGAATCAGTTCTTGCAGATGCAACTCGTATTAATGTTCCTCTGCAGCGTATCAATGCAAACGCTGAGCACCTGGGTTCATACCGCTATAATGCTCCTCTCCAGCAGGATGTCTACATCAATCGCAATGAAAGTGGGATCCTGGACGCCTACAAGCAGAACCCGTATACACAGCCTCTGACTTCTTTTTAAATAATGGATGTAATTTGTGAACACTTAGTGTACAAAGATGTACCAATTACAATTTGTATGAAAAATTTAAAACCAATCGAACACTATCAAGTTGTCCGATTGATTTTAGCGAGTCATTCAAAATCTGTTTCTATTTGCAAACACAATTCTACAAATTCTTACATTGATAAACTTCTTGAAAATCTCCCCGTTCACGTTGTAGACTGCTCTACAGCTTCAGGAGCAGGTTCTTCTACAACATTTGGTTCTGTGATGGGTTCAGGAACAGGTTCGGGGACATCTTGAAGTTTTACAGTTTCAGTGGCTAAAGGTTCGGGTGCTGGTTCAACCGCCTTTTTTGCAGCTGCAAAGGCTCCTGTTATAGTGGCTCCCAGCAAAGCAGGACCTGCTAAAGGATCACCCCCCGTTTGAATCGGATATACCTTTGTGCCCACAAATGCGGATCCAATGGCTGCCAAGCTTCCCAATACAATTGTGACACCATAAACTGTGCTTAAAGAGACCATGTAATCTTCTTGTATTGAAACAGAGATGTTTCATTTGGTAAAAGATAACGTGGAGAAGATTGAAAACAACCTTCTTTGGGTTAAATCGGTTCGAGATTCTATATTTTCTTGGTGGTTCAATATAGCTTTATTAGTAGGTGTGCTGTTCTCATTTGCATACTTCCTGTATTCAAGTTATGGAACAGCTCCACCCGAAGAAATGAAAGAAATTCACTTTGAACCTCGTACATGGAACAATGCCGTAAGAAATGTTCCCATATCAGATTATGGACAAACTCCTCAAATTGAAGCTGGAGATAGTATACAAGGGTTTAGCTATCGAACAAGCTCGGCAGCAATTTAATGAACTTAAACAAATTCCGAGTGAACCCCTGAAACAAAAACCTATTCGTCGCAAGTTACGAATTCCTGCTGGTTAATAATGAAGTCCGCTGCGGCATATACTAACAAGCGTCGTGTGATGGCAGAAGCTGGAAATACAAAGGTAGAACAGATTGGAAACGTGGCCACCAATTACGGTCCTCTACAACCCGTTCTTCCTTCTCAAACAACTCCGTTAACTCCTACTAAATGCGGCCCTGACTTTACTCACTATGTATATTTCAAGGGATGCCGAAAGGTAAAGTATCACATATGCACTTTGCGATGAAAAGAGTAGAGAGATAACTACAAATGATATCCCCTGGATGGATGTTTATAGGTGCTATTGTTGGATTGCTAGTTGTGGCTGTATTTCGCCCTCCTCCTCGTAAAATTCCGACATTACCTACACCCGATAACACAGAACCGTTCTTTACAAAGAGTGGATGTGTCAAGTTCAAAGCAAAAGAAGAAGAGTGTACTCCCACCGCAACATCTCTTGCCTCAAAAGTATAAATGATAGAGTTTTCAAAACTCCTTCATGATAAAAAAGGTGCCGCATTTTTATCATTTTTAATTGGCATGGGCGTTGTAGTTCTCTTTTTTCACAAACCGTTCAGTAGTACTCAATTTCTAAGCATGCCAATTGCAGATATTGAAGGACGTGTTGTTCGTCATGGGGAGAAATGCTATACGTATGTAGCAGAAGATTGTTTATGCCCTTCAGTAAATAAAGATGGCAGACGGAGCGACTGATTTAGCTGATTTACTTGGTGGAGGACCCGTTCAGAATCCTTCACTTCCGCAGGCAACCACGTTTGCCCCCGTAGTTACGGGTGGTGAGAATCCTTTTATCATGCCTACCAATACCACTGTGGGAAGAACTGCAACGTCCTCTCCCAATCAAGAACACATGTTTCACACTGCTCGGTATGCTCTAAAAAGTGTTATGATATACTTTGGGTTTTTCTTAGCTGCGATGATCGTGTCACTTTCAACTCCTCGTTCTCTCATTCTTCAATACATCCCTAACACATATACTACTGGAGGCGTTCCTTCGTATATGGGCGCTGCTATTCTTGCAGCTGTAGCTGTTGCAATTGCATATGTTGTTGGAACCCTTACTAGTGCGCTGATCTAAAAATGGATTTATTATGAAAAAGTAAACCTTTAAGTAAAAAAATGTTCTGGTCTACAAAGGTAGTCAAAGCTCAAGTCTACGAGGATGGACGTCTTCTAGACTTAAACGATTTCTCAGGTTGGGAAATGCAAAACCTTGTAATTGAAATTCGCAAACATTGGACTAATCAAGAAGGATCTCTTATTGCGTTTGGGGTTGGATGGTATAACAATAAACGCTGTTTCAGACACTCAATTCGAGAAATTGAAATTTGGTGTTATAAAATTGATGAAACTGGAAAGCGTTGTGAACTGAACTTTTCAAAGGCACAACTTGCTTCAAAACTTGGAAAGAGGTTTTCAATTAAACCGGAAAACACAAAGTATATTTGGAACAACGTTGAAGTTGAATATGTTGTATAAATATATTGGATTTTTACTTTTATACAAAAATGGATTTATAAGTTGAATATCGATTCATTACTAAAAAGTTACAATGAGACTTTTCTCAGAAAAGGATCTTCGCATTCAATTCTTTGTAGATGGAAAGAAAGTGAACCTGTTTGATATTACATGCAAAGATGGAACCAATCTAAACAAGGAGCGCTTGAAGTTTTCCAATCCATATATCCCTGGACTTCCTGGAATCGGCGCTATCAACTATACTCATCTCATTCTTGAGGTTCGCAATATGATTGGTGTTGGTTGTGATGACAGTGGCAATAAACCAGTTGTTGATGTAGTCGTATGGGAACTTTGTTGTTTCAATATGTTTATGAGAGATTTGAAAGTTCCATACCTAACTCTATCACCGTGGACACGAAAGAATCTTCCACTCAAGGCAAGACTTATGTATCTTGATAAAAAGGTGAAAGTGAACGTCGAAAATTTTCCAGACACCCTGGAGATGATGTTTGTGTAAAAACGGATTGATTGTAAAAAAGGTAAAATTTTTTACAAAAATGGGTTGCTCGTCGTCAACACCACAGCGAAAGACACTGCTTGCAGAACTTTATGAAGATGGTGTTGTTGTAGATTTGAGAAAAATTGGAAAAGAAAGGTGGAATGCACTTATCCACCTTTCCGATAAAATTGCGAGCCTCTTGCCGACACCCGAAGATCCTAAGTACCACTTCAGCGTTGATTGGGACACCAAAGATTCCTGGTTCAAACACTGGGAGGACTGCGAAATATACTTTGAAGTATCCTGGTATGCGGACGATGGATCTGTTGAATTGACTGGCAGACGGTATGAGAGTATTTCGGATGAACATATTGCAAACCTTGCTGGCAAACGGTTTATCATCAAACCAGATGATACGCCTAACCGCAAATGGGGAAATGTTGAAGTAGTATTTAAGTCAAAAAAAAATAATTAAATATTTTTACTTCAGGAATAAACCACCTTTCGAAGTCCATAGCACTTCATGCACTTTTTGAGAAACTTCTCACAATCGTGGCAAGGCTTTGAGCTTACCATTTCATTTTGCTTGCTAATGCGTACAACGATCAGAGTACAACCGCGAAGTTGTGAAAGATCTCCAAGAGCCTTCACAGCAGCGCGTTCAGCGTGTAGTGTCTGATCGCTCCATCCGCAACCACGAGACCTACTGCCAATCCTATTCCTTGAACTTGCCAACGTCTTGTTCCCCCTTCGAATCTCCGCATAATGGAGACTCGTCCTATGCAGGGACTTGTGAGAGGGGCACTCGATTGACAACATTTTTGTTGATGAGAATAAGATGCCAAGGTCAAGAAATTCGTTTTCAATCAAAGTATGTAAGACAAGCATGGATCCGTTTATGGTATATAGACGTAATTCACGAGGACCCTGCATTGATCCTCCTGCAAAAGTTCACCCTAAACTTATGTTTGGCCCAGGCTTCTATTTAAATCACGAATTCGTAAGAAAGAACAACATTACCCATATTGTAAACTGTGCATTTGAAGATGCTATTCCTTCTCAAATTCAATCTCATTTTGGTGACAATTATGTCTGCTTGAACGCTGTTGATTCGTTTGAAGCAAATATTACGGAATGGTATCCTGAATTTGAACACTCTATTAACACATTTTTGCGCGATCCAGATGTTGGAATTGTGTACATCAATTGCCAAATGGGAGTAAATCGATCTGGATTTTTAACTACATTGTATGCGTGCCTAAAATTGGGGTATCCCTATGAATCTGTTACCAAGGCAATCTTACTTCAACGTCCCTGCGCACTGATGAATCCTACGTATCATACACAAGTCCAAGACTATATCAAAAAACATCGTTAAAGAATAATGGCAGACTTGGGGGCAAACCCTCTTTGGAGCAATTTACAATCAGGAGATGTATCAAATGATATTCTGGGTCCGTCCTACAGCTACGCGGACAATGTTCCTGGTCCGAGTTCGAAAGGAGTTGGAAGCAATGGAAGCTTTGGCCAAATCTTTACAAACTTGGGAGCTGCAACTGATTATGTGAAACTTATGATTACAGGGCCTGCTCTTGGAAATGCCTATTACGTAAACACAGGAGGAACTTGCGTGGCACCCGATGGATCTACTCAGTCTCGATACAATTTTATTAACAATTTGTCGACAGGATCAAATTTAGTACCCCAGGGACTTAATGATTTGTCATTTTTGTCATCTGATTTGAATGGATTAATTCCTGGAATTGTTGGAGACATAGAAGGCTTAGATCCACTCTATTTGTTCAACGCTCTAACTACAGATGGAAACCCATCTTGCCAGTGCTATAAGTGCAATGTTACTACCGGATCGCCCTACCGCTTTTTAACCCCCGATTTGTCCCCTGATTTTGATACAAACAGCTGTAGTCAAGTAGATCCTTCTTTGTGTGCTCAAAGCAAAGAGTCATTTACGAATAGCGGTGAAATGTCCGCAATCCCCACGCTCGTTGCTGTAGCAGGTATTCTTCTTTTAACATTTTCAGGCAAATGAATTTGAACAAGTATATGGAAACTATTTTTCGAATAAAAAAGGGCAGAGAATCTTCTCGGACCAAAACTTCCGAAATTGTTAGCGGAACTCTTGATTCAATTCATCAGAATGTTGTAAATTCTATAAAACACCATACGTCGAATTTGGAAACTCTCGAACAACAATGCGATGAACTGGAAACTCAAATTGTAGAAATCGAAGATTCAAATGAACTTTCCGACATTTTGAAATGCTCAAAACTAAAAGAAGATTTGAAAGAATTGCGTCAAAAGATTAATGAAGAAGATCCAATTCAAAATTATTATTTGAAAAACGCGGACATCATGCTGAAATACTATGGAACTGCAGAAAAAGCTCAAGTCGTTACTACAAATCCTGCTGATCAAAACACTTTTTTGAAATACTTGAATTCATCACAAGTTACTGCAGACGTACCAAATCATTCAAAGAAGTATTTGTACGAAGAGTACACGACTCGTATGAAATTGAACACCGGCCAAGAAGGATACGACAGCAAAGAAGTTATATCTGAACACTGTGAAGCCTGTAACGTAGCTCGTGAAGAAAACAGCGAAGAAGGAATTTTAGTATGTCCCAGTTGTGGATCAGAAGCGTATATGATGGTTGTTTCGGATTTCCCCAGTTTTCGAGATCCTCCCAAAGAGAGAAACAATTATGCGTACAAAAAGATCAATCACCTGAATGAAATCTTGAATCAGTTCCAAGCAAAGGAAAGTACAATCATTCCTGAAGAAGTGATGAACGAAGTAGTTGCCGAAGTGAAGAAACGACGAATCATGAATATCGCGGAAATGACTGAAAAGGACATCCGTGAAATCCTGAAAAAGATCAATCGTTCTAAGTATTACGAGCACGCTACTCACATTCTGTCGAGACTCAACGGCAATCCTCCTCCTACGATAACTCCCGAAATAGAGGAGAAGATTCGTGCAATGTTTCAAGAAATTCAGGCACCTTTCCTGCTGTATTGCCCCGACGATCGGACGAACTTTTTGAGCTATTCCTACATTCTGTACAAGTTTTTTGAGTTGTTGGAATTAGATGAATATAAAGTATATTTCCCATTGCTCAAAAGCAGAGATAGATTAATCGCCCACGATTTCATATGGAAGAAGATTTGCGAGTATCTTCATTGGGAATTTATTAGCAGTGTTTAGTGCTAAACGTATTTACTTACAGGGTAAATAGTGTACTTAATATGGATATAATCAACCAACATGTTTCTATAGCAAGGGAACTGCTGGTGTATATGGATAGCGATCAGCCATTTGATAAAGACACGTGGGACAGTCTTTTTGCGGAGTACAGCGCGAAGTGGAACAAAATACAGTTTACGTTTGATTTTAACTTGTCGAACAAAGATATTGTTGATTTTTTTGGTAATCAAATTCAGGGACATCTCAGTGATGATATCACAATCAAAAGCACTGAACTCTATCAATTTATTCGGCTAATACTGGTTGTTTGTGCCCTGGATTCATACGGTCCTTGTGCTACCGTTTCTCAAGCAGAAAAAACGCTGGAGCACGGAATCCAATTTTTGCAAGGAGGTATTCTACAATCTCTTCGTACGATGAGACCGTGGACATTCTTTGGAGAAGCGTTTCAGGAGTGGAAACCATTCTTTCACTGGATTCTTCAAATCAAAAATGTCATCTGGTTTTCAAATAAACTTACATTAGATGAAGATCATGAGTTGAATATCAGGTGGAAACAAGCATTAAAAAATGCAATTGATAAACTTGTTAATTGATTCATAATTCCTTTTCATCGATACGTGTGCTCCACGCAAACAACCAAAGTCCAGATTCTGTACATTTATCAATAATTTTTGAAGATAGTTTATCTTTTGATTTGATCATAAGCCGTTTGTTGTATGCTTCAAGACGAACTATAAGTTCTTGTACATCAATTTGACATTCTTGAATTAATCTAGTAAATTCATCTGTGATGTTATCACGATTAAAATTAGGACGCTGTGGTTTATTTGTATTCACTTTATGCGTTTTGTAATTTTTACAAAACTGATCAACTACTTCTCGAATTTCTGCTTGAACTTTTAAAGGATCATCTGAAAGATACAATTCGGGAACAGAAACTGATTTATTAAGTCTAATAAATTCTTGTTTTACAGTTTCATTTGTTGCGTCCCAAAGTACATCTACAAGTATTGTTGCAAGTGTAGGTATGTTTTTAAGAGCTTCTCGACGATGATTTGATTCATAACAAACCAAATCATTGTTAACGCATGCTAAATAAATGATTCCATCCATTCGTCCACTTGAAAGCATATGGTTTCGAATTTCTGTTACTCGGTCTTCATCTGGAGGTCTATTGTATTTCCATCGTTTAATTGGAAGTGTATTGAATACTTGAACCGGTACCCAATATACAGAATGAGACCCGTGTGTTCCTCCAGAAATATCTGGTCGATCAAATAATTGTTTAGACATTTAAAAATATGAACTTATTCAACTTATAAATTCGTTTTCATAATTCAGTTAGCATCCTCGTTTTCAAGTAGAGACTGGAAATGATTGTATAAATTTTTACTCTTTTTCTTATGCGATTCGGGAATTACGTTGTAAGGACGTTGTTTGAATGGTTTGGGAAGTTTTGGCTTCTCTGTTGACACATACACATTCCACGCTTCCATATACAGAGAAAATTCATGATTCGGATCAATTTCATCCTGACTGTTTGATCTATGGTATTTCAAAGTATAATCCGCACTTACCATATTAAAATCAGCTCTAAACTTAGCAATGTTAAACCTTGCTAAGTTTACAAGTTTGTTGACTCGCTCCTTTCTGTCCATGATAACTTTTTATTTCAGTTAAAAACGTGATGTATAAATCCGTTTTATCGTCAATACTTCTTAATTCGTTCCATTGATACCCAGTATCCTCCAAGTTGACACTCACATTCTGCCCATGCATTTACGCTCTTGCGATCTGGATTGTGTTTTTGAAGATGAGTAAATGCAAATTGATTCAGAGAATACTCCTTTCCTTCACAGAGAACTACATTTTTATCTTTATCGATCACACCATATCGAACTGAATTATGACTATCAATAATATGGCGTACAAACGTCTTGTCATTGAAATCAGAAAGTTCACGAATAGGTAGATCAGCCATTTTAGTAAATTGTAAAAAAGATATAGTTCACAAATCCATTTTTATACACACTCGTCAAACTTTCTCTTGGAAAGAGTTCCAAACGAGCGTAGAAATTCTTCTCCTTCCTTTTTCTTCTGGTACAGATCGTCCATTTCTTCTACAACTTTCCTCTGCACCTCAATCGGAGGTACAATTACAGGAAGCTTTCGGATATCTTCCCATTTGCAATGGGGAACCGTACTACCCGTACGGCGACTCAGAATAAGATCAGGATGAGTGTCCAAATAATAATACAGGTAACGATTGTCAAGTACATCTGGATTTTTAGTTTCAATTGTAAAACAATCTCCAGCCCAGAATCGCTGTGTGTGCCAATGCACATGTCCAGCGGTTCCACTCTTGCTGATAGTGATTGTGTTGGGTTCACGGTTATACTCGGTATTCAATCCGTTGTACGTTGTTCCGCCTCCCATGATCGGATAGGATCCCGCGTTGGGATTTCCTCCTTTGATTGTTCTGCCATTCTCATAATTACACAGTGATTCCAAAGTAGGAACGTCTGGGTCTACATCAGTGTCCATATATTTGGATACATCGAGTGAGAAGGCAGAATCGAGATGCTGGCGAGAAACCGTTCGAATTAGAACAGGTTCTTCAAGTCCAGTTTCGGTCTTTTTCATGTCGTAAAATTCAATGTCAGTCGTTTTGACTTTCAGGTTGTTTTCGAATAGCAAAATCGAGCATTGAACGCCAGTTCCAACAAAGAACTTGGCTTGTTTCACAGATCCACGTTTAGGTCCTTTGGATACATTTGAATTGAATCGAATGACCTTTTTCACGTTAAAGTTTTCAACAAGATGCTTTCGAGTTGCTACGTGATCTGCGTATTTGTTTTGAAAGAACCCGTTTGGAAAGATAGCAGCACAGCGTCCTCCCGGAGCTAGGTGTGCCATCATAAGCTGTAGAAATACGGGTTCAGAATGTTCTCCAGGCAGTTTCATCGCCTGAATTGACGTATGAGCATTTTTATTTGTAATTCCATCAATACCAAACGGAGGATTCGCAAGAATGATATCATATTGCGTCATCGGAAGTCCGAGTTGGATTGAATCGCGTTTTACAAGATTTGTAAACAACGTTTGAGTTTCAAGAAACAAATTAATGTTTGCAAGACCTACAACACGCTCATCAGTATCACATCCGTGAATCTGTTGATGTTGTACACTCCAGTCAATTTTGTGACCTTTCAGTTTTGCAACGTACATATTTAGGAATCCACCTGTGCCCATAGTCGGGTCACACATTGATTCAGGTACGCCTTTGCGCTTGAGTTTCGGTTCTACAAGATCAACCATGAACTTACACACATTTCTGTCTGTAAAGAACTGGCCAAGATCTCGACTGTTTCCACTCCCTGATTCAAGATGAATTTCATAAATAAGTCCTAGAATATCTGTAATTGCTTCAATTTCTTTGATATTGACATCATAAACCGCATTCATAATCATACGATGACTATGCGCGTTCGTAAGATCAAATGCAAACTTATAAATCGATAGTTTGCTGTCGAGAGCTGGAAGAAGCTTTTCCTTGAAGAGTTCAAGGGATTCGTCCATCTTTCCAGTTTCACACAATTGGTACAAAGATTGCCACGATAGTTTCGGATCAATTCCAAGCTTGGTAGCCATGGCTTCATCAATGTATCGTGCTGTAAAGTAGATTCCAACCGTTCGCATACTGTTCATATCCGAAATCGAATGCCTGCGAAGGACATTTCGAATCGTACTGATCGCGTTGCGAAAGGAATCCATTTGAGTTACCATTTCTGTACTTCTTGTACTTCTATCCGTTTTTTGTCTGTAAACTGTTGATATATATCATTAAAAAATTGATATATATCAAATTAATTTATCCACGTCTCCGAGAAGGCATATACTCCTCCTTCAAGTCGAGAAATGTTACAGGGATTCCAAAATAGCCATCCGCGATCTGTCGCAGGGTTGGAAGTCCTTTACTGCTATTTAAAAGTTCTTCGTAGTCCGAGCGTGTTCTGACGCCGTTCTCTTCAAAGACCAGCTGACAAAAGTCTTCCTTGCTCATTCGAGTAGCAGTTGGATTGAAGAATGCAAATGCGTCCACGGGGTTCTCTCCCCAAGGTTTCTCTAGCCAATCGGGTTGTTTCATTTGAGAATACTCAAACGAATCCGGCACACCAACATCAATACACTTTCTTTGGATTTCCGCCTTGCTGTTTCCATTTACTGGAGGAGCATAATACTCTCCTGGAATGTTGTCCAATTCGTGCAAAATCATTTCGGGTGTCAAATTTCGAAACCATTCTTTTCCAAGACCACTTCCAAGTTGCGGAAGAATCCGATGACGAGCAAATTTGTCGTGAAGTTTCTTTTCATAAACTTGCCAATCCTCTCCAATAATTTTTGCAGCCAAAATTTCATATCCGTACGGAATGTAGGTTCCCTGCGTTTTTTGAGCATCCACAAATCGTTGTGCAATATCTCCCCCACCAATTTTAAACAAAAGGTTATGCGGTGGAAGACTGTCATGGATGCACTGGTTGTAAAACACGTAAACACCGCGTTTCTCCATTTTATTGAAAAAGGGATCAAAATAGTTTGATTAATCCATTTTACGTCCAGTCAACTGTAAACGTTGCTCTTCCTTTGTTACATTCTACATCAAGTGCAAATGTAAGCACAACACTTGAATCTGGAAACGCATCTTTTACAGAAGTATAAACTTTGTCTGCAATGCACTTATTAATATGCATGCTCAGTGTATAAGTTGTGTTACCAGGTTGAAATTTAGCTTGGTGGTACACGTTCTCAATAATTGAACAAGCAATGTCTTTTGCTCCTTCAATGTAAGCATCGTGTAGCGTTTGCTTAGTATAAATCTCCATTTTTTGATAGAATTAAAAAAGATTGTTTATGAATCCATTTTTATTCTTAATCATCGTCGCTGTCCAAATAATCTCCTTCAACAGTTGATTTTGCATAGCATTGATTCGCATAATGACCATATCGTCCACAACGATAACAATTACCCGATTGTTTCTTAGGATACTGTGTACTGGGCTGCTTTACTCTGCAGTATTTTGAATGATATTCTGCAGAATGTTCATTTTCAAATTGACAACCGCATTGATCACATTCCCAAACATATTCTTCATCTTCTTCAATACAATTCTTAGCAAAATGACCTTTTTGTCCACATTTATAACATGAATCTGAACTGCTTTTTTGTTCTAGTTCAATTGTTTTATGGACAAACTCTGGAAGATCTCGTTGACAATAAGCTCCACCACGAACATTGTCAATCCCATATTTTTTCATAAGATCTTTTGTTACATTTGTTTCATCACTGTCTGATTTTACCTGTCGAGTTTCTAAAATTTTTATAGGGCTGTGTAGCTTTGTCCATTCTGAACCCTTTCCACTTTTATGCTCTGAATAACGACGACTTACATCATCTGTTTTTCCGACGTACCACTTTCCATGCTCCAGCTGAAGAATGTAAAGTGTCGACATTTTCGATTGAAAAATAGAATTTGAATGTCCTCCAAATCCATTTTAAGCAAGAAGCTTTGCTGTTTGAAATGCTTTGTAAACAACATTTGGTTGGAGTGGATACCACTGTTTCGTGATTCCATTAACTTCCAGCGCAACAGGCTTAAGCTTTGTTTGCTTTTTCAATTCACTTACAAATTTTCTACGCAGAAAGATTGGATTTTGAACTGTTGTAATTTTGAACTCATTTTGAAGACAATCTACATTGTTAAATGTATCGTATCGTCTACTAATAAACGCTCTATCTGCGGTATAGCCCCATCTATAATAGATGCTGTAGTCGCGCCGAACGCTAACTACGAAGAACTGACTATACCCCATTCCTATTGATATAAAAAGACACATTGCGTGAATAAATCCGTTTTACCAAACTCCACCCGCATAGACACCCGGGTGATTAAATCCACCGCCATGAGATGCGGCATGATATCCAGCAGGTCCACCCACTCGTGGATGTAAACTTCCACCTCCATTCATTCGTTGGTTTCGTTGAACAGCTTCTTCATAGTCTCGATCATCCTTTCGTGCGATCGGTAGAATTCGTTCCAAACATTCCCGTGATCCATCAAACTCCTTTTCAATTTGAGCCATTCGTTGCTCTTCATAGATTTTAATCCGATCAACTTCTGCCTTGTGGTCCGCAATTGCAGGACCTGTGTATCCTCCCATAAATCGAGAATTGTTGTTGGTGTGTCGTTGCTGGATCTCCTTTTTCAATTCATCAATTGCCTTCTGCTTGTATTTGGGAAGTTTTGATTTCGCATACTTCTCATCTTTTTTCCACCGAACTTCATCGCATTTCTTTTGATACATAGCATCGATGGAAGTCACTTGTTTTTCATACATTTCCTGACACTGTTGTTCAGTGAATCCAGCAGGAAAATAAATTTCATGCTTGATTCCAAATTTAGGTGTACGACCTTTCCAATAATACCTCTCCATTTCTTTGAAGTTAAAAATTGATTTGATTTACAATTCCGTTTTATTTCTTCGAGAAGAACCGATTGTACAAATGTTTCATTTCAGCATAAGGTTCTGCATATTCCATATTGGTTTCCATCCATTGTTCTACAAAACGTTTTACAGAGTCATTGTGATACTCAAACACAATTTCCAAGAATTTGGTCATACCAAGACAGTCATATTCGCCAATTAGATAATCCAGTGGATCTTGAATAACCTCATGAAAATCTCCTTTGTAAGGATGTTCTACTTTTTGAAATGCATAATGCACACATGTATCGTGACTTTCTTTTTTAAACATTTCAACAAACATTTTTATACGATCCAATTTTTTGGAATAATATGGGATATCGTCATTTATATTTTTTAATTCTTCACTATACAGCTTATCGTGTGCTTCCTCGAGCTTCTTGTATACTTCTGTACTTTCTTTTTCCAATTGTTGATGACGATCTTCGAGTTCTTGAACAAGTTTACGAAGCTCTTCCATTGTAGTACAATTAAAAATTGATTTGATTTACAATTCCGTTTTATTCCCAAGTAATCATAAATTTTACCATTCCATGTCCATCAGGACCTTCGGGTGAAAAGACCATAACTACTTCAAATCCGCCTAGAAGCTTATTTTTCATTCGTTCCAAAGCCGCATCTGCAACTTTTTCGTGGCAGAAAACTTCCTTAATGTATTTATTGGTTCCCGGAAAGAACTTAGCGTTGTCATATGCTTCAGCACACGTTGTATTTGCAATTTCAGCACCACCTACAAGGTACGCCTTCTTAAACATGTCAACGGTATAACTGCTCATTTTAGTACTGGTTGAAAAATGTGATTTTTCACAATCCATTTTTCAGTAATATCCATCCTCCATTGCTCTCTCGCACTGATGGCACGACGCACACATTCCGCGGCGTCCAGTTGGTCCGGTATACTTACCGTGACAGAACGGGCTTGCCCCGCAATATGGGGTCTTGTAACGCCTCCAACCCCGTTGGATTTTGCGTGCAGCCCAGTTCATTTTGTACACTATCTTGTGATCTTGAAAGTAAAAAATCCATTTTTAGGACCAGTCAACTACGATGTAACCATTGTTCAATTCAATAATGTCTACATCTAGAAGTAATTCGCTAAGTCTGTCGATTACTTGATTTACAAACGAAATCGACATCCCCTGTGGAATCAAATATCGATATCCGCGTCCACCAGATTCATGAGTTGCTATAATTTGACAATAAATGTAATCTGCAGTCTTTTCAGGCGTAGGCCTGGCAAAGAATCGCTCCATAGTATACTCTTTGTTCAAAAAGGTCAAGTTGTTTTCGTTTTTTACAGAAGTGTGGACAAGAATTCATATTCTTCCCGACGAGCATTTGTTAACCTATTCTCTGCAAGGAGACACTTGGTGTTCATATCATCAACATCTTTTTCATGATAAACAAGTTTTTTCTCAAGCTTCTTGCGATCGAGTTCAATAATTTCGATATCCATCTCATGTGCCTTCATGAACTCGTACGACATTCCCACTACCATATTCCTGTAAGACTGAATCTTAGCTTCGATATTTGCTTTCAGTTCATCAGTGATCTTCAGCTTCTCTCGGAGTTCAGTTTTGATAACTGTGAACTCTACGAGAGCTTGATCAGTGCTGCGACGAAGTTCGTAAAGAGTCTCCATGTCGTATTTTAACAAGTCTCATTTTTGAATAAAAAAAGTCCATTTTAAGGCAAAAACCCTTTCGGGCCTTGTTTTTCTTTTTTTTGTTTTTTAATCCTCCGGATAATAGAGGTCCTGATCGCTGGGATCCAGTGCCTCGATGAGCTCCGTCAGCTCCTCGCGCTGAGAAAACAGCTTCTCCCACTCCGCCTGGTGAAAGGCGTTGAGGTCCTTGTGGTGTGCGATGAACTCACGGTCCTCGCGCTTGAACCCAAAGGTGTTCTTGCAGTCTTCGTAGCGCTCCTTCTGGAGCTCGTAGTGTTCCTTCTGGAGCTTGTTGTGCTCCGTCATTTTCTTGTCGATGTCCTCCCTCTCCTTGAGGAGGTTGTCGAGGCCGATCTTGTCGGCGATGATGAACAGGATCTGGTTACGCTTCTCCTCAGCGTCCTCGAGCGGCTGCTCAAAATCCTCAGCCTGCTCCTTGAGGCGTTCGATCTGCTCCTTGAGCGCATCGATCTCCTTCTTCCAGTTCTCTGGCTTCCCTGCCCCGGCTCCTACCGGGTACGAATGCGGGTTCGCCATCATCGCCTCGAGAGTCTTCACCTGCTCTTGGTGAATCGAGATATACCCGACGACTCGATGCTTCTCATCCTTGATTGCCTCGACCTGGGCAGTAAGCTCAGAAAGCTCACGGCGCAAATCGATCATCTCCTCCTGCTCCTTCATGATGGTGTTCATCTTGCGAGTGCGGGTTGACATTGTTGTGTTAGAATCTACTAGTTTGATTTAAAAATTTCCGTTTTGCGTTGTTCTCTTTAATTTTGAGACATATGGTTTGAACAAATGGGTGATACAGAATTTGCCAAAGTCCACCTTCGCGAACACTTAGGAGGACTTATTGTTCCTCCTATCTCAGAAGGTATTTGGAGCATTTATACGTCTTCGAAGGAACTTTGTGAACGCAACGGTCAATCTGATCAGATTCTTCGTACGTTTCAAAACATGTTAACACGTATTCCGGATTGGACGGATGCAACTCTTGCTACGGAAGTTGAACGAATCATCAAAGTATCCAAGTGCACATATCTCGATGATCTTATTATGGGTGTATTCATTGCATACATGAAGTCCTTTGCGTCTCTTCATTATCGTGGAAATTCATCTCAAATCAAGATTGAATTTGAGAGACCGAGTGTTGCCAAATTCATCCATGAATTGTACAAGCATTCAGCCCGTAAGCTTTGGCAAGTTGCTTACCTTTTCCGTACATATGGTGTGCCGTCCGAACAACAGGCACGCAATCGTCAAGAAATTGAGCGAATCATTTCAGAGTGTATGGAACAGGTAATTCGTGCATTCCTTCCCTGGGAAGCTATTGCAAAGAACTATTTTGTGGAAACCCCCACGGATGTTCCGGTTGTTCACCAGGAAGAACCTGCGATGAAGAGTGTCACATTCGAAGAAGAAAACGATGAAGATGATGAAGAGGAAGAGGAAGAGCACGAAGACGAAATTCCTCCTAAGCTCACACTCTCTGAGGAAATTGGAAGTATTGAAGTTGAAGATCTTGACAAGCCTCAGGAAGTTGTTATCCCTGAACTCGATCCTCTTAAGGAGATTGAAAACAAGGCAACGGAAGGTGAAGCCCTCGTTCTAAATCTTTAAAGAATTCCCAGAAAGTTCAAACAAATGATGATGATCATTGCATCGATGGCTGTGGCCCTTGTCTCGTTTATCGTGTATGCTCTTGAACGTCGTTCCAAACAAGAACCCATTGTTTGGGAAGATGCTCTGAAGCTCAGCCTTTTTAGTGGAGTAATCACATCGGGAGTCGTGTTTGCGTCGACCGCAGATGTGCCTGTTATTACAGAAACTGCTGCTGTTGTGAGCGAAGTAGCTCAGGATATGTTTGTCGGAAGTCCTAGTTTTTAAACATCAATTGTTAATGCAATTTCTCCCATTGGAACGCTCTGAGTTTCATAAATCATTTTTAGATTAACTAAATCTTTGCGAGGAACGGCTGTATCTTTGCAGTATCTCGAAATCGCCTTATAAAGTGTGAATCCATGGTATCGATCATGCTGAGGATCTTCTTTTCCAAACAGAATAGAAGTTCCATCATCAAGACTTAACCATTTTTTGAACAGAATGAATACGGGATTGCGTGCATATTCTTCGTGAGAAGGCCCATTCGGGAAAAAGTCCCAGAAGAGAGACGTTGCCAGTCGTACCAAATCAAACGAAGGATTCGGTTTGACTTCCGGATATTTGGAAATATAGAATGGAGGATAATTGTATTGTCCACCCGCTTCGTCGTTTACCGAGAAATGATCGCTCATAAAGAACTTGGAATCTTTCATTCCTGTAATGCGAATCGATGTAATTCCACGCTCAAAATCAATGATCTTAATCAGGTATCCGTACGTAGGAACCTTGTACAGGATACCTCCTAAATTGTAATAGAAAAACTCCTTGTCCGTAGGAACATACAGGATATTGTTGGAATGAAGATCATTGTGAACAAAACCAAAATTACGCTGAGCAAAGGCTAATGCAAACATTACCTGCGTTAACCATGCCAGACGCTTGTATTCATCTTCTTCACGCGTCATCAAATCGTATAAAGTACCATCACATTGTTCCATTACAGTGATCTGTACAGGAACATTTGAAAAAGATGCCCACGCAAACGGGCCTCCTTCTTCTTCAGGTTCTTCATCCATAATTTCACGATCATCTTCATCGCAATCACACGATTCAATGTTAAAAATATAGGATGTAGAAACTGATGAATTCTCGCTTACTTGAGATGTGGCATCGTCTATTTCGGACGACAGCATATTAATGTCCGCCATTTCAGATTCAACATGCTCAGTTTTAAGTTCTTCTACATCTCCAAGTTCAGTATCTTCCCCTAATTGAACTGTAACTCTTGCAGAACGAGTGTGTGAAAAGTCACGACTCTCTTCTTTCGATCTATCTACCAATTTGAGCTCAAACGTCTTTCCAATGTTTTGAGTAAACCAGGGACGCTGACAAAGTTCTTCATAATCGTCCGAAATATCAATCGTATGATTGTTTGAAACTCCGGTAAATACGCCATAAACTTTCGGGAAGTGCTGGCACCCCGATTCGGAAAGAACAGCAGAAATAAGAGACCCTATATATGCAGCATTGTGAGGAGTTTGAAGCTTGTCGTGAATTGTTTTGGCTTGTTCGTTTGTTGTTGGAAGACCAAGAGATGTTCCATAATCTCCCTGCATCCACTTGAACGGACTCAGTACCATCGTCTTTTTCACATACACTTTCTGCTTCTGTGTCAGTCCATTCACTGTAATTTCATCTTTGGATGGGAGAACCGATGTAATTTGGTTTTGAAGTTTGAGACCGTATTCGTGAGAAAAGTTTAAAGATTCAGTCTTAAAAAGACACTCAATAGGTGGAAAATAGGGTTGAAGATGTTCAAGTCCCCAATGAATTCTTGCCGTTGATTGAATGACTGAAAGATCCTTGTATCGTTGAAGTGAGAGAGCAGTAGGTGAAGTTCGTAGTTCACTGCTCGCGTTCTGTTTCCGTTTGACCATCTTATACAACTATGTTACTTCAAAACTAAAAACTTTGCGCAAATATAATGGCGACACTCGCACAAGTGAAAGCCCAGGGACAAGCTTCTTTAGCCGATCAATCAAAGAGGAACGAAGCTATTCAAATGGCTACTCTTCTTACAACAATTGACGTTTTTGTTGAAGGACTAGCAGAACGTCTAGAAAATCCAAACAAAGCTGGAATATTTGGATTTGGATCACCTGCTCCTCCTGCAAAGGATGATGTAAATTATGATAAATGTGTGGCATCCATTCAATCTAAAATTGGAAACGCTCTTCGTTTTCGTGATGCATTTGGACCTGCTCCATCCCAATATTCGAAAGCAAAAACAGTACTAGACAGAATGGCTCCTTCAAAAGAGCCGAAACTTAAGTATGACAGCAAAAAGATAGAATTCTTATATGAATTTATGACATTATTCTCTGATTTGTCGCAAGGAAATCAGTTAGAATGCAAGCCGTATCAACGACTTGTGAATTTATTCATGAAGTCCACTTCAGGTGAAAAGTATAAGTTTGATTATGATGCTCTCTATACAGAGTTAAGCAGAATCCTGCGCAAAGTTCAAGATCCAGCTGAACAAGCAAAGATTAATGAAATTGTTGAAATGGCTAAAACTGAAGCTCTCCTATCTGAGAAACAAAAGTTACCTCCAGTCCCGTTTCCTAGTTCAATTCCTGCCACTCCTGTTAAACTTGAAGAACCCGTTGCTAATGTTGCCCAAACAGATATTGATGCAGTCCTAAAAGGGTCATACCCATTCCCTAAGTTTTCAAACAATGATATGATGAAAATAACAGGGATTGCTGGAAAATTAGCAAGTGACCCACTGGTTATTAAGAAAGCCCTAAACATGACCCAAATCCGCGATCTAGCGAAATTTAAATATTTACAAGCCAAGTCTCGTTCTATGGGTGGTCGTAAAAAGACCTACCGCAAGAAGAGAGTGCTACGTAAAACGCGAAAAATGCGCCGCGTGTAAATTCTTTTTGTAGGAATAAGATGAACTTTAATATCAAGAAATTTAACATTGAAACCATTCGAGATCGGTGTGAGATCGATTCGCGAAAATCTCCAATGATTGTTGTGATTGGAAAGAAAGATACGGGGAAATCGTTCTTAGTGAAGGATATCCTTTACAATACTCAAAATTGTTTTCCAGTAGGGACTGTAATTTCGGGTACAGAAGTTGCCAATGAGTTTTTCCAGCACATGGTTCCTTCTAAGCTGATTCACGACAAGTACAAGCCTGACATTGTAATGAATACAATCAAACGTCAGCTTGCTGTAAAGACTCATCGCAATCAAGATAAGAATAAGAGTGGTGGAAACTCAAACGTAGATCCTCGTGCGTTCCTGATCCTCGACGACTGTCTGTACGATGCAACGTGGATTCGTGAAGAATCAACTCGTTACGTATTTATGAACGGTCGACACATTGATTTGATGACGATCATTACTATGCAGTATCCGCTCGGCATTACCCCCAATTTGCGAACCAACGTTGATTTTATATTTATTCTGCGCGAGACTATGATCAATAACCGTAAGCGTATTTACGACAATTACGCAGGTATGTTTCCCACATTTGAAATGTTCTGCCAATTCATGGACCAATGTACTGAAAATTATGAGTGCCTAGTAATTTGCAACGGTGTATCCTCGAACAAATTGGAAGATCAGGTGTTTTGGTACAAAGCATCTGAGCATCCGCCGTTTAAGTTATGTGATGATACACTGTGGGTAGACAACAAACCCTTCAGCAGTGCTATGCTGGCACAGGATGAATTTGATCCCCTGGCAATGAAGAAAAAGAACAACAGCCCCTGGGTTCATGTAAAAAAGAGTAATTAAAACGGATTTTTGTAAACCAAACTCATGAATTTCAAGCAAGCTGTATACAGGCTTGCTGGATTGACAGATTTGCGACTATTTGGTAAATAGAAAGGAGACGTCTTGGAGAACATGGAGGTGTTCACAATATACTGCGAAGGAGGGGCAGTATAAGGCTAGAGCTTTAGCGAGGAAGAGCTCTTACGTTGTGCATAAGGATGGGATGTACGACTCAGACAATTAGCGGGCCCGCTAATTTTTTGATTTAAAGATCACGAGGCGCACCACCTTCCGCGGGGTGGACATTGGTGGCAATTGCATCAGAAAGCTCCTGAGTATCAGCAGCGCCTGTATCTTTCTTCTCATCTTCAACTGCCTTCTGCTGACGCTTCTTGTTCTCCTCACGCTGGGCTCTGATCTTTTCAGCCTTCTCTTCCTCGAAGAAGATATCACGATTGACCTCGTTCTCCTTGTACTTGCGCATGAGCTCGTTGAGCTCCTTCTCGGCATACTCAACTTCAGGCATCATGTGCTCAGACGGATCCCAGGGGAGCCACGCACCAACCTTACCGATGTAGAGATTGTCGTGGGGGTAGCGCTTCTGCATGACTCGGGCAAACGTTTGGCACTCCTCAAGATTTCCAAAGACGCGACGAACCTTGACACCGCGAACATTGGTGTGAAACTCAACCTTCTCACTAAACTGACTCTCAAGATCCTTTTCGTTCTTGAGGAGGAAAACCTGCCACTTCTCGTGGACATCGGTCTTGCGAATAGACTCATTGTGAACCTTACGGAAATCCTCGAGATCCTTGAAAAGATCATCGACCTTCAGGTTGTACTTCTTCGCAAGGAAGGCCACATAATTGTTCATTCCTTCAATCTTCCAATCATACTCAAGCCACTCAATAAACTTCTCATTCATAAACTGTTCCTTCTGCTTGATCACCTTTTCGGGAGAGATAAAGGAGATGATGCAGTAGCGCTGAGTGGGAATTTCGGGGTCCTCTTCGAGGTAATCAATGACCTCACCATTGTCTTCAGTCTTCGGTAGAGTTTCACGGGGCATTTATGAATAGTACAGGTTGTATCTTAAAATAGTTTACGAACGACTTTTGCGTCCACCTACTGTAACTCCAGTTACTGGTGTTCCATCTTTATTCTTGACCTTGTCAAGTGCTTCTTTTAAGTGAATATTTGTGAATTCACCAGCCTTTGCAGCTTCATCAATAACAGGCCAGGCATCTCTCACAATCGACATATTATCGAAATCGGGGTTCTTGGACTTAATCTCCTTTACAATTGCACGGAACTTGTCTTTGTATTGTCCAATATCATCCGACGATATCTTTTCCTCGGGTTCAGCACGTGTTACTTCTTTTATCGCATCTTGAAGAGGTTTGACAATTGTATCCTTTACAACAGACTGAGCAGGTCTTACAGTTTGGACAATTGGGGACACCCACTCACCCTGAATGAGATCGATCAGGAAAAATCCACGAATTAGGAAGTTGAGAGTTACGAATACATAGGCAGCGATCGATTCGGGTTTGCGATCAGCATACGATGTTAGGTAAATTTCAAGAATCATTCCACCTACAAGCAGAACAATGATTAAAAGTTTGTAGGATGCGCTGAATGAACTAGTGGATGTCAAGTATAATAAAAACATAACGGTCAACCCGTTCAATACTTGAGAGGGTATGATGTATTTTTCCTCCATCGTTTTATCACTGAGTTCACTGGCCTGGAAAATTCCAAAACCAGTTAATACAGTTCCAAACATAAAAAACACAAACGTTATCAGGCTTACCATGTTTTTCGCAAAATCAGCCATTTGTTACTTTAGTATTGGGAATACATTTCATCTAAAACGGAATAGTTAAAGAGGAACCTTTTGAATATTAAAATGGAGAAGACTTGTGAAGTATGTCTCAAAGAAGAAGAGCATAAACAGTTTGTTTCAACAGTTAAAATCTTAAATTTAGAAAAGAAGAAATGGCGAATTTGTGATATGTGCTATAGACATCTTACGGGACGAAAATATATAATTCATTATTTGGAATCCGAACTTCCCAGTGGAGAATTTGATAAAAATTATCAAGAATTTAAATGTGTAAAACCGTTTGAGTATTACGAAAAGGTAAAAAATACTGTTAAACCTATACAGTAGTATTGGGACTGCATTTTCCAATTCCTAAAGTTTGTTGCATCATAATTGGGGCTTTACATCCTACACACGGACACTGCTGATGTTCAAAACCTAATATATGTCCAATTTCATGTGATACCATATATTGTCGATAATCGTCTAATGACAGTTTACTTGCCTTGGAACCATGAAACCAGCGATCTGCATTAAGATACATGTTTTTTCCATGAAGTTCTGCACAGGATAAATTGTTTGGAAGTCCACATTCGCTTTCAACTGTGGATGGAGACGCTAAACGAATTAAAACATCTTCATTAAAATGCACGGGTTCAAAGAAGTACCCTTTCGAAGACCATCCATTTGGATCATTTAAATATGCAGTAACGTAAAATTCAATTTGAGCTGGAAATCGTATGTTGTACTTGATTCGAACATCGTCATCCACAAGCACTCGGATTTTATAATGATGTTTCATTATCTACTTTAAGTATAAAATGGCATCGGTTCAAACTACTGGTATTGTTGTTCTTGCTGCATTCTTACTTGCACCCGGAGTTCTGCTTTCAATCCCTCCGGGTCCCAATAAAAAGTGGTTTCTCGGAGGGCAAGTAACTTGGACAAACGCGATTGTTCATGCTCTCGTGATTGGCGCAATAGTATATTACTTTGCTCAATAATTTCTCTATAGAGACTTATAAAATGCCGGAAGCTAAAACTGTTGCCCCTGGACTTGATATGGGTGATATCTTCTCTCGTGTTGTGAAGTATGCCTTTGAAGGCCTCGCTGTTGCGATCGCGGCCTACGTTCTCCCTGGAAAGACTCTTAAGATGTCTGAAATCGGCATGATCGCGGTCACTGCTCTTGCCACATTTGCCATCCTTGACATCTATGCCCCTAGTGTTGGGGCCTCTGCTCGCACGGGTGCTGGCTTTGGTGTCGGCGCTGGTCTTGTTGGTTTCCCTGCGTAAATCCACATATAGATCTAACTTTTCCTCTTTGAATAAACGTTTTCCCACATTTACAAACACAAAACAGCTCCTTAAGTGTAGTCTTACAACTAAGGCATTGTATTTCCATTTAGTTCTTCACGTATAAATTTACCTAATGAAGGAGAAGATCCCAAAAGCACTGCGAGAACAAGTTTGGATTTCGCACGTGGGTAAAAAGTTTGAAAGCAAGTGTGTAGTTCGCTGGTGCAAAAATAGGATTACCGTTTTTGATTTCCAAAGTGGTCACAACATCCCCGAAAGCAAAGGAGGAGCTACTGACATATCAAATTTGCGACCTATCTGTTCACGCTGTAACTCGTCTATGAACGATACGTATACAATTGATGAGTGGGAAGAACTTAGCAAGCCCACTTCAAAATGGAAACTATTTATGCAGAAGTATAACTGTTTTAAAAAATGCAAGCCGTCCGCTACGAAGGAAAATGGTACAAAATCGTGCCAAAGTCCTACGAACCGGAACGTCAAACATTCGAAATTGCATGGCATCTTATCCGCGAACCACTTGTTGCCAAAGAAGAAGCGTACAGGAGGTGGTTCAAAATTGAACAAGAAAACGTGAAAGTTTTGTATCCGTCGTTTCGTAAAGATGAGCCTAAGTAGCATCGGACTTACAATTGGACTAGTTCTAATCACAACTGTTGCAGCTTTTTTAATTTATTACCTAGTTTGGGGGATAGTTCCAGGGGCTAGTGTAATGTCTGTAACAGAGCCTCCTATTCAGGCAAATGGGTTAGACGACAAGCAAGCTAAGTTCATGTTTTTTTACACAACTTGGTGTCCCTGGTCCAAAAAGGCTCAGCAGCCCTGGGCATCCCTCAAAGAAGTTCACAAAAATACACCCAAAACGTATGGAGGAACGACTGTAGTATTCGAAGAAGTGAATGCTGAAAACGAGAAAGGCAAAGCGGCCCTCTACGGAATTAAAGGATACCCCACGTTCAAACTTGAAACCAAAGACAAAGTTTATGAAATGCTAGGAAAGCCCAGCGTCGCTTCTTTCCGTGCTTTTCTCATCACCGTTCTTGGCAAGGAATCGGCGTAATTGAACCCTGCCCGTTTCTAAAATTTCGTCGACATTTACTTCATCAATAAGAGTTGTGCTGAACAGTTTGGGATGAAACAGGGATACTGTAGAATGATCTTTTTGTGCGTTATAAAACTGGGTCATTGTCATCAAATACAGATTTCCAATGTACTCCAGCGGTGATATACTTTCGATATTGTCGGGGGTCATTATTTTTGCATTCTGTTTCTTCAAATTCAGGATCAGTGTTGTATCATCTTTTGGAACTAATTTTGAAATTGCAGGGCTAAACATGTCTCCATCCACATAAAGTTGATCATAAAGTGCCTGAGGACGAAACACGCCGGGAATACAGCAAGAACATCTCAGGGCAGATAGGACAGAAATGTCATTCGAAAACAAAGTCGGGATTCCCTTTGTGATGTTTGAGGATACAATGTACAAAGGCATTTGTGCGTCTTTCAGCAATTTGCCTTTTATTTCCAATCCCGCTTCTTGAAAAAAATCGATCAGCAGCTGCTCAAAGGCGTCCATTTCATACATTCCTTTTGTGGACAACGATTTTGCCATTTGAGCAAAATTTGGTTTGGGAGCTATCTTGTCAAACACCAAATACTTCTTTAAAAGAGGTATTGTATTTTCAATAGGAAGACCAAATGCGACATATGTAGCAAGAATAGAGCCAATTGAAGATCCATAAATTCCATCCGGAAAAAATAGCGGTTGTCTGCTTGAAAGTTCTTGAAGAGCCCCAATGTGGAGAATGCCCTTTGCTCCTCCGCCGCCCAATGCGAGTCTGCGAAATACAACAGACATTCTTGTATTAGAATAAGTTAGAATGCTGAGAGCACGTGACGTATGGGATGAACAAGAAGAACGAAAGAACAATCGTATGGCCGCCATGGGTCCTGTAATTGCCCAAATTGAGGCAAAAATTCGTCAGCAGGCCGTTCACAATTCAAATGCTCCTTACATTTTGTTTGAAGTTCCAACGTTTGTATTCGGGTATCCACTTTATTCACTAAAAGAAGCATTGGAATACTTGGTTACCGAATTTGCAAGAGCAGGATATTGGATTTGGGTTGTTGATACAAAGTACTTATTTATTTCGTGGTTGAAACCCGTGAAAACTCGAGATTTGGGAAAACCCATTCTTGCAACGAATTATCGACCCATGGTTTATGATCCATCAACACTAGCATTCATGAACAACTCTTCATAAAATTAGTTTTAATCTACAACTTTAAACGAGAAGAAAATGGATTAGTCGACCGAATGAGGTATACCGCTCCATAAAATGACGACACGCGGTATAATTTCTATTCGGCATAAAGGCAAATATTACGTATGGTTTGAAGAATATTCTGCATTTATCGAAGATTTAGGTGTTCAACTTGTCCTTCAATGGAGAAAGCTGACGTCCGAAGATATTGAAAAACTCAAACAAAATTTGGAAACAATTGAATCTCGATGGCGTTCTATGATAGATTATAGGATCTTTTCAAGCTTTAAGTATTTGGTTTCAAACGTTAGACCAGAAACAATCCAAGATACTCCTCCAGTGCTTGATTTGATCATTTACTATGTTTATATCATCGATTTGGACAAAAATTTATTTAAGATTATTTGTGACGAATGCAAACCTACATTTCGTCTTGATAAGGTTGACTTAAAACATCTTAACGAGTTTCGCTGTGACATTCGTGACGATCATGCATAAAATGGATTCCTGAATTTTGAATAAACGTTTTTTAAATCAAAATGGGAACTAGTGGATATTACGTTATTCGTTACAAGTCAACCTATTACGCTTGGTACAACAAACATGATTCAGACATTGATGCACTTGGAATTAAAGTTGTAGCAGACTGGCTAAGTTTGACTCCGGAAGATATCGAGGAAATCAAAAAGAATTTGAAAACTATCGAAGATAGAGAACCCGAATTGATTGATGACGATAATTTCAACGGATACAAATATGCAGCTTCCACCGTGAGACCCGAACACGTTCAAATGCATGAACCGAGTTTGGAGTTGTATATCGAGTTTGTCTACATCGTGGACTTGGACAAAAACAAGTTTAAGGTAAAGTATTATGACGATGATGATGAAGTAAGCAATAGTAGGTGCCGTCTTGACAAGCTATCCAAAGAGTTTATCGAAGAACTGCTTGAAGATTAAAATGGATTAATCCTTAAAAGATACCAAATTTTTCAATGAAATGAGTTTATGTATATTATGTACACTTATATTTGTAGGAGCAGCTGCTTTTCCGGTTGGATTGTGGCTAATTATTACACAATCAAAAAATGAAATACTGGAAAGCATCGGATTCTTGTTTACTATATTTGGCTTGTTTACTTGGGGGGCGTGTATTATAGGTAGATTTTCATGGGGCACAGATCCCGTAGAACCCGAAAAACCCAACCAAGACGAAGATCCAATTCAAGTAGAAATGCTCTAAAACGAATTTTTTAAGGTTTGTGATCTAAATTGTACTTGAAATGATGGAAGTATCATTTGCAAAGAGATATGTTAACGCATGCAACGTATTTATGCGTGTTGCTAAAACTGTCTTTACATCTGCAATTGTTCTAGTTTCTCCAATTATGATAATTTTGTCTTTCACGCTTGATGCCGATGAAAAACTTCGCAAAACATTCCTACTAATTGGATTACTGATTGGTGTATCTCTTATTCTTGCGTATTGTCTTGCATACGCAGCAAACAAATACAATACGGCTGTTGAAACTATTAAAAAAGCAGAAGAACAAGTTGTATAAAAATGGATTACATTTAGTATATACTTTTTGATATCGAAAAGATGCTTGCAGCAGCTTATGTTTGTTGCGGAATCCGGTATGTCCTGTGTGTAATTATATTATTGTCATTGTTTGCAGCATTGCCCATTGGAATTTGGCGCTTGACAATTGCTGAGGATGGCAAAGATGTTGCTGGAATTATTCTTACATGTTTCGGAGCTGTTGCATGGACAATACCCTGTTGTATGATTATGGAGGAATCTGAACATATTGTTGAAAAACATCAAAGGATATTGCGTGCTCAAATTAAACCGACTCTCAATACATCGCCTATGATTGAAGAAAAGCCTGTAGAAACTGTATAAAGTAAAATACAAATGAAGTCAACTTATTTTTGGTTGGTTGTATATGTTCTAATTATCGTTGCATTTGAAACATCAGCGATGACTTGTTTCAAGAAGTCGGTTGATAATTGGAGATGGTTCTTTTTGGGTGTTCTCTTTTATGTTGGCGTTGGTCTTATGCTGGTTCAAACATTCAAACTAACAGGAATGGCAATGACAAATGCACTTTGGTCAGGTCTTTCTGTAATGGCTACAACAACCGTCGGTGTTCTCTATTTTAAAGAAAAACTTCACTGGCACGACTTTATTGCGATTGCTATGATTGGAGGTGGTGTAATGATTCTCAAAGGTACAGAATAATGAAAGCAAGTAATCATATACTTGGAATCACTCTGAATACAGGGTTGTTGGTAATTTTTTATACAGTATTTGGAGGTTTACTTTCCTATGTTCTGTATTATATTTTTGACGAACACGATCCTGATTGGGAACAGGAATCAAGTATTTATCAAATTTCAATGGTTCTTTTAGAATTAGTTGTAATTGGTATTATTGGAATTTGGACAGCAATTGTAATTAATGATGCTCCACCTGTTTTTCACGTATCTAGAAAATGGGACCGATTTGTAGATAGTTATGTTGCAGGAGTATTCTTTGCATTTGCAATGTTTTTGTTTTTAGATAATTTAAGTTCAAAACTACAATTTTTATACCACAAATTTTTAGGAAAACGCGAAGAACACTTGATTGCGTAAAAATGGACGTATGAAAGATCAACATACAAGACACCAAGATGGAATGCATTCATTCTCTGGTGATTGATGAAGGACAACAAGTTTGCGAGCATTGTGGAAGTATTCTTGATCAAGTAATTGATGAAGGTGCTGAATGGAGAAATTATGAAGATGGAAAAGGAGAAGACAATTGTAGAACAGGATTTACAACATCAGATTTGCTTCCAGAATCATCGTATGGATCTGTAATTTCTCACAAAGGTGTCGCATTTCAAAACCCACATCTTAAAGCAATTCAACGTCTCTCTTCATGGTCTTTGTCGTCGAACAGTGAAAGATCATGGATGGGCATTTTCGATGCGATCTCAATGAGTTGTATGCGAGCTGGTCTACCAAAAGCAATTGTTTTGGATGCGTGTGGATTGTACAAGCAGATGGAAGATGCTCAAAAGGTACGAGGTGAAACGCGCCGTGCTTTAATGGGTGCTGCTGTGTATGTCGCATGTCGCAATAACAATGCATCGCGCACACATGAAGAAATTGCAAAGTTGTTTGTAGTAAACATTCGAAGCCTGTGCAAAGCTGTGTCTCATTTCTCTCAAACTGAAAACAGTGTTTTGGATACTCAAGTTGGAATTGCTGAACGTTTGTGTACAACCATGCAACTGAATGATCAACAGCGAAATAAAATTATGGACCTTCTTTACACAATTTCAACGAAGTCGGAAGATGAGTTTGAACACACGCCAAAGACGATTGTTGCTGGCGTTGTAGCTCACGTTCTTGGATTAAAGACGAAAACATCTATGAAACAGTTGTCAGAAATGTCTGGAGTATCAGCTCTCAGCATTCACAAATTGGTTACTAAATTGCATTAAGGATAGTTTTGTGTAGAATCATATGCAATTTCTCCAGTTGTAGGATTGTAATATAACTTTTTAAATCCAGTTCCAGTTCCATTCAAATCACGCATAGGCAATACATAAAATGAGTTTGTAGACGTTGTGTTATAGGTTGTTCCACTCGCATTTAGCATGATACTGTTGGCATGTTGATTTGAAACACCGGCAAATCCTCCAATAGCAATTGAATTTGCTCCTTGATTTGTTTGACCAGCATTTTGACCAATTGCTACAGCAGACGATCCTTGTGTATCTCGGCCAGCTGCAGATCCAATCGCTACAGCTACAGTTCCTTGACTTGTTCGACCAGTGTTTTCACCAATTGCTACAGACGATCCCCCCTGACTTGTTTGACCAGCCTTTTCACCAACTGCTACTGCTGATTGTGATTGGCTCGTTTGTCCTGCATTTGGACCAATTGCTACAGATAATGTTCCTTCACTTGTTTGCCCAGCGTAATATCCAATTGCTACAGAATAAGTTCCTTGACTAGTTTGACCAGCATTTTGACCAATTGCTACAGATCCTGTCCCTTGACTTGTTTGACCAGACGCTGTCCCTATTCTTATGTTGTTGGATGCAATCGCTAAGTTACCAGACGCTGCAATATTGTCAACATTGATCAAATCGGTCTTTACAGTATATCCAGTTGACCCGTCACTGACGACTTTTGGAGATACTAAATGTTGCAAAAGATTTCGAGTGTTTGTACCCAAAAACGGATCATTACCAGCTGTGGCCATTTATCTTAAATAAGATGGAAGAGTTTAAGAGCTTTTCTCACAGTACCAATATGGAGCCTCTCTTTGATTCATCCGGTACTACTCTGGGAGAACGTTACACCTTGTTCCCTATTTCGCCTTCCGAAGAAGATCTTTATAAACTCTACAAAAAGGCAGTCGCATCTTTCTGGACGGTTGAAGAAATTGATTTCAGCAGAGATCGTGACGATTGGGAAAAGCTCACTGAGAATGAACAATATTTTATCAAACACGTTCTAGCATTCTTTGCTGGAAGTGATGGAATTGTTCAAGAAAATTTGGCATCCCGATTCCAAAAGGAAGTTCAATCACCTGTAGCTCGTCTCTTTTACGGTCTTCAAAATGCGATGGAAGGAATTCATTCAGAAACATATTCGCTTCTTATTGATCAATACGTAAAAGACAAGGACGAACAACTTACCTATTTCAGAGCAATTGATAAGATCCCCGCGATTCGAAAGAAAGCACTTTGGGCAATTGAATGGATCGAATCCCCGAAAGATTATGCTACTCGCGTTCTCGGATTTGCGTGTGTCGAAGGAATCTTCTTTAGTGGAAGTTTCTGTGCGATTTACTGGATTAAAAAGCGAGGACTTCTTCCAGGACTTACATTTAGCAATGAGTTGATCTCTCGAGACGAAGGACTACACACTGAATTTGCTATTGCAATGTATCACAAGCTTCAAAACAAATTGGAAACTGAAAAGGTACATGCGATTGTAAAATCTTCAGTTGAGTATGAAACTGAGTTTATTACAGATGCTCTACCCGTGTCTCTGATTGGTATGAATGCAAAGGATATGACGCAATACATTCAATTTGTAGCAGATCGTCTGCTTGTTCAACTTGGATATCCAAAGCTGTATAACGCTGGAAATCCATTTGATTTTATGGATCTAATTAGTCTCGAAGGTAAGACAAATTTCTTTGAAAAGAAAGTTTCAGAGTATTCAAAGCCTGGTGTAGGCATGAAGAAAGAAGATATGGTAATTCGGTTAGATGAAGACTTTTAATTAGGATAGAAACCTACAAAAATACGTCCACTAATAGGGTTCTTAGTTGTTAATACTAGAACATCTCCGTTTGTTAGATTAATGTCATCTTGGTAAACACCGTATGTTGAAAAGTATGCTACGTCATATTTTTCAGTTACTTGAGTATTCTTAAATAAAATTTGGCTTCCATCGGCTTGGAAATCAAATGTAGCAGAATCAACTTCAGGATATGCGTTTCCATCAACAGAACCTATATTTGTAAACGTAATGGTTATACTCTTAGTTGGGTATGGCAAGTCGTAATTGACATATTTAGATCCAACAAAGTTACCCGGAAAAGTAGTTGTAAAATCGAGAGTCACAACAACCGGTTCATATGTTATAGAAGGAGGGGTAACTCCGGGTTGAATTACGTTAATGTTGTAATAGGGTCTGTAATAACTCCCATACATAAGAGGAGCTCTTGTTTTTACAGACGATATAGTAGATTTACCTTGAGCATTTGTAAGAACTTTTCGCAAGCCTGTGTAGGCAGACGCATCAAGTGTGTGAACTGGCATTCTTATTACAATTGTGAGAGAAGTTTAAGAGAGTTGTCCAGTGTAAATTGGAGAACTGCTTGCAGTTGCCACAATCTCTTTTCCGGTACTTGACATTGCGACATCAGTCCATCCTTTAGCAGTTTCATACGGAGTCCAGGTTACACCTGAATCTTTGCTTATGTATATTTGATCATTATCTGCAACTGCTATTAAGGTTAGACCATCATCTGAAGACGCAACTGACTGCCATGTTCTGCTGCTATCTCTTGCCACCCAAGTGTTTCCTGAATCTGTGCTTGTATAAATTTGGCCACCTGACATAACTCCTACTACATTTGTACCATCGCTTGAACAAGCAAATGCTTTCCATCCTCCTTCAGGAGAACTTTTAATCGTCCATGTAGAACCAGAATTTGCACTTATAATTGGGACATTTGCACTTGTATATATTTTTGTAAAATCCGAAGAACATGCAAGACCTGTCCAGGGATACGTATTGTTATTAGAAACAGTCCATGTAACACCTGAATCTGTACTTATATAAATTCTTACGTAATCACCACTTGCTACTATCTTTGTACCATCGCTTGAACAGGCAATATTCTTCCAATTTCTATTGCTTTCACGAGCTGTCCATGTAGCTCCAGAATCCGAGCTTGTATAAATTTGACCGCCGTATACAACGGCTGCTAATTTCGTACCATCGCTTGAAGAAGTCACTGCCCACCAGTCTCGGTTGCTATCACGAGCCGTCCACGTTTCACCTGAGTTTGCGCTTGTATAAATTTGGCCACCATACACAGCTGCTACCAATTTTGTTAAATCGCTAGAACCCGCTACGGATTGCCAAGTTCGGCTAGTTTCTTTAGTTGTGAATCTCCAAGATGGTACATATACAGTGTACAATCTTCCAGGCTTGAATAAATTAGACGGTAGTACTCCAATTTTGTATGTCGGTTTATATGTGGCAAATACGTTCGGTGAACGTTTTTTTAAAGAAGATACAGCGTTGTTTGTTGTAATTTCAGTTTGGAGACGTTTCATTTTTAGATAATCAGAGTAATCGGGGGAAAACGGCATTTGTTTAAGTTATAGTAAAAATATTACGTTTAAAGAGAGAAGCTTTCTTCCAGTCAAGGAATAAATGGAACTTACGTATGCTACGATTGTCGTACTTGCGTCTATGGTGTTTGTACTCTCTGCAATGGTAGGATATCTCTACTGGCAACAGACTCGTATGCTTCAGCATATTCAGGGTCTTGCAATTGTCGTGTCTACTCATCTTGCTCCTCAGCCTCAACCTGAACCGGAACCTGAAGATGAGCCTGAACAGGAAGAGAAGGAAGAAGAGGAAGAAGAAGACGATCGCGTTTCCGTAAAAGATGAAGTTGAACACGTAACTGCTCCTCCCGATGATAAGAAGGACGAGAAAGTAGATGTTGATGACCTCCAAGATAAAACTGCTTCTCAACTCCGCGATATGCTCACAAAGAAGGGAATCCCGTTTGGAAAGCGTGATGCAAAGCCTCTCCTAATTCAACTGCTTAAAGCCACGGCTTAAGAATAATATAATGAAGCTAGTATCATTCGATGTTGGTTTGAGAAATCTCGCTTTTTGTATCTTAGAAGGAACTAATCGTTCCAATCTCAAAATTACTCATTGGGATTTGATCGATGTAATGGCAGAATCGGCTGGCCATGATAACCCAAAATGCCATAAGTGTAAGAAACCTGCAAACTGGGTAAAACAGGAAATGTATTCTTGTGGTCGCCATAAGGGAAATGAAGAATTGAAAGCTCTGACTAAAACAGAGCTCAACAAGCGTCCGGTCGATCATTTGCGTGCACTTTGTAGGGCAGCCGGAATTGGGGGGGTCACAAAGAAGGAATTAGTTGATCGGTACCACGACTATATGAAGACCAACACATGGGTAAAATGCGTAAAGTCTACCAAACAAGTTTCTGTAGTAGATTTGGCGGATCCAATTGCACAATGTTTGGAAGCTCGTAAATCTATTTGGAGAAATGCAGATCTAGTTTGTTTTGAACAGCAGCCCGACAAGCGTATGCTTTGTGTTCAAGCTATGATGCATATGTGGTTTGTTTGTGCTGGATACAAATGCAAAGGAGTTTCTGCAACTCACAAATTAACAAACATTGTGACAGTTCAAGATTCTACAAAGACATACAAGGGACGTAAAAATACAGGAATTATTCATGCTCAGCAGTTAGTTCCAGAAATTTGGAAAGACTTTATGATGAAACACCCCAAGAAAGACGACTTGGCCGATTGTTTTCTTCAAGGCTTGTGGACACTTGAAAATATAAAGCTTTCACACTAAATCGCTGAGGGTAGTAATGGATGATGGAATCTCATTTGTTGTGCGAATTCGGAATGAAGAAGAAACGCTGGAACAATCAGTTCGCTCACTCTTTCGAATTCGTGTACCGTGTGAAATTCTACTAATTCTGCATTTGTGCACTGATCGATCGAAAGAAATTGCAACACGTCTTGCCGCAGAACGATCTAACGTTCGAGTTTTCGAATACAATACCCCCGTTTCAAGACCGGGGTATGAAACTCTTTGTACAGATAAGGATTCTCCACACAGTCTTTCAACGTACTATACGACGTGCTACAACGAAGCGTGGTACCCTTGGAAATTTAAGTGGGATGCTGATTTTATAGCAACAGACGGTCTTGTTGAATACATCAATTCGTGTGGATGGTGTAGAGACACTACCAAATCACACGAACTTTATATGCATGCCGAGTCTCCCGATGGAACTAGCAATTGCGAAAGATATATCGTATCGGGTGATATTAAGTTTGATAAATATTGGTTTTGGGAAGTAGTGAGTTTACCAGAACCAATCGTAAAAATTGGAACAGATGTAAAAATTACTCACTTTTCTAGGTTGTCCGCTAAAAAGTCGTACTGGAATCATGTGCCCTGGTTTTTGGATCGCGAGTATTTAAAAGCTCATCCGGAACATTACGATGAAGCGATTACAGTATTAGGCCGATATATAAAACTTATTGAAATTTGTGGGTTGGAACCACATGCGCAGGCAAGAGCTTCGAACCCAGAGTCAACTCCTATTTTTACAAAGGTTATCGCAAATGAAGATGTATTGCGGTCTGTTGGAATTAACTCTGCGTTGTAGTTTTCATAACCATGTATTAACTTCAAACAAATGGCCGACGTATTAGGCATAGACTTTCTAACAAACCCAAGAATTTCCGAATCTACACCGGTAAACCTAGATGTAGGTGGACTTGAAAGTGTCGAGCTTCCTTCGTTTAACCTTGGCGTGGAAGAGGCTCCAGCGCCCAAGCTCATGCCCTCTTTAGATTCGGTTGGTCCTATGAAGACCTCCGATGGTCTTGAAAATTTAAATGCAGAATCCTATCTTGGTCCTTCGTCTTCTGTTCGCAGAGTTTCAGAGGAGAATGTGATGAAGGAGAAATATGAAATTCTCCGCAAGTTCGAGCGCCTTGCTAAACTGGGGGTTCCGATGCGTAAACGCTTCACTCTGGATAGCCCTCTTGAAGAGATGAAGATGGAGCTCGAATTCATTCGTCGTGAGAAGGCAGCTGATCAAACTATCAAACAGTTTTGTGACTGGTTTATTACTGGCATGTCTGCTCTTGAATGGTCTTCCAAAAATGTCCCTCTTATGAAAGCGTTTGGTCTTCAACTGGACGGTCTATCCGAATCCGCCCAAATGAGTGTTGGAGATATGGAAGATGATTTTGAAGAACTTTATGATCTGTACGGCGACAAAATTAAAATGCACCCGCTTGTGCGTATTCCCATTCGTACTTGCATGATGGTTTATATGGTTCACTTAACGAATCAGATGGCACGCAAGGCTCCTATTCCGAATATCGAGGAGGTTATGCGCAGCAACCCCGACATTGCTCGTCAGCTGGCATCTGCAGCTATGCAACAGCAGACACAGAATATGCGTGCAGCTCCTCAATCTGCTCCTGTAATGGCTCCTCCTTCTGCAAATCCTCTTGCAGGTCTTGCAAGCTTCATGAGTGGAATGGTTCCGCCCCCTCCTCCTCAGCAAACCAGTATGAGAGCTCCGCCTACGTCTATTAAGAGCCCTGTAAAGCTTCCCAAGCCTCAAGTCCCTCAATCCATTCAACGTGTAACTCCCAAGATCCCAGATATGGGTCCTCCCCCTGCCCCGATTAAGGAAATGAAAGGACCTGCTGTAAACATCGACGAACTTTTGAAGTCCGTGAATTCTGGAGTTGAAACTAAGAGAGTCAGTATGCCTCCTTCAGCAATGAAGAAGGGCGGATCTACAGGTAAGAATTCTGTAAGCATCAAACTTTAAAATAAAATTTATAAAGGAGGTGTAGATGTATCATAAGCGGGGGCTTCGATTGATCCGGGAAGACCAGCTGCAGCTCGCATAGTCATATCGGGGTTGTTCATTCCTTCACGCGCATAACGGGATTTACCACGGAAGATTCCTGCGGACAAAATTACAAATCCGGATGTCAACAAAATTGATGTTATGATACTGCGAGTACCAATGAAGCAGGCCGCAAAAATAGCTAGACGGCGAAGAATTATATTTTGCATATATTCTTCATCGTTATCACTGTATTCGTGAGTAATGTAGCGGCTTCCAATATTGAGTAACAACATCATAATTCCTGCAAACATCGGAGACGCTTCCACATACTGAATATACGGGTATACCATTACTTAAAAAGCAGCAAAATGTTCAACTCCAGACTTTGTGGTAGGAGGAGGAGCGGCGGGCTTGGGGGGAACAACTTCCGTAGGCTTCATTGTGTTTGACTTTCCCTGAGCCTGAGGAAGACGAGTGTCACCCTTCTTGCGCATCGAGTCTCCAACCATACCTGTCACAGCAGGAGGGGGAACGCCAGTACTCTTGGGCTGAGCAGGAGTTTCAGGACCCTTCGGAGTCTGCTGTTTCTCATCCATATACTCAGTAACCTTCGGGCTAGTCATGATGTAAGCAATACCTAAGAATACACCTACAAGCAAACTTTGGTACACAGTCACATAGAGAATTCCGAGAAGGGCAATGATATGTCCCACGGGGGTCTCTAAAAGATTGGTAATGTGCGAAGGCGGGGGGTGAGTGAAGAATGCAATGTAGGCAATGATCACTCCAATCACAATCAACTCATTTCGGCTAAGTCTCATTTGTTTGAACAGAGTGGTAATATTTTTCTATGCTCTTTCCAACAAGTGGAATGGCCAGCTTAGAAGAAGTATGGGGAAAGCCTTTTCCTAAACGGCATTACGATATGACATCAAAACATGATGCTCCTCATGAAAAGCGTGATCCGGAGCGTGAAGGACGTGTTTTTCCTACACCAATTCATCGTACAAACGCTGCTCTTCAGCGTCACAAGAAGACAATCGATGACATTTCTAAGACTCTACCCATCGTAGGTTCTGACGAAGAAGGAGAAAGCAATTACGGTCCTGCAAAGATCCCTCATACCAAGGAACATATGACCAATTTCTCATCTACCAAGGCACAGTATTCAAATCCCTACTTCCCCACCGATACCGGAACAAGCTTTTCGTATGCTCCTCCTGCGTTTCAGGAAGCAGCGTATGAACTTAAACTTGATAAGATCATGCGTATGATCGAGCAGAACAAGACTGGATATGAAAGCCCGAGTTCTCAAGATATGATGCTGTATATTTTTACGGGCGTCTTCTTTCTGTTTGCTCTGGATAGCTTTGTAACACTTGGAAAAAGAATGAAGTAAATTAAGATTTCGGTTGACCAATTTCAGGGTACTTGTTTTTCAAATAAGTGCTACATTTTGAATTTTCAATCGCTTCCTTCTCTGCGAGGATCCGATTGTGTCTTTTTATCGCGTCCGATCGTCTCTTCCAAGTTGGATAACAAATTCCCGGAGGCGGAATGTCGTCACTCTCATCAGAGATGTGTTCAAATTCCCAAGCAATATAATGAAGTGGAGCGAGTGGACAACAAATTGCTGCATAAACTGTCCACGCTGTATCTATCAAACAAAACTTAAAAGTATAAGGTTGTTCCTGAAGCATTACAATCTAATGTCGAATAATCTGAAAACCAATCGGATACCAATTTTCTATCTACGTTTAACAACCAAAGTTTCCATATTCACGGTTGTTAATACGAGTTTCAAAACTTGAGAACTCATCAAACCCATTCTCCAGCATTTCAAGCTCAAGTACCAACGAATAATCTGCAGCTCGATTGTTTGTAGACGCAGTGGTACTGTCAGTTGTCCAATAAATAAATCCACTTTTATTTTGCTGACTGTGGAGTCGTGTTACAATGTGAAGACGATCAAGTTTGTTGATTGCAGGTGTGTATTTTACTATGTTTTCCTCTTCGGTGTGGTCATTGTAATTGATAAACGTTTTTCCAGCAGGATTCGTACCAGTTGCAACAGGAATACGAGCAAAATAGCTGTCTACTAAGCTGGAGCGCTGTGCATCCACAACAGTTTCATCACACTTGTTTAATCCTTCAATATCAAGTAAAATGTAGTTTACGGCACTTGACGTGTATGAATCAGAAGTCCAAGTTGCAGTAGCAATATTTTGACCATTTGAATAGGAGTGAACTAATGCAGTGGCTGCTGCAATAGGAGGGCTGGTTTGCTGTGCAACGAGAGGTGTAAACGTTGCTGACTTAAGACGAATTGAAAGAACATTTTCATAGACTCGGGGGAGATAATACACTACATCCCCATTCGTATAAAACTTGTTCGTATCTCTGTCTGCAGAATCAATTAAAAGTGTTTTCTTGACAGTTCTCAGTTGCTTTACAGGTTTCGACATTGAAACAACTGTTCCATTGTGTTCAAACGCCTTGTTCATTTCTTATACTTGACAGGAGAATTCTTACAGGTCTTATTAAACCACGCACGAGCACTTGACGTTTTCTTTGCCTTCTGAACTAAATCAGAATCTGTTGTATAATGTGTTTTTCCACAGAGCAACATAGATCTATATCTTGCTATCCCCCACTGTTCTTTCGTGGCTCCTGGCCGATGCCCCGTCCTCCAAGCAGCAACACCGCGATTGTACGATTCCTGAAGAAGAGATTCAGGAACTCCTGTTACCTTTGCTGCGTCTTCAATTGATTTTACATTTGGAAATCTCTTTTTCCATTCTAAGACGTATTTTGATTTACGAGTCTTGACTCCAATATCTGTCTTGAAAGGGCGATATGCCTTTTGATCTTTCCAAGATAGTTTTGATCGTCGAGTTAATTCTTGTTTGCGCAGACGTCTCTTGGTTTGAGACAATCCACTAAAATATCTCTTTGGAAGATACATTACTTCTTACTTAGCTTTTTCTTATATGTCTTTGATTTTCCAGAACGTTTGCGTCTGTAGGTTTTACTACCTCCCTTCTCCTTATTTCGCTGACCTTGTGCATATCCTTCTTCGTACAGCGATAGAATATACGCGCCATACTTGTTTGGACCTATTCCTCTTTCCTTTGGAATAGGAATGCTTACAGTACCATACGCTTTTTCTACATCAAGATCACCATAGTTAATGTCAAATTCTGTCTCGTCAGTGCCATATTGATTTGAACCTAAAAGAGGCTTTGTTTTGAGTTTGAACGTTGTTTTAAACTTAGTACCTGCTTTTCCATCAATAAGTCCATCTGCGATTGCCGCACCCGAATTAGGCGATGTTCCAATAAGTGTAGGAATAAAGTTTGCGAACTTGTCAATTCCAATATTGTACCCTGTATCGTAATCTGCTTGAATTTTGGGATCAACAGTTCCTAATTGAATCATTTTAGAAAAAGCAGGATCAAACCCAAGAGAAGATACTTGGCCATTTGGAGGAGATGATTCTTTTCCTCGAATTCCATCTTCAAACCCTTTCACAATATACTTTCCTTTTGCTTTCAAAAAGGCTTCTTTGTATGCTTTTTGAACTTCGGGTTTTGCATGAGTAACGTATGAATCACGTTCTGTAGGAACTTCGGCAGATCCATCAAGTTCACCTTGAATTTCTGCTTGACCCATTTCAAATCCAAGAGCATATTCTTCTTTTATAGCATCATCGTCACTGTTCATATACACATCATCTTTACTATTCTTTCTACCATCTTCTTTGCCTTTCTTCTTGGCATCCTCTTCTTTCTTTGATAACACCGATCCGGGAGTTGTAAGTTTACGAATGGATTTGAATTCTTTGGTATACACGTAATTCAGGGTATCTTCAAATTTCTTTGATTCATCTGGAACTTTTCCTTCATCTACATAATTTGATTTCATCTTTTTCAATCCAACATCTGAAAACGCAGCATCTACTGCAATAAAAACAGCAGTCAACAGCTTTGTTACTTCATTCTTTCGAATTTCATTAGGACGAGATTGTGCAAAATCACGCAAGGATACTCCATCTTTTGTCGTAGCTTTGTAATCAGCTCCATTACGAATAAGAACACTCACAGATCCAACACTGCCATATCCTGCAGCATATTGAAGAGATGTTAAATTGTTGAAGGAACTTGCAGGAATTTCATACCAATTTGGTTGAGTTGGAGAGTATGTATTTTCAATAGGTAAAAAGAGTGCTTTGTATTGAACCGATTTGTTATACTTTCCACCTCCAAAAGATGAAAATTGAGGAGGTTCTTTTTCGGGAGGAGTTTCTTTAACGATTGGTTTACTAAGTTCTTTTTCAAATGCAGGGTATCCCTTTACCTTTTTAATATCAGTAGTGTAAGTAGGAAATTCAATTGATAACACTTTAGAAGGGACTTGTATCCCAAGTTCTAAATCTCCATAATTGTTTAAAAAACTTATGCAGTGAAGTAAATCTTCTTTTGTAACTCCTTTTGATAAAATAGTATTTAGTTCGTCATCTTTAATATTTGTTTTATCAGCAACTGTAGTTAACCAATCTAACACCGATTTCATACATACTTTATCTTCTAAATCTTTCTTGTTCGAAATTTCACTGTAAACTTTAGTTATATCCTCTGTTAGTGTGGTATCCTTGGATTCGAACGGATTCAAACGTTTAGATATTAAGTCTTTAATTGTTTCTTTTTCAGTTTTAGGTTCTTCTTTAACTTCAGCTTCTTTACCAGAACTTATGTTTGCTACATCCATGTATTCTTCTGCATCAAACGGGGGTTCAATCACACCATAGTCTTCAAGTTTGTTTTCAGATACTCCACCACGTGTTGACTTTTTGCCACGTTTTGACTTTTTGCCACGAAAACTCTTTTTAGTAGAAGGTGAGGAAGTGGTTGTAGTACTGGGAGCCGGAGTAGATGATGATGGTTGGTTAGTTTTACTCTTAAATTCCTCTACAAGTTCAAAAACGAGATTCTTGTATAATTTGTCAAACACATACAATATTGACTTTGCCTTATCTTTGTGATCTTCATTAAATAACTCTCCAAATTCTTCTTCAATTAAAGAATCAATTACAGATCTAGCTGATTCGATAAAGTTAGGAGTTGTTACATTCTTAATGGCCTTGGCTTCAGCAGATTTATTTAAACTAGTTTCAAGAACATCAACAACATACTTTTGAAAATCCTTTGCCGCTTTTAAGTGTCCATAATAGACTGCAACAGGTCCAGGAATAAAAGCCCCATCAAACAATTTTGTCTTGTTCACGTCATGTTTCTTGTTCTTTAAAAGAGGGGCAATTTCAGTAGGATTGTTGTTTCGAATGTAATCAAAAACTGGATCTATATCCACTCCAAACGGAACTTGAAATGTATTTTTCGGATGTTTTACAATAACATCAACTCTTTCTTTATCAATAATTCCGTGGAATTTAGGGGGAATAAACGTAAATTTCCCAGGTTCTTCTTGTGGTTGTCCCTTTTTCTTTTGCTTTTGAGGGTTTCCTTGCTGCTGTTGTCCATCACGTCTTCTTTCTTGTTCCCCACCTATAGGATAACTTGATAACATCCTGTTATTTTCTAGAGAGTAATAAATTACATCCTCATTCCGCTAAACATATCCAGTAATTCATTTTCATTCCAGATAAGTTCACAGAGTTCTTTTAGGCGCTTGTTTAGCAGAAGATACATGCGTGGTGTAAAGACACCTCGTACATGAATTTCTTGAACTAAATTTGAAAGGAGTGTTTCAGTTTCATATGCCTTCCTGCGAAACTCGGTATCCTCAACATACTCGTTGATAGTTTGAAAGTTTGGAAATACCTCGCGATATTTGAGAATGTGCTTTTTGTGCTCCTCGAACCAGTCTTCAGTTAGTCGAATTCCGGACTCCAATGTTTCAATTGTGTGAACCACACGCAGATAATTATCATAGGGAGAGGAATACACATCTGTGTCATCTTCTTCCATTGACATGCTTGTGAATGCGTTTGTTAGTGCATCCATGGTGTTGATTTAAATACATTTTTAGTGGGTCAATTCCATTTTATACATGCACGACAGTTCCAAGGAAATATACGAACAGGGCAGCACCAAACTGAGCAATCATATAACCAATTGCCTTGTTTTGACTAACCTTTCCAGACACAAGAGCCCAAGCAGTTACTGCAGGATTGAAATGACCCCCTGAAACTTTAGCACCAAGTCCGACTGCAATTGCAAATGCTGCAATGATCAGAGAAGGAGATCCGGTGAATGAAATCGCGCTAAGTAAAAGTGTGGTTCCAAGAAATTCGACAACTTGAGCAGTGTACATTTATTTGTATAACATAAATGAAATATTTAGTTGTAAAAGGATGGCTTGGATTTGGAGATAGACTTGAAAGCTTAAAAATGGCAGTTCGGTATGCACTGGAATACAATTTAAAAATTTATGTGGATTGGACTGATGAAATGTGGAGTCACGGAGATGAAAACTTTTACACGTATTTCAAACTTGTAAATATGCCTATTTTAGAATCGCTCGACGACATTCCTGCTGATGCTACAGTATATCCCGAATACTGGAAAGATCACATGAAAGAGCCAATTACAATGGATCTTTTAAAGAAAGAAAAGTTAGATCTTGGAATTTTGCACAAGCCATACGAAGCAGATGTAGTTGTGATGTCAAGTGTTGGTATGCGAACATTGTATGGTGATTCAGGATTCTTTGCTAAAGTTTTTCGAGTTGTAGATCAGCGTATTTTATCTAAAGTGAAACAGCGTAGAGCACGCTATCCAATTGAACAATCGTGGGGAATTCACATTCGAGGAACAGATCGTCTTCGTCCTCACAAGCGCACACTGAGCGTTCAAGCGATAGTATCTGCTGTTACAAGTAACGGTGGGCTAAACGGTCCTAAAATGACAGTTGTGTCGGACGACAAAGAAAATGCCGACTTATGGAAACGGTTTTATCCGGATTCATTCTTGGTAAGTGAATTGTCTCTTCAACAAACTTCAACCGCTGGCAATCACAATCTTTCCAAAGATAAACTCAAAATTTCAAAAGACGAACTGAACGTAGATGCTCTTACTGACTTTTTTACTCTTGCATTGACAAGTCGAATTTTTACAACGTGCAAAGATAGTCGTTTTACGCAAGAAGCTCGTCGCTTACATCCTGTGATAAAAACAATACTGGGTGAATGAGTCGTATCGAAGAATGTTTACGAGTAATGAGAGAAGTGAAAGATTTTGGGTTTCCAAGCGATTACCCTCCTCTAAAAGAATTATCAAAACGTCTTTCTGATTACATTAAAACAGGCGATCCTTGGACTGGAAAAATTAAATTTGAAGACTACGGTCGAGTTGCAGAAGTTATTCTTCCTCGTAAAGCTGATCGTCAAATTGTTGTAGTGCTTAAAAAAATTTAATTTTTTAAATTACTCCGATTCAGCACTTGTCGTTGATGCGTCGCTCCAAGGCTCATACATCAGAACGATTTGTCTGCGATGAATGTCGATACTTCCGTCATAATTAATCTTTTGACGGGTATAGATCTTGCAATTTGACGATCCGTTATGAAACGTATCGCCAAGAAACTCAAGAGTCTTTGGCTTTGAGAATGCATGATGAACGAGAACTCTCGAATATGGCATGTATTCTACATGATTTGGATACCCTTGCTTTACATGCTGTTTCGATGTATAGACGTATTCCGCCAATACGCATTTGACAGTTTCGCTGTCATTCTCATATGCGTATCTTGATCTTTCAACGAGCTTGGCGATATTGATCCTTGGTAGAAGCCAATAAAAGGCCTTTAGTCCAACGGGCTCACCGTGCTCGCGAAGATACTCGAATAGCTCGTCCATCTTATGTTGAACTTTCTGATTCTACGAATTTACAAATCCATTTTTTACAGTTCAAAATGGATTTTTTAAAACCAAACTCATGAAAGAGTGTAACAAAATGACGGACGTACACCTCGTGAACGCGTTGGCCATCCTCTACGGAGAGGAGCCAGTGATTGAGATGGAGAAGCAGCCAGTGGAGATTGAGCTGCCTGATTGGAATCCGGCAACACCCCCTTCAAGCCCCCAAACGGTGGCCTCGGAGGGGTATGATCCGGCGACGGATGGAGAGTTCTCGGACACCGAGAGCGATGATGGGGAGGATGATGACCCCGAAATTTACCGTGCAACGAAGGAGTCGTTCTGCTCGGTACTGCCAGAGCCCAAGGATAGTGTTTGGGACTGGCTAGATGAGTACCATCCCGAGTGGAGGGGAAAGATCGCTGTGAAGCATTCGTGGTCTCGTAACTGCCTAGTTCTGGTCATTCCGACCGAGATCTACGTGGACTTGATCATAAGCAAGATGCGCCACAAGCTGGAGCAGGAGATCTACGCAAGGTTCGGGGAGGTGCCCGAGTGCGTGGAGAGGTTCGCTGCATAAACGGGCAAGGAGAAAGCCCACAAAAACAAAAAAAAGAAAAACCAAGGCCCTGAACGGGTTTTTGGATTTAAAATGGACTTTTTAACATCTTGCAAGTGAAGTAACAACAAAATGGACCAACGCGATTGCGAAAGCCGTATTTACGCGTTGGAAGACCAACGTCTTGAACTGTTGGAGTATTTGGAAAAAGTTGAAGTTCAACTGAAAAATCCTTCGAATACAGCAATCCAAATTGAAGATTTGAAGAAAGACAAAGAAGAAACAGAAGAAGATATTCGTGAACTTGAGCGTGACATTGCAATGTTTCGCGAAATGATTGATAAACTCTTTCCTTCTGAAATTGGAAATTGTGGATTTGTTTGCGATGGTTTCTGTACTCAGTGCGCAAATGGAGGGTATGATCCTCACACAGAAATCATGACAGACGGAGACTATTAAAAACGGATTCATGAAAAACTGAGCCTTTTTACTTTCAATTAAAATGGCAGACACCAAGTTTACCATCATGGAGAATATCTTCCGCGAGATGATTACCGTTATTGGGTATGAAAAGGCGGTTGAAATTGTACACACTATGAAGTCCACTACCGAAGACAAGCCCAAGGCAGAGAAGCCGAAGAAGGTCGAGAAGAAGGAGGAAGTTGTAGATGAGAAGAAGAAGCGCATCCCGCGCATGTCTCCTACACTTGCCACTCAGCTTAAGACTGAGCTTGGAAAGGTTGGAATGAAGTACACCGATGATGATAAGAAGGAGTTTGACAAGATCAAGAAGGAGTTCACTACATATGTAGATGATCTCACTGACGATGACTTCACTGGAAAGGGTCTTACTGAGCATATGCAAGATTTTGCGCACACTAAGAAGCCTGTGGAGAAGAAGACTGAGGTCGAGAAGAAGCCCGAAGTCGAGAAGAAGACTGAGGTCGAGACAAAGGTTGTGAAGACCGAAGAGAAGCCTAAGAAGGGTGGAAAGAAGAAGGAAGAGCCGAAGAAGGAACTTGAGCCTCCAAGCAATGCTGCACAAATTCATGATGTAACTCTAGAAGAGCTACGTGCGATTGAAATGCTTGCAGTTCCAGGAGGAGAGCAGAAGGGTGTCTATTGGGACGCCGATGCAGGAAGATGGGTTCGAGGACCCGCCGATGACGATGATGAAGAGTTTGATACGGTTAACTTCCAAGGAAAGACCTATATGGTCGGAGAAAAGACTGGCCGAGTCTATGAAGAAACCGATAATCGAAATGTGTTTCACGGATTTATCGGCGTCGGTCCATTCCGAACTATGAAACTGACTTAAAAAATTATAATTTATTATTATTTTTTACTCGTCCCAATAAAACACTTTGCAGTTCGGGAAACTGTGACGAAACCAAGATTGAACTCCAAGACAATCATAGAGTGCATACGGAACTATAAGTTCTTTGAATTCGGGAATAACTTTGGGCATCACAGGTCCATAAAATTGACTGTACTGTTTCCAAACATTATCAAGATTTAGGAAATAGCTGTTTGCCAAATCCTTGTTTCGATATACTTTAGAATGCTCAGACTGTTTTTTTTCATTTGTAAGAACTCCGTCGATGTACATAACTCCGGGACGAGTTACAATACTTTCGACAACATTCTTACCTTCATACGCCATCTTGCAAATGTGGTCCCAAACGTATTGCCAAGACTCAAGTGTAACGCGGTCATACATGTTTCCATGAATGTAAAGCGGAATCTCCATTTATTACCTATACTAGGCTTCATACGACTAAATCCGTTGTGTAGATAAGACGGCGGAAAAAGAAGAGCCACGGTAACCCCCAGAAAGCAACATACGGCAATACAACACCCATTGCTCCTAATGCAAGCGCAGGAAACCCAGTGGGGATAGATAGATCCATGCATGCATAAATAGATAACACGTACAAAAACATAGCTAAGAACTTTCCTACAGACATATACAGCATTCCAAAAATAGACATGGTATGCTGAGCAGGACTTTTGTTGTCGGGCTGATCCTCAGGAGGAGCTGAAATGTTTAACGTTTTTCCATCTGTAAGCTGAACCGAATTAGGCGATCCATTAAGTTCATACTGAACTGACAGCGTTTTTTGCTTATTCGGATTCGGATCAGGAATGCCCACAGCAGAAGGTCCTACTTTGAGATTGATTGTTCCATTGCGTACCTGATCTTGAAGAGCATTGGTTACATCCGTAAAGTTTCCAGAATATCCATACTCTGCTTTCAAAATTTGAAGACCCGTTCCTTTGCGTTCCGGTGGGGCTGAAATCATGAGAATTTCATTGTCGCGTACCATTTGACTCATTGTGCTTCCATTGTTGATAGTATAACTCACATCCAAGCTCTTCTGTTGACCAGGAGCAGGATCTGTTACATTTAACGAATCAGACGTTACCGTTAAATTTAACATACCATCCCGTATGTGCGATGCCACTGACTTTGTAACATCCACAGTAGTCGTTCCAGTCCCATAGGACGCTTTGAGTATTTTTATACCACTCATTCTTATTATGAAGAGAATACGACATTTCCAATGCCACCCATAACACGAAGATAGTTGTAGGACTCCACATATGCTCTCACATTGTATGAATACTGAAGAGTTTGAGCATCTGATTTGCGAACAATTGTTACAAGTTGCTCAGGATTGTACAGAGGTTTTCCAGTGTCCGGATCTGTTGCATTCGGATTTAGTACTACAGTCGGATTTGCATTATTTGCAGTTGACTTTAGGACACACACAGTTGTTGTGGTAGCTCCCGGAGTCGTGAGAGGCGGTTGAACATACGTGTTTCTTAAAATGGTTTTATTAAACATTGAACCATTAATGTGACCACTCGGTTGCGTCGTGTGGTGATCATTCGCAAAAGAATACGTATAAATTCCCGGAATGTCAGTTACTGCTTTTCCAGTGTGGTGCTTGTAATTTTGAAGGTTTGAAAAGAAGCTTGTGTTCTTTGTTGAGAATCTCTCTTTGCCATCCAGAATAATTGCAGATTCAAGTAGGATGTCGCGCTGAGATGTAGCAGTTCCTTGAGCGATTCCCGATGAATACCAGGGAGTCATATTAACGAGCGTTGTACTATCAAGAGGAGCCTTGTGTGGATCAACCCAATTGGTATAATTGTCAAAATCATTTTGAAGAGCACGATCACTGCGCTGACCTACCCATACAACTCGAGTACATAAATTTCTCATTGTAAGTTCCAAATCATTGCTAGGACCATATTGTCCGTGAGTTTGAACACTGTCAACTTGGTTAAGAATGAAAGAATGCTCTGTCTTTGCAATATGAACCATTTCAGCATCGCTCAGGAAGATGTAATTCGCTTCAATAAACGGGTCAAGTTTCCATGTGGTTAAATTTGGATTTTCAACTTGGATTGGCGCAGTCAGATTGGAGTAGAGTGGGGGAGAAAGGAAACGATTGATTGTGAAATAGGGAGTCGAAGAATCAGGGGCTATACGAGTTCCAAATGTAGAACTCGAATCACGAACATCCAGTGTAGTAAACAGCTGATAAATGTTTTTAAGCTCTACCACAATTTCAACTTCCGAATGCTGAAGAGCAACTAACGGAAGAGCGGTTCCTATATTTTCACAAAACCAAAAATGAAGAGGAATGCGCAGAGTTCGTCCAGGAATAGACGGTTCTGCAAATTTGGTAGACGAAGAAATTGCGTGAGGGTACTGATTCATGCGGTCAAACGCATTGGCAGGATCATACAATTCAGGAACATTTCCCATCATCTCATCTAACATACCTTTTTTGTTTGCGTCAAACTTTAGAGAAGCATACAACTTCATCCATTCGCCTGTGTGACGTACAATTTCTTGACCGTTAATGAGAATAGATACATAATTGATCATGTTGTATCCAATGTTTCGAATCCACTGGAATTCATAACCAACCGCAGTTGCCAGTGCATTCACATTTGTGTGTGTCCCTGCTGTGATAGGCGAAACAGGTGAATAAATATTTGGAAGATTGAGTGTTAAATAGCAATCGTGTAACAACTGAGCGTATCGTTCTACTTTTGCTCGTAAGGTTAAAGACCCTGATTGAGGGAGATTTAAGTTGTTTGTTTTAAAGACCAACCGAAAATGCTCCATCGCAAAATCGGTGTGTCGTTTGTAGACGGAACGAAAATGAGTAAAGGATGGGTTTCCAAGTATTAACTGATCTTGGGCCCCTTTGCCCACTAATTGCATTAAGCCTCCTGTCATCTTGTTATAAGTTACAGATTTCTATATGTAATTTATAACAAATGAGTGAAGAAGATGTACCAGGTCCTGCACCGCTTCCCGAACAAACTCCCGAACCTCAATATGTTGTTACTCTTGAGGAACTTCAGCAATCTCGAGAAGCAGTTATTGCAAAAGAAATTCAAGATAGATCTGCAGTAAATGCATTCTTACACCCGGATACCTTTAATTTAAAAACAAAACTATTAAGTTGGGCATCAACTGGATTTAAAGATGGTCATGTATTGTATACGCTGGAAATTATGGTACCCTCAACATGTGCCGATGGTGTTACTGGGCGTACGATATATCAGTACATTGATTATCTTCTTCAAGGGTCAATCACTACAGAAGTCGAAACACTTCAATCGAAACTTCTTGGAATTTTACTGTCAACATCTGTTCTTGGAAATGTAGTGTCTTTACACGTCTTTAAGGGCTAACGTATTTGTACGGATGAGTTGCTGGAAATTTGTCTAATACAGAACGATACTTCCACCCTAGGTATCCTTCAATAAACAGACGTTGCTGAGTGCTTGCTGCAAATTGAACAAGGAATGCTTCTGCAATATATATGTTTCCAAGAATATTGCTTGTATTATCAATATTTCTTCCAAATTGAACAGATGAAATTCCAAATGTAGTAGTTGTTGCCACGCTTGCTGAAGCTGCTCCTCCATCAAAAAATCCAGAACATGTTGATCCGTTAAATATTACACTCATCACGTGAAACTGATCTAATCCGGGAGATGTTCCTACGTTTAAGGTTGTTGCGTTTCTAGTCATTACAAATGCTCGTGTAGTTGAATATGAAATACTAAAATAAAGTTCATTGCCGGTATCTATTGTACCAGCTGATCCAAAAGATGCTATACGACCTCCAAGTGTTGCACCTGTATTGATTCGATACACTAAGAAAAATGATAATGTAGTTGAACCAACGCTCAAAGCATTTATGTTTCTAAATATATCTGCTGAACCAATTAATGCAGCTGGCATAGTGCCATTTTCAATGTTTTGTACATATGTTCCACAAGATACAGTGGATGAGTTATTTCCAAAAGCAGTTCCAGTTCTTGCTACAACGCCAAACAAGCTTCCAGAAATTGTGATTTTAGATAATAAGCTTAAATCAAGCCAAAAATGTACTGTTAATTGAAATCTAAGTTCATTCATTCGTGCAGTATAGGATGGTGGAAGACTCAGTGTAGATGCCGAATAATAGAATGGATGTGTGGATGGCAGTGAACCCTGTAATCCCCATTTCCATGCTAAATATCCTTCAATTTGTTGACGTTGAACTGTTGAAACAGGGCCTGCAAAACAGAGTACCTCAAAAATACTTCCGGTAAGTCTGTCTGCGCTCGCGCTGTATCCACCAATGTTAAAACTTGTGTTTGATGCAACAGACGATGCAGTGTGAGCCACCGCTGTTCCCGCTACACCATTTACATATGCTGTAATATTTGATGTATCATTTACAGCACCTACTAAATATCGTGTATTTATTACTACAGATGGACCAATTGCAGTGTATGCACCAGCACCTGTTGTAAATCCAATAGCTCTCAGTGTACCTGCTTCTACAAGAAGAAATTGTGCTACTCTGTTAGGAAGTGGATCATAATTGAAGATGCGAGGATTTGAACCTGTAAACGTAGTTGCTAAAAACACAGCAAATGCAGACCATGTACCGTTAGATGAATTTTGTAAGAAACTTGCGGTTGTACCTGTCAAACATCCTGTTCCAGCAAAAACAATTGCGTTGTTCGAATACGTAATTCCAGTTCCGGAAGGAGTTACATTGCGAACTTGACCAGATTTATCTCTCCATTGTGTTACATTTGAACCAGATAAGGTTATAGTGGAAGAATCAGCTGCATCTAACCAAAGAGTGCATGGTGTTCCTGAACTGTTTGAAATATCTCGTGGTATAAATTGTCTGGTTGTAGGGGGATCGTGCATGTAAAGATAATTAGGTGGAAATGAATCTTTTAAAGAAGTTTGAATATCACTAGCAGCATATTTTCTACTTAAATAGGTTGATATCATAACTTGTTCTTCATCTGAAATTGCTCGATCGTAAATTAAAACTTCGTTAATACCCCCACTGAATACTCGATCTCCAAAATCAGCTTGTGAATTTGAACTTGCCAAAGCTATAAAATGTATAGGATATGTGTATCCAGAATTGTATCCTGAATTTGTATATGTAGTTACAGTAGTATCTCGTCCAGCATATTTTATTATGTTATCTGAATTAACACCGCCATTTTTTGCAATCAAATATGTAGCTGTTACTTGATTTGTTCCAGGACCAACTGATTGATAAACTACTGCAGAACCATTATCAACTTTATAATGAACACCTTCACTTGCAGAAAAAGGTTGCATGTAAACATTCATACCTGGAACTGCGGTGCCATCTGCTGATCCACTCCACATTTGAAGCATAGATCTAAAGCTTACATTTGAATTGCCATTTCCTACTATAATAATTGTAACGCTGCGACTAGACAATGTAAATGCAGGCGTTGATAAGTTTTTATAATACAATCCACGCGTTGTATTTGTCCATGTAGAATTTGCTGTTGAATTGTTAAAAAATGCTCCACGATTACGGGCATTTCCAGAAGTTAATGTTGGACCGTACAATGTTCCATTTGCAGGTACTAATGTTACATTAGATACTCTATCTGTCCACGATGTAATTGTTGTACCTGAAAGTGTCATTTTAGTATAATCTTCTCCTTCCAACCAAAACTTACAATCAGGTATATTTGTTGGAACAAAGGATTCTGAAAGTCCAAATCCCCATTTCCATGCTAAATATCCTTCTACAAGCTGAAATTCTGTTGAATCAAGTACTCTTGAAAAAAACAAAATTTCAAAAAAATCATTGGATGTATTGTAGCTCGATGTATTAATTAAATATTTCAAACTTGAAGTTGAATAACCTGAAGCGGCAGTATTTGTGCTTAATGTGGCAGCTAGCCCATTTACACTTATGCGATTTCCAGTAGCTCCATTTATAAGATTATAAACTATAATGTTTCCAAATGGGTTTGGCATAGTTGTAGTTCCTACACGTACAGCTACTCCGTTTGGTCCATTGTACAAGCCATAATTGTCGCCCGAAACTCTGTATGCAATCAATGCATCTTGAGATCCAGCTGTTGCATTCACAATTCCGATATATTGAGGTGCAGATGCAGCATTGATTTGTGTCCTGTTTCGTATAACTGCAAACCATGTTCTTGCTTGAGTGTTTAAAGCACATGTGAATGCTAAATCTGTTCCAGCTGGACAATTAATGTAATTGAGACCACTCATGGTCGTGTTTCCAGATGTACAAACTCCAGTGTTTGGGACTGCGTTCACAGAAATACGTCCTTTATTTCTCCAAGCAGTTACTTGGTTTCCAGATGTTGTAATACTACTGGTATCTGCTGCATCAAACCATAATTGGCAATCACCTAAACTTCGAGGATCAAATGATTCAAATTGGTAATTTGTAGGTGGTGTCACCAATGACATTCTTATTTTAAAAGATGTAATATGTGTTTGATCCTGCGTACACAATCGTAACAGATGTTAAAGGTGGAATTGCAATAGGATTTGTAACTGTCATTCCCGTTGCTGTAACTGTAACTCCCAAATATGCACCTGTTGAGTTTCGTAGTGTCCAAAATGCTCCTGTGTCTGAAATTGTACCCGAAGACGGTAAAGTCAATGCATTGAATGCTGAGTTGGTTATGTAGTAATAGGTTGAATAAGTAGAAGTTGAAAGAGCAGGAGATGTACCCGATGTTAAGGATGTACCCGTTACAGTTTGTAAAGTCAATCGTGCCAAGCTGCTTGTTCCAAGTGGACCTGTTGATCCAGTACTCCCGTTTGCACCAGCTAATCCCGAAGGACCTGTAGGACCTGTGGGACCTGTTGCTCCACCACCTCCACCTCCACCAGCTAATAAATCAGTACCAACACCTCCAGCGCATGCAGAAATATCAATGTACGCACCTCTGGCAGATCCACCTTGCTCGAAAAAGCGAAGGCGATTTTGAAACGAATCAATCGTAATACCTGTCCCGCTTAACGTACTATTGGTCGCTGGTTTGGAGAGTAAAATTTCACCACCTTCATCTCCAGCTGAATTTGTTGAATTCAGATACGTTGCTTTCAAATACGTTCCATCCCATGTCAAATTTGCTGAACCACCCAGCGATCCACTGTTGTTAAATTGAATTTGTGTATTGGATCCACCTATAGGAGGAGTGGTTCCAGTTGCACCCGTATTTCCTATACCTCCTGTTACTCCTGAAGGTCCAGTAGGACCTGTATCACCTGTATTTCCTTGAATTCCAAATCCAGTATCTCCCTTGTCTCCCTTTGGAATAAAAATGAGAACACACGTTTCTAAGTTTGAAGGAAGCGTTCCAGATACATACGTTACTGTAAGAGGTACCATATAGTTTGTAAAATTTGTGATTTCGTCACCAACACTTGTTAGAGTAAAAATACAATACGTTGCATCATTGTTTGTATTTCCTTTAATGAGGATTGTACCCTTTGGCACTGCTGTTCCTGAATTCCATGAAGTAATATAACTTCCAAGATATACATTTTCAGCTGTATATGTTGTTAATGCAATTGTAGTTACACTTGAAATCGTTGCAGAGTTGAATGCAAATGTACCATTTGCAGGAATTGTGCTGGTGTAGACAGTTGTTGAAAACTTATAAATCAGTCCACCTTGATTTCCTTGAGGCCCTGTAGCACCTGAAACACCTTGCAATCCAGAAGGCCCAGTAGCACCCGTTATTCCGTTAATTCCAATTGTACCTGAAGGACCTGTTACGCCTTGAATACCTTGGACTCCAGAAGGACCTGTTACTCCCTGAATTCCTTGAGGACCTGTTGCTCCTGTTATACCATCAATTCCAATTGTGCCTGAAGGTCCTGTTACTCCTTGAATGCCTTGAGGACCTGTTGCTCCTGTTATACCATCAATTCCAATTGTCCCCGACGGTCCTGTAACTCCTTGAATGCCTTGGACCCCCGAAGGACCAGTCACACCTTGCAATCCAGAAGGACCCGTTACACCAGTATCACCTTGTCCACCTTGGATCCCAGAAGGTCCTGTTATACCTTGAATTCCTTGAATCCCAGAAGGACCATTCACACCTTGCAATCCAGAAGGACCGGTTATACCTTGGATTCCTTGGACCCCTGAAGGTCCAGTTGGTCCTGTAAGTCCAGATGGTCCAGTAGGTCCAGTATCTCCTTGAGGACCTGAAGGACCCGTAACTCCTGTCACACCTTGGACCCCCGAAGGTCCAGTAGGTCCTGTATCTCCCTGAGGACCCGACGGACCCGTTACACCAGTCACACCTTGGATTCCTTGGACCCCCGAAGGACCTGTCGGGCCAGTATCTCCTTGAGGACCCGACGGACCTGTAACTCCAGTCACACCCTGTCCCCCTTGGATCCCCGTTGGCCCAGTATTTCCTTGAGGACCTGAAGGACCCGTAACTCCAGTCACACCTTGAATGCCCTGGACCCCTGAAGGACCTGTTGGTCCTGTATCTCCTTGAGGACCTGAAGGACCCGTAACTCCAGTCACACCTTGTCCTCCTTGGACCCCCGAAGGACCTGTTGGTCCTGTATTTCCTTGAGGACCCGAAGGACCCGTAACTCCTGTCACACCTTGAATGCCTTGGACCCCCGAAGGACCTGTTGGTCCTGTATCTCCTTGAGGACCTGAAGGACCCGTAACTCCTGTCACACCTTGGATCCCTGAAGGACCTGTTGGTCCAGTATTTCCTTGAGGGCCCGATGGACCCGTAACTCCTGTCACACCTTGTCCTCCTTGGACCCCCGAAGGACCCGTTACACCTGTGTCACCAACTAATCCGGAAACACCCTGAGGACCCGTTGGACCTGTTACTCCTTGAATCCCCTGAGGTCCAGTAGGTCCTGAAGTACCCGTTGGTCCTGTATTTCCATCTGATCCAGTAGGTCCTGTTACGCCTTGAATGCCTTGGACCCCCGAAGGACCTGTTGGTCCTGTATCTCCTTGAGGACCCGATGGACCTGTAAGACCTTGAATGCCTTGGATCCCCGAAGGACCTGTCGGGCCACTATCTCCTTGAGCGCCTGAAGGACCTGTTACGCCAGTCAATCCCTGAATTCCCTGAGATCCAGAAGGTCCAGTATTTCCCGATCTTCCAACTGCACCCGTAGGACCTGTTGCTCCAGTATTTCCTTGAATACCTTGAGACCCCGTTGCTCCTGTTGTTCCCTGATTACCAGTATCACCTTTGGGTCCTGTAACTCCTTGAATACCTTGAACTCCCGTTGCACCCGTAGATCCTGTTGCGCCTGTTGTTCCTGTATCACCTTTGGGTCCTGTAGGGCCTGTTATTCCAGTTGAACCCGTTATTCCTATATCGCCTTTAGGTCCTGTTACACCTGTATTTCCTTGTGTTCCTTGAGGACCTGTTGCTCCTGTAGTTCCAGTAGATCCTGTATTTCCTTGAATACCCTGAGGCCCCGTTACTCCTTGAACACCCGTACTTCCCTGTGTTCCCTGAGACCCTGTTGCTCCTGTAGGACCTTGACGACCAATAGGTCCAGAAGGACCCGTGCTTCCCTGATCCCCCGTAATTCCCGTTGATCCCGTGCTCCCCGTATCTCCTCGAGCCCCCGTGGGTCCAGTAGTTCCTTGTATGCCTTGATTTCCAGTATTTCCCTGAATACCTTGAATGCCTTGAGGTCCAGAAGGACCTGTCGATCCTTGAATGCCTGTAGCACCTGTAGATCCCGTTGCTCCACTATTTCCATCAGCTCCCTGCAACCCAATTGGTCCCGTTGCACCTTGAATTCCTTGACGACCTATAGTTCCAGTAGGACCTTGAAGACCAGACGGTCCAGTAGGTCCTGTTTCTCCAGATCCTCCTTCAAATCCAGCAGGACCTTGAGGCCCCTGAATTCCTTGAGGCCCCTGAATTCCAGTATTTCCTTGAGTGCCCTGAATTCCTTGATACCCTTGAATCCCTTGAATACCGCGAGGTCCTGTTGAGCCCTGTTCTCCACGAGGGCCCTGTATACCTTGAACACCTTGGGGTCCTTGCATTGTCTTATTCTTCTAGTATTTAGATATCCTGTGGTACGGATTCTTCAGTTGGAAGCACAACTTCTTGAATAACTTCTTCAATCGGTGGCTGAGCAACTTCTTCTTCAACAGGAAGGATAAACTCAACTGCAGTCTGACCATCTTCTAAAACAGTTTGACATGCAAACCCTGCTTTTTCAAGAGTTCGTTTAACATGAGCATACAAAACTTCAAAGCGAATTGCGTCGGTCAAACTTGCAGTGAAGGATACAGTTGTAGGCATAGCAGGAACAGTTAGAATGCTTGCTTTAGATAGGCGTTTTTCCCTAGACACATAAGCTTCAAACCAAGCTGTAACAGTTGGAAGTGTGGAACCAATCGAGCTTAGTATCACAGTTCCAATATGAACGTAAACGGATGCCACATGAAACCCTTGCGGCGTATCAAAATTTGTAGTTACTTGAAGTCCCATTTATATACGAAAAAGAAGACACTTTTATCGAAGGAAGCGAACAATTGCGTACCCATTTCCACCTGCACCACCAGTTGAGCCTACTCCTGCTCCTCCTCCACCACCACACCCAATTCCGCCAGCTACTCCATTAATCGTAAGACTTCCAAATCCATTCCCTCCAAATCCACCATTTGGACCACCTCCACCTCCACCTCCTCCAGTAGAATTAAGCCCCCCAGCTCCACCATTTGCAGCACTACCCCCGCCACCACCATTACCGCCTGTACCATTTGGAGCTCCATTTGTTCCTGGCAAAATTGTACCTGTACCGCCTGTACCACCTGTATCTGGGCTAACCGAACCACCTCCACCACCTCCATAGTATCCTGCTCCACCATTTCCACCACTTGTAGTTGTCGCTATTAGTCCTCCAGAACCACCAGGTGCACTTATTGTCCCAGGAATTAAGCCAATGTATGTAAGAGTTGTTGCACCACCAGCTCCTCCGTTTGTTGGGGTAGCTGCTCCAGCAGTTCCACCTGTTCCAATAGTAACTGTAAGTGGATAAGATAGATTCGTAAAAAGTTGTTCAATTACCCAACCTGCTCCTCCACCTCCACCACCATTCTTTTCCTGACCACCACCACCTCCACCACCAGCACCAACAAGTGTAATGTGAGCTTTCGTATATCCAGTTGGTATTGCTAATGTTGTATTGGATGTGATGTATTGAATGTTTTCGGTATTGCTTGCAAATAAGCTTCCAGAAGTTACATTAAGATTTCCATCTTGAATACGAACATTTTCACGAAGAACACCGTCGTTAAAATTGTGCATCGTTGAAAATGAAAGACCGCCGTAGAAATTTCCAAGTCGCATTCCCGAAACACGACCGTACACTACACGATATCCACTAAACTCATTTCTTGCTCCAAATGCAATTGCTCCTGCTGAGTTTGTACCACTATTATATGGCAAATCAGTGTATATCCACAAATTAGCTTTATGGGATGATCTACCGACTGCTTCTTCAACATTGAATCCAATTTGTGAATAAAATGCAGCATTGGAACCTAAATTATAACTTGTTCCATCGTATGGACCTGTAGTAGGTTTTCCAAATTGAAATCCTGTGCTGAGCGCACTGTCATAAGTACCTGTTCCTATAGCATTAATTCCAAACCATCCAGCTGTTCCATCTATGTGAACTGGAGTAATTGTATCTGTTGTGTTTGCTCTAATAATTTGATAATGTGCTCCAGAAGATGTAACTTGAGTTTTCCAATCTGAAATAGAGCTTCCTCCAAATGTAGTACCTCCGCGATTGAATTCAAGGATGGGGTTGCGCACCAATTGATCGCTAATTTTAACAATAGTCCCATTTTCAACTGTTAATCTTTTTCCCGTATTTGGAAGGATTAATCTTGAAGCTACACTACGACCTAATGTACCCAATATAGACGTACCAGCTCGTCCAGTCCATGTTATTCCATCGGGAGATGTTGCAATTGTATATGTTCCATATCCAACAGCTACCCACAAACTGCCATTCCATGCAATATCCGAACCACCATCCGGAAACAAATCTGTACCACCTCGTCCAAACCATGTTGCACCATCGGATGAAGATGCAATGCTATTGCTTCCAGATCCTACCGCTACCCACAAAGTCCCATTGTATGCTACTTTACTTGCTCCGTTGTCAAATATAGTTCCTCCACCACGCGATGTCCATGAAAATCCGCCATCCGAAGACGATGCTATACAATCAGCACCAGTATAAAGCCCAGCCCCTACTGCTACTATTACTGTGCCACTCCAAGCTACTCCATTCGCAAATGCAAGAACTGATGATGTAGTAACTTTTGCCCAAGTTATACCATCGTTTGACATAATAATACAAAAACTAAGATCAGAAGATTGTCCTGCAACTACCCATCTATTTCCAATCCACACTACATCATTTGTAACCTCAAGCTTATCACCTGTATTTCGACCTGTCCATATGATTCCATTTGTAGATGTGGCAATGTTGTAGGTTGATCCAGAGCCTAGACCTAACCACGATGTTCCATTCCATGCTACACGAGTTCCACCAGTGTTAAAAGGTGAATTTCCACGCCCAGTCCATGTGATTCCGTTGGACGATGTTGCAATCCAATTAGCTGCTCCAAGGCCTGCAATGACCCACATCGATCCATTCCAAGCTATTCCATTTACATTAGTAAACAAAGTTGTGTTAGAAATAGTCCATTTCAGTGCATCGTACGAATATGCAATGATTCCTTCACCACCGGCTACACAAAAATTATCAGTAATTGGTGTAATTGCAGTAGAAGATGCTGAATTTACTGTAGATGAAAGAACCTTTCGTGAAGCTATACAGAATCCTGAAGTTGAAAATAGGATAGTTCCATCACCTACCCAAGTAATCCCATCAGTTGAACTTGCTACTGAATTTGTACCTTGACCAACAGCCAACCATTTCGCTCCATTCCAAGTCACACCTCTTCCAGCACTCGAAAATAGAGTTGTTCCAAGTCCGGTCCACGATGTTGTTGGAGTTGTAGAGTAAGCAAGTGTATTCGTTCCTTGTCCAACAGCTACCCACAAAGATCCGTTCCAATGTATATCGTATCCTACAGTTGAAAATATAGTTGTTCCAATTCCAGTCCACTCAATACCATTGGTAGAGTAAGCAATTGTATTCGTTCCGCCTCCTACAGCTAGCCACAAAGACCCATTCCAAGCCACTCGGTTTGCTAATGTTGTAAACGGACTTCCTGAAACACCGGCCCACAGTACACCATCACTTGAAGTTGCAATTGTATTTCCACCTTGACCAACAGCTACCCACAAAGCTCCATTCCAAGCTACACCAAACCCTGTAACTGTAAAAGGGCTTGACGCAACAGTCCAGTTAATACCATCTGATGAATAGGCTATTTTGTTAACTCCGTTTCCCACAGCTACCCACAAACTGCCATTCCACGCAACTCCACGCCCACCACCTGAGAACAAATTAGGTCCTGCGGTCCAATTAATCCCATCGGATGAATATCCTATAGAAGTTGATCCAGGACTACCAACTGCTACCCACAATGTTCCGTTCCAGGCTATTCCTCGTACGTTTGTAAAAAAACTAATAGTTCTGGGAATCCATGTTTTTCCATCGTGAGTTGTTCCAATGATGTTTGTACCAGTTCCTCCTGCAACACAAAAGTTTTCATCAAGCGGAGGTTGTTTATCATTTACAAGTCTACCAACGATTGAGTCAGTGTATGTAACAGTTGGATAATCTAGAACTTGTGATAAAATTGGAAGCCCATCGGAGTTTAATTCAAAAATGTATCCATATTGATTGTTTTCAACACCTCCATTTCCAAGCCCATTCGGATCAATTTTTGCATTCAAACCACCTATATCTTCAAGTATACATACAACTTGTGTGCTTGTTTGACTCGAAATGCTTTTAATTCGAAAGATTCGCCCATCAAATCGGTTTGTTGCATACATTCCAACAGCCACATTTGTTCCGTTGTATGATACTTGTGTAGGACCACTTGTAGTATATGTTTGAAAATCCGATGTATTAATTGTTAATGTCACCGGATAGTCATTACCAGTAGGAGAGCCAGTTCCTAAAAATCTTGCTCGTAAGCAAATTGGTGGTGTAAGTGGCATATTATTTGTTTGAAAGGTTTATAAGTATACATAAATTCCATAACCGCTACTATCATTTCGAGCACTTGAAAGCCCGGCTCCAGGCAATGTAATTGTAAAAACCCATCCACCTGCAGCTGTATAGGATAACAAATATGAAGGAAGAGTTGTAGATGAGATCCCAACTGGGATTGTAATAAATGCATAATCTTCTGCTTCGGGAGATGCTGTATAATTTGTACACCATGCAATGTATCCAATGATTGTAGGAGGTGTTTGGGTCCCAATTCCTCCAAGGGTTATAGTCATCGTTGTTGCATTTGAAATGGCAACAGTTCCTCTTGAAAACCCACTTGAATCAAGATTTCCTGATGCAGTGCTAAATTTGTTAGTATCTACCTTTACTCGAATAATTCCTCCTCCAAATCCACCACTTAATCCAGGAAGTCCCGTAGGACCCGGAAGGCCTGATGCTCCTGAAGGACCAGTAGGACCAGATGGTCCAGTAGGACCACCCGGTGTTCCTTGTAATCCCGATGGTCCAGTAAATCCTCGTAACCCAGAAGGCCCTGTAAGACCTGTAACACCTGCAGGACCGGTTGGACCCGTAGATCCGGGATTTAGAAAGTACAGACTACTCCAAGGACCTGTTCCATTTCCAACTTTAATCTGATTTAATGTTGTATCATAACCAAGTTCTCCAGAAAGAAGAGGACCTGTAGCACCTGCCCATTCTGCAGATGTACCTCGTCGTACTTGTAATTGTACAAACGGCATTGTTGTTAATTAGTTTGTTTTAAGTTGGTCCACCTAAATCGAAAATTGGACCCGGATTAAATACGGTTGTAGGAGTTCCTCCATCAAAAGAAGTAGTTGAAATTACGGGGGTACTGCCAAAATACAATGCAGCAGATGGGTTTGACCACAACACATAACTTGAAGCTGGTAATGGATTGGAGGGGCTTGGAGATAACATAAGCCCAATCGGATCAATCACTCCTGAAAATGTTATTTTTCCTTGAGACCCCGTTGGACCTGTCCATGTTGGATCATAAATTAAATTTGAATCCCCCGAAACTCCTGTACCATTCCAGTATAAGATAGCACCAGTTGTTGTAGTTGTAGACACAACCGTACCTACTGGCCCAGTTGCTCCGACGGATCCCGTAGGATAATACCGTATATTCGTAAACGTTTGAGAATTTGTTAATGTAGACCCTGCTTTTATAAAACAAAAATAAGACCCCGATGTATCTAATACTGCGTTTGCTATACGACTTCCGTTAACATCATAATAGACAGTACTGTTTCCATCTGTATAAATTGAGAAAACTGTGTTGCTCGTATAGGCTGTTGCTGCTTTTATTTTTCCAGTCGAACTCCAAATTTCATATACACTATTTGCTCCATCGTAGCTTACTTCAAAATAGTACGAAACTGCGAATGCGGGCAGTGAAATTCCAAACGAAGCTGCATCATCCAATCCAACTGTAGTTGGAACTGCCTGAAAATAAAGTCCTTGTTTTATTGGACTAAACTTTTCAGATGAAACTACTTGTTGACCTGTTGCTGTAATACTTACTGATGTTGTTGAAAGAATTGAAGGAGTTCCTTTGTCCACCACAAGTGTCATAAAGGTTGGTCCATCGGGTCCTGTAGGGCCTGTAAGTCCTTGCAACCCCGAAACACCTTGAACACCTGAAGGCCCTAATTTTCCTTCTTCACCTGGATTTCCCTGTAATCCCGAAGGACCTTGTAAGCCAGAAGGACCTGTATTTCCCTGATCACCCGGAAACCCCTGAATTCCAGAAGGTCCCTGAATCCCCGAAGGTCCTGTAGCACCCGGACCTCCTGGACGACCAATAGGCCCAGACGGTCCAGTAGGTCCAGTTGTTCCAGGATTTCCTTGTAATCCAGATGGACCTGAAGGGCCTGTAACTCCAGTTAATCCACTTAACCCAATGAGACCTGAAGGCCCAGTAGGACCCGTAACTCCCTGAATACCCTGCAACCCTGAAACACCCTGAGGTCCGGAAGGCCCTAATTTTCCTTCTTCACCTGGATTTCCCTGTAATCCGGAAGGTCCTTGCAATCCCGAAGGACCGGTATTTCCTTGATTGCCTTGACCTCCCTGTAATCCGGAAGGACCCTGAATTCCTTGAGCGCCGGATGGACCTGTTGCTCCTCGTGAACCTGTAAGACCAGTAGGGCCAGTAGCACCCAACCCGTAATACCCCAAATCTCTCCACAAGGTATTTCCAGTTCCTACTTTTAGTTGTCCAGTATCAGTTTCATATCCCATCTCACCTTCCGCTAACGTGGGATTCACAGACTTCCAATCTGCTGCAGAATCCCTACGTATTTTTAATTTTATAATAGTTGTCGCACACCCTGTGGACATCCCTTATTATATAATACACACTGTTGTTGTGTACGCGTCACCGAGATCAATCTCCATCTCCTGATCAATACCATCTGCATAACCACCATCGAAGATATTGCAAGCCTCTTCGGTGTACGCATCTCCAGTATCGTAAATCGTCGTACAAACACGACCCTTGTCTTTGATAAACGTAGGGCACAAACTTGATAAAAAGTATGTTTCCAAATATCCGTTTGTAGACCCACTAAAACCAAATTTAGGAGAAATCGCACATGCGTTGGATCCCAGAATCGCACGTCTGCGTGTGTATTCTGTAGCCATCGATGCGTCTCCGGTTTTCGATACAATTATTTTGTTTTTTCCAACTTGTATGGGAACTGGAAGTGCACCTATTGGTGGACTGTATGGATCTACACTTGTAAACAAATATGAAACTACACCACTGCCAATTATTAGAAATAGGATTCCAATAAATAGAGTGTTTATTGTAAATTCAAATTTTAGTCGACTGAGGAAACTCATCCCAATTACATTATACGGACATGAGTAAATGCTCCGTTACACTTCGTACAAACTCCAATCTTTGTAGACGGAGTTGTAGTTGTGCAATCGCATAATTTTACAACTGTATTGGTTACACTGGGACTGGAAGCATTTGTTTGAGAAGTTAGGACATAATCCGCTGTTTGAGATGCCTTGTACGCAATCCAATCGGATGCTGTACGACGAGTCTTGGATGTGCCTACAGTTCGAAACACATTGATTGCACTGTTTAATCCAGGAACGTACTGAGACGCAGGAGTAGGTGCAATATCTTTGTTGGTCGCTAAGTTCACAGAACTATACGTCTTTGCACCACGAAGACGCTTAAGTCTCACCCAATCTCCTGCACTCAATCCACGAGTTCCTTGCTGGGCATTTGACATTCCTGCCGGAGCAGCAACAAAAGCATTGTCCGCCATTTACGATACTACTGAGGTAAAAAAGCGAATCTCTCCAGGTGACGTGCGTAACCCAAGTTGAATCAGACGTCTTGAATCTTCGAACGCCGGAAAATCAAATATCTGATTTGTATCGGGATCTAAAATGAGTACAATATTCTTTACTTTAATTTTTTGAAGACGTCTTACTTTTCGCTGAATGTTTCGCAAGTAAAGAGTATCGCGCTCATCTGCTATAATCGAAGGTTTGTACGCCAAATCCTCACTTGTGCTTGTACTATCAAATTTCAAACATTGTAAAGTCGGTTCATTCTTCGAGTGAAGTTTACGATGGATTTCACAATCAACTGCAGATTGTTTCAGGATGTTTGAAATGTTCTTGATGATACGACCTTTTTCATACGAGACTTCCCAGAGAAACTCATCTGAGGTCATAAATGTTTCACGAGGTTCACCTCCTTCATATCGTTTGAGAACCATATCGTTGCGTCGAATGGGTACAACGTTGGGGCCTTCTTGAGTGCTTGTTTGTTGCTCCGTAAACACCGTTAAATAAATTTTTACTTTTACTGTTCGTTCTTCAAGAGGAAGATTGGCGTGAGAACAAATACGAATAGCACGACCAATCGCCTGATCAATCAATGCAGGATTCCAGTGAGACTCCATGATGTAAACATTTCGTACACTTGTCAAGTTGATACCTTCAGCTCCCGACTTGGTAGCCATCAGAACACACAACTTCTTTTCTTTGATCGAATCTTTTAGTGATTGGGGAAATCCGGATTCAAACTTTTCGTTAAAAATTTGGCGCATATATTCACGTTCTTCTTCCTTCTCTTCACCTGTATAGAACGCAAATGCAGGGACACCTTTCTTTAAATTAGGATCCTCAACCCAAATTCCATTCTGCTTTACAATCTTGTATTCCTGAAATCCGTTGGACTCTAAAATCGCAGCAAAGATACCAACACCTTGTAGTGCACGATAATTTGAATACAAAAATTGGTTTTTCAAACTTCCGGGTTCACCTACACTTTCCTTTAAGTCTTTCAAAATACGTAACATCTTTGGTGAGAAATTTTGAAGAGCGACTTCAGACAAATACTTGTCCGGATTTGCTCGAATTCTGGCCAGAATTTCAGGATTGGACAATTTTACGGGATCGTCTTCTGTTGTTCCCTCGGGGACTTCAACTTTGATTTCGGGAGGCAGTGCGTAGTTACAGACCAAACGAGATCCAGCACGATAGGATCCATAGTCTTCATCCAAATTTGTCTTCATACGCCCCCTGCGAGATTCACGCTGGACTTCAATCCAACGTTCTTCCAGGTATCTCAAAAACTGTTCTTCCGACATGGGAATCTTAGTAAGAGTTGTATCTTCTTCAATTCTCTTGGGAAGAAGACGTTCGTCTGCAGTTCTGAAGTAAGAAACTAACCCTTGAATACGTCTACCAAACAACATTGGATTCTTCACACTGAGCCCATCAATAAACGTATTTACAAAGTCTTCGTATTTGGTTGGAAGACATTCAAGTTCTTCTACAAGATACTTTTCGGGAAGATCAAGTTCAACTCCTCCAAATTCTCCTTCAAACTTGGACTTCCAAGTTTTTACCCATTCTTTGATATCCACTTCCTGATCAAACTCCTTGTTGTACCGTACCGCAATACGCTCATTCTTTTCATTGTATACGCTTTCAAAATGAGGAGGATTGCGAGTCAGCAGAATTTGACGTTTTACAGCGTTATACTCAATCGTATCAACATCTTTCAATCCACGAAAGAAAGTGGTCATAAGACCTTCATCCCATGAAATTGCTTGTTTTGTAGGAATCGTAATACGCTCAATAGGTCCACGCAACAAATTCATAAGAAATGCGATTTCATTTGGACGATTGATAATAGGCGTGCCCGATAGAGCCACAACCTTGCAATCTTTTGCGTTATAAATCATGTCGTAAATCTTTCTACGAATATCACTTTGGTTTACAATACTTGCTGTTAAATTGTGAGCCTCATCGATAATGACCGTTGTGCTGTCAAACATGTGAGGCTTATCCGGCGGAAAAATCTTTTCAAAATTTGTTTTGTTGATACCATTGTAGTTAATAAATGTGAATCTCTGATCTAACACATCATCAATTTGCTCACCGATTTCAGTTTGAGTCTTCTTGTCTAACAAACTATAATTTGGAGGACGATTGGGGATTGTAATGTAGAATCGGCCGTTCTTATCCAAATAGGTGTCTGATATACCCATTCCTTTTGCTAGATCACGATCCTCCGGGCTTCGAAGTGACTTGACTTCCCAGTAGTTTTCATATCGATACACTGGATCTCCACACTTACGGATTTCACCACGAAAGTTCTGCTGGAGAGACGCAGGTAAGAGTACGAACACTTTGCGCGTTGTAAGAAGAGATTCTGCGACTCCAATTGCAGAACACGTTTTGCCAGACCCGAGACCGTGATACAGTAAAAGTCCACGGTAAGGAGTTTCGGCTAACAAATAGTCTCGTACAATTTTTTGATGATCAAGTAGATCACGTGAGTTCTTTGACATATCCCCCTGGCGCTTACAAAGATCCTCTTCTGAATCGGCTGTATCCAGAGGGTCAACTACTTTGTCACGATACTTTCGAAAGATTCGAACTATAGAATCGGCAAAGGCCTTTCTATTTGGTAAAACGTATGGTTGAGCCATTGTTTTTGACACGGAATAAACAATGGAGGCAACTATTCGCAAGAATCCTCGCTTATGGATGATTGTAATTTATCTATTCTTGGTCGCTGGGTTCCTGTATGTCCGACCTTCTATTGCATTTGGAAATGAAGGTCGTGTTCGTCCTTTTGGTGTATCCAACAAAGAATCTACTGTATTTCCTATGTGGTGGTGGATGTTTGCATTTGCAGTACTGTCTTATTTGGGTGTTGTGTATGCTCTTGATTACTCCCTGTAAGTATAGAAAAACGTTTCAGGGTCAAAGACAGCATGTTTTTCCATGAATGCTGCTAGTTTCCCTTCATTTTCAGTAGGAAGTTTTGCAAGCTCTCTATAATTTGTATCCAGTGTATCACCCTGGTTGACAACAAGCGGCTTCTCGTTTCTTCTTGTCAGCGGATGCAAAATGAGTTCAGGAATTGATTGAACACCTGCACTATCCTTTGCAAACTTGTAATACGATTTGTGCCTCACTGTTTTATTTCGATACGCCTGCTTAACTCGCTCTGCATCTCCAAATGCAATTCCAGCCATTCCAACTACATCGGGATATTTCTTGATGATTGTGTCGCTCAAGCAAGGATTGTACGCTGCATGGAGACCCGTAGGTACTTTTCTATCAACACACCCTTTGCGTGTTTGAGAACAACGTTTCATAAAAAATCTCTTTCTATTTTTGTCTACACGCGAGTATTTGGAAGGTTCGAGTAACCAGAACACTTTTACATCATGTTTTAAAATATAAACGGTTATATACGGATAATCTTTGGCTCGTACGAATTCACTCAGTGCATACTTTCCTACAAAGGGATTTGGATAAAAGAATACATTGTGATTGGGAAGAATACATCTTGATCCATCGGATTTGAGTACACCGCGCAAATCATCCTTCTGGAACTTTGTTAATCGAAACAACAACGTCCCTTTTGGAATTGTTTTTATGAGAAGCTCTGTATTCCTGTATGGAACACTTTCCATTACTTAACTAGTATCAAATAATATCCGCGGATCCTGAATTTTTTACTGTTTTCAAATCGATCAAATTTATAATTACGAGGAACCTTTAAGAAAACATAGTCTGGACGGTTCTCTCTCGCAAGGACTTCTTTTACAAATTCGTCAACTCGCGTATCGCCCAAATAGAGATCCAATTCTGCTTTTTCTTTGTAATCAGGTCCTCCCCAAGGCGCATCAATGTATAAGACGTCTGTTTTCCAATTGTATACTTTTGTGGAATCGCCCTGATGAAGAGTTACGTTTTTCAAACCAAATACTTCTACGTTGTTCCGGAGCGCTTCAAAGTTTTCGGGGTTCAATTCAATTGAATCTACCTTTTGAAAATGAAGACCAAAAAGAATTGTGTCGCCTCCCACGTTTCCCGTCAAATCTGTGATGTGTTTGTCACGGGTGGTTTTTAAAACTGATTTCATGTACTTCATGACAGTTTCACCATCTTTGCGTTTAGTGATACTGTATTCTCCTTCGGGGGTCATTTTGAGTTTTGAATACTTTACTCCACTCTTTTTAGGAAACAATTCTTCAAATTTATGTCCTCCGTATCTACGAAATGTTTGAAACTTTCCATTACGCCTTCGGAGCGTTTGCACCATTACTCTTGTCCGAGTCATTCTTTTCTTCCGCTTCCTGTTTGGCTTGAAGCTCAGCCATTAATTTCTGTTTGAATTCAGTCATCTCCTTTGCATCAGGATTGCAAGCTATCTTCTCAGTATTGTGAATATTCCAAACAGTCATCATCCAGGTGAACAGCATTACGACATATCCGACTCCAACAACCTGAGCATACTCCTGGGGGATTCCAAAACTAATCAGGGGATTCGCAAACCAGTTTCGAACAACTTCAAAATAGGTTGTAACTCCGTAAAAAAGTGTTGGAACAGATGCCCAAATGGCTCCCTGCTGTGCACTCACTGCCCAATTTATTTTTGAGCACTGAAGTTGACTTGATAGCAGCGATAAGATGACTCCTGATATGAAGAGAACACCGTATACAGCTACCAATGAAAATGCCCATAATTTGTAATCCATCGTCTTGTTACTTTACTAGAGTTTGGATTCGACGTTCTAACTCTCCAATCATCGCCTTTCGCTCAACGTAATGAGGACGTGTAATATCTTTGCATTCTTTTAAAGTTTTCCACGATACAGCCGATACTTCTCTTCGTTGCATAGATGTCAGCTTTTGAGAGAGATCAATGAGCTTTGAATCTTTCAGGAGAGCCACGAAATAGACGTGTTTGTATTTCACATTGTTTGTGCCTGTAAAGACTTCTGTGAAACTCACCTTTTCAAGAACATGATACGCTTCACTAGAAATGTTTGTTTCTTCCCAAAACTCTCGAACTGCACAATCTACGTCTGTTTCCCCTTTTGATCTGCGTCCTTTCGGAAATCCCCATTCAGGCTCTACATGAACAGAACGTGCTTGTGAAATAAGTGTCTTTCGATCAATTGTATCATAATTTGTTCTTGAAATTTCATATTCGAGAGAATGAGTATCACGACCTTGACCCCAAAGCTTAGACCAAAGTGTATCAAATTCTTCGGTTTCAATCGCTTTCTGTTCTGAAATGGTCATGTTGGACAGCAATCTCTTAATATAAGCAGAATCGGTTGGATCGTACTTTCCACGAATAAATTCCATATACGCCATACTGTCCTTGCGTCTCACCATAAGTACACTTACATGGGCAGGATCAATTGGCAATGCCATGGGTTCAAAGATTCCTCGCAATAGAAGAATTCCACATGAAGTTATTGGATCTTTACATGTTTTAAACACATGACCTCGACCTCCACAATTATTACAATACATTGTTTTTGAATTTATCATTCACTGTATCTTGGTTCGTTTTTTAGTAAGGTAATTCTTACAAATGGGATTAGGAAGTTCCAAGCCACTTGAGGTTCCTACTATATCAGCGCCAACATCTTTGCTACCTTCTTCTCAACAAACTGCCTTTGTTCCGCTTGCTGAAGCTCAGGCAAAGGAAGCCGAGTTAACTCGTCAGGTTGAAGAAACAGCGGCTCAGGCTCAGGCAAAACTTGGAGAAGTTGGGGCTCAGCTAGCAAGTGCTACTACATGGAGCAACGTCTTCTTCTATGGAGGCATTGCACTGGTACTGCTTCTCTTGGTGTTTGGAAGCATCTATCTCTATGATTACTTTGCAATTAAGAATGGTTGGCAGACTGTATTGTTACCTGCTCCTCCTCAAGCTCCGTCAACCAGCACATCTGCGCAACAAAAAGTTACAGCTCCTCAAACTGTATCTGCACCCAGCCCTCCCCTCTTCTCCAAGCTTACCAGTTATGTAACTGGATCGGACAGCAGTGGTGATATGGCATCCTCTCTTCACGACGCCACAACCAGTATGTCCATCCCTGCTTCCAGTGCTCCTCTTTCTAATCAATCTCAAGGGGCGTACGGTGTACAGTGGTGGATGTTTGTGAAAGATTGGAATTACGGATATGGAAAAGATAAGTCTGTACTTACTCGCGCAGACCCTACCAATGCTGCAGTCATGAATCCTTCTATTTCTCTTCACCCAACGGATAATACACTCAAAGTCAGTATTTCAATCTTCCCAACTAATAATTCCGCATCAAAGACTGAGCCGGCTCCTGCAACTGGATCAGGTGCATCAACTGACGATGTATTCATTTGCGAAGTCCCCAACATCCCCCTTCAAACTTGGTTTTCTGTAGGTGTTTCAGTATTTGGTAAGAATGCAGATATTTATATCGATGGTAAACTTGTGAAGTCCTGCATGTTGCCCGGCGTGCCCAAACCCGCAATTGGAGATATTCAACTTTCACCCAATGGTGGATTTTCTGGGTACATCTGTAACTTATATCACTACCCTCGTATGCTGACACCGTCTGATGCAATGACGTTCAACTCGGCTGGATCTTCTTGCTCCAAAGATGTTTCATCGTCCGGAGTCACAACTCCTGGATTAACTGGTTACTCAGTAAAGTTTGGAGTGTATGACCCTATCGGTAAAGAAGTTCAGCAATACACATTCTAACAATACTTCGAAACATCAAAATAAAAAGCTGATTCAGGAAGAAGGCATGTAACCTTCTTTGCATCACGAACGTACAACAACTTTACTTTCTTTTCAGTGTTGTACAAATAGACTTTGTCAATTTCATCTACTTTCATGTACGATTCCACATTCTTCTTTAGATGCTGATATATATCTTTCGCTATATCATCATCCAAAGGCTGATCGACTCTGCGTTTTACTCGCCCCAAGACCGTTCCCAATGATGCATACGTAATTCCTGCTACTATCGTGTACCCTTTTTGTTTCAACTCTTTCATTCGACCAAGAATAGTTCCACGATCACGACAGGTTCCATCGTACAAAAAAGAGTATCCATCGGAAATCGTTTGATCGATGAGTTTTTGAAACACAGTTCGGGCTGCTTCTTGAGATCCTACAATAGGACGTATTTCATCAATGTTTAATGTCACAAACGTAGTCTTCATTCCAGCATCTTGTAGAAACACAGATCGGATAGTTGTTTTTCCAGATCCGGCAGCTCCGCACAAAAAGAGAGCTACTTTATGTTTGGGACGACGAACTCCTTTTGTAATCTCTTTATAGATCTGATCCATTACTAAGTGAATTGATTAGAAATTCTGGCCATTCTCGACGAGTGTATCGCACAATGCCTCTCTGTTTTGCTTTTGATTCTATGTAAAATGTTTTGTAGGATTCAATTGGATCTTCCTGTTTGTATTCGACCGGCATTGCAAGTACAGGTGGCGTAAACTCTCCGGTAGGGATTGATTTAGGAGGATTTTCAAGTAACCACACAATGTGCGCTTCCGTTTTATGAATCTTAGTACTGCCATATCGATACTGATATTCCTTGCAAAGCCACCAGCCCAATGAAGCCAACCACATATAGTTTGTTTTGCTATTGCGTACCCACAAAGAACAAGGATGATTCTTATGAGCTAGTTTGTATGCAAAGTGGGGAAGATCCTCTGGATTCAGAAGCCAGTGGGCAGAATACAGAAGTTGAGCTGTTTCAACAATCATCTTAACAACATGTTTGTCACAATGAAATTTTGCCGCCTCCCTAGGATTGAAAGACAGGAAGAATATATTCATCAAGTAGTCGATGTGAATTGGATAAGGATTTAATCCATTTTAAGAATAATGGATATCATATCAAGTTTACTTGTGATTGTAGTTACAGTAGCAACTTTGTTTTTGCTCTATAAGTATGGAAGTTCAATTGGAGTATCTTCTTCTTCCAACCAACTTGTAGGTCCTGCTGTGGACGGCAAGAAACAGTTCGATAGCAGTGTTACTCTTCCTACTTCTATAAATCAATCTCAAGGTCTAACCTTTTCATACGCTGCTTGGATTCGAGTAGATGATTTCTCATATCGCTACGGTCAAGAAAAAGTTGTGTTCATCAAAGGACCCACTGACTTGTCCTCTATGTGCCCTGGTGTATTCCTGGATGGAAACACAAATGCCCTCCTAGTAAAAGTTGATACATTTGGAATCCGCGAAGTTGTTACTGTACCAAACCTTTCAGCAAAGAAATGGTTCCATCTTGCGATTGCGGTTGATCAGGATTCCATTGATGTTTATATCAACGGTATTCTTCACACTCACCATTCGATTGCTCAACTTCCTCGCCAGAACCCCAGTTCGGTTCACGTTGGCGTTGGTGGAGGATTCGATGGTAAAGTTTCATCCCTCAACTATTACAACTATTTCCTGAAAGAATCAGATGTAACAAGTGTTATGGGGTCTCCTCCTCAACAAGACACTTCTGAAACCAATGCGCCTCAACCCCCCTATTACGATATTACTTGGTGGACGGGACGCCGTTAACGAGTTGGAATAACTGTATTTGTGCTTCCTGCGGGGATGGCTTGTAAACTTGCCATGGCGGCTGCTGCTTGAGAACTCTGTGCCTGACCTTGTTGTTTCAATCCTTGGTAATCGGCTTTTAATGCTTGAAGATCCTGATTTACACTATCGAGATCCAATTGAAGTGAAGACAGTGTTGGGTTTGGGTTGGTTAAATGCTCACGAACAAAATGCTCACGGTTCGCGACCATATAAAGAGTCCAAACAATAAGTCCAAACACTCCTATCAAATATATAGTCTTTCTTGAAAACATCTTTGCTTAATGTATTATAAATGAGTTCTTCTCAAGGTGCTAATACATCCACAATTACTCCTGGATATGCGTATGATGCAGATGTGCTTCGCGATGCGTCAGATTGGACACGCCAGTTAAAGGAGAAGCGTGCGTACTATTCATACAGTACGAACAACACTGGAAATAAGAACACTGGTTCTGAACCGTGGATCAAGTACGGGAATCAATTCCGTCTATCCTACTTGTACGGAAAGTTTAAGTGTGGATCTTGTGATGGCGGGGCATTTGTTAGCGGCGCTGTTGGTGGCTCCTAAACGTTCTACGCAATTGATGTTTTACTTTTGCTCGCTGTGTTTTGTTTAGAGATGTGGGTGCATACGTAAAAAAATATTCTAAAAATTCGGGGGATGATTTGTTCTTCGATAGTTTTTCATACATACTCGATCGTTCAACTCGCATATCAATTAACGACTTCTGTTTTCCTAAACAGGTAATTGGAGTCAGTAACTTGTATCGACGAGGAAGATTGTCGTTTGCCATTTCGACCAGTCGCTGAGCCGTACACAGAAATCTCTGTTCCGGCATTTCTTCCAAAAAATGCTCAGGAGCATACAGAATCGCAAAAAAGAATTGAAGCAGTGTAGGAATAGACGCGATCATCAACCCACTCGGTGCTTTGTGGTAACTATGGCATGCCTCCGTCTCATAAATCCGGATTACTGTATTTCCCGATTTGGGATCGTCAATGTCTGTATGCGGAGGAATGAGTTCACCATACCGGGGAACATCTTTTACTTTCAATTTGAATCCCAATTTCGGTTCAAAGATATCCAAAAACTTTTTAGTTGTAGATTCACGAGTTTCAGGAGTAACCAGGACGTCCAGCGGCAACATCCATTTGTCCGTAGGTTTCTGCTGAAGGATCGATGCATTAAATCCAAGTAGAATTATTGTTTCCTTGATTAAAAACTTTTCAATTTCTTCTTTGACTTCTGAAGTCAAATATACATCGTTCATCTTGCTATCAACTGCAGGACAGTCGACACTGTAATGTTTATTCAGAAGTACTAGGCGAGAATATACCTTCTTCCAACGAGATACATCACCTTTAGGTCTTGAAAGTTCTAAATAGATTGACATACGAAGGAAATTGGGGGGAACATAATGAATGTTCTCCTTTTCAATACTTTCTTTCCAGAGCTTCTCAAAAATGGGTTTATCCAGATGCGAAATGTCAGCCACGCCAATGTAATCTGAAAAAACTTTAAATGTCCCGAGATGAACACCTGGTTTCACTTCTACACTCTTAAATCCAGCAGATACTAAAATGTCTGCTAACTTTGCAGCATGAACTTGTGGAGTTTCTGAAAAGAAATCGTAATCAGGAATATCCTTTTCAGGATCATAAAATCGTTCTTCTTTCGGAAGAAGGTTGTTGATCGCAGTCCCGCCATAACACATTACACGATTAGACTTAATAAAGTCCTCTACAATTGAGAGAGCAGTCTTTACAATAGGATTCGTAGCATTTTCTTTGTCTATCGAATCCTGAGCGATTTGTGCTATTTTTTCAATAGCGGAATCCATTACTTCTTTCTATGGAAAATGATTAAAGAAATAATTCCCACAACAAGCAAGGGATGGTAAAACGAGTGTCACGGGAAAGTCCCAAAGACAGATCTGGTTCAGAAGATTTATCCGACAAGGGTCCGGATAAGAAACGTACTAAATATTATTTACGAAAGCGCAAGCTCTCTTCAGGGTCAGAACCCCCAAATGATTTCAAACCTAAAAAGAAGAAAACCTTCAAAGAAGAAGAAGTTTTGTGGATTGACGATGATACTCTGTTAAGCTCAGACAGTGATAGCGACAGTGATTATGTTCCCGACGATACTCCCATATCTGTAAACATTCATCTGCATGCAAAACTTCCTTCGACTCCCGAAGAATCAGATGATGAAAAAGAAGAACCAGTTGAAAATGAAGGGTTCATCATGTATTTGTTGGACAAGTATGTTGGAAAGAAAGAAGAGGAGGAAGAAGAGGAAGAGGATACGAAAAAGAAATCCAAACGAGGAAAAGAAAAGTTACCTCTAAAACTAAATTTATCAGAGACCCGATATTACAATTCTTTGAAACCTAAAAAGCAAAAAGAATTATTTGATGTGATGAGCCGTATTGCAAAATTGGGGTTTGAAGATGGAGATGTACCTTATAAATTTAAAGTATTGGAACTTCCAATTCCCGATTACACGAAGTCTCAAATTATTAAGAAGATTAGTTCATTATCCGATATGCCTCAGGATAGTGGAGAAGCCTATAAGCTTAAAAACTGGATTGATGGGTTTCTTCGTATTCCATTTGGAAAGACTACACCGTTGCCTGTAAAGTTCACAGATGGACGTGAAAAGTGCACTGAGTTTATGAAAGATGCGCGTGCAACCATGAACAAATCAATTTACGGCATGAATGGTGCGAAAACACAAATTATGCAAATTTTGGCTCAATGGTTAGTCAATCCTACTTCAGTTGGTAACGTAATTGCATTAAAAGGCCCTATGGGTGTTGGTAAAACATCCTTTGCAAAAAATGCCATCGCAAAAGTGCTGAACCGCCCGTTTGAATTTTTCAGTTTAGGTGGAGCATCTGACGTTTCAAACTTTGTAGGACACTCGTACACATACGAAGGATCCATTTGGGGACGTATCGCAGATTCGCTTATGCATTCAGGCACCATGAATCCTGTTTTCTATTTTGATGAACTTGATAAAGTATCCACAACTCCACACGGTGAAGAAATTATCAGTATGCTGATTCACATGACAGATCGTTCCCAAAATAGCGAGTTCCATGATAGGTACTTTTCAGGAGTTAATTTTGATTTGTCTCAATGTCTGTTTGTGTTTTCATTAAACGATATTGACAAAGTCCATCCTATCTTGCGTGATCGCATGACAATCATCCAATGCGATGGATACAATGAAAAAGATAAGAAAGAAATCTTGAAAGAATACGTATGGCCCCAATTGCTGGACAGATTGAAGTTTAGCAAAGAAGAAGTTGATTTAACAGATGAAGCAATTCAGTTTATGATTCGCGAATACTCCAACACAGAAAAAGGTGTACGCACATTAATTCGAACGGTTGAAAGTTTGATCACTCGTTTGAACATGTTGCGTGTATCGTTTGATGAATCTATGAAAGAGTACCCCTTCTACATGGAAGTAAACTTTCCTCTCAAAGTAGATGAAAAAGTTGTAAAAACTTTACTGGGTGACTTAAATCCTAAAGAGCCTGAAACTTGGATGCTCATGTATAGTTAAACAACTTCAATCCCAATCACTTTTCCAGCACCATCTGCTTTAAGTCTCGCTGTGCCACTTTCTAAAAGTGGTTCTACCCATGCAAGCCAATTTCTTTCCGGAATTTGACATTCTAGGAGAAGAAGATACGCTGCATGAAGTCTTTCTGCCTCATTTTCAATTGCCATAAGCAACGGAAGTCTACGACCAAGAACTTCAACTGAAGATTCCTGAATATCAATTCCTTCCATATATCCCGATAGGATATTGCAAAGTCTTGTTAAGTTTCCCTGTACACACATACCAATGTTGTCCTCCATTTCTTGCTTGAGAACCTTGCACAGGCCCTCCTTGTCCGAAGAGTTTAGAATGTATTGCCAAACTCCGTCTAGTACTTTACCATAAATACCTTTTCCGAAATCATAAATGTCTTCATCCTGACAATACTTTGCTGACATCTGCCATGCACCCTTAGGTGTAAGCTTGCAGTGAACAATAATATCCCCAGGTGTCTTCGAACATTCTGTCATGTTCCAACGATACCCTACTGGGACTGGAATAGCTAAAATTCTATCTACAGTCTTCTTTGTCTTTTGTACAAGTAGAGATGTGTGAACGTTCTGATTATCATATGCAATGTTTCTAAGTTGATTGTCTTGATGAACAACTGGTCTAACCTGCTGTTGCTCACGCTGTTGCTCACGTTGTTGAATTGCTGCATTGAGTCGTGCCATATTTTCAGCATCCAATGCTTCCCAATGCTGTCTTGCTCGTTCACGATTTACACGACGAATTTCTTCACGACGTTGGTTTGCAGCCAAATCTGGATTAATACCGGTTTCTCGAATTTGTCGCGCTTGTCTCCGTTCAAGAGTCATCATTTCTCTGCGTTGTTGAATTCTTAAAGCGCGAATTTCATTATCCGCATCTTCTAAAAGTTCTTGATGTAGACGTTCATTTTCAGCATTGTTATTTTCACCAACTTCTAGTTGAATGCGATCATCCCAACGTTTTTTAAGTTCACGAATTTGACGTTTATGAACATACTCTAGTTCACGAAGTGCATTTGCATTTGGCCCATGTGTTTCATTTGTTTTCAAATGAGTTGAGCATCTCTGTTGTCCAGCAGCTACCTTTTTTCCACATTGAAAACCGTCGGCCTTAATTCCTACGCAAACAGGACGGTCTGCCATTTTTATTTCTATTTATTTTATCATTCTTCATATTTCCGTTTTTATTGAAAAAGATATTCATAAAATTGGTTTAATGCACACATGTTGCCACGCGCCACTGCCGTAGGTACTCGAAGAGTACAATCGACGCAGCGATAGATACATTCAAGCTACGAATCAATCCGTATTGAGAGATTGAAACAATTGGCGTTCCCTTCATTTCATTTAGAAATTCCTTTGGAATCCCGTGACTCTCCGATCCAACAATAAAACAAACTGTTTTTGTGAAATGTGGTTTGAAGTTCATCTCTTCTAGAGCAGTACCACCCTGTTCTACAAGAATAGGTTGGAGTTTGTTCTCTTCAAAGAATGAAGGTGTAATAGAATCAATTTTATGAACGTTCAAATAATGATTGGCTCCCACTTCGGGACGCGCATCATACTTTCTTTTTCCAATGATCCAAACATCGGAACAACCGAGAACCGCGGCTGTTCGAATGCTCATTGCAATATTCATATTTCCATCCAAGTTAAACAACATCAGATGGACTGGAAGAGCTAGTGATGAAGAGATCTTTTTCAACTCCTCTTTCGACTTATCTTGAAAGCAGGTGTGAACATTGTACTTGATCGCATTCATACGACCGTGACTAGGATCCTCCATTTTGAGTAGCTCTTTAATCTGGTTTTATGAGTACCAATTTCAGTCCTCTACTTTCCGTTTTCGCGCCACCCACCCCCCTCGCGACCCCGACGCGGACGTTCTTTTCGCAGAGTGTATATGATTAAGGGGTCCAACAGGAACAGTACGCCGTGGCCTTCGCAGATCAAATG